TTTCCCCTTGGTCGAAGCCGTAGGAAGTCCACGGGGCATGGTTGTACGAAACGAGAGTTGACCCTTGCGTACCAGGAATGCCTTTGACCTTGTTCCACGTCATACAGAGTTTGTCTTGGCGACCTGTCACAGCGCATGTGATAACAACGTCGCTGTCGGCAGTGGGCCGGTTCGCGCGAAGCCACTGTGAGACCGCCGGCCGATCGTGGATGTAGTACTTCGGCTGATCCGGTTCCTTGACGGCGAAGACACACCACTCACTGCCGGTAAGCGGTTCGTCGACAGATGTCCATCCCAAACAGCGTTCGGCGGCCTGTTGAGGCGGACCATAGACACCATTGTCGACGTCTCGTACGAAGTTGGCCAACGCCCGAGCGTAGGGATCGCCGGTTTCCTCCGCCATACGGTGTACGTGCGCGTAGTGTCCCCGGAAGAGAATCACTGCACGCTCTTGCTTCTTGTGCGGGTCCTCCCCCGGCTTTGCGAGGACGTGCCCAAGGATGTACTGCACCGATTCGATGCAAGCTTGTGGACGGACGATGGTACCAGCCCTGTTCGGCATCATGGGGGCGCGCATTTCTGCGTCGATCCGATGTCCTGAGATCAATCGACCGTTCTCGTCGAGGACGATCTCGTAATGGACGAATCGATTCTGAAAGCCGGGGTCTGCTAATCGGTTGCGCTGGGCGAATTCGTACAACTCACGGAACATGGTTGATCCCTTGGTTCTGAAGAACGTATTCACGCGAAGGGATCTGCACGACACCGTTCTCCATCGAGGCTTCGAAGTAGAGCGGCGTCGGCTTCTTATTCGTGTAGTCGAACCCGTACAACATTCGCCCAAAACTCCGACTCAGGCGAATCGGCGTATACTGGGCAGGCGGCGCCATCACGTCACAGATAAAGGGGTGCATCCCCAGATACGGCGTGTGATAGCAGGCACCGTTCTTGACGCGCCGACGAAAGATGTCTTCGTTGGTCGCGACGTCGTGAGACGCACGCGCGTCCAGTACGAAGCTGGCCTCGAAGATGTAGTCGACGTCGTAGAGCCCGACGGTATTGCGCTGCGTCCGATTGCTGTCGATGTTGATTGGCTGGCGGCCTGCGAAACACTTCACCTCGTTCGTGCGCAGTGAAAAGTGCTGAATGGGCTTGAGTACCCAGATTTTGTGCAGCTCCCAATGCATTCCGGGATGCCAATTGACAGCTTCGAACACCCCTACAGCGCCAGACGGCGTAGGAATGTCGTATGTCTGTCGTTCGACACGACAAAGATGGTTCGTCCAACACGCGCGCCGCCCCATTGCGCGTAGTGCAAGTACACTGCTCCGTTTCATGTGCTCTCCCTGTTGTTGTCTACGACGCGCGAGGCGTCCGTTCTGTCGAGAGTAAACTCGTAAGTCCTTGATTTTTAAGGCGTACCTAGCCTACTTTCCCTGCGAACCTGCTCGGAAGACCAGCCACCTAGGCTAGTGGCTTCAGCCCAAATTCATCGTACAGAAGCTCGTTGATCACATAGACCACGGCCTCGCTGACCCAGACAGCATGACCGTCGCGAAGAAGTTGTGTGCGCTCGTCGACGGAGATCCACACGACGTAGCTCATGAGTCGACGTAGAATTTCTTGACTTGAACCGTCTGCACGAAGCCTGTCGATCAAGGCTTTGGTCGCCGGTCTGGAGCCACCCCTCGGCAGTGGCATAGGAACGACGACCGGGACTAGGCTGGCTTCTCCCAACCCAAGGCTCACAGGTGCCGCGCAGCGTTTGCCGACACGCAACATTTCCGCGGCCAGTGTTCGGAACCGAAGACACTCGACGTCCGCCTGACGAGCGTCGGCCCACTGCCGATCGTTTGGTAGAACCCCGGAGCGCAAGTCCAGAAAGTACTCGCGCCAGGTTGCGGGATCCTGAAACGCCAGTGTTGAACGACCTCGCCACATGAGGTGCGTGACGACAGCTCCAGCCGTACGTCTCGTCGAGAGAAGAACTTTGAAGTTTGCACGCCGCTGACCGTCACCAAACGCACGACAGGCAGCAGCGGCCATGGTCGGCAGTTCGGTCATCTCACACAGGACCGTATTGAACGTCCTCGCGAGAGCACTCCCGATTTCGTCGGCGATGATACACCCTCCACGAAGGTTACGTATCACCGCACGACGATGTTCAGCACACATCCGAGACGACACGGCAGTGACCTGGACGTCGGGGACGTACGCCCTCATCGCTTGTGCTACCTCACGCAATCTGGATGCATCTTGGAGAACCGTCAAACACTCAGCGTGCTCGGCGATCTCGTGTGCGATCTGTACGGCGGAGGGTAACGGTTCGTGATGATCGGGCCATGTGGTCTGAATCTCTCCGTAGACCGTGTTGAAGGCGTCCTTTGGCCCCAACAACTCTGGTCGATCGTCCTCCGCGACTCCGTAGGGGACCGCCGACACGAGCGACACCGAAGCGTGGAAATGATCAACGAGTACTTGTAACGCTTCGCGGGTCAACGTGCGCACGGGCAACGGGATCTGTTGTGCGTCGACGACAACGACCACTGCGCGTGCGAGGTGATGGAAACGTCGCAGAGACGCTGGACGATTGTCAAAGAGGAGCCCTAAGAAATCTCGAAGCGCGGTAACGACGACAGGAGCGTCCCAGGTCTCGACACGAGGACTGAACCCACAACTTTGGACGTCGAACGCGGCGGGCTCTGCGAATGCGTCTCCGAGAGAGGCACGAAGCTTGTCTGTGCACTCTTCGAACATCATCTGCGTCGAACAGACAAGGATGACCCTTTCTCGTGCGTTGCGTCGCGCGTGTGCCAGCCCGTACAGCGCCAAGGCTTCGACGTTGAACGCACCGAGAGGGGCTGAGAACGAATAGAACCCCGGAACACGTTCAGCGGCACTTAGATAGTGCAAACGGAACGCAGTACGGAGATCGCTCCGATCGAGCCGTGTGTCACTGCACACGCTCTCCAACTGTCGGTAGAGCTGTTCGATGCTCGGATACGAAGGTCGTGTGATGGGCGCACCACAGACTTCTCGCTCCCATTCCGCCGCGTTTTGCCAGTCGGCGTCGATGTGTGCCGACGCGATCATCTGCGTGAACATGAACAAATGCGTCGCGTTTGCGAACCGACGTTGTCGCATTACGGGAAGGGCAGTGATCTCGTCGGGAAGATCGATCAGCGCCTCTCGAAGCGGTGCGCTCTCATCTGCCAGTGCAGGTAGGTAACTTGCGTCTGGGAGACCACCATGGTGACCGGCGATCGCGACAGCGATTGCCAATCGTTGCATGGACGGGATGCCGGGAACGCGTAAGGTGTGCCAAACGCCTAATCCAACATGGTTAATACGTAGGCCGTACTTCGACCCGCGTTGCTGGATCTGCCAGGACTCGGATGCCTTGCCGATATCCGACCAAAGACAGACAGCGCGAGTTTCCTGCGCACCGAACGCTACGGCGAGAGCGGCTCCACGATCTGCGGTCGCAAGAATGTCCTCGACCAGTGGTCGCTCAACGTCCCGAACCCTACGGGCAGTGAGTGACCGAGGCCCTAGCCTCGTGCTCTTCATGTGCTCCCTAAATTGTCGCGCTCTACTCGAACTGAACCTCTCACGCACGACTTCGACGAGTCAAGCCGTTCTCTACTGGAACTGAACGTTTCGCAGATGTACCTGACAAGTCAAGCCTATGATGCGAACGAACCGCGGCGAGATCACTCGACGTCAGCTTCTGAGCCAGTCGATCCAGGCTTGCAGCTGGACGCAGTCGCGGATGTTCACGATGTAGAACTGTTTCGCGCGTGCTCGGTCCGATCGATCGTCGTTGGTCTGGACTTTCCACAGATCCGGTGCATACGGTGCGATCACTGTCGCGTCGGTGAAGTCGAGGATGTAGAAGTCGACCGGCGTGCGATCGGCCTTCTGCTTCTCGTCGAGGAACGGCCCCCAGTAGTTCCTGACGATGTACGCGAGCCGCGCGTTGCCGCGATGCTTGTACTGGCAAGCGTAGCCGGCGACTTGCAGGTCGACGTCGTGGGCGTACTGCGCGATGTCGTCGAGCGACTTTCGAAAACCGCGGGAGAGTGTATCGACGACGAGACCAAAGCCGCGCAGGTAGTCAGCGAACACGGCTTCGTCGCTGTGTGCTCGCGCGATCGCGTGACTGATCTCGTCGTCGGTCTTCACGGTCTCGGCTAGTAGGCGTAGGCGTACTGCAGACGCCCTTTGACGGTAGCCTTGACAGCGCGCTTGATCACCGGCTTGTTGCTCGGAGGATGTCGACCAGGACGACGTCGACTCCGCTCACGAATGCTGGCCAGCGTGTCCGAACCCTTGGGTGCGTCCAGCCGGTAGCGTCCTGGAGAGAACTTCCCGGTCGTGTCGAAGGTATGAATGTTCTTCCGCGCTTCCGGTGAAGGAATGAAGCGCAAGGTCCTCTTCTTCTTTGTCTTCGTGTCGTAGTATGCGATGTACACAGCATTCTCGTAGAAGAAGGCATGCTTATCCGGTTGGCACCCATAACAGGTCTGACCGTCCTTGTTAGATTGTGAATTGGCACTCTTCATGCCGCGTCCTCACTTGGTAGTGATGCGATGTATGCGTTCTCTTCGTCGTCGTCCATCTGCGCTAGTGCGTCGGAGCCCTCGCACGCACACGAGAACGGCGCCACCTGTCCGGCTAGCCGCTTGCGCTCCTGGATGACAACAAGCTTGAACCGACGAGACTCCATACCGTTCTCGTTATCGGGCGTTCGCCCGGCCAACAGTGCCGCCTCAATCGCGTAACGCGATGGCGCCTCGGCTGCGAGCCGACGATAGCCGGGGTGATTCTTGCCGCCGAATCCCGGATGCCGCTCCTGCATACCCGCCCAGTAATCGACGTCGCCATTCTGGTCGAGCGCGCGGCTTTGGTCGGCCTGGTCCTTTAGAAAGCATCCAGTGCAGTTGCCGAGGTGAGGCGGCAGGTTGAGCCTGAACGACTGCTCACCCCAGAACGCAGCTACATCGTTGGCCGTGAAACCAGCGACGCTAAGCGGCGCATGGCGACCGATTCGCTTGGGGACGCCCACGCGGAGTTTGGCCACACGATCGGGCTCGTCGGCACGAAGCCCCACTAGTTCATCGTGGCCGTTCCACCCAAGCGACTCCACGTAGCGGCGCGCGAGTCGCGTCTTCATGTACGTCGTGCAGATGCGCGAGCGCCACCACGGCGCGATCGGCCCCTTACCGATGGCTGCGCGATATGCGTTGATCGCGTCCATCATCATCATCTCGAACGGTCCGCCGCTACGATCAGCGGTTCGCGGTGTTACGACTGCAAAACGTGCCGCCGCAGGCGGGGCCCCGCGCGAGGCGGGCGGGCGGTACTCCAACCAGACAATCTCGCGACCGATAGCATCTGCGAGCGCCTCCAGGAATTCGTAAGTCAGCGCGTGCTCTTTGCCCGTGTTCTGGAACGACATGAGCACGGCAGCCGAGAGCAGCGCGGCCATCACACCACTCGTCGAACCACCGCTGACTCCAGCGATGCACGGGCGATCGGACGGAGGGACAAACAGGTGCTGGTACTTACGCCAGTTCGCGAGGTTCAGCACAACTTGTCGCCTGCCATCCAGATCGTGACTTGATGTGTCAGTACGGTACTCATGTGTCTAAATCATGTTTGGGGTGTTAACCGGATAAGCATGGAAGAAGGCCCTCAACGCATTCGGAATTGCGCGGCAAGCAGCCTTGGCCATTGCGCACTGGTCGGGCGCGAAGCATGTCGCGCGCTCGATGTCGATTTCGGTGACGTTGACGAAGATCGCCCTCTTGGCGTCTTCGTACATGCCGATCTTTTTCGCCTTGGCAAGTGCCGTGATTTTGGTGCCCATGGTTCCCCTAGAAGTCGAGAGCTATAGCACAGCACAAAGGCACTCACTAAAGCAAGCACCAAAGCAAGACTAATTCCGCAAGTCCTCACCGTCGTCGGTCTTCACCGTCGTCGAGGCTTTTCGTCAGAACGAGAACTATCGACGCGGCACAGGCTTCGGCGGTTCTACCATCGCCGACCAGCGTTCTTGGAGTACTTCGGCGCGGCGTTTATGATGGCGTAGCTCGGTGAGCACCGCACAGGCTGCACAGTGCGCCCGCCAACCGTCACGCGGCGGCTTACGACCACCGCGTACGCGGTCGTACTTGAAATACTTCCAGACGCGCTTGTAGCCACATCGCGGGACGGGACATGTTGTCGGCGGCTCAGACGGCTTGGTCTCGTAGGTCTTCACTTCGGATTGGTGATCCTATGCCACAACGCCGTGGTTTCTTCGATGTGGTGCGCGCGCAGGTCTCTGTAGGCGAGCTTGAGGGCATCCAACGTGATGTCTTCAAGGTCGTGGTCGTACAGCTCGTGGAAGCGTTTGAGCCGCGCCGGGCGGTAGGCGTTACAACCGTGGCAGTTCATCGAGCCGGCGATGCACTCGGCGTTGCCGCGGTGCGCGTGCCGCTCGCAACCGCACGCGCAGGTGGGATGCTCGGGGCAGAAGTCGCCGCGCTGATCGCAGGTGCAGTTCATCTTCAGGCTCCTTGCAGTAGCTCTTCGTACGAGAATCGATCGCCTAACGCCTCCTGGATCGTCGTCTTCTCTTCACTCAACCGCATGAGCATCTGATTGAACAGATATGCGTAGCGCGGAACGGCGATCGCCCCCTCGACGAACCGTCGTCCCAGCTCCGTGATCGTGTACCGACCGACACGGTCACTGCCATCGCCGCGCTCGCCGTCGACGCGCTCGATCAAGCCCCAGTGTCGGAGCTTGACAACATCACCACCTGCCACCGAGCTATCGCGACGCGTGTTGACCAAGAACGACGCGACGTGGATCCAGGCGTGTTGCGGGTTCTTCTTGAAGAACTGGTGGATCAGCACGAGCGCGTAGGCCATCGTGGCATTCAATTTTCTGCGATAGAGCTTGGCGAATTGTCCACAGGCAGGACACTTGGCGCCGTTCGCCAGGTGGAGCTGCACGAAGGCTTGCGCTTCTTCGAGCGTCCCGCCCGGGAACACGGCACCGATTTCGATTTCGCCTTTGTCGTCGTCTTCGCGACTCATTTATACACCTGCATGTCGTCCATGTGTGACGTTGATGGTCTGATTTCTATCCACGTCACGATCAAAGTTGATCGCAACATCGTAAAAAGTGCCCAAGAACACCGACGAGAACGCAGCAAGGCCGATTAAGAACGTCGTCATGTGTCGTAGCTCCAGCCTTCGAATGCCAAGGTCACTGACGTTGGTTCGTACGTCTGCGTTTGGTTCGATCGCGCGACCCTCACACGGCCGCCTGAAAGTCCCGAGGGTTGATACGGATCTTGTCACGGCGAACGCGGTCAGCGTAGTTGACGGTGTTTGCCGTTCCGCCGGGTGAACCGTCGAACACGCACAACATCGCGTTGCAATGATCCACGACCCACTCGTTCCTCACCTGCATTTTGAAATTCTCGTAACCACCTTCACTCACGATCACGACCTCGTAAGCCTTCGCAATCAGCTCGCGATACCTCTTGCGCGACGTCGGATGCGATCGCCACGCCAGCTCCTGACCTTTGAACGGCACGGCGGCGATGAACGGAATGCCCAGCTCGACGCAGGCAGCGGCGAAATCTTGATCCGTTCCGAGCGCCATCCCGCTGATGCCGTACAGCGGCCGAAACGTTTGTAGGTGTCGACGAATCTGTCCACGAACCCAGCTGCGTAGCGGGTTGGCGTCGTCGTCGTAGCCGCCGATCTTATCGGGTCGATGTCCCGTAACGCCGAGAATCACGGCAGTCGTCCTCCAGGGTCATAGCCTTCAGGTCGCCCGTCCGGCGTGAGGCAACTTGCAAGATCGTCGCGATCGATGGCTCGCAAGAACAACTCGACCGCGAACGCCGCGTGCGTACCCGTCATGGCGACAGCTTCGAACGCCATTTGAAAGTCGTTCCCGTCGACGCGAGGGAGGTCGACAACACGTACGATACGCCGCGATGGTGGGTTGGCGATCTGAAGCTGCACCTCGCCGAGCTTGACGTCGACGGCGACCGCGAACTTTCCCCACTCGGTGTGCACGAACCGATGCTTCTGCTTCGCCAGGTCGTCCGACCACCAGTTGGTGATTTCACCGTTCTGTTCCTGCCAGCAAAATCTGAGGAGACCTTTGTTGCTCATGATGCCCCCTTTGGGCGTTGTCGCCACGCGATCAAGACGGCCTCGATCGCAGCGAGGACGTTGTCGGCACCCGTCGATTTCTTCGCGCCGATCTCGATCAGCTCGTAGAGCTTGTCGAGCGTGCGTACGTCGAACGTCGCCGGATCGAGATTGCCGCGACCTTGCTGATCTGGATACCCCATCGACGCGCCGTTCGTGTTGCATGCGCGCGAGCAGTACACGATGACCCCGTTGTGTCCGCGCCCGAACAGCTGCCAGCCCGTCGGCAGATCCCACCACAGGTCCGTGTGGTCACGTGCAGACACCTTCGCCGTCACGGTTGCGGTCGTGCCACAGCCGTCGCAGACGATGAACCCCCGAAGGAACGCTGGCACTACAACAGCGTCCGTCCCGCTCGCGGTCGACGGATCTTTCGACCCTGCGCCCGTCGACGACGTTCGACTGTTGTGGCTTCGTAACGATCACCTGCGTAGGCGAGCGCTTTCGCAAGCGGGCACTGCAAGTAGATCTTGCAGCTGCAGTTCGCGACCCACACCGTCGCCGTCTGCGGATCGATCTCGCTAGCAGCCGTACCGATGAACGCGAGCCCGGGACCGCCATCATCCTTTCCCCAACGACCGTTCGGTCGCAGCTGGAGCGCTTTGGTGCCGTGCGCCGTTTTGCCCGGACGACACTTCGGGTGGCCTCGATGCGGCACACGCGTAGCCACCGCTGTTCTCGTTGTGGTCTTTCTAGCCATAGTCGGTCCCGTCGTACTCGGTCGCCATGTTGACGTACTCGCGAGGCTTGTCGCGTTCGGCTTTCTCACGTTCCAGCTCGGCGACGCGGGCTTTGAGCGTACCGACCTCGGCGATGAGCGAGCGCTGTGCATCGATCGCGCCCGCGACTTCGCTGTCGAGGGGAACCGCTTGCGAAAGGTTGGCGATCATCGTGAGTAGCTCATCACGACGTGCGATTAGCTTCTTGTTCGCCTCGATTTCTGTTTCCCACGCTGACCGGAGCCAGATAGCATCAGTACGTAGCTGCTCCATTTCAACGCGACATTCGATGTGAAAGTCAACGCCGACCGTCGTGACCGCGTACGGCGCCCAGACATGTCCGCACTTCACACACAGATGCTTGCGGTGCAGCCGCGTCGTCGCCCACTCGTCCTGGTCAACATGGAGCATCTTGCACTGTGGGCAGCAGATCTCCGTAGGGACCTTCGCGTCGCGCATGCGTTCGAGATCGCCGACAAAACCATCCAACGCCGACGCCGTCTGCTTCTCTTGTCCGACAGCTCGATCGATCTCGTCGAGGACGTCAGGCAACAGATCGCGCAGCGCACGTAGGAACGTCGCCACGCCTTGCGGCAACGCCTCCATCTCCTTGACCGACGCGTACGGGCCTGTCGTCACGAGCCCGCGCAGGATCTTGACCTTGTCATCAGCCGGCATCTCGACCGACGAAGACAACAGTTTCTCGACGAGCTGAACGTCCAGGAAGCCGCCATCTCTCTTCTTTTCATCTACCGACATCGCGCATCTCCTTCAGCGACGCCGCGTTATAGTCGTACCGACGCACACCGCGCTTCGCGTACTCGACGATATAGAAGCCCTTGCAGAACCGCGGGCCGACGGCGTCGTGCCAGGCATCTTCGCGCGTCGCGTACTCACCAAAGACCTCGCCCTTGGTGTCGAGAACGTGGAATACGCTCGACGTGACCTTCTTCGGCGGCGGTCGACGACGCACTGTTGCCTTGGCCCTCGCCAGCGATATGGGCGGCACGGCCTTCTTGGCTTTCGCGAGTGGGTCACGCACGCGCTTCTTGGTCTTCTGCTTCATCGAAACCGCTCCTGTAGCGCTGCCAACTTGCTCGTGACTTCTTCTACCCAGGGCAGACCGTTGTACCAGCCATCGAGCACCATGCCATCAACATTCGTGATGACGACGGCCGCAACACGGCCGATGTTGTAGATCTCGCGGATGGTCATCGCCTTCAGGCGCTTGGTCTGGTCATTTTCGTCGGCCACCCACACTGGGATCGCCCGCACCCGTATCTTCTCCACGAACGCCGTGATCGCTTGATCCGGCGCGTCGATCAATGGCGGGAACACGATGACCTTGAACGACGACGTGCCTTCCTCCGTCGCAGCGTCAGCTTCCGCGTAGTCGAAGTTCTCCTCGGCCGACGACACTTCACGATCGATCTCATTCAGCAACGCCACGTGATCACCGGCGACGTTGTCCTCGATGATCTGCGCAGCCTGCTTCAACAGCTCCACCAGCGCCGAGACGGTCTCCCAGGCGCTTTCCTGTAGCTCGCGTAACGCATCTGTTTCCGTCGGTTGCTGATGGACCACTGCAACCATGCTGTTGGCAACGATGGCACCTGCCAGACGCGCTTCGCGGGGGCCGTACAGGTTCTTCTTGATCAGCTCTTGCTGCGGCGTCGAGTACATCTTCAAGACGCCCCACGCCTCACGCCGGATGTTGGGATCGAGCGTCATGCGACGAGTGCCTTGACCTCATCAGGCATGACAGCTGGCGGCTCGTCGCCGAGCCACGTCAGGTCGAAGTAGCGCTTCATCGGACTCATTCGACTCGCGATGAGGTTGCGGACGAGCTTCCACTCCTCTTCCATGCCCGACGAGACGCGACCACCCACCATCCAAAACTCGTGACACACGGGGATGATCGCCTTGTTCATCGTCATACCCTGCGAACGATGATCAGGGTTGAAGTCGTCGAGGACGTCGCACGTGATCAGCCAATCAGCGACGACGGCAACTCGAACACGTCCGACATTGAGGTGATCGTAGATCCATCGGATCCAGCGACGGGCGCGTGCCTTGTTGGCTTCGACACCTTCGGGGGTCGGTGCGCCGAGAGGATGTGCCAAGTAGATCAAACGCATTCGGCGACTCCTTCGTCGTCTTCGTCGACAGACGGTTTCGGAACTGGTTGTGAGGCGATCTCCGGATCTCGACGATCAGGCCGCGCAAGCAATTCGGCCCGCGTCGGCGGCCTCACCGGCCGCGCACTCGGCTGTGGACGCACCAACGACGCGTGCGCGGCCAGCCGCGCGTGTACATCACTGGCTCCTGTCGGCGACGTTGTACCGATCGGCGCGACCAGCTTGGTCTTGTGCGGCTTCGAATACTGCTCCGTCATGATCGCGAAGTTCAGACGGAAGCCCCACGGCGCGTAGGAGACCTTCTCGGCGTCGTGGATCTTGTGCGTCAGCTCGTCCTCAGGCCAGGACGGTACGCACAGCGGGTTGTAGACCTCCCACATGAGGTCGTGGACGTGGTTGTGACCCTCGACGGGGATACAGAATCCACGCGTCACGAGAATCGCTGCGCGATAGCACGCGGCCGATCCGTTCTGACCTTGGATCGCCGGTTCAGCCTTCGCCAGCTCGACGCGCGCAGCGGCCATGCGCCGTTCGAGCGGCCAACCGACTCGCGCGAGATCTTCCTCTTTGGGGCGCTCACCGCTCGACAAGACCTCGTGCGAGACCTCGCGCTTCGAGAGCGCCAGCTTGAACATCCACTCCGGCAACTCGGCGATGGGATAGTTCGGATCACGCCACTGGTAGCGGTTGCCGGATAGGTGCAGCGACGGCGCCGCGACGATGAGGCCGCCCTCGGATCTGAAATCGAGGCCGGGCGCTACCTTCGCGCGGTTCCGAATCCAGTCGACGTAGAACGGATCGACGTGGAAGAGAAAGTGCTCGCCGCCGCCCGCGCGTCCCGTCGTCTGCGAGCGCGTCTTCGGGAGCTTGCTGTTCTCAGCTTCGAGCTTCTTCAACGACGCACGGCCCTCGTCGCCGTCGATGTCGACGCACACGAGACTCGCTGCGCCACCCATCAAGAGGCCAACATTCCCTCTCGGTTTATGTCGCCACCAGACATGCAATCTATCTGTATCCGTCGTCGCGATCTCGCGCCACTTTGGGAAGATCGGATGTTTGCCTATTGCCGTACACTCAGTCTTCTTACGACATGAACAGCCCGTCACTCCGTTGTACTGATTTAAAAAATGCAACGCGATCACGCGCCATCCCCTACTGGCATACGTAAGTGCTGCTTCCAAGAGGTCATTCGACATTGGTGGAAGACCTCCGACGAGCTAAATGCCCTTTTCGCACGATCTCGCTCCGCTGTTCAGGCGTACGTGCCGCATGCACCCTCCGTACAGCAGCGCTACGTTCTTCATGCGTTCGTAAGGCGTTGCTGCGGCGGGCGCGCTCGCGACGTTCTTCGGGTGTGAACTTCGCCATGTAAGCCGTCATTTGCGCGCTACGATGTGCGCGGCGTTCTTCTGACCATGAACGTCGCGAGTTCTCTGAATTCTGTTCTGACGTTCGTGTCCTGTTGCGTTGTGACGTGGCCGCGTTCAGCATTGCTTGGACGCCCGATGCAACACGTGTCGCCGCTGCTCTTTGTGCAATCGCTTTTCGCTGTTCAGGACCGCGTGTTGCGTTGGCTTTGACCACAGCCGCACTCCGTTGTTTCGGTGACATCGCCGCTTTGGCCTTCTTGGCGATGATCGAACGTTGTCCTACGTCGAATCGGTTTGGCGCGCCTTCACCGCCGTCAGTTTGATTCGTCAACGGCCATTCCATTGCGCGACCCATTGCAATCCACCACCTCTCCAGATCGGCGAGGTGCGTTGGGGCGCGATCTCGGTTCCACCAACACACGACGCGCGGCGTTCGAGGCTCGTCGGTTCGATCAAGTACGATAACCTCGTAAGTCAGCCCGGCTTTCTGCAAGGCAGCGATTACGGCGCGTAGCGCCTTATTCTTTTTCTCATGACGATGCTGCTTTGTGCGCGAAAGCCCGCGTTCAGTTTTTCCGATGTAAAAGACCATCTGCGTTCGTGGGTCGATCAGTCCATAGATCAGGTTGGCGTATTCGATGGCGGCGTTGACAAGTTCGTTTGCCACAGCTCAACGCTTCGTGATCGTCTGGTTGCCGCGACGGACATCCCAGTCGCTCGGGTCCATGTCCACATGCAACGCGATCTGCTCCGGCGGGTAGACCTGCTGGAACTTCCTGACCACGTTATGAACCTGATGCCGCAGCGTCGGATGGACGGTCTTCTTCGAGCGCAGCTCCAGGTAGTAGAGCAGCGCGGGAAGCGCCATCGTCATCTGGCACGGCACACGGAAGCCGAGCGCGACATAGTACTGGCGCTTCACAGGATCCGTCGACAGTGTACGGATTCGTTCCTGTTGCTTGTGGATCAGCTCGACGGCTTCGTCGCGAAGGCCGCCGACATCCCCGTTGTTTGGGTCACCAAGCTGCTCCAGGTACCACCGCTCGAAGCCGAAGCTCGTGTCGAGGAGCGGCATCTGAACGACGCCGTTTCGGTGTCGTTGTGCGTCGCGGAACGAACCGAAATCGATCAAGTGTCGTAGGTTGAACTGCCCGAGTGACGTCAGGAAGTGCGGCAGCACGCAGCCTTCCGGCCTCGTCGCGAGCATCTCCTTGTAGGGCTCCATCCGCGCGTCCGCGTCGTAGTCGAGACCACGAAAGCCCGTCGATAACACGTCGACACTCTCCGCGTGCGTCGGTGCCCACCGCGCCGAATACGTCCACTCCGTGGCTACACGCCACATCCACTCCTGACGTACATCGCGGAGTCCTTCGTCCTTGTTGGCGACGCCGCTGACGCCAGCCCCACCAAAATGGTTGAACCCGCTCGACGGATAGCGCTCGTGGAGCAATCTGCGCAGCTGCAGCGCGACCCGCACAACCTCTGGCATCGGATGATGCAGCATCCATGATAGGTGGTCGTCGGCTTGTCGCAAGTTTGAGTGCCACGACAGCTGCGTTGTGATTCCAGCTGGCAGGAAGCCACGGAGAACATCGAACACGCGCGCCTTCACCGCACGATCGTAAGTCTCTTGCTTCTCAGCTTCGCCCTTCGGATATCGAAGGGCGATGATCTCGGCGACACGATCCTGATGCTTCACGTAGAAGGCCATCCACGCTTCGAGGATCGCTAGCGACTCGGCTGACCCGATCGGGTCGATGATCGGCTGCTGGCTCATGTTGATGTAGCGCGTGCTCGTCTCTTGGCCCGAGTACAGCGGCCAATCCTGGATCGCCTTCGCCGCGAGAAGGCTTACGCCTTCGGTGAACATCGTCGTCGAGCCGCAGTCGGCAATCGACTTGTGGTTGAAGCCGACGTAGTACTGCTTCATGAACTTGCCGGAGCCGACCTCCTTGACGCGCTTCAGATGCTCTTCGACGCTGTCTGCCGAACGCGAGTAGAGCGCTTGCAACATGGCGACGTCTTCGGGGTTCAGGTGGTCGACGATCTTGAGAAACGGCTCTTTCATGGCGTGGTCCTTCAGTTAGGTCTTGTTGTAGTACGCGATGTAGTGAGGTCCGCCGATCGCCTTGACGTAGATGTCGTCGCAGCCGAGTAGCGCTTGAAGTGTGTTGAGTTGCTGCGCTCGCGGCGAACGCCACTCGTAAGCGCCGTCAGGGGGCTCGATGGCGATCTCCAACTCCACGGGACCCTCACCCGGCGCGACGTAGACGACCTTCCAGTGTTCATTGGCGCGGAGGTAGCCCGTTGGAGTTGGTGGCACGAGCTTGTCCAGCTCCGTCTGTAGCGCCTGCCCAATGGCGAGTCGTTCCTTCAAGAGCTTCCGAAACGTGGTGTGCTTGTTCACGAGAAGCCTCCGATAACGACGAGCACAGGACGCTCGACAGGATCATGGTCAACGCGGACTCGGTAGACGATCTTGCCGTCGTGGTACCAGCTCGCTGTGAAGTCCCACTCGACGTTGGAGCCGGTGAACTTCTTGAGGCGCGCACCACGGGCGTGACCGATGTCCGCCTTCCACTTCGCGTACTCGTCGGCGTGCTCGACAGGATCGAATTCGAACCAACACAGATTTTCGAATCCGGGAGGCGTGGTCCAGCCCTTGGGCACGAAGCGGTACTCCATCGCGCCTTTGACGTGCGTCAGCTTGGTGACGCGGCCGGTCTTCTGCGTCGCGGCGGTCACTGCAGCTCCCCAAGTGTCGTGCTCATGCTCGCGTCGTAGTCGTCGATGTAGACGGCGACGAACTTCACGCGCGGATCGAGCTTCTCGATCGGGATGATCATCACCGGGCGACCACTACCGTCGCGAACTGTCTCCACCGTGTTGGGATTCCACAGCGTCGGAACATCAGGGACCCATGCAGCTGTCTTGCCCTGTAGCTGTGCGCGTTGGTGTGCGATCGCCGGTCCGACATCGTCGGCGCTCGCTGTAGCAACGACGCAAAGCAAGTGCGTCGGTCCTTCTGGCTTCCTACGGCTCATCAGCTCTCCCTTGCCCACACGCTTGCGCGTTCCCTAGTGGGCGACTATTGCGTTACTTCGGCGGGTGCTTCAGTAGCTCAGCTCCGGTGACGCGCACAGGACCGCCGCTCAGCGCGGTGATCTGCGTCGCGACCGAGATCTTGTCCTTCATGAGTGCGGCGGCCAGATCCATATCACCGCCGTGCACGGCCAACATGTGGGCGTTGTGTAGCGCCGTCGACGCCTTCGCCAGCTCGCGGCTGACGAGCGCTTTCTGTTGTGCGTTCATGCTGCGTTCGCCTCCAACCACTCGGCGATCACCATCCCGTGACAGATTTTTGGAGCACAGACACACCCTAACTTTTTTCCACGAAGCGCCAACACCTGTCGACGAAAAAACGGCTCTTCTTCGACGCGCTTTAGGAAGTACGTCTTGAACTTCGCGAGCACCGTCGTGCGATCGCCGTCCTTGCCCAAGATGAATGGGTTGCCGAACGGCGTCGTCCGATCGATCTTCACATCGAACGGCGTCGTGTAGACGTTGACGACTGTAGTTTCGACCAGCGCCATGGATCAGTCGCTGCGCAGCAGCTCGTCCTCGCGCGCAACGCAGTAGGCGGTCTGCCCGGCAAGATCCAACGTGAGCATCGCCCACGCGTACTTGCTGCTGTCGCTACGTTGAATCGGACCGATGCGACGGATTTTCCCGGTCCCCGCGGCGGTCTTGATTTCGTCACCTTCTACCAAGTTTCGTTGCATGACTACGTTGCCTTCTTGACCGGCAGCGCGCGCATTGCCTCATACACCGCTTTGGCCGCTGTTCCCGGACCGGCAACACCGATGAAGTTCTTGGCCTGCGAGGCGTCGGTCATGTCACCACCGAGCGCACAGATCGGTCGCACGTCCTCGTCGTCGTTGGACAACAACCAACACGCGATGGGCTCCGTCGAGAAGCCGTCTCCGTGGGCGTTTTCGAAAATCGCCAACCAACCCGGCTGGCACGCTGTCAATTGACTCATGGACGTGATCCCCTAGCTTGAGAGTGTCTTACGTACGTCGGAACGTGTACATCGTGACGCCGCCGTGGGCGACACGTCGCGAGATCTCGAAGTGTTCCTTGAGCGCGGCGTCCGCCTCCTTGAGGCGTGTAGCGAGCGCCTTGGGTGACTTGAAGAACGTCGTACTACCAGATGCGCGCGCGATATTCGCCAGCTCGCGATGCAAATCTGAAACGCGAACCTCACGACCCTGGTTCGAAGCGACTTCGAGCCAACGGTCGATGATCTCGGTCAGCGGATCACCCTCGATCACGAGCGCGTTGCGCTCGGACTGCATGCACGTAAGCATCGTGTCGATCGCTTCAGGCGACCAGTTGCCTTTCGGTCCGCCTGGACGAGAGAGCACGCGACCGATCACGTGTGCAAGGTGCGCGAAGTCAGCCATGCGCGACTTCGTCGGACGCGGTTTCCGGTTCTTGCGCAGCTCAGCGACGATCTCGTTGAGCCACGTGAGCCAGTCGCCGAAGATCTCGTCACGATCGGCGCGGATCTGCTCGAACAGTGCTTCGGCGCCGAGGTAACCGTTCTTGTCCTCGCGACGTTCGAGGCGAAGGATGAGACAACGGTCAGCCAACTGCGCCTGGCGGAACGTCGATGGGTTGTTCGTCGTGATCGCGAGGAAGCTCTCCGGCTTGATCACGTGCTCGGCGTCGTTGGTGTAGTGCTTGCGCTTGCTCCAGCCGCCGCCGGTCGCGTAGGTGCAGAGCATGTCGCGCAGCCACGTCACCGGTTCGTTGATGTCGTCGAGGATGGCGATCGGTCGACGTAGAATCTTCACGCCGAAGTCCTTGTCCTCCTGCTTGGGAACCTGGATCGGCATGTTCTCGCCGTGGAGTGCGAGCGCAATGCGCTGCATGGCCATCGTCTTGCCGGATCCTGGATCGCCCTCGATGAGGAGGATCGGCTTGGTCGGAAGCAGGTCTGGGAACGCGATCGCGAAGATCCAGATCCCGAGGCACGTCTTCTGGATCTCCGGTGACATGCCCGACTGCTCGCGCGTCGGTGCGTACTGCAAGTCCTCGATCAGGTGTCGAAACAGTGCACGGTTGTCGCTGCCGAGGAGCGGATCCGCGGGTGTCATGCCACGATCGTCGTCGATAAATAGCGTTCGACCGGCGCCGTTGGGCTGCGACGTCACGCCGCGTTGATCGCCGGGGTTTTTTGGATCGATCGGTGCGCCCGTGATCTCCCAACAGTAGCCGTCGTACGACGAGATGTAGAGGGTCTTGGTCCACCGATCCCAGTATGAGAACCGTCGTTCGGTGCGCGGATGGCCGCTACCGGCAGCGCCGTTGCGGAGCATGTCGATCAGGTGGCGCGTGAGCGGCTCGGAGTGCGTAAGCCCGTAGCGCAAGAAGAAGTAGCTCGTGAATTCGAGATTCTTGTTGTCGATCTCCAGGAGCCGCGGACGGCGTGGATCGTAGACCCAGAGATACGGGCGACCGTCGACGGAAAGCCAGGCGCACCCTGCGCGTGTCCTGGAGCTTTCGTAGCTCCAGATGAAGTTGTAGATAATGCGCGCCTTCTGATCGAGGTTGAACGTCTTGTCGTAACGGATGGTCCAGATCCGTTGCTCAACCCACGCTTCCGGATCCGGATCGCTGATGGGACTGCTAGGCGCCTGCGGTGCCGCGGGCACAGTCGTTCCGGGGAAGGGGATGACGTTGTTCGACATGCGCCTCGTCTATGGGCGTACGACTTCGCCCAGAAGAATGATGTACACCGCCCCTGGTTGCATCCTCAACCCGCCGCCGTCGCCGTTCGTTGACGCTGTCTGTGAACCGCTTCAACCTTGGCGCGATCAAAAACGGTTCGACCGAGCACGCGGGTCCCCGTGAGCTTCTTTGAACTTGTCAAGCGCCACACCGTGGCAACCGACACGCCCAAGAACGCGGCGACCTGCTCGGCGGTCATGAGGTTGTCGATGTTCTTCGTGCGACTCACGTGTCTCATGTGTCCACCACGCACGCGCAAGCGTGTTCGCGCATCACTACATGCCGCGACGGTGCCCGTCAAGTTTTCGTACGAGCGTCATCGAGATCTCTCGTCGAGAATCTCGTCAGATCGCGACGATCGCGATCCAACTTCACAGTCTATCCACAAGCTGTGGATCGAGGGAAGCAGATCCCGCCAACGTAGGCGATGCGACATTCGCTGTGCGTTCACGCGCAACCGACTTGACAGACCGGCCATCCACACATAGCGTGCCAAGGTCAGAGCTTGTTCGCAGAGCTAGGGGTCTGAAAAATGAGAGCATCGGCCGCGGTCGCGGCGACGGCGAGCCCCGTCGTCATCCGACCGCACCCAAAACGACAGGACTGGTACGCGATCCCGGCGGCATGGACCCCGGAGATCGCGATCGCTCCGTCCGTCGGCTACGACGCGCGCATCGGCCCGCTAGCGCACCGTTCCCATCTGCCGCTTCTCGCCAAGACGCACCCGGAGGCCGCTGTTTTTTTGGCCGACCTCCGATCGCGGCAGCGATCGGAAAGTGATCGCTGCCGCGATCGAGCGGCCTTCGACGCGACCACCAGTCCGAACGGCTGGACCCTTCGCTCCTATCAACACGACGGCCGCGACTTCATCCGTGCACGTCGCGGTACGCTCCTTGGCGACGCGATGCGCGTCGGTAAGACCCTGACGGCGACGTCATCACACGATCCTGAACTGGGACCGATGCTCGTCGTCGCACCGCTCGCGACACGTGAAGTTTGGCTTGCTTGGATGCGTCGACGCTGGCCTGACGTACGTCCCGTCGTCCTCAGCGGCCGAATGATCGAGCGGACCAATCCCAAGAAGCCCGTCGCACCCAGACGCGATCGCGGCTTCGACCTGATCGAAGGCAAGCGGTTCGATCCGAAGCAGCTCGCCGACGCCAAGCTGATCTTCTGCAACTACGACATTCTCGAAACTTGGATGGAGCTGAACGGTCGCCGTATCGGAACGCTCGTGCTCGATGAGATCCATCTCATCTCCCAACGCGTCTCGCGCCGCGCCGAAGCAGTGACGTTCGTGTCTAACCTTGCCGAACGCGTGATCGCAGCAACGGGAACGCCGATTTGGAATAGACCGTCGGGGCTCTTCACGACGCTGTCGTGCGTGGCGCCTGCTGCGTTCGGCAAGTTCTTCGACTACGCCGTACGCTACTGCGACGCGCATCCCGGAACGCACGGCTACGAGTACGACGGCGCCTCCAATGAGGACGAGTTTCGAGAACGCCTCTCCGAGATCATGATCCGCCGCACGTGGCAGGACGTCTCGGGCGAGCTGCCGGCGATCGAACGCGCGGTCGAGGCAGTGGTCGTTTCGGAAACGCAGCAATTCGAAATCGAGAAGGACGCTGAACGCGTTCGCGACCACAACAAGCGAACCACTGCCATCGGTGCGATGGCGCGGTTCCGACGGCTCCTCGCCAAGCACAAGATCCCCGTAGCCGTCGACGTCGCCAAGCGAATCCTGCAAAGCGGTGAGAAGGTCGTGATCTGGAGCTGGCACCGCGACGTCGCCCTTCAGATCGAGCACAGGCTCTCGGAAGCCGGCTTCCCGGGCGTCGTCGTCTCCGGCGGCGGCGAGACGCCAATGTCGATCCGTGAGGACATCTTCGATCGTTGGCGTACCTACGAGAAGCCTGCGCCTCTCTGTATCACGTTGTCCGTCGGTCAAGTCGGCATCGATCTCAGCGCGGCCCGCCACTGTGTGTTCGCCGAGTTGGACTTCACGCCGTCGGTGGTGGCACAGGCTGAGATGCGTACGTTCTCACCGCTACGCCCGATGGCGGCCACGTACGTGATCATCGATCACGAAATCGACCGCAAGATCCTTGCAGCGCTGCAGGACAAGTGCGATGTCGCGTATCGCATGGGTGTGCCCGCGGCCGAGTCGACGATCGGTGTCCTCGCTGCGGCCTTCGCGCGTATCACTGACGGTCCCGACGACTTCGACGCGCTCGCGAAGGCGTTGATGATGGACCATCCCGATCTCGACGACGGCGACAGCGACTACCACGGGTCCCTTTGGGACTACGACTGGGAGAAGGGCGAATGAAAGAAATCCATCGCGCTTGCGGCAACGACGTCGAGACGATCCTTCGCGAGAAAGACCTCGACGGCGACGGCGTGCTTCGCATGCACGAAGAGTTCGAGTGCGATGGTTGTGGTTGGATTGCTCCGAGCGAAGTCGTTGCGGTCGACGGTGAGCCGAAGTACCCCCGAGCAAGGATTTCGAAATGAACGTCGACGGTACCGTCATCAGCCTCATGCCGCGCGACGACATTCGTCGTCTCGACGACGTCCTCGAAGAGATTTTCAAGAAGTTCGGGATGGAACGCCTCGGCGGAGCATCCGGGCGCGGCTGGTCGTCGTACGCAACGTTCCAACGCTGTCCGTATCTCTACAAGGTCAACTACATCGACGGCGAGCGCGGTCCAGCAGCGATGGCGCTGGAGACCGGCTCAGCGTTTCACACGTTCATGGCGCTCCACTACTTGTGGATGATGGACGAGAACCTCAAGCTCACGCCTGACATGTGTCGTGAGCTGCTCATCGAAGGCGGCGCACGCATGGAAGCCGTCCTCGCCGGGTGGAAGTGTTACGAGTCGTACCGCGATCACTACCCGAACGACTACCTCGACCCGATCGCGATCGAGGACTGGGCAATGGGTGATCGCGGCAATACGTGCCGGTACGACTTGATCGCGCGCGTCGTCGAAGATCAGCCGGGCATCCGTGAAGGCACGTGGATCATCGAACACAAGTGCCTCCACGCTGACGAGAAGCTGTTCGATTACGGCACCGGCGAGCTGCTGTCCATTGCAGAGCTAGCAGCACGCAAGCAAGAGCCGATCGTCCTGGCCTACGACGAGAACACGCGACGGATGGTCAAGACTCGCGCAGGTGTTCCCGAGCCAACGTCGGTCCGAGACGTCTATGAAGTCGTTTTGGAATCCGGTCGCCGGCTGCGCACTTCTGACAATCACCCGTTTCTGACCGCACGCGGTTGGGTTCCTGCTGCAGCGCTAACGCACGAAGACTGGGTTGCGATCGCGCCGTCAACCGGCGGTTACGACGGCCCGAGTCCGTTCACCGACGCGCAAGTTGAATTCGTCGGTCTCATGCTCGGCGACGGCTGCATGACGAACGGCAAGTTCACAAACACCAACGAGGCGATCCTTGAACGTTTCCAGGACGTCGCTGCCACGATCGGCGCCAAGCCGACGCTCTTTCGAAGCGAAGAACGCGCTCCGACGGTATCTGTCTCCCGTGCGACCGACAACCCGGCACAGGTACTCCTCGACGAACTTGGCCTTTCTGAATGCTTGGCAGCCACCAAGTTCATCCCCGACCAGCTGTTCGGTTGTCCTGATCGTCAAGTCGACATTCTTCTCGGCGCGCTGTGGAACACCGACGGATGTGTCGACCTCTTCCGCGAGGACCGTAACGACGGCAAGCCGTCACAAGACAAGGTTCGAATCGCGTACGTCTCACGTAGCGAGAAGCTGTGCATGGGCGTACAAGCACTTCTTCATCGACGCGGCATTCCGTCTTCGGTCACCGAGTCTTCCGTCGAGTACGACGGCGAACGTCGCGACGTGTGGACCACCAAAGTCATCACGCGCGAAGGCAAACGTCGTTTCCTGTGCGCCATCGATGACAAGCACGTGTGGTTCGTAAAGTACGACGTACGCCCTGTCCTTCGTTGCCTCAAGCAGGGCGACGACGCCTACGTTCCGTCGACATACGTCAAACTGCACGTACCCGTCGAGAATCAACCTGGCGCCCTTCGACAGCAGCTCAAGAATCGCGCCGTCGAACGCGAGACGCTGAAGAAGTACGCCGTCGATCGCCCATCCAAGGAATTCGACAACGTCATCTACGCCGAATTGACCTGGGATCGTGTTAGCCACGTCGTCGTCAGCGGTCGCGCGATGATGTATGACATCACCGTTCCGCGCGTTCACAACTTCGTCGCGAACGGAATCATCACCCACAACACGGCCTCCCGATTCACCGCAGACCTTCTCGAAGGCTGGCACAACGACGGCGAAATCTTGGGACAGATCATGGTCTGGAAACAGGCCAAGCTCGACAAGAAGTACGGCAAGCTGCGCGGCACCATCGTCAATATCGTCGGCAAACAGAAGATCCCCCAGTTTCAACGCATCATCGTGCCGGCCCAAGCGTGGCACGTCAGCGGCCACGACGACGATCTACGCGTGTGGGCGGCGTACCAAGAGATGTGTCGCGCAACGAACACCTGGCCGAAGGCTCGCAACAACTGCGTCCATCGTTACGGCATGTGTTCGTTGTTTCAACACTGCTCGACGAACGAAAAGCTCACGCCGCTTCGCAGACTTGAGAAGGCGGTGCGCGCAGCCAAGGCGGCGAAGGCTGCCGATGCACCGATCGCGGAAGCGACTGAGTCGCAGATGGGACTTGATCTCACGACGCCGTCGAGCGATACGGCAAACGGCGTTTCTTCGGCGGAGACCTCAACCAACGAGTAACGGTGTGCAGACCGACACCTGCAACCTTCGTCTGACAACGCAACCACAGAGAGCTAAGGGAGAGCCATGCGTGTAATCGACGTATCGAAACCGGGAAAGCATCAGCGCATCACCGCGCTCTCCTACGGCGCGTCGCGAAGCGGCAAGACACGCTTCGCCGGCAGCTGGCCGAGACCGCTGTTCCTCTCGGACGCCACCGAGTCCGGCTGGACGACGCTGCAGAACATGGACAAGAGCATCCTCTTCGAAGAAGGGCGCGATCCGAAGGTCTGGGCGATCGAGAAGATGATCGACATGACCAAGGCGGTGAAGGACGCCGAGCCGCTGATCAAACGCGGTGAAGTGCGCACGATCGTCATCGACTCGCTGACGTTCTACTCGGATCTCGTCTTCAACTTCTTCGAGTCTGCTGGCGGCGAACGCGACCCGCGCCGTCTCTACCAGAAGCTCGCCGCGCACCTGAAGACGTTGCGCGAAGAGATTCACCTTCTCGGATGCAACGTCGTCTGGCTCTGCCTCGCCAAGGATCCTGGCGAAGAACAGCCCGTCGGCGGTCCGATGCTGTCAGGACAGAACGCGCAGAAGTTCTCGGCAGGTTGCGACTACCTGCTCTACCACCGTCACTTTCAGAGCGGCAACGGGCCGTTACAGTGGGAAGTCCGAACGCGCAAGTTCGGCAGCTACGCAGCAGGCGGTCGCGACGAAGGTCGTCTTCCCGATCCGCTCGGTTACATCACCGAGGGCGCCGACAACAAGGACGTCTTCATCCCCGAGTGCACCTACCGCACTCTCGCAGAAGCGCTCGGGATCCTCGATCCGCTCGAACGCGTCGAAGATCTTTTCGATCTTCCACCGGAGACTCCAGTGTCGCTTCCAAGCGAGACTGCACAACCAGTCGCTGCAGCGACCCCAGAGCCTTCAGTAGTCGCTCCGGCGACTGCTACACCAGATCCGACGCCAACGCCCAACAACAGAGGCAAGGCGCCGGTGCGTCCTCAGACAGCGGCACAGTCTGGACGACCGTCGTCCAGGTAGCGAGACAACCAAGCAAACCAGGGAGAGAGTCACATGGATCACGTCAAGATCATCAGCAGCATGAACCTGAAGGACCCGAACCTCCGTCCGAACGACGGCGGGTTCCAGTCCGTCGATCCCGGCACGTACGACTTCGAGATCACGAAGGTTGCGACCGGAACGTCGAACGCGGGCAACAACACCCTCAAGGTCACCGGTCAGGTCGTCGGTCCCGAGGGCAACCCGATGATGGGGCGTACGATGGTCAACTCGTACCTCGTCAACGACAGCGACTTCGCGCGCGGTCGTATGCTGTCGTTCCTGACCGCTTCCAACGCGGTGATCGACGACAACGGTGGGTTCGACACCGACCAGCTCGTCGGCCTGAGCTTCACGGCGGACGTCGAGAAGCGCGCCGGCAAGACCATCGACAAGATGGGCAACGAGGTCGAGCGCGACTTCACGTCGTGGGTGCGTGAGCGTCCGGTCGGCGCCGATGTCGGCCAGGCGCAAGCGGCAGCTCCGCCCCCGGCGCAGCCGCCCCCGGCGCAGCCCACCAAGCCGACGTCGAACGCACCGCGTCGTCCGCAGTCCCCGCCCAGCGGGAACGGCGCCCGCGCGGGTCGTTAACCGACTGATCGTTGATCGCTCAACGTTGATCATCCGATGATCGTGCGCGCGATCGACCCGCGGGCTATCACCAGCGTAACGTGGGATCGGACCCACGCCGCGGACCATTTCGTTCAAGAGAGCCGTCCACAGTGAGCTGTTAGCAGTCCTCTTCGTCTCAGGGAGAATTCATGTCTGTTACGCGGTCGTACAGCCAACGGGCAACAACTCTCACCAACCCCGATCTAAAGACGCACACCACGATGAGGGTCACCAAGCGTGACGGCTCATCGGAGATCGCCGACATCAATAAGATCGTGCGTGCGATCAGTCGGTGCTGCGGAGGTCTCAAGGACGTCGACGCGCTCCAGGTCGCCACACGAACCATCAGCGGCCTCTACGACGGCGCCACTACACGAGAGCTGGATCTCTTGTCGATCCAGACCGCGGCCGGTCTCACCGCCGAAGAGCCGCAGTACAGCCGTCTTGCGGCACGCATTCTGGCGAACTACATTGCCAAGGAAGTACAAAGCCAAAAGATCCACGCCTTCAGCCAGTCGATCGACGCAGGCGTGCAGCTCGGCTTCATCAACGAACGGTTGGCAACGTTCGTCGGACACCACACGCGCAAGCTCAACGATGCGGTCAACCCGCTCGCCGACGACAACTTCGAGTACTTCGGCCTGCGCACACTCTACGATCGCTACCTGCTTCGTCATCCGACGTCGCGACAGGTGATCGAGACGCCGCAGCAGTTCTTCTTGCGCATCGCGTGCGCGCTCACCTCGACATGTTCCGAAGCGTTGGAGCTGTACGCGCTCCTCTCCGCACTGGAGTATCTCCCGGGCTCGCCGACGCTGTTCAACGCCGGTACAGCGCATGAGCAACTGTCGAGCTGTTTCCTGCTCGACTCGCCAAAAGATCACCTGGAGAACATCTACGGGCGGTACTCCGACGTCGCGTTGTTGTCGAAGTTCTCCGGCGGCATCGGCCTGGCGTACCACCGCGTGCGGTCACGCGGCTCACTGATCTCCAGCACGAACGGCCACTCGAACGGCATCGTGCCGTGGCTGAAGACGCTCGACGCAAGCGTCGCAGCAGTCAACCAGGGCGGCAAGCGCAAGGGCGCAGCGTGCGTGTACCTGGAGACGTGGCACGCCGACATCGAGGAGTTTCTGGAGCTGCGCAACAACACGGGCGATGAGGGCAGCCGAACCCACAACCTTCATCTCGCGAACTGGGTTCCGGATCTGTTCATGCGCCGCGTCGAAGCGGACGAACCGTGGAGCCTCTTCGATCCGAAGATGGTCCCGACGCTCTGTGACGTCTGGGGTGCGGAATTCGAAAGGCAGTACATCAAGGCCGAAGCTGCCGGCCTCGCCGCGAAGACCGTCAAGGCACGCGACCTGTACGCCAAGATGATGCGTACGCTCGCGCAGACCGGCAACGGTTGGATGACCTGGAAGGACGCGTGTAACCGCGCGTGCAACCAGACGTGGTCGCCCGATCGCGTCGTGCATCTGTCCAATCTCTGCACGGAGGTCCTCGAAGTCACGTCGCAAGACGAGACCGCGGTCTGCAACCTCGGCTCGATCAACCTCGGTCGCCACGTCATCGACGGCAAGTTCGACTTCACCAAGCTGGCGCGTACGGTGCGTACCGCGATCCGTCAGCTCGACTTCGTCATCGATGTCAACTTCTACACGATCCCGAGCACCAAGCGCTCGAACATGCGATGGCGTCCCGTGGGCCTCGGGATCATGGGACTGCAGGACGTCTTCTTCCAACTCGGCTGGGCGTTCGACTCGTCGGAAGCCCGAGACCTCTCGAAACGGATCTCGGAGGAGATCTACTTCCACGCGCTGACGACGTCCGCCGACCTCGCCGTCGAGAAGGGCAAGCACGAGACGTTCGATGATACGCGCGCCGCACACGGCGAGTTGCAGTTCGACGCGTGGAACGTCGTCCCTCGCGATCCGGTTCGCTGGAACGTGTTACGCGAGCGGATCAAGAAGACGGGCCTTCGCAACTCGTTGACGATCGCGATCGCGCCGACCGCGACCATCGCGTCGATCGCAGGCTGCTACGAGTGCATCGAGCCACAGGTCTCGAACCTCTTCAAGCGCGAGACGATGTCCGGTGACTTCCTGCAGGTCAACCGTTACCTCGTCGACGCGCTCAAGCGTCTCGGCCTCTGGACGGAGCACACACGGACGCGGATCAAGAACGCCGAGGGCTCGGTTCACACGCTCGCGGAAGTCCCCGAAGACGTCCGCAAGGTGTTCCGCACCGCATGGGAGCTGCCGATGCGTGCGCTGATCGATATGGCCGCCGAGCGTGGCGCCTTCATCGATCAGAGCCAGTCGCTGAACCTGTTCGTCGAGAACCCGAACATCGGAGCGCTCTCGTCGATGTACTTCTACGCCTGGAAGGCCGGCCTGAAGACGACGTACTACCTACGCTCGCGCCCGGCAACCAGGATCGCGAAGACGAACGTGGCATCCGTGATGCCTGACGAGGCCGCGATCGCATGTTCGTTGGAGAATCCCGAGAGCTGTGAGGCCTGCCAGTGAACATCGACATGCAGCGACCAGCGCGTCTCCTCGATCCTGGGATGTGTCTGACGCTGCGGCCGATGATCTATCCACAGTTCTTCGAGATGTACCGCGCGGCGATCAAGAACACGTGGACCGTCGAGGAGATCAACTTCTCGACGGACGTCGCCGACCTCACCAAGATGACGTCGGCTGAACGTCACCTGATCCAACGGCTCGTCGCGTTCTTCGCGACGGGCGACTCGATCGTCGCGAACAACCTCGTGCTGAACCTCTACAAGCACGTCAACGCCCCCGAGGCGCGGATGTACTTGTCGCGACAGCTCTTCGAGGAAGCGCTCCACGTCCAGTTCTATCTGACCCTGCTCGACACCTACGTCCCCGAACACAGCGAGCGACAGAAAGCGTTCGCCGCCGTCGAGACGATCCCGTCGATCAAACAGAAAGCTGACTTCTGTCTTCGCTGGATCGACTCGATCCAATCGCTCGATCGGATCAGCACGCCCCGCCAGCGTCGACAGTTTCTCTCGAATCTGATCTGCTTCGCCGCGTGCATCGAAGGTCTGTTCTTCTTCGGCGCGTTCGCCTACGTCTACTTCCTGCGCTCGAAGGGCCTCCTGCCCGGCCTCGCCGACGGCACCAACTGGGTGTTTAGAGATGAGAGTTGTATGGTTGACGGCACCGAAGTGCTAACCCCCAAGGGTTGGGTCGACTTCCGTGAGCTGACGGAAGACACACAGGTCGCCCAGTTCGATCTTCAGACTCATGAAATTTCATTCGTGAAGCCGCTCAGGGTGCTTCACAAGCCGCACCGAGGATCTGTTCGACATCTGCGACACCGCAAGGGTGGTGTCGATCAGATGATGACAATGGATCACGACATCGTGCAGCGCTGGGACTATCAGAAGCAGTGGTCCAAGCAGCCGGCGTCTGAATTCAAGATCAACGGCAAGAAGAAGCTTCCAGTGGCAGGACACGCGCTACAGGTCGCACCGGAGCTTACCGACGAGCAACGTTTCTTGATCGCGTTCCAAGCCGACGGGCACCTCAGCGAGCGGTATACCGGCGAGCGTTGCGGGACGGTCCCGGCGAAGTTCTCTCTGCGGCGTGATCGCAAAATCGCGAGATTGACAGATCTCGTCACGCGTCTCGGTTGGAAGTACAAAGTTGACTGCGACGAGAACGGCTGGAACGAGTTCTTCATCAACGTCCCCGCTTCTACACCTCTCAGCAAGCACCTGAACACGTGGGTCGACTTGACGAAGATCGACACCAAGTGGGCTACTGACTTCGTCGAAGAACTTCGGCACTGGGACGGACATACGCCAGCCGATCCAATGGACGGCTACTACATCTACTACTCGTCCAAGTTCCGCGACAACGTCGACGTCGTTCAAGCTGTGGCAACGCTAGGCGGTCGACACGCCACGTTCGGCATCGAAGAAGATCACAGATCGGATACGTACTCGACGATGTACCGTACGTGGATCCACGACGTCGATATCGTGTCGTGCGGGTCGATCCTCGACGACATCGTCGCATACGACGGGAACGTTCACTGTGTAACCGTCCCAACCGGCGCTTTTGTGATGCGCTACAACAACAAAGTCTCGATCACTGGCAACTGTCACATGACGTTCGCGTTCGCGGTCGTCGCCACCGTCCGCCGCGAAGAACCCGAATTGTTCGACGCCGAACTGGAACGCGACGTCCGACAGATGATCGACGAAGCTATCGACTGCGAAGCCGCCTTCGCGGAAGACCTCCTGGCAGGTGGCGTCGCCGGCCTCTCGGTCAACGACGTCGTGACGTACCTCCAGTTCGTCGCCGATCAGCGTCTTGCGGCGCTCGGCTACAGCAAGACGTTCAACGTCAAGAATCCGTTCGGGTTCATGGACCTGCAGGACGTCCAAGAGATGACCAACTTCTTCGAACGCCGTGCGTCGGCGTACCAACAGGGCGTCGAAGGCGAAGTCGACCTGAACGCCGACTTCTAACGATTCACCAAGGAGATCTCGTGCAGAACGGAAAGCCCGTCGTCGATCGCGACCCCTTCACCCGCAGCGGCGAAGTCACCGTGAAGGCAGGTGAGAAGATCGTGTTCCCAGACAAGACCGGACTTCACTCGATGTACCAAGACTTCGAAGTGTCTTCGATCCTGTTCAAGTTCACTGCACTCGCCGAGGGGGCTGTCTGTGACGTGCAGCCTCCCATCCTCGATCGGTTGATCAAGATCAGCGCACACGATGCCGCGAGGAATCGCAACATCGGCGAGTCGTTGCCACTCCAGGTCGTCGACGGCCATAGCACTTTCCGATGGACGCCGAAGCAGCCACTGCTTCTGCGACACGGCGATTGCATCATGCTCGATGCTCGTGCGCGTGAGTCGTTCGACGTCGCCATCGACGGCAAGCGCAAGCGCATCGATCAGATCCGTGTCGAGGCGACGTTCGATGGTGATCTACTCACGTACGAACACGTCCCCGAGATCGTGCTCGGCGGTCCCGTCGAGAAGAAGTTCGAAGCGGAAGCGCCGTTGCCCGGCTGAGCCCCGGACAACACCGAGCGTCTACGAGCAGGAGCGACCACAATCTCGTCACTAGGGAGACGAGCATGACAAAGCGTGAACCATTACTAGGAGCGGACTGTGCGATCGACGTCGACAAGCTCGTCGAATCGCGCCTCCTGGTTCAAGCCAACAGCGGTGCCGGAAAGAGCTGGGCGATCCGCCGTCTCATCGAACAGACGTACGGCAAGGCCCAACAGATCGTCATCGATCACGACGGCGAGTACCACACGCTGCGCGAGAAGTTCGACTTCGTGCTCGCGGGTCAGAAAGGCGACTGCCCCGCCGATTTGAAAAGCGCGACGCTGCTCGCTCGTCGACTTCTGGAGCTGAACGTTTCCGTGATCGTCGACATCTACGAGCTTGGTACCCAGCGTGCCGAATTCGTGAAGCGGTTCCTCGAATCGCTCGTGAACGCACCACGCGACCTGTGGCACTCCGCGCTCGTCATCCTCGACGAAGCGCACCTCTACTGCCCCGAAGTCGGTAGCGCCGTCTCAACGGGCGCCGTCAAGAACCTCATGGCGCTCGGCCGCAAGCGCGGCTTCGCTGGCGTACTCGCGACGCAGCGGATCGCCAAGCTCTCGAAGGACGCCGCTGCCGAGTGCAACAACAAGTTGATTGGCAGGTCGGCCCTCGACGTCGACATGAAACGCGCCGCCGCGGAGCTGGGTTTCACGACGCGCGAAGACACGATGTCGCTTCGCACGCTCAAGCCAGGGCAGTTCTACGTCTTCGGTCCCGCGTTCGCCGACGAAGTCAAACAGATCCAAGTCGGCGGCGTTCAGACGACGCACCTGCGCGCAGGTCAGCGTGCGACGCCTCCGACGCCGCCACGCGAGCGCGTGAAGAAAGTCCTCGCACAGCTCGCGGACCTGCCCCACGAAGCCGAAGAAGAGGCCAAGACCGTCGGCGATCTGCGCGCGCAAATCAAACAGCTGAAGTCCGAGCTGACCAAGACCAAGGCCGCGCAGCCGAAGGCCGAGACGAAGATCGAGACCAAGATCGTCGAGAAGCCTGCGTTCAAAGATCGCGACCTGAAGCGTATCGAGGCGATCGCCGTCAAGATGCTGGCGATCAGTGAGAGGCTCGCGCCGGGCCTGGAGACGCTGACGGCCGGCACGGCAAGCCTGCGCGCGCAGGTGACGACGCTGCAAACGTTCGTTTTGAATTCGGGCCGAACGCTCAAGGCGCCTGTCGTGCTGCCCGTGAAGCAGCCGACGAAGGCACCGAAGGGCTTCACGTTAACGCCCGCACCTGCGCCTGTACGTTCTACGTCCAAGTCGCACGGCACCTACGACGACAAGCCACTCCCCGAAGGTGAGGCCGCCGTGCTACGTGCGGCGATTCAGTTCGTTGACGGGCTGATCAAGAAGCGAGTCACCACGCTCACCGGCTACAAACGTTCGACGCGGGATGCTTACATCCTGCGGCTTCGGAAGAAGGGTCTCCTCTCGGAAGACGGCGATACGATCTTTGCAACCGAGGAAGGCATCGCCGCGATGCCCGACGTCGAACCGCTACCTACCGGCGAAGCGTTACGCGACTACTGGTTCGCCAAGCTCCCCAAGGGCGAACGTCAGGTGTTGGAGATCCTCGCCAACGCATGGCCGAACCCCGTCCATAAAGCCGAGATCGACGAGCTGACCGGCTTCAAACGATCGACGCGCGACGCGTACCTACTTCGCCTCGGTGCGAAGGAGCTGACCAACGAGGTCGGCAGCGCCGCTGTGAAAGCAGCCGACGCACTCTTCGAGGACGCGTCGTGACGCGAATCCAGATTCAACTGTCTGATGTCGAGGTCGCGCACGCCGTCAAGGTTGGTCGCACACGCTATCGCGTACAGCGTCAAGGCGGTCGCAACGATGGGCGCGTCACGCCGACAGCCGACGGTGAGACGATCGACATTCAAGGTGCACTCGCTGAGTACGCATTCGCACAGTTCCTGAACTGTGGATGGGCAGGTGCACTCAATCTGCGCGACTGGGAAGCGGCGCGGACAGAAGCTGGTCTTGTAGGGGGGATCCGTGTTCGCTCGACGAACTATCCCAACGGGTGTCTACCACTCCATGATCAAGATCCCGAAGATGTCCCCCACGTCCTGGTCAACACCCACCGTTGTCCGTCGATCGAGATCGTAGGTTGGACATTGCCACGTCTGGCGCGCTACGCGAACTGGTGGCGCGAAGACATTGCACGACCGTGTTATCTGATCCCGGAAAAATTTCTGCGCGAGGCTGACGCCGAACAATTGCTCGCAGCAGTGCCACCACCACCACCAACGCCTCACGAGACCCGAGACTGGTCCTGGCTTCCGAATCACACGGTGTCCTTGACCGAAGCTGCGCAACGGTATGTGCAGCACCACTTCTGGGTTGACCCGTTGCGAGATCTACAATTCACGAATCCGCTCAGGACCCCTGAAGCACAAGGCAAGGCCGGTTGTACGTGTTCAGAAGGAACAACCTGTAGACAACTTGGACTGCATCTCGTCTCACACACATTTCCTGGATGTCGCCCTGAACGCGTCGCCAATATGTGGAGGCACGCACCAAGCACGCGCATCGGCATTCGAACTGGAGGAGCATCGCGACTCTTGGTCGTAGTCACACGCGCCGTCAGTACTGTCGACGGGCCTCTACCAATCACGTTGACACATCAGACAGGTGACGTGCGCGCGCACTTCTACAACGTTCCGCACGGCCTCTGGCTCCCGCGCAGCCAACGATTCGCGGCCGGCCTAGAAATTCTCTGTGAAGGAGGCCTCATCGCAGTCGCCCCTTCAACGCAAGTTTCTGGTGAACCGGCGTTTTGGATTCCGGCGCCCATCGTCGATCTTCCTTCGTGGCTCACGTGGTTCATGGAGGCACTGCGCGCATGAGCTTCACCGTTGCCGATATGCCGTCCGAGGATCGCTTCGTCGACGACGACGCGCCGAAGACAATCCGCGGCAACGCGCACGGCGCCGACTGCGCAAACTGTCCATTCGGCAAGTTCGGCAAACCGAACCAACCTGTCTTCGGTGAGGGCTGGGAACGGCCAAACTTCATCGTCGTCGGCGAAGGACCTGGCCAGAACGAAGTCATCCAGCAGCGCCCGTTCGTCGGCAGCTCCGGTCGTCTCGTCAACGAAACGCTCTCCAGGCTCGGCATCGCACGTGAGTCGTTGTGGGTGTCGAACAGCATGCTGTGCGTCGAAGGGACCACCCAAGTTCGACTCGCAGACGGATCCCTGAAACGGATCGATCACCTCGTTGCCAACCGTTATGACGGACTCGTACAGTCCATCGACGCAACAGGGAGTGTGATCGCAGCGCGCGTTACGAACTGGTATCGAAATCCACGAGGAACGCGCGAGATGCGTGACGTATCGTTCCGATGGGCGCAACGTGCAGGAGCCCGAGGACGAACGCATGCCGTACTTACCGAAGATCATCCCGTCCTGACACCGGAAGGTTGGCGACCCGCCGCCGATATCAACGGTGGGTGGATCGCCACCGGCGACGTGGCACCTGCGGGTCGTGCACTGCAGGTTGCCTATGGAACGTTGCTCGGTGACGGAACCCTCGCAAAGGGCTCACTCGTAGTTACCCACGCCGAAGATCAAAAACAGTACGCGATGCTGAAGGCGCGCGTGTTGAAAAAATTCGGCGTGTCACTGTTCCAACAGCCACCCCGACAAAATGAGCAAGCTAAGTACGGGTTCCGTACAGCTGCCGGTGCATGGGGACATGCAACACGCGACCTCTTCTACCCCGAAGGCAAGAAACGAATCCCATCGACTGTTCTCGCTTCGGCGGACGAGCTGTTGTTTGCCGTCTGGTACCTAGACGATGGGTACATGCAGATCCGCAACGGGCACCGTCCGCTCGCCGAGATTTGTGGCGTCGCCTTTCCCGAACCAGATCTTCTTCACGCCTCTGCAGTACTACGTGCACGCGGTTTCGAAAACCGCGTTCGGCGCGGCCGTATCCGATTCACGGTCGAAGGGACTGCGCGATTCAGTGCTGCGATCGCGACTTACGTTCCACCTGTGATGGCGTACAAACTTCGACCTGAAGATCGCGGCAAGTACGACCCGCAAACATACGAGCCCATTCCAGCAGCGGCCTTTTACGATCAGGCCGAGAGCGTCTGTACGAGCCCCCGACGAAAAGGCGAAGGCGCGACCGTGTACTGCCTCGAAGTGGAAGGCACGCACAACTTCCTCACGCCCGGAGCCGTCGTTCACAACTGCCAACCGCCGCACGGCGCCTCCGACGCCATCAAGAAGCAAGCACGTCAAGCTTGTGGCGACCGACTCAAACAAGAGATCGCACAGTTCCCCGGCGTGCCCGTCCTCGCCCTCGGGGCTCACGCCGCCCAACAACTCACTGGCAACGAGAAGTTCTCGATCACGCAGATGGCGGGCTCGTACCACGAGGTCGACTGCGACAACAGCGGACGGACGCGTGCGGTGATCCCGAGCATTCACCCCGCTGCGATCCTTCGTGGCGGCGGTGCGAGTGGCGGTGGTGGGTCACACACGGTCGACCTCGCCTTCTGGAACCTGCTCTACGACACGGCCAAGGTGAACCTGATCTCGCAGGGCGCCGACATCAAGTTCACCGACGACATTCAGGTCGAACTAGAAGATTGGCAGCGGGCGAAGAAGCTCGTCGCCGACTTCGTCGTCGACGCATACCGTTCAGGTCGGTTCGCGTGTGACACCGAGACCTTCGTCGAAAACACGAAGCAACACACCGCGCTCTCACCTTACAACGCCAACATGTCGGCGCTCGGGCTCGCCACGTTCGAGCGCGCGATCAGCATCGCGTGGGAGCTGTGCATCCCGGAGGTTCTCGAACCGCTCGACAAACTGTTCGCCGACGAGTCCGTCGTCAAGATCTTCCACAACCGGATCTACGACGTACCTGTCTTGGAACGTCACGGTTTTCAGATCAACGGCGAAATCCACTGCACGATGCTCATGCATCACAGTGCGTTCCCAGGCCTCGCACACAACCTTCAGCGTGTCCTGACGCAGTTCTACGCCGCTCCGCCGTGGAAGGCCGAATACCGCCATGGTCAAGGAACGCTCGACGAGCTGCTGCCCTACAACGCACGCGACACGCTTGCGACGGCACGTATCGAAGGTCCGATCGCGCTCATCATCAAGGAGTCGAACGCCGAGAAGACCTACAAGGTGGATCTCGCGATGGCGCACGCCGCCAGCGTGATGCACATGAAGGGCGTCCCGATCGATCCAGAAATCAACGGGCAACTCCGCAAAGGCTTCCGCGCCAACATCGATGCGGCCAAAAAAGAGCTGGACGACAAAATTCAGGATCCGACGATCCTGGCGCGCTTCAAGGAACGGCTCGCCTTCGAACAGGCGCGGCGTACGCGAAAGCACGATCCGATCGATCTTGACGAACGTATTTCGAAACGCCTCGGCGAGATCGAGGCTAGCAAGTTCAACTTCATGATCGACTCGGGCGATCACATCGTGGCCTTCCTCAAGGCCTGCGGTGTGCCGCTCAGTCTTCAGACGGCCAGTGGTCGAATCTCGACAAAGAAAGACGTCCTCGAAGCGTTCTCGCAGTACCCGGAAATCCAAGCGCTCCTCAACTACCGCGAGAACGCAAAGCTCCTGTCGACGTTCTGTGAACGCATGCTCGATCGCCCGGTCCTCGACAAGGAAGGCCGACCGATCCCCGGCAAGATCCGTTACGGCTTCGCCGATCCGTGGCTGCGTGTTCACCCACGATGGAGCGTCCACGCCATCACTGGACGATGGCGCTCCGAAGGACCACAAGCACAGAACTGGCCCAAGGCCGACAAAAAGAAGGGACGCCCCAACCTCCGTAGCCAGGTGGTCGCACCGTACGGGCGTGCGTTCGTCGCTTTCGATGCGAAGCAACTCGAAGCACGCCTGATCGCGCTCATGTCAGGTGACCCGTTCCTCCTCGACATCTTCCACAAGGACAAGGACATCCATAGCGAGTTCGCGCGCATCGTCTGGCCGGACTTCGACACGGTTCCTGTCGACGAACGCAAGGTCCGCCGCGACCTGATCAAGCGCCCGGAGTACGGCGCGTTCTACGCCGGCTCGATCGAGACGTTGTGGAAGGCCGTCGTCCGCGACTACCCGCAGGTCACCATCGGCATGATCGGCAAGATGGTGCAGGTGATGAAGACCCGCATGCCGGGCGTCACCAAGTGGCACCAGGACATGCAACGGATGGCGGATCAGCAAGGCGAGATCCGAAGCATGATCCTCGGACGTCGTCGATGTTTTCCGATCAAGCAGTTCGACCTGACCGAAGTCGTCAACTTCCCGATTCAGGCGTCGGGCGCTGACCTTATCAACCTGGGGCTCGCGGATATCATGCCGCTCCTGCCCGAGGGCGCGTGGCCGATCCTTCAGATCCACGATGCCGTAGTCTTCGAGTGCGACGAAGACGATCAGGATCTGCTCAAGGCCCTCGTCGTGAAGTGCTTCACGCGCGAGGTCGAGTACAACGGCAACAAGATGAATTTTCCCGTCGACGCCAAGGCCGGAAAAACTTGGGCGGAAGTCAACTGAACTAGGGGAGCAGCATGAGCACGAACTACATCGACAACATGTTCGACGACTTCACGGGTGCGCTTGCGACCGTGATCCCGGGGTACTCCAAGCGTGAAGGTCAAGTGCAGCTTGCACAGGCCGTCGACGAGGCGATCGAAGGTCGCCTCGTTCTCCTTGGAGAAGCACCGACTGGAACCGGCAAAACGATGGCGTACTTGATTCCGGCCATCCGGCACGCCGTCCACAAGGGTCGACGCGTCCTCGTCGTCACGGCGAACAAGGCGCTGCAGGAGCAGCTGATCGACAAGGATCTTCCGGTCGTCGAGAAAGCCTTCGCCGCCGCCGACGAAGAGATTGACTTCAGTTTCGCGCTCCTCAAGGGCCGTGCGAACTACCTCTGCCAGCGCGAGATGGCGATGTTCGACAGTGGTGCACCGATTCCGGGACTCGATCTCGACGGAAACATCGAAGCGCAAGCGCTCAGCGCATGGGGAACAGCCACCCCTACCGGCGATCAGTCCGAGGCGCCACCGGCTGTCTCACAACGGACGTGGAACGTCTTCTCGGTGTCTGGTGAACGCTGCGGGCGTCGCGCGTGTGCCTACTACGAGTCGTGCTTCGCCGAACGCGCCGCCGACAACGCAGAGAACGCCACCGTGGTGGTCGCCAACTACGACCTGTTCTTCTCCAAGTTGCTCCACACAACTGATCCGACGTGGACGAACTTCCAGACCGTCATCTTCGATGAGGCTCACGAGGCTGCCAACATCGCGCGGCGATGTTTCGGTCGCGAACTGGGCCTGACCCACATCAACCAGCTCGCATCCGACATCTCGAAGTATCTCGGCGATCGCGGACTCGCCAAGGCGTTGCGCGACACCGCGAGCCCCTTCTTCGAAGACGTCGCGCGCTACGCGCTCAACATGGAATCACCCCGCGTCGCTGAAGTCGATTGCGTGGCGACGATCGAAATCGTCGACGTGCTTGACGATGCGATGCGGGCTGCGCAGGGCGGCTGTGGATGTGACACGCCCGCGCTCTGTGGAACGTGTGCGATGCGAAAGTCCTGTCGCGACCGTGCTGAGACGTTCGTCGTCCAAATCAAGGAATTTGCAGGGCAGCTCAACGACACGACGGCGTACTGGATCGACAAGCCAAACGACGATCAGCGCGTCACGGCTGCTACCGTCCGGCTTCGCGCCGTCCCATACCGCGTCGGACAGCATCTTTCCGAGCGCGTCTTCGAACGGTACCCGTCGGTGATCTGCGTGTCTGCGACGATGACGAGCGGCGGAACGTTCGACTTCATCCGCGACGAGCTGGGCCTCGTCCGCCAAGCGGTTTTACCCGGCACCGACAAAGTCAACGCCGGCAACGAAGACGTCCGGCTGCACAGCTGGCAGTTCGCCCAACGCGGCACCAACGTCCCCGGCGCCAACGTCATCGGTGTGCGTGTACCGAGCCCCTTCAACTTCGCGACACAAGCCAAGTTCATCGTACCGCTCGGCATCCCGTGGCCGATTCCAGAAAACGACGCGATCTACAACCAGAAGGCCGCTGAAGCGATCAAGACGCTCATCCGTGATTGCAAAGGGCGCACGCTCGTCCTGTTCACGTCGTGGCGGCGCCTGAAGTACGTCGCGGAGCAGTTGCAAGGCAACATCGACTACCCGTTGCTGGTTCAGGGCGACGCGCCCAACAAGACCCTCGCGCACATGTTCCGCGAACAGACCGACTCGGTCCTCCTCGCGACTAAGAGCTTTTGGGTCGGGCTGGACATTCAAGGCGAAGCACTATCGTGCCTCGTGATCGACAAGCTGCCCCTCGAATCGTTCAACGATCCGCTCGTCGACATGATGAAACAGAAGCACCCAGACACCTTCTGGGACGACTTCTACTTCCCGCGCGCCGCCATCGAGTTGGCGCAAGGTGCCGGTCGACTGATTCGCAGTACGACGGATCGCGGTGTGTTCGTGCTTCTCGACACGCGCATCCTCGCAAAGTCGTACGGCGGCATGATGCGCCGTTCGCTTCCGTTCGTCGGCTTTTCGAAAGTCCTCGCCGACGCAGGCAAGTTCCTCGCATCAGCCTCACGATAGATTCGGAGAAGAACATGACCGAGACCAAGACCGCACACATGGACTACGAAGATCAACAGCGCCTCGCGGCACGCCCTGGCGGTGCACGCTTCCTCGCCTTCGAGGGCCCTGACGGTAGCGGCAAGAGTACCCTCTCGCGCGCTGTCGCCGAGACGCTGCACAAGCAAGGTGTCACGACCGACAGGATCTACACCTGCAACTTCCCCAGTTCGATGTCAGCGCCGGGCCAGATGATCCGTCGCGTGTTCAGCAAGCACGAACACGTGTCCGCGCGCGGGATGGCGTATCTACTAGTCGCCGATCGCGTCGAACGCGATCCGGACCTCCAAGCCGCCTACGATCGCGGCTGCTACATCATCGCCGATCGTCTCGTCGAGGTCAGCGGCCTCGTGTATCAGGCCGAGGAGTACCCCGTCGAAGCGATCTACGCCTTCCAGCAGCGCGTCCAGTTCCTTCGTCCGGATCGCGTGTACATCATCGACATCCCGCCCGAAGTCATGGAGGAACGTTTCGCCAAACGCGCCGAAACGCGCAACGAGCTGTATGAGAAGAAAGACCGCGCCTACCAACAGCGACTGCGCGCTCGCTACCTGGCGTACGCCTACCAGCACTTCGACAACACGGTGCTGCTCGACGGAACCTTGCCGACCGACAAGCTCCTCGATCAGGTGTTGACGGACGTCCTCCGAGGGTGAACCTTCGGCGCCCTATGGCTGACATCGATCCAGAACGCGAACGTGCCCAAGCCGAGCAGCTCATGGCCGCGTTCGCGGTTGTCTTGACGCATCCAGCAGGCTTCGGCATCGAGCTGTTCGCAGATTTTTGGATCGACCGCGTCGAAGACGGTCGTTTCCGCGTCTCGCGTCAATACAGGGCCGACGGCGTGGCTGTCGACGAAGAATTTTTCGACGACGTTCGTGCCGCGGTCAGCTTCTACCTGGATCTTCGTGACCAGCTAAAGCTCGGCATGGACTACGAAGGCTCGGCAACGTGAAACTCAGCCGCGAGACCCGTAACCACCTGTGGCGCGACTTGCTCGTTCGCAGCAGCGATCCGTATCTACAAAGTCCAGGTCTACTCGAACAGCTTCTACGCTACGCTGTCACGCTGACCTTGATCGTGCTCGCGCTGTACCTGTTCGCACAGCTCTAGGGGGCTCTATGATGACGACCGCAACGCCCAACCCGCTATCGACCGTTCCCACAGCGAACGTGTTTCCACCGCGCGTCGGCTGCACCCCGCCACTCAAGTGGGTCGGAAGCAAACGATGGCTGGTCCCGCTCTTGGCGCCCGCGATTCATGCACGACTCGCCGTCACCCGAGGACGTTACGTCGAACCGTTCCTCGGTGGCGGTGCGGTCGCGCTCGATCTCGGGCTTCCTGACATGGTGCTCGGCGACAACTGCAAGCCGCTGATCTCGATGTATCAGACGATCCGGAAGACCTCCGCATCGGTCGCGTGGGCGCTGAAGACGCTCGTGGATCGTGGCACCGACAAAGAGAGCTACATCCGCATCCGCGCCGAGGAGTCGCGTAGCCCGGTCCTCGCGGCGGCTCGGTTCCTGTACCTGAACCGGTTCGGCTTCAACGGTCTCTACCGTGAAAACAGCAAGGGCAAGTTCAACGTCCCGCACGGCGGTGATCGCAGTCGCGCGAGCGTTCCCACCGCCGAAAGCCTGGCGATCGTCGCGCACGCCCTTCGCGGCGCCGACGTTCGCCACGCCGATTTCCGAGATACGATCGCTGCCGCGCAAGCAGGTGACGTCGTCTACGCCGACTCGCCTTACTACGAGACGTTCGACAAGTACACGGCGGGAGGCTTCTCCGACGACGATCACGTCACGCTCGCCACGGCCCTTCGTGCCGCACACGATCGCGGTGCCACAATCGTCGCGTCCAACAGCGACCATGAGTACGTTCGCGACCTCTACAGCTGGGCGACCATCGCGCCTGTCCACGAACGTCACGCTGTCGGTGCTACCGCTGAACGTCGAGGACTTCGACCGGCGGTCCTGATCGTTTCCGATGATACGTTCTTGGGAGGAGAGTGACATGGCGCAACGACCGTCCCTGCCCGACGATCACGTCTTCCCCGATGGGATGACCCTCAGGAACGTTCGAGACGCGGTTGTCGCTGCCACCAAGATCGGCATGTGGCATACCGCGTACGAGATGGCAGAGCGCCACGGTATGCAGAAGAAGCTCTGCCTGAAGTGCGCCAAGACCAACCTGAACGAGCAGGAGATTACCTACTTCGCGTACCGCGGTCTTTCGATTCGAATTTGCCGCAAGTGCAAGGGCAACGATACGACCCTGCGCTAACGCGGGGTCTGTCGAAGGAACCAGAAGCTCGTCACGCTGTCGAGCGACGCCGGATCGAAGAGTCCACGCGACGCAGCTTGTCGTGTGCCGTCGACCGATAAGCCGAACAGGTCACCCAGCTCGGCGTAGCCATACGACCAACGGTTGCGTCTCGTCGAACGGACGTGAACGTCGGCGGGCGCGATGAGGTTGTCGGGGTGGTTGTTCCAGCTGTTCTGATCAATGTGCTCGACCGCACCCGAATCGATCACGCCAAAAATCACCCGACAGATCGGTGTGTACGCTCGGCCCGTCCACATCACGAAGTGGTCACCCTCAATCTTCACGGTCGGCCGAGCCGACCCACCATGGCTAACACACAGGCCAGCATCGAGGAGCGTGTTCACGCAGTCGGGGTAGCCGCATCGATATAGATCGAAGCGTGGCCAACGACCTCGCCATTCCTTCAACGTCGCGGCTCCTGCGAGCGCTTGCACAGCTTCTTCGTCCGAAAGTCGGACAGAGCCACGGGCCAGTGCGTCAACGATGTAGAGCGCTACGGTCCTCGCGTTCGTCGTCGTTCGCAGCTTCTTGCGTGTCGTTGCTGGCGCCTCGACAGCCGCTGTAGCAAGGTCATCAAACGTGAACAGTCGAGTTGGCTTTCGTTCGCGGTGTTCTCCTTTGAAGACTTTACGCGGATCGCTACCAGGTTTGAACGGTTTCATCGGTTTGGAGCCGTAACTGTACCTTCAATCGTGACCGTTGGGCGTCTGCTTCCATGACACCGATCGCAGCAGCGATCATCTTGACGACCTCGATCGCTCGTGGGATCTTCTTGAAAGAAACACCCATCGAGACGGCGTCGCCGACTTGTGGGGCAACTTCAACAAGGACCAAGAAGATGGACACCTCGAATCAGGGCGACGGTCTCGGCAAGCGTCGCCGCCGTCGTCGTCGCCACATGGGCGCTCTCCCCACCCTCGTCGGTCGCCGTCGCCGCGGTCGCAAGGGTCGCCGCAAGGGTCGCAAGATCTGCATCCGCACCGCGCGGGGCACGAAGGTCTGCGGCACGCGTTGGCGCAAGCGCCGCCGTCGCTAGTCCGTAGGCGTTACCTACAGACTCGGCAAACGCAAGCGTGCGCGCAGGAGGCGTCGCTGATGCCGATCTTCCGAATGAAGGTCCACACGGGTCCCGTCACCGTGGTCGAGATGAGTCGCAAGATTCGTCGCGCAGGCCTCAAGGTCAAGACGGTCGGGACCGAACACGTCTATGTCGACGTGGCCGCGACCGACTGCACCGACGCACGCATCAAGATGGAGGACAAGTTACGGCAGAAGTACCAGCGGACCTTCGGCCTTCGTCCGGTGTGTTTACTCCAAATCGCCGGACGCAGTCGACGCACGCGAAAGAGGAGACGTTGATGCCAGCGCGTACGTTCCGACAGCTTCCGATCGGCGCCTGCTTCGCGTTCGACGCCGAGACGATCACGGCGACGCGTCGCAAGGTCGACGCTCGTCACACGGTCATCCTCCCGGGCGGCCGTCGCCGACTCAACGTCGGCGACGTCGACACACGCATCCACGAGCGCGCGTGCCCCGTCAACTTCGGGCGCCGTCGTCGCAAGAAGGGCAAGAGCAAGAAGAAGAAGAGGAGCCGCTAGCCATGGCGAAGAAACGTCGTCGTAGGAAGTCACTCGGCTCGTCGTCGGGACGATTTGTCGTCAGCGGCCCTTCGGGCTATCGACGCAGCCTCCACAAGTCATACAGCGCAGCGATGGATGCCGGCCACGCGTGCTCGCGCCAGTTCCCGAACGCGGTCTGTCGCGTCGAGGAAGGGCTGCCTGGCATGCAACGGACGATCGCCGAGTGCAACCGCAACGAGTGCTACAACGTCGGCGGCGGCGTCGGTCGTCGCCGTCGTCGCCGGAAGGCGAAGCGCTAGTCATGGCGAACAAGAAGACGCGTTCTCGCGCGTTCCACAAACGCAAAGCGCACGAGCGTCGTATGAAGGGCCATGCACAACGCCGTAAGCGTTCACGTCGCGGGCTTGGCAGCTCCGAGGCGATCCACACCAAGAAGATGACCGAGGCGTCCGACGACATCGGATACTCGATCGCGATGGTCACCAACAAGTCGCGCAACGGCAAGTGCGGTGCGGCGTGGGCTGACTACGCCGAGATGATGACGCACTACGGTCAGTACCTCGCACACCAGAGCGCGGGCGGTCGTGCGAGCGCGCCGTCGCACGCAGGCCTGATCCGCAAAGCGGCGGGCGAGTTCGCGGAGAACTGTCTCGTCAATCGCAACAACGGTCTCGGCCGTCGACGCCGTCGGAAAGCGAGGCGCTAGCCATGGCGAATCCACTGATCAAGGTCATCAAGCCCGGTGATCGCGTTACGATCGTCACGCCACAAGGCCAACAGCGCACGGGCACCGCCGTCATGCGTTCATCGCATGGTGGCTGGGTGCTCAACATGGGTGGCAAGCACGGTACGCCCGGCATTGCCGACGATCGCAACGTCGTGTCCGTCAAAGTCAAGGGTGGGCGCGGCTCGCGCGGCCTCGGCACCGCGAAGCGCCGCGAGCACGTCTCGCTGATCGCGAAGGGCCCCAAGAAGAGCGTCCAGCGTGAGGCGGCGCGCTACGGCATCCCGATGTCGTCGTGCGTGACCCACGGCAAGGACGTGCAGTGCTTCACCGCCTGCACACCATCGACGCGTGATCGCCTCGACAAGTGGTTCAGGGCGAGCCGTCCCAACCGTTCGACGCAGCGGACCTGGAGTTCGCCCGGCTCGCTGCTGTACGTCGGAGGTTCGTGCCTGAGCGCGCTCGACGGCACACGTCGTCGTCGCAAGCGGAGGCGCTGAAGATGCGTGCACCAAATCTTCGCGAAGGCGTACGCCCCAACTCGGGGAACTTGTTCGATCGTCGGGGTCGCGACCGCTACCGCATCACCGAGTAAACACCATGGCAGCCATCATTCCGCACCTCGAAGTCACCGAAGACGTCACCGCCATCGAACGTGCGTACGATATGTGCGTCGGGTCGATGAACGGCGCGTACCTCGGTGAGGATCATCCGGCCTGTCCTGCGCCCAGTGCTGTTCTCGCGGATGCGCATGCTGGGCTGCTCGGCATGATGTTCGTACGTGACGCCGTCATCCGTAGTCTGGAGACCAAGCAGTTTGTCGTCCGTCCCGGCAACGTGCACGGCAAGGATCCGAGCAACGTCTACGTCGTGCTCGATCAGCCGATCGGGCCTGGCCCGGCGTGGAATCCTGCAACCAACCCCAACGTCCAGCAGTACCAACTTCTGTCATGGACGTCGAAGATGAACACGCCGTCGTGGAGCATCCCTGCAGGACCGCCGCAAGTCGGTGGCGCGTGCCCTGGTGCGGTCGCTGGACAAAGCCTCGTTCCCGCAGATGCACTGCGCAAAGCAGCGAAGTACGTCAACTACGGTCTCGGTCGACCGTACAACGCGCCTGTCAACCTGGCGCAGGCCATCTGCCAGTTCTGTTACGCGCAGGGTGGACAGTACTCGACGGGCCAAGTGCAGTTCGCGCAGATCCTTCGGTTCCTGTGGGCGCGGCAAGCGATCAAGTTCAATGTTCAAGGCCCGTACGGACCGTCGACCGCGTTCGTCGAGACAATGGTCTACGCGATCAACAACGCGGACTACAAGCTGAACGGCGGCACGGTGAAGGAAGAGGTGAAGATCGTCAACACCGAGACCGGTGAAGAGAAGGTCGTCGAGAAGACGCAAGCGCTGCCATCTGAACCGACCGGTCGGCGCTTCTTTCGGATCCACGACTCGGGCGACTTCTTCGAACCTGAATACCTGCAGCAGTGGAAGATGATCGCAGATCGCCTTCCTGACATCACGTTCTGGGCGCCGTCGCGCATCTGGGCGACCGAATGGGGTACCGACGCGGTCAATGACATCAACCGCGATCCGCGCAACTTCATCATCCGACCGAGCGCGTACGAAGTGAACGAACCCGGTCCCGGCTGGAATCGTCGCATCGAAGGCTACGACCCCGTCGGACAGCATCTCGGTCCTGGCTGGGCGGGCGCGACGGTCGTACTGCAAGTCGAACAGAACCGCGGCATGACGCCGGAGCGCGAGCAGTACGTCTATCAACATGCCCAACGCTTCGAGCCGAAGATGACGGGTCCCGATCCTCGCTACACGTGGAACTGCCAAGCGTATGCGACCGAAGACGCGAAGCACACGTGTCGCAAAGCCGTAGCACCGCCAGGTCTCGGCGGACCGGACGGCAAGGGCTGTCGCGCTTGTTGGATCGCTCCCGGTGAGATCGTCAACTACTCTCTTCACTGAGGATCGCCATGGCGAAATCCCAAACGACCACGACCAAGCCCAAGAAGATCAAGAAGCCAAAGCCAGACACGTCAAGCGTGCCTTGTCTTCGTGTCGTTGTCGGCGCCAAGTCAGGTCGAACGGGACAGGTCGACGCCAATGCGTGTACGATCGTTGGCGAGAGCCGCGTTGCCGTCACGCAGTTCGACCTCAACCGCAGCTTCCGTTCGACGAGCAAGAGCGTCGATTCCGTCGACGGGAAGTCGTGTGGCCAGTACGAAGTCAAGAAGGGCAAGCACAAGGGCAAGATAAAGCCACGCCCCTGTCCCAAGCCGTGCGCAGGTGCGCTCAAGCGCAAGGGTTGCCCAGTTCAACTTGCATTCGACAAGGGCCAACCGTTCTTGCGCTTCTGCACCACGGACAAGCAGCCCGGTGTGCGCGTCGACGTCGACTCGCCCATGGATGCGGTCGCCAAGGCAAACGCCGCCTGTGGCACGTGGGCCGCGACCGGCAAGTTCGATTTCCCGCCCGACATGCCACTACGGGGGCGGCGACGTAAGTAACGATCGCGCACGCGATCGTGGTAGGTTGTAGAGCAAGGAGCTGACCCAGTGCCCCACGTATTCACCTTGGAAGGTCTCAGTGACGCGCAGCTCGCAGGGCTGCGCGACGAGCCCACGGTGTCTTTTCCATCGGCTGGTCAGCCGCTCGCGCCACATCAGGCCATCGTCGGACCGACCCGCGTCGCGACACCGGTCTACGGCCCCGGCGGCACGCCGCAGATGTACCGCCGCCGCTACCCCGCACGCGGACCTGTCTGCGACTACTGCGACCCCAGCTACTTCACGTCCATCAACGGAGGCCAGACCGTGATCCCCTACCGACGTCAGTTCGGCGGCATCGACTCGTTCCTCGCGAACCAGAGCCCGACGGTTTCGAACATGCTCGTCGCCGGTGGCGCGCTCGCCGTCGGTGGTGCGCTCGCAGTGTTCGGCGTCGCGCTCTACCGCTACGCGGGCCGCACCAAGAACCGCACCGCAGGACGCTAACCGTGGCGACACGTGCGAACAGCGTCTCGTTGATCGTCAAGGGCCCAATGAAAAGCGCGCGCCGCGCCGCGCAGCGCCACGGCCTCAGTACGCGCGAGTGCGTCGACGTCGCGATGGCGTCGGGGAAGCCGAGCCAGCGCGGCGACATCCAATGCTACGTGCCGTGTTCGTCCTCGACGAACCGTAAGGTCGTCGACTGGTACACCGAGCGGAATCAGACTCGGCAAAACCGTGGATACCCTGCCGGCACGCTGCTCTACCACGGCAGTCTCTGTCCCACGAATCTCGGCCGCTCGCGCAAGCGCAAGAGCCGCCGCAAGAAGCGCCGCTAGCTACCCGGCTTCAACTCTTCGTGCTCGGTGATCTTCACGATCCGATCGCGCGCCTTGAACACGTCACGAACGTACGGCGAGACCTTGTAGTTCGCCGCACCTGCATACCCGGCGTTGTGTCCGGCAAGCGTACAACGCAGCCGATCGTCATCCGGTAGTCGCGAACAGCTCGGATCGTTCCACCACTTCGTCAGCTCGCGCACGCCCTGCTGGTAACCGTACAGCACGTCCGTCCGCATCCGCTGACACTCGGCCCACGTGACCCAGCCGCCCGTCTGTAGCGGCCCACAGTACCAGTCCGGTCGCGCCGTCGGCGGCGGTACATGGCTGGCCCACACGCCGGTCTTTCGAATGCAGGTTTTAGGATCCTTCGGATCCGTACAATCCTCCAACCGACTCAGCGCCGTCTGATAGAAGCGCGATTCGACGTAGGCCGTACCGAGGAGAACTTCGACCGGGAAATCGACGGTGGCGACTGCCTGTGCGCTCTCTGCGTGCACGCGCGCATTCTTGGACGTGTGCGGCGCTGCTGTGCCCGTGATGGCAAGGATCGCAACGATGAGAGATTCGATCGTCATGTCGGCGACCCTACTACGGGATCCGCGATGGGGAAGCACAAAGGCTGAGTCGTGATCGCTCGCGCGATCGATGATAGGCTTGGACCGTGCTCGCACTTCAACATCAGCTTGGCGGCTCCGTGCGAGTGCTCTCGACCGATGCGCAAGAAGACGCGATCGCACGCGCTGGTCGCGTCTTCCATTTCATCCCGCAACCCCCCGGCCTTGCCGGCGTCGGCGCGATCCCAGGTCAGCCCAAGAACTGGCCGACGGTGTGGTCGACCGATGACGATTTCGATTTGCAGTCCCGCCTTGCGCGGCTGCCTTTCATGTCGAACGGCCTTGGCGACATCACCAGCGACATCGCCGCCATCGTGCAGCAGGCTCCCGAGCTGCTTGCGAAGCTCCAACAGATCCTCACGCAAGCCGGACCGCACCTCGACACGATTCTTCAGATCGCACAGGACCCTGCACTTCCACAGGTGATCGAACGCCTTCAGACCTTGAAGGCGCAAGAAGCTGCCAAGGCACCCGTACCCGCTGACGGTTCTGCGCCAGCTACTTCGACGGGCTCCGGCGTCGATAAGCTGATTCCTGTCCTCGACACAGCGATCTTCCTCAACAAGCATCCGGCGGCCCAGTTCGCCCTCGACCATCCGATCCTCGTCGGAGCCGGCGCGGCCGTTGTGCTTGCTGGGCTCGGTGCCGGAATCGTGTATGGCGTGTCCCGTTGGCGCGCCAAGCGGCACGGCAGCGCGGGCGTAGGTCGACGTTATCGTAGGCGGCGTTGATCGCTCGCGCGATCGGGTGTAGCTTCATGGAACCTCGTCCCGCATTTTGCGGGATCCGGCTACGGCACAGGAGAAACCATGAGCAAGAAGGCAGGACAGCTTCTCTGGAATCGTCAGCGCATGACGCTGGCGGGCGGCGTGACGACCATCGACACCGGTCTCACCCAGGTCAACAGGTCGTTCGAGAGCGAGTCGATCGGCGAACCGCCTCTCGGTGTGACAGTGGCACCACCGGGACCTGCCGACGGTACCCTTCCGGCGTCGCGTATCCAGGTGATCCCGATGGCGCCGCTATCGGACTGGACAGGCATCACCCACGGCGAGCCGTTCGTCGACCCAGCGACCAACACCGTAAAGGTCACGTTCACCAACACCAGCTCGCCACCGGTGACAGTGACACCGAACGTGCTCTTCTGGGATCCACACTCGATCGTGGGACCCGGCGACGCGGACACGTACAACCCCGGCCAGTAGTCACAGCTGGACGGTGAGTACGCCCGTGCGATAACCGTTCCAGCCTTCACGCTCTACGATGTGATGCGCGAGACCGCGCTTCTTGATGTAGGGCCATACCTGATCGCCCTTGAGGGCGCCGATCGGTTGGTTCGGCATACGGACGTCATCGATCATGACGAGACCGCCATCGGTGACGAGGTGCTGCGCGATCAGAAACTCGTGCAGGATGAGCTGTGCGTCGTTGTCGCTGTCGAGAAGGATGACGTCCCATCGTCGACCTCGACGGCAACGGAACGCCAGACGATCGATGCTGTGGCCTTGTTCCAGTTCGACGCCATCCGCGACGCCGTGCTCGGCGAGCACCGTTGCCGCCGTCGACACGTCCAGGTCGATCGAGAGCAGCTCACCGCCGCATCGCGCACGACGCTCTGCGAACCAGAGCGTCGACCAGCCGTCACCGAGGCGAGACGCCTCACTGTCGCCGCGAATCGTACCGGTCTCGATGATGTTGAGCGGTGCGTTGCCGAAACGGTTGAACTCGGCAGTGAGAATTTCGTGGAGATGCATCACATGCCTCGCAGTAGGACGACATCCTTGTTGCCCCAGGTGAAGACGACTTCGCCGACGGAGAACGGCGATTTGGTCAAGTCGATTGCACGCCAGCCGCCGGTCGCGATCTTGGTGTTGACCGTCGGCCCGTAGTTGCAGTTTGTAACGAGCGCGAAGCGAAAGTGTGCCCTTCGCAGATCGACGAGCCAGCCTTGGATGTCCTCGTTCGACCAGTGTTGGACGACATCCTTGCAAATGAAGAGGTCCGCAGCCGGGAACGGCCCCTTGTGAATGTCGCGATGCTCGAAAGCCAGCTGCGGACACTTCACGCGGTTGCGCTTGATGCGTTCGGGAATGACGTCGAGTCCTAGGTATTGCGCGTCGTTCATGTCGACGTTCGACATGATGGTCATGTCACCGCAGCCGAGATCGACGATCGAACGGATCTTCAGATCGCGGATGAAGTTGCGCAGAAACTCGCGGTACGGCGCACTGAATTCGACCGTCGAGCCGGGTCCTGATCGCTCGACGTACTGTGGCGCGAAGATGCACTCGTGATCGGAAACGTCGACGGTCGCTGCCGGGTTTGCGATGACGACGCCGCCGATCTTCATGACGGGCTTGGGGGCTTTCGGATCGGTGACCATGGAGATATAGACGTCCTTGTTAGGTTCCCATAGGTAGTTGTAGAGCACTTCGTTAGGTGTGCCTGCGCGCGCAGCGGTCTTGAGAAGAGGCTTGACCTGTTCGAGCCAACGAACATCTTCAGCGAACCAGATCTCCTCAAACGGAACCGACTTGGCGATGTCCGCACGGATGGGACACAAATGGGCCGGGTTGCGCCAGAGGACGCCGTTCTTGTCGACTTCGCCTTCTTCACCGCCGAGCCGATAGTCGAACACGACTGCAGCTCCACCCACATGCGTACGGCGACCGCGAAGCAGGATGACGTCGACGCCACGATTCGCATCGATCGCAGCAAGTACCTTGGGGACGTAGTCGACCGCAACCATGTCATCGTCGTCGATGTGAACGACGTAGGCACCAACGGCAGAAGCCACCAACCGATTGCGCTTGGCACCGGTGGGATGTCGTCGCTCGTCGGCAGCGATCAGGATCTCGATCTCGTCGCTACGTGGTTGTGTCTGGAGCTGCCGTACGAGACGGTGCAACGTTGCGTGCCGACTGTTGAGCGAACTGATGCAGATGGACAGCTTGATAGGGTTCATGGTGCGAAGGCGATCCGTGCGGCTTTGCGGTTGAGTTTGACGAAGTCAGACCTGTTGTGAAGACCCGGCAGACCCTTCGGATCGGGGATGGCCATCGGTGGACGAACGATGCGACGTTCGATACCACGCCGATAGAGGTAACCAGAGATCCAAACGTCATCGACAAGTCGAAACTCCGGCGGCGGTTCGAGTACGGATCCGTCGAAGAAGCTCTTGCGATAGGCAACGCCCGCCCAGCCTTCTAGGACGTCGCACGTGTCTTCCTGCGCCCAGATGAAGTAGCCGTGATGCTCGCTACGCAGGAAGTCTGCAACCAACCAGCCCGAACGTCCAACTACCGCTCCCGGCGACGCTTCAGCGGCAGCCACCAACGTCTCCAGCCAAGTCGGTTCGTAGAGGATGTCGTCGTCGACGGTAACAATCAACGCGTCGTCAGGAATTTCTGGATCCACGACCGCTGACAACTTGGTGATCGGCCCGCGATCTTCAACATCGACGCACGTCACGTCTGCGACGAGCGCACATCCAGGCCCGAGGTAGAGCCGAATCTCGTCTGGCAGCCGTGTCTGTGATTGCAACGAGGCGAGCGTCGACGCGAGTCGGCCGTTGCGCGCCGGAATCGACGTCATGCTGACGATCACCTGCATCGAACGGTATGATGAAGATCCTCACCGCCGATTTCAACGATGACACTCGTAAGTGCGATCATGCCGACGACCGTTCGGCGCGCCCTCTGGATTCCTCTCACGCTCCGCTGCTGGCAGGCACAGACCTACGACAATCGTGAGCTGATCGTCGTCGGACCACGACCAATCGCGTCACTGCTGCCAAACGACGAACGCATCCGGTTCATCGAAACAGACGGCCTCAGACTCGGCGCCAAACGCAACCTCGGGCTCACGCACGCTCGCGGCACCATCGTGGCGCACTGGGATGACGACGATTGGTACGCACCGTGGCGACTTCAAGAGCAGGTTGGCGTCCTTCGTGCGGGCGGTGTCGCAGTTTCAGGACTACGGACACTTCCGTTCTTCGACCTGCGAACCGGCGACTACTGGCAGTACACATATTCGGCCGAGCTTCCCGGAGCTGTTGGTGCGTCGCTCCTATACCTACGTGACCTCTGGCACAAGCATCCCTTCGATGACGTCGACTCGGGCGAAGACGTCCTCTGGTGCAACGCACACCGTGAACGCCCAGCGATGCCTGCACGGACCTTCCTGATCGCATCGACGCACGTCAACAACACCAGCCCTCGACGATACGTACCACCGTCGTGGCGCACGCTCTCGCACGCCGAACACACAGCCATCCCGGATGAAGCCACCGATTGGTTGATCGCGGCACGCCGGCTGACAACGCTCAGCGCGGCGTGATCAACGCGTTGACGGGTTGGGTCAGCGCCGTCGGACACGGACCAACCACGATGATCTGCTCACCGGTCGGCATTCGGATCGTGAACTGACAGTCCGTCTATACGGGCGGGAGGACTACAACCTCAGGACCGTAGCCGTAGTAGTTGGGCCACCATCCACCGCCGCGACGAAAACCGCCGCCGCGACGGAAACCGCCACCGCCGTGTCCACCGCCATGTCCGCCACCACCGTGCCCTCCACCGTGTCCGCCACGCGGACCACTAAACGTCATCGCTAACATGTGTGCCTCCTAATATGCGTCAAAGGCGATCGTAACGCGTTCGCCGCCGCCGAGGTGAGGTTCTACGCTGTGAGGTGTGCACGACGGAAACACCGTCATCAGGCCCGATTCTGGATCGATGTGAAAGACTCGTCCTTCGATTTCGAAAAGTGTTCGCGCACTCGGATGACCGCCCGCGTCGACATAGAAGACGCCCGACCAGATAGATCCTCCGTGGACGTGTCTGCGGTGGAAACTACCTGCGCGGTTCACGATCGCCCATGCACGATACCGGTACGTATGAGGGTCCTTGGTCGACGGTAACTCACCGACGATCTCGGCGAAGCGCACACGGAGCTGTGTCGCCTGCTCCAACGGCCATTCGAAAAAATCGTCTTCGGAGCGCCAACCGCCGACGTTGTGCGAGAAGAACGACGGCGTGAGTGATGCGCGACGAAGAACCTCCCCTCGAAGCGCGTCGAGGAACGTCGATGGATCGTTCCAGCAATACCGCCGGAGCATGTTCCGACTAGTCCGCGAGGTTGTACGTATCGGCGTCGCCCGGACCGATCATCGAGTGCGGCAACCAGAACAGGACGTTGAGATCGGTGATGCCAATCTCAGAGGCGTTCTGAAACGCGACGAAAATCGTGTTCGTCGCCGGGTTGAGGTACGGCTCGCCGTGGGTGACGTTGGCCCACTTGTCCGTCTGAGCGAGCGGGATGACCTGGACACGTGATGCCGGCAACGTGCCAGGCGCCGGCCCTGGAGGCGCCGCAGTCACACCGAGTGGTGGTTCGCCGATCGACTCGCTTTCGAACGACCGGTTGATCTGGGTGAGACCGGTGTTGACTTGCGTCGTTCCCGCCGGGAGATTGATCCGTTGGCGGTTCCAAAGAAGTTGTCCTGCGTTCTTGCTCATGGGGTCCCTTTACGCTGCGAGTGTGTGTCGAAATTCGAGCGCAACGATCGCAGTCGCGTTGGGCTCTGCCATGATCTTGAAGGCGACTGCCGACGACGGACCTTCGGTGACCGCGTCGACAGCAACTCGCGCGAACGTCCGTGGCGTCACGAAAGTCCGCATCGACGGGTTGCACAGGAGGTAGCGGCAGGGATCGTCGACGCGAACACCGCGTTCGACGTACGTCTGCAAGGGTCCGCGTACGGTGTCTCGAATCAAGGCATCACGGCTCAACACGACTTCACCGCCCTCGGCGTCGGCCACGACGCTGTACTTCAGAAGATTGGGCGACGCGCCTTCGCGTTTCAGAACCAGAGCCATGATCGCCTCCTAGCCGTAGCCGGGCTCGACGAAGTCGAGCGAGGTGCCTGAACGGTACCCCCGATCGCTCGCGCGATCAACTCGCTTCCCGTGCGCGATCGATGGTATGGATAGGGTATGGCAAAGCGCAGAAAGCGTCGTCGTCGGTTCACGGCTGCTCGGCACGGCAAGTCGGCCTACTGCCGAACGTTCACGGCCAGCGACTGCAGCATCAAGATCGGTGGCCGCCGCTACAAGGGCAAAGGTCGCTACTGCCCCGTCGGCAAAATCCGCGTCTGTCCGCTGAAGCGCGGGCGCAAGACGTCGTACAAGGTCGTCGGAAGCGGCGGCAAGATGATGGCCCTCAAGAAGATCGCCCGTCGCCGTCGCCATCGGTAACTCATGTCCGGTGACTACGAGAAGCGCGAGATCGCGATCGCGCGCAGGCAGGCCCAGGAAGTCAACGCAGCTCCGCTCGTCGATCGACAAGCAGCGCGCGACGACTTCTTCGAGGCCATGCGCGATACGCCCCAAATTGTTGGGGAGCGAGTTGGCTGGTTGCTCGGAGGCAACTACGGCTTCGGCCCGAAGTGGCTCGCGGAACGCGTTGTATTCAGTCGAAGCAGGAGCAAGGTCGCGGCGCTCACGCAGATGGTCGGCGTGTTCGAGTGGCAGTCGCCCGAAAGGATGACTGTACAGGCGTGGAAGCGCCTCACCATCGATCAGAAGCACAACCTCGCCAGAGCCGTCGAAGAAGAGATCGACGAAGCACTCAAGCGCGCTGGCTTCTAACCGTTGTTCCGGCCGAACGACGGCACCACGAACAGCTCGGCCAACGATCGTGGAAGCGCCGCTGAGAGCGTGTCGACGCAAGCACGCTCGGCCGCAACCGCACACGTCTGACGAAGTGTTCGACAGATCGGAATCTGTGGGTACGAGAGTGTCAACCGACGCTGCAAGTACTTCCCGCCCGGGAAACCTTGTTCGATTCCAACGACGACGCACAAAAGACCTGTGGCCGCCTTCACGGCCAGCTCGCCCAGTTCGAAGCGTGCGTTCGCAGCATACGGTCGACTGCAGTGATGCTTGGTCTCCTTCGCCAACCAGAACAACACGACGCCGTCCGCCGCCGCACGAACAAGTGCCTGCTGCTCCCACGCAAGAAACCTCTCGGCGCCACCCTTGAAGTCCTTCGCCCGCGGCGACGCGACGTGAAGCTCAGGCGCCAGATCATCAAGAATTTGGATCGCCTCCATCTGCCAGTTCGCCGAGCCCTGGATCGGGCCTGCGAGATAGACCATCGGTCCCGAAGGACAGGTCATCGTCGGAGGATCGTCCGGCGCGGTGATCACGTGGCGCGGCACCGCAGCATGATACCATTCGAAGTACGCGGACAATGTTGGCACTACAATCCCAAGGTCTTGGTGATGCTGGGTTGGGTGAGGTAGCGCCCTACCAACAGATCCAGCCATACTCGTGCGGTGCCGCCGCACTCAAGGCGGTGATGGGACACTGGGGCGATCACGTCGACGAGTCGACTCTGATCCGCGAAATCGGCATCGATCCCAAGGCGGGCTCCACGGCATGGCAGGTCACGATGGCCGCCCGTCGACGCAACTACTTCGCACAGACACGGCGCTTCAGCAACATCGACGAGTTGGGGTCGTACACCAACAGCGATGTTCCAGTGATCGTAGCGATCCGCAGCTTCACACGTCCAGGCCAAGGCCACTTCGTCGTCGCCACCAAGGTGAAGCCGACCAACGTGGTCGTTATGGACCCGAACGTTCGCGGCAATCGTCGCACGATCTCACGCCGCGAATTCGATCAGCGCTGGCAGTTCCGTGACCGCGTCGGCGTGGTTGTAATCCCCCGGCGCAAGAAGATGATGCTCGCCGATGCGACGCCATCGCCTCCCAAGCGCTTCTTCGCACTCGTGATCACAGGCGCGATCGTTGCGGCTTCGATCACCGTCGGCGTCGTGATGGCGCGTCGTCGCAGGGCGGCGTAACGTGGCGCGCTTCCCGACCGGACCGTTCGACACGCACCGGACGGGTTGCTTCGGGTGCGTTCGACAAACGCCTGCCGACGGCTCGTGCGGCATCGGGACGTTCCCGTGTCAGCACTTCGGGGTCGACATGTTCGCGACCGCGCCGCAGGTGTTCGCACCCGAGGACGGTACCGTCATCGATGTTGCCGACGGCAACTCAGCGCCGTTTGTCGGCTACGGTCCCGGCGTTGTACTAATGCAGGGCAAGAGTGGCTTCTTCCACCTGCTCTCGCATCTCGATTTCAATTCGATCACGGTGCGTCCTGGTCAGACGGTGCTTGAGGGCACGCTCCTCGCGAAATTCGACGCGGCCACTGGGCACACGCACTGGGAGGTCCGCAAGCAACGTCTTGGGGTCATCCCACCGAACACGATCGATCCAAACCAGTGGTTGAAAGATCAACTCGCGCTCGTGAAGCCAGCCGCGCCGCCGACGTCATCGACGGGTGCAAAGGTCGCCGCCGGTCTAGTTGTAGTCGGGAGCGTCGTCGGACTCAGTTGGCTCGCGTTGCGCCTCGCACGAAGCGCCGCTGTTCGAAGCGTCGGGTGATGCCGCCAACGTTGACGGCCACCGAGCGTAGGTGAAACTTCCTCCGCCAACTCCGCGTACATACATTTCGCGACTTGACGAAATAGATTAACGGTAAGTCCGTCCGTATCCATCTGCGTCTTCGCTGCAAGCCACGCCGTAATACCCTTTTGGAAAGGCGGTGACTGGGGAGGCGGTGGTGACTGCTTCCGTCGGCCTCGCATCACTTGCTCCTCGGTGACGACGTCATCGCAGTACAGTTGGTCATCGGCGTGCCGTGCATGAGGCGCGGCAGCTTGCACTCCTTGCAGACCTTGAGATCATCGCGCGGCACGACGTCCGAGATACGAGTCACGCCGACGGTGACTTCACCACCGTGGACGCGAACTCGCGCGCGGCGGTGCCAGACTTCGTCGGAGCACGCGACCGTTGTCGGTCCACCGGTCGCGTGATGCGTGCAGCACGACATCCACTGCTGAGCGGCGACCACGCCGCCGCGCCCGCGTGAGTCGACCTCGGTGACCGTGCGATCGACCAAGTGACCGAGTGCAGCCTCACACCAGACGTAGATCCACTTGCGCTTGACGTTCGGCTTGCCCTCGTGCTGCTTCATGTACTCATCGACCACCCACGCGATTCGGACGCCGCGCGGCGTGCCGTGCTTCGAAAGCAGCTCGACACTGAACGGCGCCATCCCCCGCGAGAGGTGCCACAGCTCGACCAGCTCACGCTGTTCGACGTCATCCGGCTCGTACCCACCGACTGCTCGCTCGCGCATCGATTTCTATCCTTTCCCTTCAGCTTTGAAGGGTTCAGCAAACGCGCAAAGGCGACGCTGTACGCGACGCTCGTTACGCTTTCGACGCCATTCACGCCGCGTCGTGATTCGGGCCCAGATGGCACGCCACACGTCGTCTGCCCAGGGAGCTTTGTCGTTGTTCTCGTCGCTCATTCTTCTGTCTTTCATGACAGTAGACGCCTGAGGAAGGCATCTTATTCAACAAAGCGAGAGTAAATCTAGCAGCCGGCGATTCGGGCGGCAATCGTCGCGCTCGACTCGCCGACCGGCGCCGTACGAAGCTGGGCGAGATCCACATGCTGCAGCTCCACACGAACCGTCAGGCGCAACTTCCCGGCCACTTCGTTGACCCGCGTCTCGTGCCGCTTGATCGACCCCGGGGAACACGCACAGGGACGCACCGTCGAACCGTGCCAGCCGCACGGGCAGGGGTTCGCAGCTGCGACCACGAGGGGCCGCGACGCCACCGGCATCGCATTCAGCGTCGAGACCAGACCATCGATCGCGCCGCGCGAGAACTGGTCGACTTCGTCGAGGAACAGCACGCCGTGGGTTGCGAGTTGAACCTCGCCCGGACGCGGCGCGATCCCGCCGCCCGTCAAGGCAGAAACCGAGACCGTATGGTGCGGAGCGCGAAACGGACGCTCGGTCACGAGCCCGTCGGACATGCCGACCGCGCTGTAGGCTTCCGTCACGTCGATCTGTTCGTCCTTGGTCATCGCGGAGAGCACCGTTGGGATCCGGCGCGCGATCATGGTCTTTCCGACGCCCGGCGGTCCTGACAGGAGCACGTTGCTGCGCGTGCGGACTGCGTTTGCAATTGCCAAGACCGCATCCGACTGTCCACGGACTTCGGAGAAGTCACACGTCGCCCTCGTGCGCGACGTTCGCACCGTGTATTCGAGCTTCAGAACGTCGATGTCGCCGTTCAAGTCGACGAGATGCGAGAGCACATAGACGTCGATCGCATCGCCGATCGTTTCCTTCGCGTCACGTTCGTTGTCGGCAGGAATCAGCACGCCGCGCAGCCCGAGGCTCTTGGCGAGGAGCGTCGCCTGCACGATGCCGCGCACGGGACGCGTGCGCCCGTCGAGTCCAAGCTCGCCCGCGACGAGCAGTCCGTCGACGTTCACGCCCGCGATCGCACAAGCAACCGGCAGATCGAGCGCTGCCGAAGGGAACTTGGCGCCTCGGGTATCGACATCGACCGTCACCTGACCGACTGGCCACGCGCACAGCCCGACTGACGTGATCGCAGAACGAACACGCACCTCGATTTCCTTGGCGCGCACCGGCGATACACCGGTGATCTTGAACGCATCGAGCCGATCGGCGTCGACAGTGCACGTGATGTAGACCGGAATCGCGTCGATGCCGAACGCGCCGCCGAGCGTGAAAGACGTGATCTTCATGTTCAGGCTCCCTTCGAGCGGGTGAGGATGATCGAGTGAAACGTGCTGTTCTTGAGGAAGCACACGACCTGGCCGGCGTTGTTGCGACGGACTTCCTGCAGCTTCTGGCCACCGCTGAGCAGCCGGTGCTCGCACAGGATCTTGGTAACCGCGTTGCGATCGCCCGGCACGCCGTCTGGCAGATCGTGGTGCTCGACGTCGGGCTCGTAGCCCTCACAACGACAGTCACGCACGGTGCACTTGCCGCGGGTCCATTGCAGACCGTTCGGCGCCTTCGCATCGGCGACGTAGCTGTAGTGGCTTCCCTCGACGTGCTTGCAGCTGCACGTCTGCGTGACCTTGTGAACGTAGCGGACTGAGTACTTCACGGCTTAGCGTCCCTTCTGACGACGAAGCTCGGCGCGACGCTTGTTCTGCTTCGCGCGCTTCTTGAAGAAGGCAGTGATCATCGAGGGCGGTGCTAGACTGAGCCGTGCAGGGAGCAGCTTGCCCTCGCACGTGCACTTCTTGTTGGACTTGGGCTTGGACATGACTAGAACCCCGCCGTGGCGCACTCGGGACCCAGACCCGCCTCGATCGACTCGGGCACCGTGAGTGCCCGACCGCACCGGCCGCACCGGCCCTCGTGCCAGACTTCGCAGCCCGGCGGCAGTTCGCCCTTCGCCAGGAAGGACCAGGCCCACGCCCAGCCCTTGGCGCTCGGCGCCCCGTCCGAGACGGTCGACTTACGCCCGTGACGGTATGTGGTCTGGTCCTCGAAGATCGTCCCCAGAAACGTGTAGTCCGTGGTGTTCTCCGGGCCGCGCAGCAGCGAGACAAACCACGGGGCCTCGGGCGCGCCCGCCTTGGGGATGTCCTTCGCCTTGACACGGAACGTGAACCGTGTGCCCGTCCTTTGGGAGACGAGGGTCACCCGCGCGTTACCGCCCAAGATGAACTTGCGTGCCTGCGCGCCGTCCGTAATCTGCCCTGCCGACATGGTATCCTCCGAAGCGGCGAATCGCCGTGGATTAAAATAGCGAGAGCTACTTGGCAACTCTGCCAGGAACGACGCCTCAGATCACCAGTTTATTCAGACTTGTCGAGAGTAACTTGTAAGTATGCGATTTCCTAGGGCGAATTTGAGCGTATTTTCGAGGATCTAGCCGGTTCTGGGGCCTAGATCAAGTAGATCCTGACCCATCCCTGAGACGCTCGATACGTCAGGTATGCCTCCCAAACAGTCCCGTCCGACCCCACGATCGACGATCTTTTTGCAGCTGCGTTTGCCGAGCCCCTCGGCCGATCGACTCCACGCACGAGTCATCGAAGCACTCGCGCGTGGTGCCGAGCGACGCGGTGATCACGCAATGGCCCGCGAGCTACGACGCGACAGCCCGCGTCTAGTTCAAGCTACGAGAGCCGCGAGGACAGCGCGGTTGCGTTGACGCGACGATTTCGGCAGTCTAGCCGGTCTGATCACAGGACAGCCGTAGAAGCGTTCCAGCGCACGGATCTCACGTTCGGACATGTCGTGCAGCGTGCGTAGCTTCGTGTTGCGAACCAGCTCGGCGAGCGCTCGCGCCGAACGTCCCTCTTCGTGCGGCGGACCGCCGTAGAATCCCCACGCTTCGTCGGTGTCCGGCTTCTTACCTCGTGGCATCGCGGGACCTTACTGCGCGATCGTTCGCGCGATCAAGGTGCTGTTTCCGGTGTAGGATTGAGGCAACATGCTCGCCGCCGTGTCGACGCCCCTTGGTATCGAGACCCTCTACCCCGTCCATCCGCACGAGACGGTCTTCGTCACCGGCGGGGGCGGAAGCATTCAGAAAGTCCCGTGGGATCTGCCGCCCGACGGTGATGTTCACTTCAATGGTTTAGGAGCGCTTACCGAAGACGACAAGAATACGCTCGCGAAACGACTTTTGGACCTGATTACACAGTTCGGGACTACTGAAAACTTCGATCAAGCCGTTGCGGTTCTTCAGACAATCCCCGACGCCAGTGATCGCTCTGATGTCGCTCTGCGTGCCGTGAAGCTTGGCGCGCAGGCGAATCAGATCAACGCGGCACTTGCCAAGGCGAACGGTATCACGACGATCTTCAAGCGACTACCAACGCCCGTTCGTATAATCTGGAGCGTCCTCGCAACGGCGTCGTTCGCGGCGAGCGTCTATCACGGCTACAAACGCAACGACAGCGTGGGCTGGGCGATCGTCTGGGGTATCTTCGGAGCCTTGTTCCCCATCATCACGCCGACGATTGCGATTGCTCAAGGTTTCGGCAAACCCAAGCATCGGGCAGGATTCGGCCGCCGTCGCTTCAGTCGCAACCACCGCACGCCCAAGTACTTCCGTCGTCGAGCATGAAATGGCTTTCGATCCCGATCTCGGTCGCGTCGCCCCCAGCAACGTCACGTTGACAGTGCTGGACGGTTGGTCGCAGCGCGCGACCGGACTTCATCCCGCGCTTGACATTCCGTTGGCCGTCGGGACACCGATCCTTGCTGCAGCTGACGGCGTTGCAACGCGCGTCGTCCCAACCGACTCTAGTGATGCTGGCATCTTCATCGCGCTCACACACGCCGATGGCGTCGTCTCGCGCTACCTGCACCTTTCGCAAGCACAGATCTCTCAAGGTCAAGCGGTCACCAAGGGCCAACAGATTGGCCTTTCAGGCTCGACGGGTCTCTCTGGTGGACCGCATCTCCACTTCGATCTGTTCGTGCCGCAATCGTTGACCGCAGCTGTCGTACAGGCCGTTGGCAAGCCGTCGACGGGCTTCTTCTCTGATTTCGGTTTCGGCGTTGGAATCCCCGCCGAGCCGTGGCTCCCTGTCGACGGTTATTCGGCATCGGTGGTCGCGAACGCGAAGACACTCGGCATTCCGCTGTTCCGCGATCGTCCTCAGACGGCGGTCACCGTTCAAGAGACAAGCCACGCGACACGCGATTTCTTCGTCGGCGTCGCTGCGCTCGGTACACTCGTTGGACTCAGCTGGCTCGCACTGCGCTTCGCCAAAGGCGCCGCGATGACGCTTGGTCGACGGAGGCGCTATGGCCGTGCTTGATTGCTACCCGACGTGGCACCCGAAGTTCGCGCCGATGCGCGGTGGTCCCGCCGATCTTCGAATCCTGAATTCGGGCTGTCGTACCGACGAGCTAGGAGAGATTCGCTGCGACCCGGAAGCCATGCGTGCGAGCGCGGAGAAACAGCTCCAAGCATCTGGCTTCTGGCCTGCTGACAAGCCGCTCACACTGTTGACGTATACGCTCGCGCGCTATATGCACAGCGAGGTCGGTGACGGCACCGTCGAAGAACGTGTCGCCGTCGGCGAGGTCGCCGTCAACCAGGCCGCGCGCCGCAAGACGGACGTCAACGGCCTGCTCCTGTTTACACAGCCGTCCAAACTCTACGGCGAGATCAACGTTCCCGGTCACGGCAACATCGGCAACCGCTTCGCAGCAACAAGTCGCGATCCAAGCGTTCTGACAACTCTACTCGCCGATCTCGTCATGAGCGGCAAGAGCGAGAACATCAACCTCGGCGCCGACGATCAGGACGGCCTTGAGTTTCGCGCGTTCTTCCCGGTTCCGATGGAACGAGTTTTGTGTGAGGCATTCGGCAAAAAACGGACAGGTTGCACGCAGTCGGGCGGCAGTTACTGGGTTGGGCCAATTCCCGGTGTCGATCACTGGAAGACGGCGCAGTTTCGAAAGCTTGGTTTGGACGCAAATTCGTTCGAAGGTCAGCAACTGATCGAACGCGCTCGCAAGGTCTTCGGCAATCCGGTCTACGACGCCAACGGCATCATTGCGCAAAGCCTGCGTCCAGTTTGGTCCGCCAGTCTGCCGATCTGCACAAACGTACCTGGGCAGCCCGCACAAACGAGCGGTCGACAGTTTCTTGCGGGCCTCCTTCTCGTAGGCGGCTTCGTCGGCCTTGGTTACGGTGCTATCCGTCTCGCAAAAAAGTTCGCCACCACGGCGGTGTTGCGTGGGAGGCGCCGTGAACGTCGTCGGTGAACGCATCATCATCTTCGGCGACAGCTTGTCGCATCCAGGCAGCGATAGCGGCCCGACGATCGTCGATCTCGCCAAACGTGTTACGGCGTCGTCGGCGCCCGGCGAGATCGTAGGTCAGCAGTTGCTCAACGGTGGCGCGCAAGCTGTCCGCATCGATGCGCGCGTCGGTCGCTCGGCACAGAGCTTCTTCTCAAACGAAGACAGCGCGGGCCTTCTCGCAAGCGACCGTACGTTTCGTCCGAGCAAGGTCATCGTCATGCTCGGTACGAACGATATCGATCAAGGCCTGACGGCTGCCGCGCTTGCACAAACTACGAACGCGATGACGAAGATCCGCGATGCGTATCGCGCGATGGGAGCAGAGGTCTTCGCGATCGGGCCACCGTCGTACACAAACGACCATTACACGCAAGGGGCACCGACCCTGTTGCAGGTGATGCAAAACGTCTTCGGTGTCGATCACACGATCGATGCACGCAACCTGACACGCGACGCTGAGCACACCTCCGACGGCGTTCATTTCACCGTGGCCGGTGCCGCGAATGCAGGCCCTCAGCTCGCCAACGCAGTCCTGACGACCGCAACCCCGACACCGATCGCAGGCATGTCGCCCAACACCAAGTTGGCCATCGGCACACTCGGCCTCGTCGCCGTCATCGGCATCAGCGCCCTAGCGCTTCGCGCCGCCAAGCAACTGGCGCTGCGCGATCGACTACTGAACCCGCGCGTCAGCCCTTGATCGCAGCCGCGATCGCGTTCTTGCAGGTTTCGCAGATCTTGAGCGGACGACGGCCCTGGCCGTCGAAGTCGGAGAAGCTCATGACGGGCCGACCATCGAGAACGAAGTCCGGTACTTGCACTACGCCTCTGTCGACGTTCATTTTGGTGCCACAGACGGTTACTACGGCTACGTGAAGACGTTCACGACCTACCCAACGGATCACGCACAGCTTGTCTGGTAGCTCGATCGCGGCAATCATCTTGTTCTCGACTATACACAAGCCGTGCGCGGTTGAGCTGACCTTCGACGATTTCGAGCACGAGCAGCTCCAGTTCGTTCTGGTCGGCTTCGGTGGCGATCGCTGGAGTAACTAGTTCCCGCATGAAGCTGCGGAACCTAGCACGACATGAGCGCTTCGCGCACGCTGCCCATGATCGGCGACGGTCGTACGTCGGGGTCTACTTCAGGGTCCAACTCAGTCACGAAGAGCATCCGCTTGCCATCACCCCATCGAACGATATCAGCCGCAATGCGGTTCAATGTGACCTGGTCGTGACCGTAACCGTCGAGGCGAAGACCGAGCACGCGAGTGTCCTCGGCCCCGCGAAGCACTACAGAACCGTCTACCGGTCCAGGAAACGTCGTGAAGGCTGATCGCCATAGGTAGACGTTGCCGAGGTCGTACCACTCACCGTCTTCGCGCAAGAGATAGCAGGCCAGGGTCGGAGGCATCACTTCGACTGTTTCAGTCGATCGTCGAGGAGATCGTTGATGAACCAGCTGAGCGTGAACCAACACACGCCCGCAAGCAGCAACGGCTCTCCGACGGCGTAAAGCGACAAGGCGATCGCGAACGCGACGAACGCTGCGACCGTCGCATGGAACCCGGAGATCATGGTCCCTCCAGCTTGTTGATCTCTGCTTGCGTCTGTCCGCAAAACGGACAGGTGTTGTTCAGGTCACCGATAGGGACTTGATGACCGTTGCAGTTGCAGCAGATGCACATGTTCCGTGCCTCCGGTTTGTGGTTCGGATCGATCCAAGGTTCTTTCTCCGGCGGGATCGGCCATGGCGACTCGCCACGTACGAGCATGGCAGTCTCTTCGTCGGTCGGCCGACGCCACGTGCCGTTGCGGTAGTCGACGTCACAATCGTAGTCGCCTTCGAAGCTCTGGTGTGACGACCAAACGACCTTGCCCTCCCAGATCCAGACGCCGGGCTCAGGCGGCTGCTCTTTCCCGAGGATGTCGTCGATCGCGTGCGATCCCAGCTGGTCGATATCGTCCATCACGTGCTTGTTTGCGAAGACGATCCAACCCTTGTCCATGTCCGGCGTGACGATCAACATCTTGCCTTCGTACGACTTGCTGCTCATCAGATCCTCCTCATCGACCAAGTGCTTTGAGAAGCGCGACATAGCCCGGGTTCTCGCGTCCGAGCGGTAGCGGGTGTCCCGGTCGATCCGCGTCACCACCGTCGTTGCGCATGTTCTCGGCGGTGTGGATGCAGCCGCGCCATCGAGCCGCGATGAAACACTGTGGACAGCTGCAGCGCCGTCGTCCGCAGGACTCGCCTAGCCGACCGATGCCTCCCCTCATTGGATGGGTAGAACCTCGATGAGACGACCGTTCTCGTAGACGATCCGCTCGATCTCGACTTCGGACGCGTTGAGCATGCACGACTCATCCCAGCCGGGCGAAGTCACGACCGGTGTTTCCGGGTTGAGAAGATTGAACTGTCCGATGCTCGCGAAACCGTAACGCCATGTGCTGGTCTTGCCGCATGCGCCGCACACGAACAGGAAGCCTTCGCGTGCAGGTCGGTTGCCGGTCTGATTGTCTTCGTCGGTCATAGTTCAGTTCCACTTGCTGATATGTTTGTGCTGACGCTTGTAGAGCGCTTCGGTGAGACGATCGACGCGTTCTTCAGCCTCGATGCGACGATCGCGCTCGGTTTCGAGCCAGCCCTTCAGGTCGCGGATCTGGTCACGGTAGTTACGGCGACAGTGAAGCCAGGCGAGTAGGCACAGTCCAAAGGCTCCAAATACGTTGATGACGTGCCAGTTCATCCTGTCAACTCTGCCATGATTGCCTTGGCAGCAGCAGCACGATCAGGAGCGTCGCGGATTGGCCGACCGACAACGATGAAGTCGGCGCCCGCCGCACGCGCATCAGCTGGCGTCGCGACGCGCTTCTGGTCGCCGACAACACTACCGGTCGGTCGAATCCCTGGCGTTACGAGCAACATGCTCGGGAAGAAGTCGTGAAGTTCGGCAGCTTCATGCGCCGAACAGACGAGGCCAGGAACGCCCGACAGGCTCGCAAAGTTCGCGAGGCGGAACGCCCACTCGCGCGGAGTCATGTTGATGCCGAGCTGTCGGAGGCGCTCCTCGTCGAGCGACGTCAGAACCGTCACGGCGAGGATCGTAGCCTTGTTGTTGGCACCTTTGACGGCTGCTTCCATCATCTCGGGACCGCCCGCTGCGTGAACGGTCAGCATGTCCACGCCGCGCTCCACGGCTTTCTTGGTCGCCCGCGCGACCGTCTCCGGGATGTCGTGCAGCTTGAGATCCAGCATGATCTTGTGGTCGATGTTCTTGAGCGTCCGAACGATGCGATCGCCGTCAGCGATGAACAGCTCCAAGCCGACCTTGAACCATGTGACGCGAGGTTCCTGCATCCTGGCGAGATCGGTGACGAGGTCGACGGCTTCGTTGTAGGAGGAAACGTCGAGTGCGACGATCAGTTCGGTCTTCTTCGGTTCGGTCATGCAAGCTCCTCGCTGGTTCGGGTACAGGTCTCTTCGATCAGATCACCGACGGCGATCCAGAAATCTTCCTGAGCTTCGCTAACGGCCTTCTTGACGTTCTTCTTGACGGCCTTGAGCGCGCCGTCGCGGCCATACTGATGGATCAGTCGGCTCGCCTGCGTGTAGAACACCCATCCGTCTGGAGTCTCTTCGGTGCTCACAGGTTGCTCTTCTGGTAGAAGAGCCCGTACCTGTCGAGCAGCGCACGCGCCCCTGTGCAGCGCTCCTTGTGCCACTGGAGCGAGTCCCGATGGTGTTTCTCGATGACCGTCAACAGCGCGATGAGCGCTTGTCGATGATCGGTTCCTCCCGCCGCCAGAACAGTCGTGGTGCCGTGGATCGTCACCGTCGCACGAACCGTGCGAGGCAACGATCTCGACGCCACGAACGTGATGTCGGCGCCGTTGCTGTAACCCGCCGCCTCACTGACGACATCGGTCAGCTGTTCGAACGTGAGCTGCGGCGGGTGTTGCGCCGTCGACAGGTTCGCAGCGGAGTCGCGAGACTTCGCCGGCTTGATCTTCTGCGTGACTCTCGTGGCAGCTTCGGACATCGGGTCTTTCATGGTACGGGTTGCGCGTCCTCGCGGGCCTTCAGAAACGCTCGCACGTCATCGACGATTTCCTGGCCCTCGGCGTGTTGCGTGCTGATGCCATACGCGAGGCAACGTTTGAGCAGGGCAACAGCAGACAGCACCCCGATCGCGGGATCGTTCCACGGCGTGGCTTTGTCGGGACGTGCAGGCTCGACGACGTGACAACCGGTCGCGTTCCAGTCTTCGAGCTGGCCGGTCGACGTACGAACGATGAGGTGGGCGCCTTGCAACGCGAGCACGACGCCGCGTCTGTGATCGTATGCCGCCTCCACGGTAAGGCCGTAGACGCCACCGCCCTCAACGGCTTCGAGTGCATCGCGTATTCGCTTGAGCACGTTCCGCGACTTGCTTTTGGCCATCCCGACGCCGTCGTGGAGCAGCATCCAGTAGCCGTTCTCGTCGTCGCGCTCCAACGTGTACTTGCGCTCGATCAGCATCGCGGAACCTCTCTTTGAAGCTTGTCGTCGTACTTCCACAGTTCGTGGCGGACGACCCCAGTCGGAACGTCGCGAACGCGAACCGGCCAGAGTCGCGGCTCGTGGCCATGCCGGCGACGAAGACGTCGCGAAGTCCAGATCGCGCTGTGCAGCACGACCCATCCGATCGCCAGGGTCATCACTTCGACTTGGCTTTCTTCGGTCGGTAGCGCGTCGGCCGACGCGTGTCCGGCGGTAGCACCGTTCGAACGGTCCCGTCGAACGACACGACCATGAGCGCGGTGCGACCCTTGTTGGGGCCAGCACAGACGACGAACGACCAGATGCTCTGGCACTCGTCGGGAACGGTCTCGACGAAGACCGCGCGACTGCAGACGGCCGCCATTAGCTCGTCGGCGCGAAGCTTCATGGCCTTGTCCCGCGCGTGCCCGTGCCGGCGTTCGGTCGCCGTCAACGGCCACCAGCGCGTCACGAACCGTGTGAGAGCGTGGAACTTGTCGTCGAGACGCATCGGCGCCTTCGCGGTCATGGTAACCGCCTGGTCTTCACGTACCGCCATTGATCTTTCCTCCTCGAAGTCTCTCCAGCATGAGCTTCTCCACAGTCGCGTAGTCGTACGTGTGGAACGGCCGCGTCGGGTCGATCGGCTTGAATTCTTCGTACGGGATTCGCATGATCTTGCCGCCCTTGGTGATGACGTAGTACGGCAGTTCGTTCGCCCAGCTGGTGCGTCGACGCTTCACGGCACGTTCTCTTTCGATGCTTCGGCTTCCTGAATCTCGCGGAACGCCTCGTTGAGAAGGCTGCTGGGGAGGTTCTCGATCGCCTCCCAGAACGGCGTGACACCTTTGCCGCCGATGAAGAACGCCTGCATGCCGCGCTTGAACTTGTAGGCGAGCTTAGCGACGAGGACGAGCTTATCCAGATCGCCGTCCTTGTGGAAGTACACGCGCGCGAAGTGACTGATCGTCTCGCGCATGCGGTGCTCGAAAGCACCCTTGCTCAACGTCCCCTCGTCCCACTCCTTGAGGACGGCGCGAACCGCCGTCGCAAGTACGCTCTCGTTCGTCGGTGGTTTGTAGCCCGCCGCGAGAAGCGCCGTCTGGAGATCGTCGGAGAATTCCGGATCGACGGACCGACGACGGTGTGAGTACTCCCAAAGAAGATCTTGCGCCGTCTTGTCCTTGACGCTCAGCGGGACCTTGCCCGGCGGGCAGGTCGGGTACTTGTCACTCTGAAACTGTCCACCAACGATGTGCGCGCCCATGGTTCCCTTTCTACGGCTTGGAAGTGATCCACATGTCGGAGCCTTCATGCTGCAAAGCATCGTCGGTGGCAAGCTCCAACGTCGCGCGCGACGGACCTCGCCAGCCGCAACAACAAGTCGCGAACCGAGTCGTACCGCCGCGCCGAAGCGACTCGCGGTCGATGTCGATGAAGGCAAGATGTGCAACTTGACCGATGCGATGCATGGTCAGGCCGGCGTAAACGTTTGAAGGAACTTCTCGACGGTGATCGAGCACGTTGCTACATGTCGGCCGGTTTTCTTGATGCACTTGTAGAGGATCTGCTGACGAAGCTCGCGCGCCGTCTTCGCCAGCTCCTCGTACGCGTCGTCGCCGTCGTCACGAGACGCTCGACGGCTGTCCAGTTCGTAGAGCAACATCGACGGTTCCGGTCGGAAGCCGGAGACGACCGTCGCCACGCGCTTGTTCTTCCGATGCTTCCAACGCGATCCGGTCTGGATGTCGATCGGCTGGCTGTTCTTCGTCTTGTTCTTCACGGGAAGATCTTCCTCGGGGGTTTCTTCGCGGGTGTACTGTCGTCGATGCACCCAACGGTTCTGGAGTGCATCGACGATGTCGTTGCCCCAACGATTGCGACGCGGCGGGGCGATGCGATTCGCTTCGAGCATCGCCGCGAACGTCGGGAACAGTTCGACGGACGTCTTGTCTTCGACCTCGGCGAGCGTCACGCGACCACCCATGGCAGCAAGACGAACGCCGATCGCATCGAACCCCATCACACGAATCCAGCCTTGGCAGATTGGCTTCTCTGTCGATGGTGCCCCCTCCGGCATCTTGTTCGCCTTGTGGCACAGCATCATGTTCATGCCGTCGTCTTGACAGTTGCGCCAGATCTCCTCGAAGTGCGTCGGATCCCAGTGCGCTCTCGGTGCGTCGACGCGCCAAGGACACGACTCACATGGCTTGCGCAACTTCACGTTGCCAGCTTTCTGCGCGCTCGACGACGCGCGTCTCGAACGCGTGCACAAAGACGGCACATACGACCCCCATCGGTACGAATGTACGTGCTCTTCTCAGTCCAAGGATGGCCGTTCTCGCACGCAGACGACGCACGCATCAATCGTGCAACATTGCAACCGATGCATGACGGAACTAAGTTGCTCGGAACGTTGTTCCAACCATCTCCATCGAGATGGTCCGTGACCAAGCGCTCCTTGTAGTCACCGTTCCACACGACGGCGGTTCCACACCAATGACAAGGGTGGATACCGGCGCCGATCTTGTTCCACAGGTTGAGCCGATGGAGGTAAACCACGCCATCGGCGTGTGCTAACGGGTGGCCGATCAACTTCACCTTACGGTAGGGAGTCGTCTCGGCCTCTTTGCCACCACCTTGTGGTCTCACTTGAGGTTTCCGTCCCAATCGGGCAGCAGCAGGTTTGCTGCCTCTTCACCCGCGTCGTCGCTATCGCCGATACCGTCAGACTTGTGACCCGTCACTGCCTCGATCTGTTGTGGCCTCGCGCCTGCACGCTTGACCCATGCCAAAAACGTCTTTCGAAAAACGTGTGGTCGAAGATCCCCGAGACCTGCTTCCTTGGCGCGTAGTTGAAGTGCGCGGTATAGCCCGTCGGGCGTCAGCTGCGCTCCGATCGACACGTCGTCGTCGAGGCTGATGCGTTGCCGTCCGAGAGAACGAAACACGGGTCCTTGTTCCTCATCACGCGCGGTCAGCCAGTCCATCCACGCACGCAAGGCAGCATAGGTTACGGCGTCGAGAACGATCGAGTGCCGTCCGCCGCCTTTCTTGGTGAAGGTCAACGAGTTGTCCTCGATATCCTCGAACGTGAGTTGACACATCGAAAAACGCAACATTCCTGTGCGCAAACCGAGAGTGATGATGGCGTTGTCGCGAAGATCCCGGCCTCGCAACCCGTCACACGCGGCGACCAAACGCTTGCCTTCGCTCCACGTGAGAGCACGAGCAGCCTTCGCTTGTGAAGGCGTTCGATGTTGTCGCACAGGAAGACGGTCGACACCGTCGACGAACTTCTTGCAGTCGGCGCGATCTGCCGCGTAACGAAGTGCGTTGAGCGCGACGTTGACGCTCTGTGGCTTGATCTTCCGGCTGCGCATGTCGTCGCACCACGCGACAACAACTTCCTGCGTGAAGTCAGCATCCGTGATCGCAACCTCGGCGATGTCCTTCTGAGTATCCGTACCCGCCTTCGTTTCGCGAACGAAGGTCAGGAACGCACGGACGTGTTGCAAGTACAACTGCTTCGTCCGAGGCCGGAGGTTTCTGCTTCGCGTGACAGCCGTTTCGAGTGTGGTCATGTGGTCTTCTTGACGGGGCGGGGCTTCTTCCGCGGCACATTTCGCAGCGGGATCGATGCCACAGGAGGCTCAGCCTTGCAGAAACGCAGGTGCGCTGTCACGGATCTTCGTCGGTGATCCGAGAACACGTGACAGCGCGGGCACGTCCATCGTCGCGTTTCGGTGTCGTAGATCAACGCCGATGGCACGAGCGCATGCAACTCCACCACCGGACCGACAGATTGGAGCTGCAGATCTTCGTTCGTGAGCCCCCAGTTCGCGAGCATCGCAGTTGTCAGCTCTTCGGTTAGCTCTTGCGTCTGCATCTGCGAAAGTGCGACGAGATCGCGCGTCAGCGCGCTGAGGTGCTTCTGAAAAATGTTTCGGACGCGAGAATTCGTCGCGAGGTGCTTGAGGTTCGGCATGGTCTCTCCCTATTTCGCCCAGTCCCGCATCTGCCAGGCCTTGACGTGGAAGCGTGCGTTGAACGCTGACTTCGCAGCGCGTGGTGCAGATTGGTAGAACTTTGCGAGCAGGCGGCGCTCTTCAGACGTGTATGCGCCCGCAGGATTCGGCGCGATCGCGCGAATCTCGACAGGCAGAACTAGATCACTGTTTTCAGATCCGGGCTTGTGACGTCCTGGCACGGACTTTCCGTGGACGGCAACGCCGGTCGACGCCATAACGGTCACGCTGTCTCCGACGAGGAACTGCTGACCGATCACGACCGAGTCGAGTAGTGATGCGGCCATGACGGCATGCCATGTCGCCGCGCAGCGCTCGCACAACTCGGCGACCTTGTACAAGGGCAACGGCTTCCGTCCCTGCCTTGCGAAGCAGGTGTGCTTACCGCCGAGGTAGCACTCTCCTACGATGTCGCTGGTGCACAAGACGTTCGCGACGTCGTGAGCGGTCGTACGTAAGGTCTCAACGGAATTCAAAACTCGAACGGTACTACTCATGCGCGCAACGCCGCGATGCTGGAAGGCGGCCCTTTCTGCTCTTGACAAGAAGGATGCCGGGTATAGCTAAACAAGTCAAGAGCGTGTTGCGATGGCCGATCGTGTGCGCGATCAGGTGGGCGGAACGCAAACACCACCGATGACGATGCCCTCAGCACAGATGCCGCCGGGTCCCGGGCTGACACAACACGTACCGGGCGTCTGCGAGCTGCACTGAGAGTGCACCGTGCACGCAAAAGCGTCCGGTGGAGCGTCCGGGCCGGCGTCGACAGGACCATCCGGTGAAGCATCGATCAGCGTTGCAGCACCGTCGCCGTCAGGTGTTGCGTCGATGGCTGCCGTCGCCTCGAACAGGAGGTTGCAGCCGCCTGCGGCTAGGCAGCCGATCAGCCAAAGCCGGACGAGCTTCACGAGTCCTCTCCGACGAGCTTGCGACGCGCAACGTGCGACGGCACGAAGCGACCATCGCAGAGTACGACGCCGCCGCGCGACCAGATGCCGTCGCAGATCGAGTAGTCCTCGCCGCGCTTGTTGAAGGGTCGACCCTCGGCATACTCGTGCTCCATCACGAACCACGGAGCCTTGGGCCAGAACCGACGAAACCAGCCACAGTTGACGGCGATGCAGGCCCCGCCGATTCGGCCAACAGGCTGGACCTTGCCGACGAGATCTTGGAGGTCCATCGATTCGCCCGTCGCCCAGTAGTCCCTACCAGGTTCGTCCGGGCTCGGCGCGCTGCGAACCGATTTGACGCAAACACCGCCCGCGTCCCCGCCGCGTCCTCGAACGGGTGCCCCCACGAGCGCGACACCGTTTCGATTCGAAAGCTCTTGGATCGGCGTCAACACGACGTCGCCCTTGTCGTTGACCTTGGCCGTCGCGTTGCGATCAGCGTCGCGAATCATTTGAACGATGTCGACACCTGCATCAGCGATGCCTTCAACACGCGAACGATGAAACGTGTCCGCGTCGATCATGAATACCCAGTCGCAACCCGCCTCGATCGCGTCGTACAGCGCCGTGTTACGACAAAGATCGACACCGTTGACGTGGTACTCGACGAACGATACCAACTCGACCTTGTCCGCAGCCTGGAAGAGGGCGGCGCCCACGCCCACCCACATGGCAGCGTGACCGACGTCGAGTTGAAAACCATATGCTGGCAGCGCTACACCAAGTCGAAGTGGGCTCGTCATCGTTTTGCTGCCTCCTGGCGAAGTGCGATGATGCGAGGGTCATCGCGGTCCCCGATGAGTTTCTCGGCGAGGTCGCAAGCTTCGAGGAGCTTGAGACGTAGCCGACGGTTCGCTTCGAGAATCTCAATGAACCCGTCGGCTGACAGTTGGTTGCGCTCGAAGCAGTGCTCGAAGATCTGCAAGATGCCGCGAAGTGCCTGTGCGATTTGCGGTTCACGCGTACGCACTGCTGCGATGAAGTTCTTGTCATGGTCGTTGCCGACGATGTCGACGACACCGTCGAGCGGATGCTTCGATCCATGAAGAACATCACCGTCGCCCCGCGCACTCAGACGTCGAACCGAGTTGCTCGTCCACCACTCCCACGGGCCGGGCGTAGCTCGAACATCATCGGCGAGAGCGTCTTCGCAGAGCGCGTTCAACGCCTCCACGGTCATGCGCGCTTCATCGGTGATCATGGGTTCCTCGATCCATAGGATGAATAGAGCACCGTCTGACGCAGCTCGGCGATCTCGGCTTTGAGGTTGACGACAGCCGCTTCCAGCTCGCAGATGCGCTTGATCTCGTCGCTCGGTTTTGAACCAAGAATCGTGCTGACGACGAGGTCTCGCAAGCTCATCTTGCGATCGCGGCGGATCACTTCGATGGCGTCCGCTTCTTCAGGCGTGACCAGTGCCTGGATCGACTTGCTGGCCGCGCGGTTCGGTTTGTTCTCGGCGGTCATGGAACGATCCCTCGACGAATCGCAGCGACAGCTGCACCCGTACGCGTCTGTTGCCCGAGCCTCTTGGTTACCGCGCGCACGTGGAACTTGGCTGTGTGGTCGCTGATGTCGAGGCGCTCGGCGATCAGCTTGTTCGAAAGACCCTCGGCCATCAACGTGACGACCTCGACCTCGCGAGGCGTCAATGGGTGGAAGTTGTCGCCGTGGACGCTGTGTGCGTTGTCGCCGACGAAGCAGTCACCGCACCAGCAGCACGCAAGGTTCTCGCCTGTGCCGTGGAAACAGTGGCGCGGGTAACTACCCTCGCCTTCGGGGACGGCACCGCAGAACTGTTCGCCGTGCATGCGCGCGACGTCGTTTGGGTTCTCGAAGCCGCGCGGGTTGTGACGATCGTCGTGCTCTAGGCTCATGACGGAACTCCTGCCGGCAGAATGAACGACGGCGGCCACGAGGTCTCGTCGACCAACACGAATCCGTAGCCCTTGAGGAAGCTCTGGAAACGGTCTTCGAAGACGTTCTCGACGTACAGATGCAGTTTCGGAAACCCGCCACGAAGCGTGTCGAGCAGACCGGTGAAGACGCTCCCACGTTTGACCGTGCCTGGGGGTGACATCGAGGGTCAACGGAGTAGGGCCGACCTGCGACATGATCTGACCGACGCGCTCGCGTAGCCCCAGCGTCGGATTCGGGAAGTACTTGTCCATGATCGCGGCGACCTGCGCCTCCATGCCCTCGGGAACATCGACATCGAAACGAATCTCGTCGTGGATCATCAGGATCGGCACGTTGATCTTGGCGCCGACCGCAGCCAGTTCGGCTTCGAGCGACGTGAAACGCTCGCGCGCCTTCTTGGCGCTGACATCGGCGCCGCTCGACTGAATGTACGGCCACTCTTTACCCACTGTATTGCTCCTTGAGTTGGACGGCACACGAGCCGCAGATCTCGCCCCAGTCTGCGGCGAACGCCGGTTGGTTGTCGAGATCGCGTAGCTCGCGCATCAGTCGATGGAGACGCCATGTCGGCCGCTGACCGACGTCAGCAGCGCACGCCAAACAAACAACCAGACCGTAGCGCTGTGCAATCTCACTGGCGAGTGTCCAGTTGTCGGCGAGAGATGCCGCTTTGATCGCTTCACGGATGTCATCTTCTTGCGTGCCGTCGTCGACTTCGGTGAGCATGCTCGTCAGCGTTCGACGCGGGACGATCAACACCACACGCGTTCGAACTTCCAAACCGCGCGGTCCGGTGACGAGCTTGTGCTGTTCTTGTAAGCCCAGCTCGTAGGTCGTCGCGTCGGTCTGGAAGACGAGCGATTTCATCAGTTCACGACGTCGGTCTTCTCACCGAAGTTCGCATCCCAGTTGTCGACGTACGCACGGCTCCAGTGAATCGTCGACGAACCCAAGATCCTGTCAGCGTCAGGTGCGCTGTACGCGACGTCGCTGTCACGAACTGGCTCGATATCCGTCAGGATCAAGTTGCCGTGCTCGCACTCGGTCAGTCGTCCCTTGAACAGCTTCATGGCCACACCTCCAACGATCGAAATTGCTGCGTCACCTGCGATACGGTCAGTCCACCATAGAGGTGAGCAATCGCCAAGGCTTCAAGTGCTTCGAGGAAGGTCATGTCGGTACGTGCACGCTCGATGAGGCACGCGAGTAGGTAGTAGCTGGACCAGAAGACCTGCTCGTCGGTTTCGGCCAGTTTGCAAGCCGCTTCTTGAAATCGAACAGCGGCGTTGAAGGCCCAACCGTCCTGACCGCGGAGCATCGTTCGTTCGGTCTCGGGCCAACAACTCAGCTTGAGTCGCATCACGAAGGGATACCAACTGCTACCCGCTTCATGGGAAAGCTCTCGATGCGGACGCCACGCATCAAGAGCCATCACGGCGCCTTTCGAGCTTTCCACACGCCGAGGACGTCGTAGCCGATCTCTTGGTCGTTCAGATCCGGCGTGGACATCTTCGTACCGGCGAGCCCGGTGCCGTTGAACATGGCGCGTTCGAAGATCGCGACGAGGCCGTTCCGCGTCAGGCCCTTCGAACGGAGCTTGCGGTAGGTCTTCATCGTCGGACCTTTCGGATCGGCCGCTGCCATGTCCTGAAATTCCACCAGCTCGCGCTGCTGTAACGTCAACGCACCCGCGCACTCGTGCGTGTCCTCGCGATCGGCGAGCGCTTCGTAGCCGGCGAATTCGCTTATGCGCGGATCGGTCGGGTGACACGACATCCGCGCACCGTCGCGAAGGCCGCGCCATAGTCGCGCGAGGTTGGCCTTCGTGTAGAACTTGTGCGGATCGGGCTTGGAGCCTTGGTTCGCGAGACGCCACGGGCACGAGCTGCACGGCTTGGGGCATGCCGGCTTGACGGCGACCTTGCTGGTGTCGATCTCAGCGCTCACGGGATCCCCTTGCCTGCGATCAACGGCGCGTCGTGTGCTTCCCGCGCTCGTCGGCGGCCTCCTTGGCCTCCCAACCGGCGCGGAAGAATTCCCACGCCTGGAAGTCGCGGATCGGGCTGTTCTGGTTCATCGCACGCAGTAAGGCCGCACAGCCAAGCTGTGAAGAAGACCAAGAAGTGAATCTCGAAGCCGTGTCCTACGAGCCCGAAGTGGAACGCCACCGTTGGTGGAGGAAGAACTTCGGCCGCTGCACGACTGAAGCCGATGGTAGTTGCGGCGACGACGTTGAGTTGTCGGAGTTGCTCTTCTTGTCGTTGAGCGGTCGCAGTGAATCGCCGCTGTTCGGTACTTCGCACCCGGTCGCGCCGAGGCGTTCGCGTTGTCTTCTTCGAACTGGCCATACGTTTCATGCGATCTCCAGCTCGATGATCTTCACGGGGAAGTGGAACCGCTTGTAGTGACGTTCGGCGAACTCGCGACGGCGCCAGCCGACAAGGCCCAGCAGCCGCCCTTGTTCGCTGAGCGCATCTTCGTAGCGACCGGATGCGACTTCACGCGTTCGTTCGCGCGTTCCGTAGACGCGCGCTCGAACGCCGTCGTCGTAGACGATGAAGTACTCGGTGTGCATCAGGGATCTGAACCGTCGGCGTTGTGATTGGTCTTGCATTCAGGACGATCACAGTCCCACCGTCCGCAGCCGAGACACTGCGCAGACCTGGCTTCGCTGCGAACCTGCGCCGCGCTCTTGCGTTCGATGGTGACCATGTACTCGCCGGCCGTAATACGGCAACCGTTGATCGCAAGGGCGACGTCGAGGCGGCTCGTGAACGTCCGCCGCTTGTCGACGTCTTTGGGCAGAATATGGATATCAAATTCGTACTTCGCCAAGTTACTTGCCTCGCTTCGCGCGTGTCCGTGCCACAGGCGGATTGAGCAATAACGTCCAGAGCAGGGCGACCTCGTCGGCCAGCTCTGCGATGAACGGCCGCCAGTCGGGTGGCCCCAGGTGGTCCTCTGCGACGAGGTTGCGTGCTTGTCGGGCGAGCTTCTCGACGCGAGCGAGGGCCGCTTGACGTTGTGCAGCGGTCACGTGTTGGGGCTCTCTTCGGAGAAGGGCTTGGTGAGCGTCTTCGAGAGCGACGCCATCTTGGAACGACAGTCGTCGACGAGCTTGGAGACTTGCTCCCACATGTCACGTGCCGCCTTCCAGTAGATCTCGTCGATCTCAGTGTCGGCGCTGATCTCGTTGATGGCCTGACCCAGTCGACGCGCGATCTCAGCCTGCAGACGCTTCGTGAAGGCGCGAAGCTGGCCCTCGGACATGTTTTCGAAAACGTCATCGCGCTCGCTAAGCACCTCGACGAGCTTGACGTGCGTGGCACCGCGGAACGTCGCGTCGTGATTCCGAATCGTACCGGGACCCTTGTGCTCGTTCGTGTGCATGTCGATGAGCACTTCGAGCGGCGTGTCCATCGAGATCGCCGACGCGTGCTCGGACACGAGGTGCGCCCATAGCGCGAGCCGTTCTTCCGGCATGCCGATGCGATCGCAAGTGCGTCCGTGGTCGTTGATGCGACACGCGACGTTGTGTCGACCTCCGACGTACGCCAGATGCGCTGCTCCTGTCGATCGATCGATCCGTCTTCGATGCGGTCCATCAGTTCACGCCTCGGTAGAACAGCGTCGGCCTGGTGAGTGCGAGCTTGACCATTCGTGCGCCGAGATCGCAAAGCGCCTCGTGGTACTTCTCGTCGAGGTGATTGTGTTCGAAGTGATGTCCCAGCTCGTGGATGATGAGCTGGTTCAGCTCGACGGACGGGCGATACGATCCCGACGGGGCCTCGTCGTTTGGCGCGTACTCGTTCATCGCGCGGTCGAAGAACTTGTGACCGAGCCGACCGAGGTTGAACACGAAGCCGAGATCACCGAAGCACGCGGCGTAACTCTCGGTGACGTCGGAGAGAACGTTGACGGCGACCGGAGCACCGAGCAACTCCGTCGCGACGTCGCGCGTGTAGTTGATAACGCGCACCATGTTCGCCGTCCACTTCTCACGCGGCACCCAACGGTCCACACCGTCAGGTGAGAACCGCGCCTTCTTCGTCGGCGCGATCTGTCCTGCCGGTTTGGTGCGCTCGCTGTCGTGCTTCTTGACGTTCGTCCACTGTTCCTTGGTGAGCTGCGCGCCCTTGATCAACGTGTAGCCCTGCGACGTGAGATTCATGTTCGCTTCGGCGTCGTTCGGGTCGAAGATCGCACGCTTCTCGCCGTACTTCAGGTCGAGCGCTTTCGCGACCGTCTCCGGCGTGGCGTTCTCATCCGCGAGCGCCTCGTTGAGGAACGTCGCGTTGGCGTCGTCCGGCGAGAGTTGTTCGTGAAGCGCGTTGACGACGAGCGTACGGACGTCACGCAAGTACGCGGGCGTGACGTTGTCGCGATCCATGTTGAGCGGGATCTTCTGTTGGACGTCGACGTGCCACCGGTCGCCGGTCTCGACGACCGGGATCCCCATCTCGTACAGGTAGGCCGTCTCGCCAGGCAGCGGCTCGTAGATGTTCACCGTGGTCTTGCGTGTGCTGCGCTTCAGGTTGCCGTCTTCGTCGGCGATCTCGGTGGCGAGTGTAGCCTCGACGGTCTTGATCGGCTTACGCGTCGGGATCTTCTCCGTGTTGACGATGATCGTCACGTCCTCCGGGACGATCAATCGTCGAAGACCGAGCGTGATCTCGGCCAGCTCGGTGCGCGTGATGCGCGCGATGCCGTAGAACTCGGTGCCACGCGGACGCCGCGCTTTCATGGTCGTACGCCCACGTGCATCGAACATCACGGCATCCTTGGTTGAGATGATCGACGCCTCATTGCAGAGTGCCAGGACCAGCTTCTCGCCGAGGTTGAAGCGACCGCGCTTGTTGGCGTAGCTCTTCCGGCTCGACTCTGCAAACAACGTCCACGCGTGGGACATGTTCGTGAAGCCGTCGGGGGCGTCGTCGGACACGGTCACCTCGACGTGTGGAACACCTTCTACGGGCTCCAACACAACTTCGACCGTTGTCACGCCGTCCGCATCGAGTGCGTTGCCGACCAGCTCGAAGAGCAGCGCGATCTTGCCGCGCCGTTCGATCAGCTTGGCGAGACCTTTACGGTCGACGTCGAACCAGTTCTTCTGCATGGGTGCTCGTTGGTTTCGCATATCGGTTGTAACAAAGCGAGAGTAACTTGTCAAGCGGACCAGACGCCGCCGAAGTCGTCGTGCAACCAGCGTCGCAGCTCTTCCTTGGCCTTCGCGTAGCCTTCACGACGACAGTCGGCACCTGCCGACTCCGCGGCCTTCAAGATGTCGACGATGTGTTCGGGCGTGAGCTGCTGCGCGAATTCACGCAGAACGATCACGACGACCATGTTGAACACGACGGATGGATTCGTCTCGCACGCCACGACGTACTGACCGGCAAGTACTGCCGCGACGGCGGCCTCGAAACGATTCGTCGCCGATGTTTGCATTGCAGCGTGCAACTTCTCGCGTCGTTCGCGGGCCTTGAAGTGGTAGCTGTCTCGCAGCGCGCAGAGCTTGTCGCGACCGACGACGTCCTCGTCGACGGTGACGGACAAGAAGCCGATCTTGACCGTCACGATCGGGCTCAGGTCACCTCGATGACTCGCGTTGCCCCAGTTGATCGCTTGGCTGCCCTCTTCGGCGATGAGTGCCGTCGAGGCGCTGGTAAAGCCGCCGTTGCCGACGGCGAAGCGATCGAGACGGATGTGGTTGGGATCTCTCACTGGAGCCCCTGCACGTCGACCTCTTCGAGGGAGAACGACTCGTCTTGGTTGTAGTGGAGGTAGACGCGGACGCACTCGTCGTAGTCGCCTGCCTCGAAGAGCTGCTTCACGCGTTCGCTGACCGTGATCGTGGGATCCTCGTCGATCATCGGCGTCGGCACGTAGACGCGTTCGTCGATGCCGTTCGCACAGATCTCGGCGCGTGCAAGGTTCGCCAGCTCGTAGTCCGCGAACGCGCTGAGGTCACAGCCGTGACGGTGGTCGTACTTCAGAATCGTGATCCTCACGGTGCGTGGACTCCCTTGCCAGCGAGTAGTCGCCGCGCGGCGGCGTACTGGTTGATGGTGACGAGCGCGGACGCTGCTTCGAGCGTCGTGTTGTCGGCGCGAACAAGATGGGTGGTGTCGGGCCGGCGCGGCCCCATGAGAACGGCGAACTCGGCCAGCAACAGATCGCGTTGTGCCGGCTCGTAGGCGAACGCCTTCGCGTGGAGGACGCGACACGCGGCGAGTGCGAGCGGCGAGACGTCGCGATCGCCGCCTCGCGTGGTCTTACTGTCGAAGAAGCGCGATGCTGCTTCCGAGCGCGTCGCTGCGAATGCGGCTTCAACATAGGTAACTTCACGCGCGGCATGTGGCTGCGTGGCACCGCCTAACGTGACGCCGTACCACACAGCAGCGCGACCGTCTGGCGACGCGATCACCATGGCGACCTCGGTTCGAAACAGTCCGGTCCAGACGGGTTTTTGGGATGACGGTCCGATCTCGCACGCAACCTGCCACGCGCTTTGTTTGATCGCGTACCGCGCCCATTCGTGGGCATCGTTCTCGTCGAAGTCGACCCGTTCCGATAGGTTGTCGATTCGGTTCGGCTCGACGATCCAGATCGACGTACGCTTCATGCCGCCACGAACTTGTGAAGCTGTTCGACGAACTCGTCGGGATGGCATCCCTTGGCGATGAACTTGTCGTGCAACTTCTCTGCTTCAGGCGAGCCGAAGAGAAGACTCATGCCCGATGGCGTTACCGCCGTGAGGTGCAGCATCGACGGATGCCGTGCAGGACTGTAGACGGTGACGAAGCGATACTCGGCCGGTGTGGAGTTGGTGCCGAACATCAGCTCACCGTCGACGCGGAGCCCAGGGCAGGAGCTGTTCTCTTCCAGCTGACGTCGGAACGCTTCGAACTGCGCCTGGTTCAACGAGGTCCCGAACTGAACCGTGCGTACGTAGTTCTCGACGCCGAGCCGGTCGGGGTCGACGGACACCGCGGGATCGCGCGGGACCTTCACCCAGCCGCTGTCTTTGCGAATCGACGGCATGGTCTACTCGACCTCGACCTCGACTTCGGCGGCTTCCGCCTCCGCCTTCGCCTTCTTCGCCTTCTTCGCCTGCTTCTGGACCTTCTCCAGACGCTTCGCACGCGCCTCGGTCTTCATGAGGCCGTAGACTTCGTCGATCTTCTTGGAGAGCCACGGATCGTTGATCTCGTCGCCGACGACCGCCTTCAGGGCCGCGATCATACCCTCACGCCGCGCGATCGTTTCCTCGCTCGTGTTCGAGCGCTCCGGGGTCTCCTCGATGTACGAGATCAGGCGGCGCTGCGTCTTCTTGTCGGTGATCCCGACGATCCCGCCCGAACCGTGCTTGCCGGCGATGACACGCGCCGTACGTGACGACGCCTTGCCCTCGAAGGCGAGCGTTTCGTCGAGCGCCTTCTTCTGCGCGACGGGATCCTTGATGGACGCGATACGGGCTGCCGCCGTCGGCGACAAGCGATCCATCTCGGCCGCGCGCTTGGTCTCGTCGATCGCCTGATCGTCGAACTTCCACCAGCCGTCGAGCACGGGACGCTTGATGCCGAAGCGCAGCGCGATCTTCTCGTCGGAGAGGCCCTTGTTCTTGAGGCGCTTGGCCTTTGCGATCTTGACCAAGACGCCGTCGTTGACGCGCATCTCGTTCTCGCTGACAGCCTTGCCCATGAGATCGAGATCGGAGCCGCGCACGACCTTGCAGTCGATGACGAGCGGATCTCCGCCACGTTCCTTGCGACGCTTGTTGACGAGGCGACCCACGCGCGTCTTGCGGCGGCCGGCGACGACGACGTCGATCCCGTTCTTCTTGGCGATGTACGCGACGCCGTCGATTCCAAACGCGTCGGCGTGCGCGATCTCCTCCTCGGTGATCGGCGTCAGTAGACGCTCGTCCCAGTGGTCGTGCTCTTCACCGTCGTCGGTGTCGAGGGGACCGATCTCGTCCTTGTTGCGGATCTTCTGGCCGCCGATGATACAGAGGGCGTTCGGATCGAAGCCCCACAGGTTGCCGCGCGACGCTTCGGTGCGCCCACGCTTGTCGCTCTTCTTCGACTTCTTATCGACCATGACTCGTCTACCCCTTGCTCGATTCGTTTAGGAAACCCACGCGAGCATGGCGCGCGCGGCGTTGATGAGTGCGTTCTGAACGTTGCGAGGAAGATCGTCCTCGGACGGCGTCCACTGAAACTTTTCTCCTCCGAGCGTCCATTCGGCCAGCTCGTCGGGCGGAAGATCGCGATCGTTCGGCCCCACCTTCCGCAAGAGGCTCCAGTCTTGATAGTCGTGCGTTCCGGGGCTGCCGTCGCCGAGACAGTACGCAGAGATCCAAACACCGTCGTCGGTGCGTGTCACGCGTGCGTCGATTTCGCCGACCGCCAACACCCAAAACGTTGCCTTGACGATGACCGTGCTCACGACGTCCACCATGCGAGCATCACGCGCGCGGTCCTGAGCAACTCCGTGCGCAGCTCTGACGGCAGTTGGTGATCGAACGGTGCGCCGACGATGGCGCCCTCGTGGCGCCATTCGATGCGCTCATCCGTCGACGCGAGAATCACCGTCCAGTCGCCGTGAACGTGTACATCGGTCATGTGTGCGATCGCAGATGACCGTGCCACCGGAACGTCGCCGCGACGTTCGATGATCCAGTGTGCACGCGCCGTAATCTCGCCGTTCGGCGTCTTGAACGTCGCATGTACCGTTGCAGGCTTCATGACCTCACCTCGTTCCTACGCGCCTCTTGTGCGCGCTTCGCGACATCACACTTGGCTTCGCGCGCCTCTTCTTCGAGCACTTCGGCTTCGAGCGCCGCACGTTCTTCGAGCCGCTTGCGATCGCACTCACGGCCATCCATGTCGCGCTGCTTCCACCGGACGTTCGTCGGGTGCGTCTCGTCCCAAAGACCGCAAGGCGCGTCTGTAGTTCCGCCCAGGTTCGCATCAGGCACCCTTGCGCAGGTGCTTCACGATGTCGCGCCAGAGGTTCTCGATCGCCATGACGTGGTCCTTCTCGCCGTCGCCGCCCACCTTGTGCGAGTACTCGTGCACGAGCGTGGCGAGCGTTTCGTCGCGGTCGGTCAGGATGCGCGCCGCGAGCAGGATGCGGCCGTCCTTGAACTGACCGAGCAGCGTCTCTGAGCGGAAGTCGACGACGTCGACGAGATCGAGCGTGCACTCGGGACGGACCGCGCCGGTGATCGTGAGCGCATCGAACAGGTTCGTGCGCTGCGTCTCGTCGAGATCACCCCAGGCGAGCTTGCGCGTGACCTCCTCGCGCATCGCCTTCATGATCGTGTCCTTCGTACCGAGCGTGTCGGCGAGGATCGAGGCAAGGCTCTTGTTGACGACAACACCGCGCTTGCCGAGGTGTTCGACCTCGTGCGACTCGGCCAGATTCGCGACAGGCACGACGTCCTTGCCGAACTGCTTCACGAACTTGGTCGCGACCGCCTCGCGAACCTTCTTGGGGGCGTAGACGGCTTCCGACCTGATGTCGGCGTCACCGTCGGAGATCAGCTGGAAGTACGCCTTGAGGAGATCGGGACGCGCCTCCGCTGCCTCACCCCAGATCGCACTGGTCTTGTACTCCAACTCCCACGAGGAGACCATCTTGCGGTCGCGATCGACCGTGGCGTCGTAGAAATTGTAGCCGTAGTTGAGGCGCTTGTCGGTCTGAACGAAAATGCCCTTGACGTAGATGCGCCCGCGGAACCGATCGCCGATGAGGAGATCGCCGCGACCCGTCTTGACCCGCTCGTCCTTCTTGAACTTGGCGAGGAACAGGAAACGCTCGCGCAGCTCGTTCCAGACCTCCTCGGAGACGTTCCCGATCTCGACGCGAACACGCTTCTTGGGCTCGCGACCACCGACGCAGTCGAACTTGAGGACATCCGCGTCGTACTTCTCGCTGCGCTCGATGAAAGCCGTCCAGACCTCGTTGCCCGTCCGGATCTTGACCTCGTGACCGTTGCGGACCAGCGCCAGCGTGCCGAGCTTGAGCCCCTCGCCGAACTTGCCGATCATGTCCTTGCGGTCCGCCTTGGTCGTGGCGCCGAAGAGCAGCGACTCGCGCGGCATCTCCGCACCGTCGTTCTCGATGCGGAGCGTGCCGTTGTGGAACGAGACGTCGAGCGGAGCGTTGAACTCCGTCTCCGCATCCTTGCCGTTCTGAATCAGCTCGCGAATTCCCTGCCATGCCCCCCATTCAGGAAGGTAGTCCACTTTGATGGAAAGCTCGATTTTGCTCACGATCGACCTCGCTTGTTCAGCTCACGAACACGCTTGAGAGCGTGCCAGTCGCGAGCGTCGTACGGTTGGCCGCGCAACGCGCGGCGGCGCGAACAGAACTCCAAAACGACGTGCGCCACGCGTCGCTTGACGATCAGATACGGGGTGATGACTTCAAGGAACGGTCCAACTGTTTCGACAGCCCACAGCGACCAACCGAAGACGTCTCGTTGGTTTTCAGGTCGCTGCTTACGGCCGATATAGCCGATGCCTGTTAGGCGTCGCAGCTCTAATTGCATACACCTCGTCGCACTGTGTACATCGATCCGAGGCGTCAGCGACGTTGCGCGGTTCGGCGTCGCGTTCTCGACAAGCCCAACGTAGCCTTCGCCGTCAACGATCCCGGCGATCCAGCCTTTCTGTGCGTCGGCGAGCGCCTGCATCTGTACGACGCCCTGTTGAAACTTCTCGTCGCGCACCTGCAACTGGAGACCGCGAACCACGTTCCAGAAGCTGCTCGGGCTGCACTTGAACTGCTTGATGATCTTCTGATACGGCGTTCCGCCGAGATACAGAGCACGGATCTCGTCCTTCTGATCGGACGCGAGGCGCACTTGGTAGCCCTTGAGGTTGCTCATGTTCAGAATCATACGTCAGACAGTTTAGAATCGTCTCGTGTCTCGCGCTTCGTTGAGTCAGACGCGCGGGCGGCGCCGTTTATTCGACAAAGCGAGAGTAACTTGCGATTTGATCGCTGCCGGGATCGGTCCGGGTTTGGAGGCTGAAGGGTTCCCTTGGGGTTTCGCGGACTTACGGGGTTGGTCGATCGCTCCCGGGATCGGCAGAGCCGGTAGGGGCTTGAACATCGCCGGGGCCTTGGGGCCTTCGCACGAGGGACATTTAGGCCCGACGAACCAGGTCTGGCAGTAGCGGCAAGGCTTGTTGCGCTCGCACCAAGCCCCAAATTCGGCGTCCGAGATGATCTTCTTGCTGGTCATCGCACGGCTCAGTCGAAGATGTCGGCCGCGCCGAATTCGCGCTTGAGCAGCTTGGCGGCGTCACGAAGCTTCAAGCCGCGCACCGCGCGGGTCATGTTCTTGGCGTCCTTGAGGGTGTTCTCGCTCGGCTGTGGGTCGCACGCATCGACATCGGCGGGCTCGACGACGGGTTCGCTATCACCGTGTCGTTCGATGAGAACCATCGGGTAACCGTCGTTCGGATTCTGAAAGCAGAAGCAGGCCATGGTCATCCGCCTTTGTTTAGGTGTTCGGCGCACTCAGTGGCGAAGTCGAGGACGCGTTGGATCTCTACCAACGCCAACGCGACGCGACTGTCCGGTTCGCGTCTCGCCTGTAGCGTCGCGGCGGCTGACTGCTTGAGTCGATACTGCGCGGGCAGGAGCGCGTTGCGCGCTTCACTGATCAGCGCGATCGCAATCTCGCGATCCGTCGGCGTTTTTCCGTGAAACAAATCCGTCACGGCACCCAGTCCGGATCTGCCGCTTTCATCGCCGGATACGCCTTGTGGGCTGTCCTCGCGGCGACGTTGAACCGAACCGACGTCAGGTGATCGAGCGTGCCGCCGTGTGCATCTCGCATCAAAGCCTCGATGTACGGGACTTCATCGTCGGAGCAGCTCGTCGCCGCTACGATCGCCTTGTGATAGAGGCTGCGAGGACGCTTGGTCACGACAGCCCCGGCACCGTGTAGTTGTCGATCAGCCGACCCCATTCGGCCGTGTCGGCGCCCATGCTCTTGAGCACCGCCGCGTGTCGCTCACGCGTGAGGTGCACCGGCGTCTCGCGCATCGAGTAGAACAGCCAGCTGCTGCGGACGTGCTTCGCGAGCGTGTCGAAGACACCGGTGCGATCCGGGTGCACCATGTCGTAGCGCAGCGTGTACGTGAGCGGGTCGCCCGTCGCGTCCGGCTCCCACGTGATCTCGACGTCGCACTTGTCGTAGCCGCCCGTCGCCGGTGCGGTCATGCGCGCCTTGCGGATGTGCGCCTCGACATCGTCCCAGCACGTCGGACCCTCGAAGACGTGCCTCGTGCACTCCTCAACGCGGCCTTCGGCGCGTTCGAACACGATCTTGGTGGCGTTGAGCTTGGTCATGACTCCTCGCGTTCGCGGTGAAGTGTTTTGACGATCTCGTGGGACGCCGGGCGACCGAACACACGCTCGACGTTCCCGAGAATGGCCGCAATGTCGGCGTAGGCGCTCTCGACGGTGAACGGACGATCGCTCACCGTGTGCGGCTCGCTGTGCTTGTGTCCGTCCGCGAGCTTCGGATGATCCACGAAAGTGAGCCCGTCGCTCCCAGACGCCCAGTCGGGCAGCGGCTTCTGTGTCGGCGTCGAACCGTTACCGCCGCCCGAGCCCTTAGTCAGCTCAGCGAGACGACGCTCACGCGAAGCGGCCTTGTCCCACTGCGCGACCTTCTTCTGTCTCGTCGGCTGGTTCGTGTACGCCGCGCCGCGTGCGGCGGCCAACAAGTACAGCCTCTCAGCGCCACGATGATCACCGTCCCAACTGGCCCTGGCGGCCTCGTCGGCGATGTCTTCGGGTTGCTTGTGGATCGTCATGATGTGCGACTCCTCAGTTGAACATGCTCGCGCCCCAACGATCCCACTTGGAGATCTCGGCGGGCGTCGCGACGTGGAGCGTGCTCTCGTCGACGGTGAGACCCTTGAAGGTGCTCGACGGCGCGCCCTTCTTGCGCGCCAGTCGCAGCGCTTCATCGCGCGTCTCGGCGGAGACGGTGTTGTAGCCACCGCCGATCCAGTTGAACAACCAGGTCTTCTTCACGTGATGCTCCTCGTCGAAATCAGGCAGCGTCCGGCCGGACCTAACAGCCCAGTTGCCCCATGGGGTACTTCCCGTAGACCGGACACTTCGTGGCTCTGGGTGGGATCGAACCACCACTGGGATTCAAACCTCGGCCGGCACCGTGCTCGGCAGAGCCATCGTGCGGGTTGTGCACCCGCGGGCGTTCCATCTCAAGCCGCGCGCTGACCGGCGAAGTACGCCGAGACCTCCTGCTGCACCAACTGCTCTCGGGTCATGACCCGCGTCGAGCGTGCCTCTCGCAGCATCGAGACGTACACCTGCACCGGCTGCAGCAGGTGACGCGAGCGGCGCTTGCCCTTGCGCGCCTTGAGGTAGGCCTGGATCGCGACGTCACGGCGGTAACGGATGTTCTCCTGGGTCATCTCTCTGCTCCCTGCTTGCTTGGTTCGTGGATACAGACGTCAGACTAAACGACCTTATTCGACAAAGCGAGAGCTATTTCGCAAATAGGAGCACGGCCAGCGAAAAAAGATGCGATCCCTGGGGCGACTGGTCGGGATGATCCAAACGGTAGGACTCGTCGCGATGTAAAAAAGCTCTCGCTTTGCAATAACTTACCCGAGATTCGTCGGGAACGGGCGGTCGACCTGTCAGATCCTGAGCTGCGCGGCGTCTGGTCCTTTGAAAGGGACGGATGTCGAAAATCGGAAAACAGCTCGCGATCTGTGAAGCCCCGGCCGGCGGGTGCGGCTTCCGTGAGGGTCGCAACTGGCGCCGCGGTCAGATCGTCGCGAGCTTCGACTCGGACGGGACCCCGCGCTGCCAATGTGGTTCGACGATGCGCGCGTTCAAGCGGACGCGTTTTCAAATCGTGAACTGTCAGAAGTCGTCGAGCACGACGTCTGAGAGCTACGAGCAGTGGCTCGATCAACATCGCGCGCAGCCCGGTGGATGGCTCGTTCTCGCCGCGCCGGAAGAGCTACTGCGCGCGACCTACGAACAACGGCTCGTCGCGTCCGACGAGGAAGGAGTAGAAGAGCAGTGAAGAGGCACAAGGAAAGTCACTTCGATCATGGTCTCACTGAGGCACAGATCGAACACGTGATGAAGCGCTTCGCGGATCGCGACGCGTTCTTCGTCGAAACGATCGAACTGCCCGAGGAGCTGGGCACCGTCCCGTGCGGCCTCTACGGCCCGATCATGGGCGATGCGCCCGTCGACGACGCCAGTGTGGTAGCCGCGCCGCGAGGCGCGCGGACGTGGAAGTCACGGCTCGTCGAGTGGCCGGTGCGCCAGGTTCGGACGTTGACGGTGATCGCGGGTCCGCACGACGGGCACGCGTGCATCGTCTACACGGTGTACGGCGGTCCGTTGGCGCCACAGGAGCCGGGCGACGTTCGTCAGCAGCTCGAAGCTGTCGAGAAGCTGCGTCGCGAACGTTCGATGCGTGGCGAGCCCGATCCCGGCATGGGCCTCTCCGACGAAAACGAACGCGCGCGACTCGATCCCGAGGTCTACGGAAAGATCGTCGCGCTCCGCAAGAAGCGTGAAGCGGCCGACGCGTTCTGGTGTGCGCACGCGCTCGCACGCTGATCCTCGACGACAAACGGAGGAGCTACATGCATCCGACAATATGAAGAGCCGCGCGTGGACGCGGCGGTTGTGCTACTTGCTTCTCGTGAAAATTCGCTCGTCATGGATCATCGTGAACGGAGACGTTCGGCCGGTGGATGACCCTCGCGTGAACACGCGGCCGTCGAAAAAACGGGGTCGACCTCCGGCGACCAAGACGCAAACGGACACCCAACCTAGTAACGATCAGCAAACCATCGAAGAGCATCACGATGCGTCCGCAGAAGGTCATCCCGGCACGCATCCCCGACGGGAACCCACTTGAAGGCGATGCTCTCGGCGTTCAGACGAACACGTCCGGTCCAATCGACCGAGTGGTAGACGTCGACGACGAACGGCGCAAAGTGCACGCGCACGACTGGCATCACTTTGGCCACACGAAGACCCGCCTCCTCGTATGCCTCCCGGACGGCCGCCTCCGCGGCCAACTCACCTGGCTCGACGTGACCGGCAGGAAGATTCCAGCGACCCGGCTTCCACGACATCGTGGGACTGCGCTTGAGAAGCAACACGCGTCCGCGGTCGTCTTCGATGATGACGGCGGCGCCGTACGTCGACACTATCTACCGTGACGCTTCTGCGATTCGCGAACAAGCGCGTTCTGCGCGTTGTCCGTGCCGACGAGGCGAACGAATTGCTTCGCGACACGGTTGGGGTTCAGGGATACCTGGCAGTCGTCGGAGCCTGGAAGCGCTGGCAGCGTGCACATCGCGTACTGGCGCTTGGACGACGTCGCGGTTCGGTAGGGACCGACGGAGATGTTCCGTTTGCGACCCTGTCGAACACGTTCGGTCAGGATGATCCGACCGTCGGCGATACGATCGGCGATCTTGCGAACCGTCTCGTCGAACTTGCGCGCCATGTCACTTCTTCTTTCTGCAACGAACGTTGGTGATGTTGAGGATCATCGCGTCACTTCGGTACGTTGCTTGTAGTTGAAATTTTGTCTGGGACCAAGTTTGTGTGCGCGCCGAACCGGCGACTTCGGTTTTGCTGTCTGAAGCGCGTGTTCAAATTGTCCACGCCGTCGTGTGCACAACCACGGCTTGAACACGCGTACAGATCAACGACGACGTGCCAACTACCCGTTCCCCATTCGTACACGTCCTTCAACCGGACGCCGTCGCTGGCGCGCACGTGTTGAATGGGGCCGTATACGGAGCCGACACCGACAACCTTCGCGAAGCGTTCAACGACATCTTGATCCGTCATCCGCAAGTTCATACGGATTCGCCTCGTGTTGTAACGATCGCTGCGTACGGTGCCGTAGCAACTACCTTCGCCTTCGAACAGGCCAGCCGCCCACGCGATCTCTGAATCGGTCGCCATCCGCGGAGCTTACCTCTTCGAACAGCTGACCTTGACGATGTTATCCGCGCTCGCGATCCCAGGGGTTCCGTGTCGTCCTCCGAGATTCAACACCCAGCCGTGCGGTCCCTTCATGACGGCACGACCCGTTCGTTGCGCGCCGAAACGATCGACGATCGTGACGCGGCATCCCGCACGAACCGTGTCCATCAGGCCGGCAAGAGCGCGCTTTCGTTTCGCCATATCCGCAGCCTAACAGATCGTCTTGACATCTGCGCACGGCCGTTCTGGGTGTGTCGATCGCTCGCGCGATCGTGGTAACTTCAACGACATGAAGAAGGCCACGCTCGGACGCCGACGGAACCACGATGACGCCTTGGCGGACGCCGAGTGCTCGTTCACGCCAAAGAAAGAACGCGGCATCTACGGCATGCTCGCGGGCGGTGCTATCGGCCTAGTAGCCGCAACCGCGGGGTTCTTCATCGCCACAACGCGCGATCGTCAACTTCAAAAAGTCGCTGGCGCTCCTGCACCAAAGCCAGGCCTCAAAGCAGGCCTCGCCGCGGCAGGTGCCGTCACTGTGGGCGCGATTGGCGGTCGGTTCTACGCACGACGCAAGCCGACCTGCTAGCGCGCGGCGCGTGTCACCATGACGGCGGGGCGGCGGGCGAACAACTTGATCGCTGCGCCGATCACGACCACGGCAGCGACGCCACCACCGACGGCGACCCAGAACTTCGGATTCTTCACGTCGAAAAACTTCTTCTTGGTGGCGACGACAGCTTGCTGTGCAGCCGTCCGGGCGGCTGCTTGCTGCTCAGCCTGCGAGCCGCCCTGCGCTTTGACCTGAGCTGCTGCCTGCGCCGCCGCGGCGACGATCTTCGGACGTTGCTCGGCGGAGATGTCTTCGTGAACCAGCTCGACGGTAGCTTGCTCCGCGATCGCGGCGTCTTCTGCAGCCGGAATTATGATTCGCGTGAAGGCGTCGACGAGCGCGGACGCATTCTGCGCGATTCCCTGTGCGTTTAGATTGGCGGCCGCGGCAGGAGCCAGCGTTGCGATCGCGCTAAGATCCAACGGGCCTGCTATGTCCAATGCGATCTGTGCCGCGCGGGGTAGCTGCGCGACGGTCTCAGCATCGATAACGCCAGTCTCGGCCATCTGTTGCGCGATGCCGAATGAACCGACGAAGAATCGATTGATCTGCGCCTGTAGTAGTCGGATGGTGGTTGGGTCGGCTTGAGCTGTCGGGCTCGCCGTCCCCGCTCCGGCAGCTGCCTCGACTGCTTGCCGCACCAGAGCCGCGTTCGCCCCCAGGCCGATGGCGCGACCGGCGATCAAGGTCAGATCGAGGGCTGAGAAATTTCGAAGCATCGCAACGACGCCCTCGGGAACGGTCCCATCTTCGAGCGCAACCATGAGCGTCGCGGCGGCCTGATCAATCGCCGACGACGGCGCCGCTCCTTGGCCCAGCGGTAAGCCGAACCCTTGCTGTCGATAGACTGTGAGCATGGTGATGTAAGATTACCACGATCGCGCGAGCGATCGGGTCGGCCTAACAAGCCGCCTTGACAGCGCTTGTCGCGAGCATTATCGAAACGCCTTATGGCCAAGCCAGCTTCCGATGGCGACACCGACGCCACCAAGACCCCGTACACGTCAACGCAGGTCAAGACGATCGAGATCGCCGGGCCGATCAAGATCACCTTGACGACAAAATTCGATTCCAGTCACGTGCCTCCGGCGCGGCCTTCAGATGGTGGTGACGAGAGCGACGTCGATCGCTTCATGGAGGCACTACAACCGTTCGCCCAAGCGATTCTCGCCAAGCTCGACGAGATTCGCCAACGGCAGGATCCATCGTGAGCGACCCGTTCATCAAGCTGCAGGGCGCCGAGATCTACAAGCTCGTCGAGCGACTGCAGCTGCTTCAAGGCGCCGAATTCGCGTTTCGCTTGCGATCTGAAGCGCGGCGACGCGAATTTGAAGAGGCCGAGCGACGTCTCGCTGAGGAGCATCGCAAGGTTCAGAGCGAGCTTGCCGACGTCAAGAAGACGCTTCGCGAGAAGCTCGGCGTTCCAGAACCCAAGCCTGTCGATGAAGAAAAGTCGGGTTTCGGTGACGTCAGCGATTTGTTCTCGAAGATGCAAGACATCTTCGACGGCAATCAGATGCCACCTTGCGATCTGCTCGCACCGTCAGGTCCCGACGGACCTCCGTGCGGCTGAGCTACACTGAAAAGTTGCACCGCGCGAAATTTTGAAACTGCGCGCGGGCCGCGCGATCGTACGCACGCGCGGCCTCCTCAGGCGAATCGAACAGGCCAAGGTACTTGCCTTTGATGTACGCCCGCCAGCGGTTGTTGGCACTGCGTGCGACGCCCTTAAACCCTGAGGTGTTGTGTCGAGGCTTTCGCGCGTTCTGAAGATTCTGTTTATGCGTCGCTGGGCGCAGATTGGCGCGACGACAGTCTAGCGTATTGCCATTCTTGTGATCTACCTGCACGTTCTCGGGTGCCTGTAATACTTCCCGATGCAGATACAACATCCGCGTCTTTTGATCTTTCCCAAGGGACACCGCGCGGACGGCGTAAAAATCTCCAGTGTGTGATCGTTGGGCACGCCAAGGAATCGCCGCTAACTTCCAGTCTTCGGGATCGATCAAGGCGAACAGCGGTTTCTCACCGCGACGCCGTTTGTAGGCGAGCCATAGCCTAATGGTACCATCAGCAGCGAGCTTCTTTTTACGCGCCATATGGACAAATCCACCGGATCGGGACAGCGTCACCTCGGGTATAGCATGTGTGTTTTGGCGTGCCGTTCTTGTTAACGGCCACGCAGTACGCTTGCACGTCGCGCCCAATCAGCTGCGCGATCCGTCGTTGACGCTCGGGCTCGATGTTTTTCCCCCAGGCCACGAGTAAGCGTCCGCCGTTCCGGCGGACGAGTTGGACGGCGCACCGGATGGCAGCGTCGTTCTCAGGTCCGACGATGTCGATGCCGCGGTCTCGCGCCTCGAACATGTGGACGGGCTTCGTCGCGCGGTAAGCGTACGCGTTCAGCTTGATGAAGCGTTCGTAGCCCCACCAGATCGTGTAGAACGATTCCTTGTGAACGGTCGGATCGTCGTCGTCACCGGTCGCCGTCGACGGGTTGAGGCCAATCGACACGAGTACACCCTTCGGCGGAAACTGATCCGCAGGACGCGGGTAGCCTGATAGATCTCGCGTCAGTTCGTATCGCCAGGTTCTACATGCACTGAACCGTGCCGTGCCGGGTCCGAGCGGCTTTAGTGATCGCGCCATCGCTACCCCAGGGGTACCGCACCGTTTTGAAAACGTACAGCTCTACGGTCCGACCTCGATCGCTATGGCGATCGTCGATCGCAGCAGCGATCGTGGTAGCGTCGGTAGGTGCCGATTTTGAATGCGTGCTGCTGCGGGTCCGACGGAACAACAGGTCCGACAGGTCCGACAGGTCCGACAGGTCCGACAGGTCCAGCTGGAGCTGCAGGCGCTACAGGTCCGACAGGTCCGACAGGTCCAGCTGGAGCTGCAGGCGCTACAGGTCCGACAGGTCCGACAGGTCCAACTGGTCCCACGAACACGACGCCGCAGGCCATCGGTTGGTTCGGCGACGGATCCGACGGCACGGTGACCTGGGACGGCGCCACCACGATCCTCGGTTTCGTTCCCGTGGCCAACGTGTACACGCTCACGCGCGACGTGATGGTGGTCAACTCGACGATCAACAATGGCGTCACCGTCGATACGGCGGGCTATCGCTACTTCGATAATGGCACGTGCACGATCAACGGCACCGGCAACATCTCTCGCAACGGTAACAACGGTGGGAATGCTGTGGCGAACATCGCCGGAGCTGCAGGCGCCGCCGCACGTGGCACGAATCAGCTCCTCGCGAATGGTGTCGCAGGTGGAGCAGGAGGCAGTAACAATGGCGGCGCTCAGGCGACGGGCTCGCGTCGCCTGACGGCAGGATCGGTCGCCGGTGGAGCTGGTGGGATTGCAGCAGGAGCCGGAACCGTTGGTACCAATGGCGGCGTCGGTCAGGGTGGCGGCGCCGGCGGCGGTGGCGGTCATCTCACTGGCACGGGTGGAGCCGGCGGCAGCGGCGGCGCCGTGACGCTCGGCGGCGTCAGGCTCGGCAGCGACACGGCCGAGATCCTGACGGCCTACATCGGCGCGCAGGTTCGCAGCACAGGCACGACGCTCGGCGCGGGAACCGGCGGCGGCGGTGGCGGTAATGGCGGACTTGGCGGAGCCGGAACACAGGGAGCCGGCGGTGGTGGCGGCTCGGCGGGCGGCTACACGGTGGCGGCCTTGCGGCTCATCGCCGGTACATCGACGACGCCCATCCAGTCGAAGGGCGGCAACGGCGGCAACGGCGGCAACGGCGTGGGTGGTCAGAATGGCGGCGGCGGCGGCGGTGGCGGTGGTGCCGGCGGCATCGCCGTCGTCGTCACGACGACCACGTCGACGGACTTCCCTTCCTCGCGCGTAGACGTCACGGGCGGTACGGGCGGCGCCGGTGGCGCACAGAGTGGCGGCGGCGGCCCCGGCGCGGCCGGCGGCAACGGCGGGACGGGAGTCAAGCACATCTTCTACGTGGGATATTGATGTGATGTATGATTAGGATGGCCGCCTGAAATATTTATGAACAGCCTCCATACGTTCGTCGATCGTCTCTTTGAATAGACAGTCCGTACAAAGCTGATAGAGCAGTTCCGAAAACTGCTGACGACGTTCAACGTGAACCGGTGCCCCGGAGATGAACTCACTTGCGCAACGCAAACAAACTTGGTCAAAGAGGCCGTACCTCTGTGCGATGTCCTTCGCCAGAATTCGGTGTCCTGCCAGCCACGCCGCCGAGATCGCCGCACATACGTCTTCAAAACGTGCTCCATCTGGGAACACGTCGACGTGAAAGAGGCCAAGACAAAAACTCACGAGGCACCTCGATCGCGTATCGTGGAGGGATGCAACGCTGGTTGGTGATGATCGGCAACCACGGCGTCCTCGCCGAGGTCGTGTCGACCCCAGAAACCATCCAACGGGGCCTCATGTTCCGTACGCAGCTCGCGCCCGACGCGGGGATGCTGTTCGTGCTGCCTCATGAGTCGGACCACAAGTTCTTCATGCGGAACACGCTCATCCCTCTCGACATGATCTTCATTGGACGCGATCTGCGTGTGGTTGGAGTCGTATCGAACGCGACCCCGTTGACGGAAACACTTCGCGGCGTCGGTCGACCGTCATCGTACGTTCTCGAAGTGAACGGTGGCTGGGCAGCAAAGAACGGCATCACCGTCGGCGCACCGGTGCGTTTCTGGCGCTGATCTTCTGTTTGGGTACAAGTAGCTCCAAGAACAACGCACCAAGGGCTTCTGCTTGCGCCTTCTCAAACGCTGGCAAGTCGTCCGTTGCAAGAAGTACGATCAGGAACACGGGCGCGTCGAACACCGTCGCGACCTTTTCGAGGGTCTTCATCGTCGGTGAAGCACCCTTCGACAAGGTCCGTGACACGAAACTTTCTTCGACGCCCATCGCTTTGGCGAGATCCTGCTGCGACATCTCGCGAAGCGCGCAGAGCGTCCTGATCGCACGTCCGTAGTTCACTTGGTCGCTCCGCGGTCCTCGACGTTGAAGCCTGCGAGGACGGCAACGCCGTCGACACGACTGACGTGATGGCTGACACCGTACTGGTCGAGGACACGGTCGGCACCATCGCGACGGATGCCTTCACGACTGTCGTACTCTTCGTTCTCCGACCAGCCGCATCGCGGACAGCCCCATGGGCCGTACATGATGCCGATGCCGACATCGGCCGATTCGCGATCGCAACTCTCATCGCAGTGTGGACAGTTCATACATCCAACATGGCGCAGCGGTTGGTGCAGTAGACGGCTGGCCATTGTGGATGGAGCGGTCGAAGGCAGTCTTCGTTGCCGCACGTCCGTCCCGGCGACGGCTTGGTGTTGCACATGAGGCACGTGTAGCCCCAGAACTCGACCTGCTCGGCCGGAATCTCATCGCACGTTGGATCTGTGTCGAGCTGAACGAGACACTCACGACAGATGATCATGCCTTCGTGTTCGTGGCGGTCGTAGATCGCGCGCGCCGGATCCTGCGGCGTGATGACCCGAAGTAGGATCACGATTGCCCTCGAAATGCGTACGGCACGACATCCCGAATGATGTCGTTCAAAAATCGATTCCAGGCACGATCAGACACGGCGTACTTGTCGGCGAGATCGTCCGGTAGCCAGGCCAGATCAATGTGATGGCGCAGATACTCACGCATCTCGTCGAGGGAACGTCCTGCGTCGTACATCTCGCGTAAGGCTGAGCCGTTCGCGTTACGCAAACCGGAAATGGCGTGATTTCGGTCTTCGAAGCGACTCACCAGACGTCCTCCGAGGTCAACACGTCCTTCGGCGTCGGCTCTCGAACCAGCTGCCGTGCAGCACGCGCGATCTTGCACGCTTCGTAGCGATCGACGAAGCGGCCCGTGCTTGTCACGAAGCCCTGGTTGCGAATGTCCATGAAGCCTTCGGGTAGGTTCAGCTCGACCAGTTTCCACAAGATCGTGTGGTGCCGCGCAGGCGGCGGCATGGACATGGTGATGTCATCGAAATTGATCGCGGCTGCGACGATGCGTTCGACGGGCGCGGCCTCGGTCTTGGCTTCTGTCGGCGGCGCCGGCAGGAAACCTGGAGGACAGTTCTCATCGGCGTCTTCGTGAACACGCAGGCCGCAACGCATACAGTGACCGTCGCCGTCGACGCCCTGTGAACCGCACCGCGGATCAAACTTGGTGCCGCGCCAACGGATACGCATCGCGACCTCCTTGGTGTACTTGTCGAAACCGGCGCCCGCACCAATCGTAGCGTCGCCTTCCATCTCGTAGGCCGCCTTCAGGCGCTCCTTGTCGCGTTTGTTCATCACTTCCTGACCTTGGGGCGCTTGCGATCGTGACGATCACGCGCCCGATTGTCGTCGACAGCCTGACGTTCCTTCGCGGTACGCTGTTCGTGTTGCATCTGCGTGATGCCGCACCGTTCGAGGCGGTGCAGGTGCGCGTTCATCTCCGCGTTGGGGAGTTGTGCATCAAGCTTGCTCAACTCGCGCTGCACTGACGAATAAAACCGGGGCTCCAGCTTACGAGGAAGATGTTCACGTAGACCTTCACGAGCACGCTGCTCGGCTTGCTGACCGAGCCGAAGGTTCGTGGTGGCGAGAGAACACGACTTGGCTTCCATCGCTCGCACGTAAGCGCGCCCGGCGACGAGAAGCCACTTCTTAGTGTCGGCGACGTTCATATTGGTCGGCTCCTTCCATTGGCAAAGCGGCCCGTCTGCCTGACGTAGTTCGCAAGGCGTTGCTTCTCGAAATCCTCCCAGTTCTCCTTGGGGACGTACTCGATCATGTCGACGACGGTGATCTCACACGGTGGATCGGCACACTCACCGTACAAAGCACAGCCTTTGTGGTTCTTGCACGGCTTGGTGGCTTCGTAGATCTCGTGGCGACGACGCTGCTTCGTGGGTGTGTTCATCGACTACTCCTTCATCCGAAGCGCGCGACGCCCGCGCTCGTCCTCGAACAAGTACATCTGCTCGTTGGGGTACACAGCGATAAAGTCGCCGGCCTGCGGGGTCGCTGCTGGGTCAATGCCGGCGGTCGCCCGCCTACGCTCGTTGTCCGCACGATACCGCCCGGCGCCGACGGCCCCGTAGGCGCAGTCCGGCTCCAGGTTTCTTGCGGCTTCGAGCTGAGCCCTTCGAAGAGCCTCCTTGGCCGCGATCCGATCATCGTCATCAACCATGTTCACTCCTGAGAAGCCATTCACGTGCGTTGCGAAGCCGTTCCGACGAAAATTCATGTGTGCTGAGGGCATCGAGAACTCGTTTGCCCTTGCGAACGTTGCAGCCGACACATGCCGGCAAACAGTTTCCTACCGTCGTGCCGCCCCCCAAATCGATAGGCACCGCATGCTCGACGAGGGACCAAGCACCACCACAAAGCGCACAACGATCACCAAAAAACTCGACCGTGCGTGCCCATTCTTTCTCGGTAAGCGTCGCCGGAAGATGCGCTCGGCGCGCACGCACAAGCGCCGATCTGATGCCGCCTCGCGGCGGCCTGCTTGGCGCGGCGAGGCGCCGCTGTTCACATGAATCACAGATCGATCCACTGAACCGCCCCGTCGCAGGGAACCGTAGATCGTTTGGATGAAGCACTCCTTGACACTGTGCACAGAGACGTAACGCCAGACCGTGTTCCTCGTCCCAGATTCGCGTGAGCGCCTGCTCGATGCCGTCGATGTCTACGCGACTCAAGAGGTCCAAGACCTCCTGGCAACGGACAGGGTCTCTCAGAAGTACCAACGTCGCAAACAACTCGTTCGGGACTCCGTGTGCGTCGAGCAATTCATGACGCCGTAGGTCGATGCGCGCCTGCACGCGCGCCGCGTAGGCCCGTCGATCTTGTTGAAGCAGCACCTCGTCGGACGTGTCTTCAAATTCGAGATCCGCACGACCAACGACGACCATCTGCTTGTCGTCGTCGATCACTTCTGTCCTCGGAACGCCGCTACTGCCGCAGGTACTGCACCGCCGCGAGCATGGCGATCGTAGCGACGCGTCGTCTTGGGATCGCTGTGATGTACCGACGCCTGGATCTCGTGTTCCGGCAGCCCTGCGTCATAGCCGGCGGTCACGAATGCAGCACGGAAGCAGTGGGGATGAACGTGACCCGCACCGACGGCTTTCGCGCGCTGCTTCACGATCTTGTTGATCGTGGCGACGTTGATCGCTCCGCGCGGCCCAGGAAACAGGAACGGCCCCGACGCGTTCCTCAACCACCGGTCGACGGCAGCTACGCTGGATGCCGGCAGTGCGATCTCGACCTCCTTGGCGCCCTTCACGATCGCCCGCAGAACGCCGTTTCGATAGGTCGCCCGCAGGATGCGCGCGACTGACGCGCGGCGGAGCCCCGTGTCGTAGAGCAGCTGTAGGATCGCGGCGTCGCGCGCCCCACGAAGTGGATCGGCGTCGGCTTCCGCGTTCGCGATCATGGCGCAGGCGTGGGTGTCACCGACGAGCTGCGTCTTGGGCAGCGCGTTCGCTGGGGGCCAGCTGAGGACGGCCGGGTGAAAGGGATTGACGCGCACCGCGCGGGCGGCGAGAAGCGCGCGATAGATCGACGACATCGCAGCGATTGCTCGGCGAGCGCTCTCGTTGGACAGGCTCGCTTGTAGGTGGTCGCGAAAGGCCGTCGTCGCGTCGAGGGGCGGCGAGCCCGGATTCGCGTCGATCACGTGACAGAAGTCGAGCCAACGATCGAGGTCCCGCAGGTAGGCAGCGCGGGTGTTCTCAGAGCGCTTCGCGGCGATCAGGGCGCGGGCGGCCTGCTCGAACTGGAAGTCACCAACGGGTCGCGCAAGGGCCTGATCGGACACTGTCCAGGAGTAACATAACTGCTACTTATGTCAACAGATCCCAGATTTGGTGTTTCCTTAATAATTTCAAGCATTTATACGTTATCCTCGTTGAGTCGCTTGTCCGACTCCTAAGGATTCCGGCAACGTCGAGCCATGGGCCAACGTGGACCACAACCAAGCTCAGGCGCCTTCTTTCGAGGCCGCGAGGTCGTGCTCAACGGGACCTCGCCGACCTTCCTCGCGGCGCCGACGGCGCCGGAGCGCGCGATCGCGGATCGCCGCGGATACGTGTCGATCCACCGATTCGTCGCGAGCGAGCAGCTCGGCCGGTGGGTTACTCGCGGCGAGGCCGTCGTCGTGATCGACGGGGACCCATGGAACTGGCACCCGTCGAACCTACGGGTCCGGCCGCTCGCGGCGAGCCTGCCGAAGGCACGACGCGGACAAAAACCAGCTCGATTGAGTCCGCCGGCTAAATTTAGGTCGAAGGCTAAGCCGGGCGCAGGGTCATCACCCCCCGCGACCTCAAGCCGGCGAACAGGTCGCCAGAGGGTGACGCCGCCGAAGGCGCGATAGCTGTTGGCTTGCGGAGGGCGTGGCCGATTACTAGCTTGCGACGATGCCTCGCAAGCGAAACGTGAAGACGCCGATCCAGCTCTTGACGGTGTCGATTCACGGGAAGGGCGTCGACATCGAGGCGCGGTTCTCGGACTCGCGCCTCAGCGACGTGATCGCCGACGCCGTCCGTCGCACGACGACAGGTCCGATCGCGCCGCCGTCAGCAGCCGCGATCGGCGAACACGATTTCGACATCGTACGCCGCGTGATCCAGCTTGCCGAACCGAAGGTGTTGCAGGCGATCGTCGACCTCGCGAAGCACGAACTGGAAACACGTCAGAACGCGAGCTGACGCGGTAAACTGTCCTCCTTGAGGCTTACGTGGGCCCTGAGGCTGGCCGTCCGGCGCAAAGCAGCACCCGCGAGACGGCGCGCGGGTGCGATAGGCTTGTCGGATGACGGAGCGTCCGAAAATGGTCCATCGGCAACGGCTGGATCAGGCGTTGACCGCTCTCAACAACATGCTGACCCTCGTGCGCGTCGCGAAGCGTGAAGGCATCGTCTTCAACGTCGAACACAACGAGCTGTTCAAGCGTGCCGAATCGTTGATGGAAGACGAGGTCCCGCCCGAGGACGAAGCCCTCGATGGTTTCGACGAGCCGCGATAGGCTTGTCGGATGGCGAAACGACAGCGTCGACGACAGTTGACGGACGCGGCGAGCTGTCCGCGTTTCAAGATCCACGAGTACGAGCACCGTTCGATCACGGGCGGCGTGCTGGCGGTCGACTTCGAGATGACTGTAGGGGTACGCCAAATCGGACTGCTTCAGACGAAGACGTCGGGGAGCGCGCTAGAGGTCGAATCGATCGCGATCGAGGACGCAAAGTTTCGGCGTTGTGGCCTGGGGACCAAACTGTACGAGGCGGCGGCCAAATGGGGATGCGCCAACGGCATGAAGCTTACGAGCGACGTGCTTCGAACGACCGATTCGCAGGGCTTCTGGGAGAAGCAGGTCAAGAAGGGCCGCGCACGGTGCATGGTCGGTGCGTCGCAGAAGGCCTCGACGCAAGACACGGACGGCCCGCGCATGGGACGCGGTGGCTGTGGGATGTACCAGCTGATCAGTTGCAGCTCGACGGACCTATCCCGCCGTCGAAGGCGCAAGAAGTGAGGTAGATTAGTTGAATGGCGCGCAAATGGACGAGTGATCTGGATACGTACGTCGACGAAACCATCGACAACCATCACGTGTTCACGCGTAAGACGGGCCGATCGTGTGAGTTCGTGATCACCGATGACCGCACGGGATGGAGAATGACTGGTTCTGAACCGGGGCCGTGCAGCAAAGCTCACACGACTGCGAAACAGATCGTCGCGGATCGCGTACGTCGAGGGCTCGCGAATCGCGCTCGCCGCCGAAGGCGTCGAAGGAAGTGACCGACGAGATCTACCAACCATGGACGCCGGAGCAGGTCGACGCGTTGAACGCGTACCAACGATCCGGCGCGTTCCACCCATTCACGTGTGGGCGCGACCGCGGTAACGCCGCGCACAGCGCGTACGCTGAGCAGCACGACGAAGACAACGGTCAACTTGTCGCGACGTCCGAAGGCTGGAAGTGCCCCGTCTGCAACTACCGTCAGGCGTGGGCCCACAGCTTCATGGCCGACCCGACGCTGCTCCAACGACCGGCGGCACTCGCGCGACGCAGGCGCGCGAAACGTCGGAGAGGAACGCCATGAAGCGGATGCGCATCGGAGATCTTCCGCGTGACATGCGCGAGGAGTTGTTCGGCCTGCACGCGACCGGCGTCAACCCAAGAGCCACCCAGCGTGGGTTCGAGGCGCGAACGGTCCCGCTTCGCGAGATCGACATCGCGCGCATCGACGTCTCGGGGTATCCCGCCGCTCAGACGCGCTCGTACGACCCGTTGAACCTACCGCCCGTTGTCATCGCCGACGGCAAGCTGATTGATGGTGGTCATCGCGTCGCCGAGGCACAGCGTCGTGGAATGTCGACGGTGCGTGCGATCGATGTAACAGGGTTGATCGATCCGAATGCTACGGGTTTTGTGGCTGCGCTCGGAAGAACGCTACGGAGGTTCACCATGAAACGTCGCCGACAGCTCGCCGATTCGTGTCCAGTGGTCAAATTCGAAACGCGCCAACCACCGAAAGGCAGCGGCATTCGCGGCGCGGCGATCGCCGCAATCGTCAACGGCGAGAGCGTTGGGCAGGCGATCGTTGTCTACGGCGAAGGCGTCCCCTATGTTTCCGACATTCGTGTCGCTGCTGAGATGAAACGTTGCGGCGTCGGTACCAAGCTCTACGAGCAGGCTGCACAGTTCGCGTGCAAGACGTTCAAGGAACCACTGCACAGCGACGTCGAACGCTCGGCGATGTCACAGGGTTTCTGGCAGAAGCAGGTCAAGAAGGGTCGCGCGTCGTGCGTCTCTGATATGCGCGCCGTCGACGAGGATGAGGTGCCCGACTGGATGGCGACGGCGGGACGCGATGGCTGCGTGCGCTACCGGCTGACGTGCCCTGCGCCGAAGGATCTGTCACGCCGCCGCCGACGTCGGTAAAGTCGTCGCGTGAAGACGCCGACCAACATCGTCACGAAAAACGGCAACACGCCGATCTACATCTCCGACAAGCCTTGTACGAGGTGCGGCTGCTACGAGGCGTTCGTGTTCGAGTGCAACTGCGGCCAGGTTCACTCGGACATCTGTTACAACTGCGGTCGTTTCACAGACATGGTGCACGAGCCCGTCGACGGGACTGATCGTTGGGAGCGGCGCTGTTCGATGGGACCCGTAGAACACACGCACAAGACGTTCTAGGATGGATGACGTGCGCCGCCGTATCGACAAGGGCCTGATCGACATCAAGCAGCCGTTCACGATCGTCGTCGAGAAGTCGATCGGCGATGACAACTTGTGGGTTGCCAAGATTATCGGCCTCTCGTGCGGCGTTCAGATCGGATGTGATCCGACACCCGAAGGCGCCGTCTTCATGGCCTGGGACATCGTGCGCATCCTGACCGGCCGCTGCAGTTTCACGCGTCTCGAACACGAATACACGATCGACACCGTGATCACGGCGACGCCAGGCTGTGAAGACATCCCAGCGTGGGGCTGCGCGCACTGCGATGTGAAGACGGGCAAGAGCATGTTCGTCGAGGAGACGGTGCACTGATGGACGCCGCCGAACTTGCGCTCCAGGGAACGCTGTTCGGCGTTGGCGGCTGGACACTAGAGAATGTCTTCTTCGGACCGCGCTTTTCGACGGTCTTCGACGGCGTCCAAATCCCGTTTCTTCCTGTGTACGCCTTCGGCGGCATGACCATCATGGCGACGCGGCCGTACCTCGACAAGCTGCCATGGATCGTGCGCGTGCCGATCTACTCAGCGTTGTTGACGGGCGTTGAATTCGCCGGTTGTCAGATCAACCGTCGCGTCTTCGGATCGTGCTCGTGGGACTACTCGAATCAGAATTGCGCGAACCCGTGGGCCGGCTGCATCGATCTCGATCACGGTCTCTTGTGGGGCATCCTCGGTGTCGCCGTCGAAGGAATCGTCTGGCTCGTTGATCGCGTCGCGCTACGCCCGTCACGCGGTACAGTGTGTGGCCGTGGTCACCGTTCAGTGCGAGTGCAGGGCACGCGTCAAGGTCGACGTTCAGTACGCCAAGGAGCAACTGATCAAGAGCGGGGACTTCGCATTCGGCAGGCACGTCTCAGATCCGCGCGCGTTCGTGATGCGCTTTCTGAAAATTCATTACGGCTGGATCGGCGCCGGAGGTCGGCTCGGCAAGTCGACGCTCACGATGGTCTGTCCCAAGTGTCGTGAGAAACTGCCCGGCTTGCCGGTCGATCCCGACGATCAGGCGAAGTGATGTTCCTGTTCCGACGCGTCGCGAATGATCACGATCTCCCGACGGTGCCGGGTACGTATCGCCGCATCGCCGAGATGTGGAAGGCATATCACCTGAAGACGCCGACGCAGCGTTTCTGGGCGGAGTGTGCCTGCCCGATCTGCAAGAAAGTCTCGATGGTCGGTCACAACCACACGGTCGCCGATGACGGCACGGTGTCGCCGTCGTATGTCTGTCCGTTCCCACCATGTACGTTCCACGAATTCGTGCAGCTCGACGACTGGGGACGACTTACAACCTGAAGCGTGCAGCGCCGTTCGAGCATCAAATCCGTGAGGCACGAACATGGATCTCAAGGAGCTGCAGTGCGAAGTGAACGACCGGTGGGGCAGCCAAAAGGACAACCCGTGCCATCTCTCGGATCCTGAGCACGCACTTCTTCACATAACCAAGGCGCTCGGCAAGGTCGCTTCGGCGTTGAACGACGCGGAGCACGAACGACACGCGCTTCGCACCGACGAGATCGGGAAGTATCTCGCCGATCTCGTCATTTGCGCCGCGCGGTTTGGACAGAACGTCGTCGATCTTGACGCGGCGTGCGTCGCGCGCCTTGCGGAGAAGTTTCCCGTTAAGCTCTCGGGATGACTAAACTCCGTGTGCTCGTGAAACGCGAATCGAGCGGCGAACACGTCCCTGTGTGGGTTGCGCAAGCTCTCGAAGAAGATCTCGCCACGCAAGTCCTCCCCGACGAGACAGCACTCGATGCTGTCGCCGCGCTCGGCGACATGTTCGACATCCGCGACGCGGCGGTTGCGGACTACGCAACGCGTGGCGTGACGATCGAACCGCCACCGGTCACCCCCAAGAGCTATCACCGGTTGTGGGAATCGGGCACGCCGCTCGGCGAGCATCCGCTCGGCACCAAGCGAGTTGCAGAGGTTCGGTCGTGCAACTCGTAACCGAGCCATGGCGTTTCTGTCGCGACTGTGCGGCTCAGACCGGCCGCTGCGCGGCGCACTCGACATGGTTCGAGGTCATCCCGGCGATTCTGATTCCGGCCGGGACGGTGATCCCGACGGAGACGATCACCGTCCCGACGGGAGACGATCACGATCCCGACGGGAACGCCTGTTCTCACCCGTTGCACCCCTGACAACTCCCACACGCCGTGACGCATGTGTTGGCGGTGCAGTTGAGGCCGGAACACAGCGTCACGCTCTGCGGGCACGGGTTCTGGCCGCCGCTTGGGCACACGGTTCCCGAGCACCCAACACAGATACTACCGGTCATACCTCCAGCGACCTGTCCGAGCTGGACGTCGTTGAGTTGCTTGATGGTCTCGGTCTTGAGGGTCAGCTTCTTGATGGTCTTCTTCACGTGCGCTCCTTTCGTTCGGGTTCGTCCATGAGCTTGCCGATGAGAACCTTGACTACAACACGATCGTTCGTGAAGTCGAACCACCATTCAACGCGATCGACGGTGTAGCGAACGTGCTCGACGAGCACGTGCTCATGTTGTCGCGGAAGATGATCGAAGGAACCGTTCACGCCGTAGAGAACGACGCCGGTCACGCGGTCGCAGAACGAGATGTGCGTCTCCATGATCAGTCTCGCTTCACGTCGCGCTCGAAGAACTCGTTGTTGAGCACTGCGTAGCTTCGCCGTTCACGCATCAACAAGACCGCCGCTACGCCAGAGTAGCCGCGAGCGCGGAGCGCCAAACCGACGACCCAGCCGGATCGATTCTGGCCCATCGAACAGCTCACGTAGACCTTCTTGCCGGCGTCGATGTGTTGGTTGACAAGTTGGGCCGCCGCGCGGGCGGCAACACGCTCTTCTGGCGTTGGCGGTCCTTCGTCTTGAAGTGGGACGTGGATGACGATCGCATGTGGATGATCGATGACGTAGACCGGCTTCTGTTTCGACACGCCGATGACGACGTCGAACGCAGTCAACGTGCCGGGCTGCTGGTGTCTACCCATGTAAAGCTGGCCTGGAAGGATCTCGCTCGGGGGATCGTCGTTCGTGTCGGTCATGGCTGCCTCTCGGATAGCCAGAGCCTCAACATGAGACGCGGCGCGGTCGGATCATCGATATAGGCGTCGCGATCGTGCGCGATCGCCGTGTTGTCGATGAAGAGCATGTCGTTCGGGACCATGCTGAACGAGAGCACGTGGTCGGGCGCAGCAAGCTCAGATGTCGCAAATCGCGTTCGCGATTACGCGCGCAGCCTGGCCGGGGCTGTTTTTGTTCGGCGGGACAGTTTGTAGCGATCGCAGGGCTGTCGGCGTCGGGTTGTTGAGCGTGCCGCTGTCGAGTGCTGTGAGGAGCTGCTTCACGGTGTGATGCGGCTCGGGCGTGAGATGTGGGATCAACGCGCGCAGGTATCGCACGAAGTGCGGGTACGTCCAGACGCCAAGCTCTTTCTCGCGGGTCAAGTACTCCTCCACCGAGTAGGTCTTTTTGAGAAGCGCCACCATCGCGCCGTAGGGACCGTACAGCGCCATTAGAGCAAGAGGCCGCCCTGTCGCAACACTGGGGCGACCGACGACACCGTGCTGCGCGCGATAATCGGCAGCTCGGAACGCTCACCCGTGTCTTGCGCGTTTTCGAAGGTGCTTTTGGTGAGGTTGCGAAGTGTCGTCGAGAGCTGTGGGTTGGCGGGATCGAGTGCGCGACCGTTCTTGGCCTCATCGAGGGCGAACGCCATCAACTCGTCCCACGTGTCAGGACCGCGTCCTTTGGAACGCTTGAACGCGTTGACGGCAGTGTTCGGCATGCCGAACGCGCCGTGATAGAGCTTCACGAGCTTCCAGAAGTCGCGCCCGTGCCACTCCTGACCGACGTTGTTGAGCGCACGCTTGGCCTGGTACGCGAACATCTTGGCGTGCTTCACGCCCGTACGTAGCGCAAGACCGATGTCTTTCGTCAGTGCCTCGAACTGTTCCTGCGTCAGGCCCAAATATTCACGCTCGTCGGGGTGAACCTGGAAGAGGCCACGCTCGCCGCGCGGGTCAGCGCCAAGCTCGATGATGGTCGGGATGCCGTTCGACTCGACATCGATCCAGCCGAGCAAGAAGTCGACGGGCACCCAGTCGGCGATCTTCTCCAGCGACGAACGCCACGACTCGGTGACGTTGCCGCCGCCTTTCCAGAATTTCTTGCCCATGACGCAAGTTTACAGGCCGCCGAACCTAGCATCTACTGCCCTAGCGAGGATGCGAGCGGCGGCCTGGACGACATGACGCCACTCGTCGGAAAGTGCTACGCGGATGGTCGTTTCGCGCGGACCTAGAACGCCGTCGATAGAATCGTTTGGATCGGGCCGCAAGATCACTGCAGCGATCGCCTCCAACGCCTCGACACCCTTCTGACCGTCGAACAGGCGTTTGGGATCGCCGTTCGCGGCATCGATGTCTATGGGCTCAAGCCCTTGCCGTTTCGCCTGTCGCACGATCGTCGCGGACGTAGTTCGCGATGGCCCTGCCCGTTACGGATAGCGTGCTCTTGTGCGCCATGGCTAGCTTCTCCTTCGTGAACAGGCGCGCAAGACGCCGTAGACGTCAGGACGCTTCGCGATCAGCTTCTCGATCTCGGCCTGCGTGAGCGGGTTGGGGCCGGATTGGATCTCGTTGAAGGTGTTGCAGACGTTGAACATGCGCTGCTCCGCAGCGCGTGCCACCTGCTTCTGCTGTTGCCCGGATGCTTCACGTGCCGCTTTCTTGCGCGCCATGACTAGCGGCTCCTCTTGCGCCGAGAACGTGACCGCCGACGTCCATGGATTTCTTTGACGTTCTTCTTGTACGGCTCCAGATCCGACTCGTAGGAGACCTGCGGCCAGCCGAAGCGGCACATCTTGTTGACGTCGCCGACGAGGATCTTGCGTGTCGTTCGCTCGCCGGGCATGTCTGGATCGGGAATGTCCGGCGTCGAGATCTGAATCGAAGCAGCCTTCCCGGCGCCGCCGATCGAGCAGACACGAAACTCGCGTTGAAGCGTTTTCGCCTTCTGTCCCCATCGTTCGAACGGACCGCCCGCAACGACACGGATGCACTCGCCGCTTGTGAGCTTGAGAGCTTTGGCCTTGCGAAGTTCGCAGTCGGACGCCTTGCGATCACTGCGTTCGGCTGCGCACATCGAGCAACGCGGCGGCTCGAATCGAAACGGCGTGATGTACCGCGCGTGCACGCCCTCCTGATACCCAGCCTTGTACTCGGACGTGTCGACGTCCGGCGGTAGGCCGTCCTGACCGTCGACGAAGCCTTGTTCGAAACTGTCTTTGGGGAAGTCGTCGGGAGGTGCGTCCGAGATCATTTTGGGCACCGTGAGGACGCGGCCGAACAGCTTCCGCTCCAGCTCGTCACCGATGTCGTTCATGCCATGCCGACGAGCTTCTGCGAGTGCGTGAACGAGCGCCTTGGGGTCTTCGCCTGGCGGCGACTGAGTCTCACCACGCAGCATTGGAAGTGCGGCAAGCAGCTCACGGATCATGCGAGCGCCGTAGGTCTCGGCGACGATGGATGGTGCAGGCGTCGCTGACGGTCCGCTGATGTTGTCGAGCGGGCCTTGTGCGTCCTCGACGGCTTCGATCGCGCTTCCAACGCTGTTGCCGGAAGCAGTCACGAGCAGATCTCGGGCCGCGATCGCGATGTCGTAGACGCGCCGTGCGACGGCGATCGAGAACGGCTTGCCGTCGGCTTCGAGGGCGGTTCGGATCTCGGCGCGGAGGGCTTCGGAGAGGGCAACAGAGACAGTCATGTTCGTCCTTTCATTCGAGCAGTTGCTTGGCGAACTTGTAGTTGCCGACGAGCCAAGCAGCTTCGAAGGCAGCGCGACGGTTGAGGCCACGATGTTTGCGGTCGGTCAGATCGCGAAAGCGCCAGTTGCATTCGATCAGTTCGATCTTGGTGCCGTCGACGCCGGCACGAAGGGCTGTGCTGACGAAGTCGTGCCAGGTCTTGGCCCAAAGGGCAGGAGTAGTCGCGCGGACGCCGCTATACGGACTGCGTGGGGGGACCTGTTCGTGCGTGTAGGCCTTCCAGCCGTCGAAATTGCGCATGACCAGCTCGGCGATGCCGAGCGCGCGCTCGAAGAGATGTGTGATGGTCGACGTTCGTTCGGCGGCCGAACCTGGACGAATCATCAATTTGCTGTGGTCTCGTAGTTCGTCGCGGTAGACGCGTTGTGTGCGTTCATAGAGATCCGCGCCGTCCTGTCGTCGGTAGCCGTTGAACACGCGGCGCGATGCTCTGGAAAACTCGCGCCCGAGGTCGCGCGCTGTGATGAACACGCTGTTCGTCACGTCCGGGATGCTGTCGTCGGTTGGGATCGTAAGCTCGGCGACGTCGATCATGAGACCGACGGCGTTGCGCGGATCCTGAATCGGCGTGGTGTCAGTCGGTCGCATCGTTCTTTTGCTTCAGCTCAGCTTCGAGGGCGTGAACGCGTTGTTCAGCTTGATCGGCGCGCGCTTGCTGGTCGTACATCGCAGCACGAGCCTTCGCGACCTCTTCACGAAGCTCGCGGATCTGCTTCTCGGGACCGACGGCATGATCAGGATCGATGCGCGTCGCAGCTTTCACCAGGTTGTCGAACGGCATGGTGCCGTAGGCGCTGCCGTCGATCGTCAGCTTGAACTCGACAGCACCGGGTCCTGTTCGCGTGAGCTTGATCTCGTAGGGGATGGCGGAGCGTTGATGATGATTCGCGCTGCAGTGGCTGCAGTAGTACGTACCGTCGACGAGGATCGCGTAGGTTGGCTGATGGGGTTCGCGCGTGTGATGGTTCTCAGGCGGCATCTTGTGACTCCTCGTCGTCGGAGGGATCGTCGAGGTCCGCTTCGGTCTCATCGGTGTCGTACCGCGACGAATCCGGCGGCCAGTGCGTTTTGGGCGTCGGGCAGTGCGGTCTCAACATCTTGCTGAGGCCTTTGCCGTCGGGATGGGCGAGCACGTACGCGTCGCACGCGGCGAAGAACGTTGCGTCGGCTTCGATGCGCTGACAGGCACGGAGCCCGAGCAGCGCTTGTTTGTCACGCGTCGTATCGACGACACGCGTGATGACGTGATCCATGCGGCTCGCGTTCAGCTCGACGATACGACGGACGTTGGTATGCTGCGTGTCTTTGTCGTCGTTCGTCATCCCAATCGCTTCGATGGCTGCGACCAGGTTTCGATCACGTACGAGTCGCATCGAGAATCGTTCGGCGAGCGCGTGGTCATGCGTCATCGAATCCTCGACGAGAGAGCGCGCTACGTAGTGGGCTTGCGGGCCGTCGTGTCCGATGTAACGAAGCAGCCGTTGACGCGCGTAGTAGTTGGCGGTCTCGCGATCCGCGAACCGGTGCAAGTAGTGCAGACCGCCGTCATTTTCGACGAAGTTCTGCCAGAAGATGCTGTACACGGCGGACGTCGCACTCTCACCGAGCAGTTCGCTAGTGGCGAGAGCGCGCACACAGATGTACTCGTAAGGGGACGCTGATCCGAGAACGCGCCGTGAGTTGTTGACCTCGACGCGGTCAACGACAAACTCTGGAGTTGTCGTGGCCGGTGGTCGTGCCATCTCCCTGTCGTAATCGACGCGCCAATACAAACGTGGACGGTCTTCTTCCATCCAGAAGTACAACTCGGCACCTCGTGACGGGTTTCGCGATTGCGTTGGTTCGAAAACGAGCGCGCGGTTGCGTCCTCGCTCACCGTAACCGTTCTTGTTGAGGCGCATGGTCCACAACGGTCCGCCGTCGTGGCCGATGCGGTTGAGTCGTTCGAACGTCATACAGCGAGCAATTCCTGTTTCTTCGGGCGTTTGGTCTTGGGCTCGGCAAGCGCGATCACGAGCGCCCACTCGGCGCCCACATCACCGTTTCGTGCCTGCTGGTGGGCGATCGCGCGCGCGATCACGATGAAGGCGTCGTAGCCGTTGCGTGTAACCAGGTCATCTGGCGTGAGCCCTTGACGTTGTGCCTGCGCCGCGAGGCGACGCATGCCGTTGAGCAGTTGGACGTCGGTGAACGTCACCTTGAATTCCTTCAGGACGATCAGAAGGAGCGCCTTGGCCGCCCTCTTGCGGCTACGTAGCGTCATTGCACTCCTTGATGTAGTCCTCCCAAGACACGGCCGGCTTGTAGCCTTGTGTGGCGGCGAGATACTGCCGGTCGTACGGAGGGTAGAACGGACGACACGAGCCGCTGGTTTCGTGACTGCGTGCGCGAGCGGGAACCGCATCGTCGAAAAACTCGACGCTCTTCCCGAGCCAATCACTGCCCGGCGTGTGGATGTTGTAGATGACGATCCACTTCGGGTACTTCGGCTCGACCATCAGGCCCTCCGATCGTGTCTGCACTTCGGGCAACGAAGGTAGCGCTCGGGGCTGTATCCGCCGTAGTTTGCGCCCTTCCAGACCTCGATACTGCCTTCGTGATCGCAGATCGCCAGGTTGGCGTTTTCGTAGCCGTCCAAAGCCTTCAACATCGCCTTCAGCGTGACACGCGCTGCCGCGATCTCGTGCGCGTTCTTCGCCACGTTCTCGGGCGACAGTTCAATGGTCGGCATTTCGAAATGCATGCCCACGGCACCCTCCAAGTACTGCACCCGAGCCTAGCAAGTCAAGAGTAACCTAGCAACCGTCAGTCCTCGTCGGAGATCTCCATCAACGCGACGCGTCCCGCAGCGGTGATGACGACCTCGCGATCGAGCGTCGCTAGAAGTCCGCGACGCTCCAACGAGTGCAGCGTACTCTCGACGCCAGCGTGACCGGACATGCCGTAGGCGCCGCGATCGTACGGTTCACCTTCGCGAACGAGACGCAGCATGCGAACTTGCGTCTTCGACAGCGGTCGCTCAGCGGTCATCGACGATGCTTGAGCAGGTCTTCCGTGCGCACGTCACCGAGATCGGCGCGGAGCCGCGCTTCGACCTGCACCAAGAACGTTTCGCGGTTCTTGAGCTTGTCCTTGGCGTGAAACGTGATCGACAACGCACTCAACAACGCCTCGGGCGGCAAGGTCGCGATGTTGAGCTGCGTGAGTAGAACGTCGGCGTCGTCGAACTTCCCCATCCTCAGCACGAACTCGAACGATCCGAGAATCACTTCGGTGATGCTCTGCGCGATAGAACGCCTTGCCTTGCCTTCGACGATTTGTTGCGTGCGTTTGACGCCGTCACTCTCTTCGCACATGCGCAAACGTTGATCGACCGTGAAGTGCGGCGAGAAGACGCGATGGCCCTTGTACGTAAAATGCTCCTGCACCACGTGCTTATAGCTGCGCCGTGTGGCGGCGTAGGCCGTGGCGACGACGTCGCTCTCGGTCGCGTCGGGCTCGATGAACCACTTGCGCGAGTACTGTGGCTCGATCTGACCAGTTTCGACGTCGGCCTCAGGATACGTGACCTGAAGATGCCATCCCCCTCGGTCCGAGGGCGTCGCGATGAAGAGCCGATCGAAGATTTTGATGTCGGCGAGGATCGCGAGCAGCTGTTCGTGCTTCATGAAGTTCCTACAGGGACACGGGCACGCATCGGATCAGTCCGTTGCGGGCGCGGAAGTAGACCCGGCGACTGGTGTACTTGGTGGCGGGTGCTGTCGACGTGCGGCAGACATGGTTGTGCTCGACGACACGTCCAGCACCGTTGACGTGTACGACGTCGACGTCACCACATCGACGACAGAATGCGAAGGCGTTCACGGCGTTAGCGACAGCCGAAGCGCCGACCGGGCAGACCGCGGATGCGGCGTTGTGCAAATTCCAAATCTCGCAGGCGATCGGCATCGCGTACCGACCGCTGTCCGATCGGCAACTTCTTGAAAGCGGCGATCTCTGTGTTGATCTCATCCAGGGTCATGAATTCGATGTCTCGGTTGTACATGTTCGTTCCTCTCTACCGACCGCCGATGACGTGCGTCGACTTGTCCGGCGGAAGCCACTCCATGGTCCCGAGAAGTGCGTCGACGAGCTTCTGCCACTGGCAGCCGATGTTCGCGGCGAGTGATTCAGCGACCGCGCGAAGCGCGTTGCGCAACTTCTCTTCAGTGACGTCGCCCGTGATGGCCAAGAGGCTCACCTCGATGGCGTCACAGAGCGCTTCGATAGCTACCTCGTCGTCGGGATCTTCGACGAGAGTTCGCAGGAAGACCGGGAGGGCGCTCTTCTTGGCGCGCTCGATGGCGTCGAGCAACCACTGGTTGTCGGGCTTTTCGTCTGACATCAGGAGATCTCATTCGAATCGCGCAGTTCTTCGAATACGTGGAACACGAGCGGGACCGCATGATTGAACTGGAACGTGCCGATGTAGTGGAACGCGTCGCACGACCACTCGATGCCCGTCGCGACCGCACGTAGCTTACGAACCTCACACGGTGCGTTTGGATCGACGAGCGCCCAGACGACCGGTTTGTCGCCTTGAAGCTGAACGGTGAGAATCCGCGCGCCGCGCGGCATCGAGATCTCGTTGAGCGCTGGCTCCAGCACCCACTTCCAGACCGCACGCTGCATCTACGCAGCCTCGTCGAGATCGGCGTCGACGGAGTCGTCGGTGAAGTGCATGATCGCCGCCTCGATCGCCTGGATGTCGACCTTGGCGCCTGCCCGCCTGGCGGCGGCGTTGACGTCCCTCTCGACCCTCTCCTTGCTCTTGCCGTCGTTCTGCGCACCGCGCTTGGCGTTCTTCATCTCCTCGCGGATCTCGTTTGCCGCGAGCGGTACGCGATCGAGCGCAAAGCGGATGGCGTCCGACTGAAAACCGACGGCCAGCTGGTGGAGGTTTTTCGAGCGGATCTTGAGCTTGTGAAGGTTCGCCAGGTCACCGGCGCGGAGCGTGTCGCGCAGCTCGATCAGAATCGAGCGGATCGTGTGCGCGATCTCCTGCACGGCTTCCGGCTTCGCGAGATCGAGTCGGAGCGGCACGACGCGGATCTTGGCGCGGCGTGCGCTCTTGGCGCGGCGCGCACCCGCCGTGTTCAGCTCCTCGGCTTCGGCCTCGATCTCGGCGACTTCAGCCTTGACCCTCTGGAGGGCACGGTCGTCGGCAAACCAGCCCATCTCGGTGCGCGCGCAGTGCTTACGCAGCACGTAATCGACCTTTTTCACGACAGCATCGACCGCCGCGCAGAATTCGACGTTGTCGACGGTCTTGCGGGTCTTGTGATCGGCCTGCATGCCGTTGCCTTCGTTGATCGACTTCTCTTTGAGAAGCTCCCGATCGTACTGGATGCCGCCGCTCGCCGACGAACAGTCGACGATCATCCACCCTGGCCTGAAGTGGAACACACCGCTCTCGCTCTTCTTGCTCTTGCTCATGATTTCTCCCTAGATTTCAACCCTCGTCGGTGATCAGTAAGCACCGACGCTGCGACGTGCCAGCTTCAGATTTCGACTTCGATGACGCGTGCATCCGGCGGACAGTTGTCTTTGCAAGCCGAACCCACCAGTGCGACGACGAGGCGCCGTACCGACGATGGACGTGGAGGCCACACACCGCCGATTTCTGCATCAGTCAGGTGGACCATGACGTTGAACTTTTCGCCTTCTTCTTGAACACGATCATACGCCTCGTCGAAGCTGGTACCGCCACGGCCTTTCATTTCCTTCTTGATGTCCTGATGGACCTTGGACTTGACGCCAGGACGGATCCAGGTAGCAGACTGTACGGCGTGATCGTGAACGACGAGAAAGACTGCGACGCCACAGTGGTTGACGATGGCCGTGGTCTCGGCGGTACAGCGTGCAAGAGCTTCATCGTCGACCGATCCGGACGCATCGATCACGACGGCTGCCTTGCAGCGGTAGTTGACGCCGCCAGGTAGGATGAACTCCACCGTGCTACGTCGCGAGCGGCGTCGCCACGACACATCGTCGCGGCCGGCTTCGGCGATGGCACGGAGAAGCGCACCACGCAGAACCTCGGACCAGCGCACGAGAGGATCGGGAACGTCGAGAATGTCGGCGAGCATGTTGCCTGCGACATCACCAGCTTGACGGCCTTGCATCTGACACTGGACCGCACACTCCTGCCAATCACGCTTGAGCTGGTCGGGCGTCTTGGCTTCTTGACCGTCCGGATCATCGGGATCCGGGTTGCCGTTGGGATCGGTGCCGTCGTCGACACCACACCCTTGGCCGACGGGGATTGTCCCAGCCTCAAAGGCTGCGCGCATCTCGGCCGGCGGATCTGGGATGTCGGCGTAGAGCTGTTCTGCAGTCAAGCCAGCCTGGCTCTCGTCGGCGATCAGTCCCACCTTGGGCATCTCGAACGCGCCCGCGCCGACAGCGTCAGCAACGTCCTTGAGCGTACGGTTGATGATCAGGTCGGTGGCGATGTTCCACTTCAGTCGATCGCGGTGTCCACGACGATCGTGGTGGAGCAACAGGAGGTGCATCAGCTCGTGTGCGATCACGAACTGCAGCTCAGCGTCCTTCAGCTTGGCAGCGAAATCGACGTTGACGTAGATCCGTCCACGCAAATCAACAGCCGCGGTCGGGATTTCTGTTGTGGGACGGAACTCGACGCGTCCTACCGCGGGCAGGAAAAACGGCGTCTGTTTCCATCCCAAATACAGTGCGTTGGCCTTGCACCGTGAAATCAGTGCCGCCGCAACAGCCGGATCAACCACGCGAGGCCGCAGCGGCTTTTCCGTCGACGTGTTGACCTGATGGGGGCTCTTGTTGCGATTGGACATGGACGGCGCTCCTACGAGCTGAGTTACGGCTTGGTGTTCATGCTACGATGAATCGCAGCGAGGCCGTTGACCTGCGCGTTCTTGCCTTGCATGAGCCACTTCGACTTGCCGGGGTCGTTCTTGGTCATGAGGACACGCGCGCACGCGGCACTGATCTCGGGCAGGAGGCGCTCGACGTAGATCCATGACGCCCAGAGATCCTTCTCGGCGACGCGCGCGATGAGCCCAACGGCTGCGATCTGCTGGTCCTTCTTCTCTGGGACCTTGGCCTTCACAGGATCGTTGAGGATGTCGTCGATGCTCGGTAGATGCTTGCGCATCTTGCGGATCGCGAAGAACGCGACCGCCTTGGTCTCCCCCACAGCGCCGGAGAGCAGCGCGAAGCCGACGTCATCCTCGTTCTGACCGAGGTTGAATCCAACCTTGGCCGCGTCGCAGTAGCTGGCGTACACCGTGAGTCCTCGATCCCACGCGCGCGGCGACGCGAACGGCGCACCGGCATCGATCGACGCGCGTGGTGGCGACATGTCGAGAAGGTCTGCGTTGACCGCGAGCGTGGCTGCGAAATCGACCATCTCCTCGTGGAGACGCGTACCAGCATCGCCGACACGCTCGAAGTAGCCACGGATCTCGTCGAGGGTCGGCATGAAATCGACCATCTTGATCACGCGGTTGATGCTGGCTGCCGACAATTCGATGCCGCCGGGACACTCTTCGGGACGGTTGGCGGCGCCGACGACGCAACTCTCGGGGTGCAGACGAGTCCCACCTGCGTATCGTTCGAGGAGCAGCCGCATCAGCGGCCCCTGTACGCTCGGCGGGACAGCCGTCAGTTCGTCCAGGAACAGGATGCCGGGCGCCTTGACACAGGCTTCGATCTCCGGCAGCAGTGCGCGCTTCAGCGTTGCGGTCTTGGCATCGACGAACGGGAAACCGGCGATGTCGACGGCGTCGCAGTTCGATGCCAACAGCTCGTGCACCGGCAGCTTGGCCTTGACGCCGACGGCGCGGACGATCGCCGTCTTGCCGATTCCGGGCGGTCCGACGACGACGGGCGTGATCTGGGTCTTGACGCAAGCGAGCAGTGCTTGCTCGGTCTTCTCGAACGACAGTGGCATGTTCTTCGTGGCTCCCTAGTTTGGCCCCGCGGGCCGTAGCTCGATCGTGTCAGCGACGAGTCTGCGATCGCTCGCGCGACTTGTCAAGAGCTTTATCGCATCAGCGATCGACCTGTTGGCGGTGAGGCGATCTTCGACGAGAAAGCTCTTGAGGGGCCCCTATGGGCGGACCCAAAACGTGCCGTCTGGCAGCTTGACAGCCGGCTCGTAGCTCAGCAAGGTCAGTAGGACACCAGTTGCGTTCGCCCCCAAGTAACGGACGTAGCGGTCGGCGATTTCCTTCGCGACGTTCGCGTGTCCTGCAGCAAGCGAAGCTTGGATGGCGTTGCGGGCGTCTTCGACGAGAACGCCGTCAGGGAAACGATCGGTGACGATTCGCTTTTCGCTTCGATACCCGGTGCTGCTGTACTCGTTCCCAGCGGCACAGCACGCCAACGAGAACCGACTACCTCCGGGGAAGACGACGCCAGCAGCTGAAGCGAGGCCGGGTCGCCAGCTATAGCCTTCTCCGACGTCGATCAGATGTGCATTCGCGCGAAGCTTCGAGACGAGCACCCAGCCCGTCAGCGCGTGTCCTTGTCGGTAGCGATGTTCGCAGGTCGTATAGCGAATCGGCATGCACGGGCCGAAACCTAGATCGTTGAGACGAAAACCGGACGGTGCGACGGTCGAAGTAGATGCCCACCGACGTGAGCCATCGTGCATCGTGATCGGTCGCCAAGTCGTACGGCCGACTACCGAGCGAGGTTCCTCTTCGAACACTCCCATGCTTGTCGAGAACGCTCGACAGAAGCCGTCGTCCTCGGCGTAGAAGACGCTACGGTGGCAGCCGTTGTTGAGTGCGTAGTTTCGTTGATCGAAACGCATGTCCTCGCGTGCGGGAACAGCATCAACCAGGAGCAGAACGTCGGGGCGTTCCGTGTGATCGTCTTCCCGCCAGTCGACGCGGCCCTTCAAGATCTTCACGATCAGTCGTCCCGGGCCCAAGGGTTGAGCATGCGCGTGTTCGCCGGGAAGATCCGGTAGTAGTCGATGTCGTCGAAGCAGGTCTTCTCGGTGCCGTTCTTGGTTTCCTTGCACCAACGCTGCAACGCGAACGCTAAATCGACGCCGACAAGTACATCGCACCAACAGTGGTCCATGCCGTCGTAGACACGCACCGTGAACGGGCCGTCGCCTTCGATCTCGAACGACGATGGTCCCATCGTCTTCACGTACAGCGTCTTCATCTCATCGAGCGTCATCACGTAGAACCTTCCAGTCACGCAGAAATTTTTTGGCCTGTTCGACATCGTCACGCGTGAGTGCCGAATCAATCAGCTCGCGTTGGATGTTTGTCAAGAAGCCGCGTACGTGCTTCTCACGCCATAAGAAGCGCTCGACCTCGTTCACGGGAACGTCTTCGTACAGATTTCTCGAAAACACTGCGCTCCTCCTCCATCATCTCGACGTCGCGCGGCGACAGGCGACAGAGCCAGTTCAGGATGTCTTCCCAGCTCCGTCGAGGTTCGAGCGGGCCAGCGCCGAAGTCGACCATCCACTGACCGTCGCGCGACCGAACGACCTCGTACGTTCGATCCATCCAACCGTCGCCGCATGGGATCTGGCAGGCAATCAGCGCACGGGTCTTGGGCTCACAAAGCTTCGCGATCGTCTCGTAGAACTGATTCATACGCCCATTACCGTCCGGTTCGCCGTGTTGACCACCACCATGTCGCCTTCCTGAAAGCGCGTACGTGCGTTCGCGATGCGGACGATCGGTAGAGCGCGCTCACGACCAACCTGGGCGAGGTGTGCCGTCATGCCGCCTTCTTCGGTGATGACCGCCGCCGCGTTCTCGATGGTCTCGACGTAGTCAGGATGCAGGTTGGGGAGCACGACGATCGCACCGTCGGGACACGGTTTCTTCTTACGGCCATGGTGGATGGCGCCGCCGACAGGTGCACCGTCGACGAGGACGTGCACGTCGCTAGGCGCATCGAACTTGTCCTGTAGCTCGTGGGCGAGTTTGAGCGACGCTTCGCAAACAGGACCCGGGTAGTAGAGTAGTTCGCGGTTCTGTGGATCGAGACCGCCACCGACGACCCAGTCGGTGTGGAACGGATCGTCCATCGCCATCTTCATGCCTGAGGGGCAGACGCATTTCCATGGTGGGAGTTGCGACTCGAACATCTTCATGCGAGCGAACGCCCAGTGTAGGAACGGCGCGCGCGGGACCTTGATACTGCCAGCAGGGATGCGAGCCTCCTCCCCGTCGAGGGGGCGGGTCTTCATGACTGCGTCCCAGGTGAGATCGATCAGATCGCCGTTCGCCTGTTTCAGAATCGCTTCGCGCAACACGGCAAGTTCTCGCACGCGCAGATCTTCCAACTCGCGCTCGATTTGTTCTTCGGCAAGCTCACGCTCGTCCTCGTCGTCGATCTCTCGGGCTAGGTACAAATCTTCACGAAGACCTACGATCTTCTTCTGGACGGAGGCGAGCGTGTCGGGACCGAGATGTTCTTCGAGCGGAGCTTCGGACTTCTTCTTGGGCGCCTTGTCGGTGCGCAGCACTTGCACGATCGGACGATCGTCCTCGTCGAGCACCTGCGCTAGCTCCAGCTCAGCGTTGAGGCGCGCGTTCATCGGCGTCAGGTCGCCGTTCTTGATGGCCTTGCGCTCGCGCGAGACGCGCTCGCCGAGCGCGAGGATCCGCTTTCGATTGATCGGCGTCTCCTCGTCGGATGACACATCTTCGTTGCGGTACATGATCGAGTGGCTGCGCTCTTCAAGGAACTGTCCTGCCGCGAGGTACTCGTCGACGGCGGCCTGTTCGGTGATCGGCACGTCCAGCCAGTGGGGGCGGTCGCCGCAGGCGCGGAAGATGACCTCGCGCTTGATGCTGGGATGATCGGGGTCGGGGTAGGTGGCGCTCTCGGAGACGATTTCGTCGGGTCCGGCGTAATGCCACGCGCGGTTGGCGTAGCCCATGTTGTCCCGGCAACGGTACACAGGCTTGTTGTGATCGTTGCGCATGTCGTGTCGACCGCAGTTGGTCACGTACGCGATCGGGCGGTACCACTTGTCGCGGATGCGAATGCGGCCGGCGTAGATGAACGCGACCTGCTTCAAGTAGGCCTCGGTGACCTTCTTGTGCTCCTTGACGAGCTTCATGCCGCTCTCGTTCCCGACGAGCTTTTTTGTACCCTTTAAGATCCCGAGCGCGACGTCTGCAAGACCCTCTTCGCGATCGTCGCTGGCGTCGTTATTGAGACACATGGCAAGGCGCCATGCACCGTCGGGCGCGGTCCACAGCTCCTTGTGCTCGTAGCGCCCGTCGATCGTGACGTCGTGTAGGATCCAGAAACGATCTCCGACGGGAACGAGCTTGGCAATTCTGATCGCCTCACCCGTCTCGGGGTTCTCCATGCCCGAGTACATGCTGATCACGCGGAAAATTTTCCCGTTGGGGACCGTCGGGCGCTTGCGCCAATCGTCCTTGACGCGACGATCGGGCGTAGGGTTCACGACCTCGACGGTCAGGCGGTAGGTGCCGGGGGTAAACTTGCTCATGGGGTGTCTGCCTTCGCCGGTGAGACGCTTCAGTGTCGTTGGTTATTCGAACAAGTCAAGAGTAACTTGCGCGATGTTAGTTCGCGTAGATCGCGGCATACCATCGGGTGCATTCCTCGACGCGCAGGCCAGCTTCTTCCAACTTCGCCTGCATGGCCGTGTGGTGCTCGTAGCACTCGGGATAGCCGCGCCTCGACGCGACAACCTCGTAGCAGTAGTCCAACGAGAAGGCCGTCTTCAGCGCAGCACAGCCGTCGTACATGACGACCAGCAGCGAGTCGCGGCCGTACTCCTCACCGCGTTCGCACCACTCCGCGGGCGCGTAGAACGCTTGCACCTCGGTCCTGGTGAGGCCGTTGGCGACGAGGTACTCGACGATGATCGCGTGAGCCTTCTGGCCCTTATCGCTGAGGCCTTCGGGCATGCCGAGGTCAGGATTCTGAATCTGCATGGTGGCTCCTAGAGGCGTTGGACGTGGACAGGGATCGGTGCGAGGGGGTACCGCGCGTTGATCTGCTTGACGATCTTTCGCGCCTGCTTCGCGGTGAACTGTTGCGCGAGGTCGATGTGCGCGAGCCATCGGTCTTCACCGCCGTCCCACGCGTACAGGAAGTACGTACAGAAACCGGTGCGCTGTACGATGATGAAACGGTCCATGATCAAAACGGGCACTCGGCGGGGACGACGATCTCGATGTCGTCGTACGCGAGCTTGGTGTACTCGGCCATCAACTCGGCGATGCGTGCGTCGAGCACTTCGCAGGCCGCCCGATTGCCGGCGAGCATCGTGCGGCCGATGTTCAGCTCGCGCAGGTCGTGGTTGATGACGGCGATGCGTGCGTCCGTCGGCGACAGTGCCGGGGCGACAGGCGCCGGGACAGCCTGCTCGGCTTCGAGCACGGCGATCTCGGCTGCGATCGCCTTCTCAGCGCCGGCGGTGATCGCGGCGACGTCGACCGTCGGGACGCTCGACACGACTTCATCGCCGCCGACGACGGCAGCGTCCACGCTGCTGGCGATGATCTCGCTCTTGCGATCGAGCAGCATCGCCGTGTGGCGATCGAGTGCGTGCGTCGCAACCAGGCGGGTGATGACCACGCCGCGCGACTGGCCGATGCGGTAGACGCGATCCTGTGCCTGGTTGTTGAGTGCCGGGGTGACTTCCTCATCGATGAAGATCGCGTTGGAGGCGCGAGTCAGCGTGATGGCAACACCGCCAGCCTTGATCGTCGCAGCCACACCGGCCAGCTCACCGGCCTGGAAGCGTGCCGCGATCGCTTCACGCTCCGTGCCCGGCGTGTCACCAGTGATCGCCGCCCAACCGGGACGCTTGCCAAGCGTGTCCACCGACGCGCGGTGCGCGCTGAACACGACGACGGGCTCCTCGGCGTCCTCGAAGGCCTCGATCATGTCGAGGGCGGCGCCGAGCTTGACCGTAGCGAGGGCGGCGCGCGCCTTGGACCAGATCTGGATGCTCGGACGCGTGATGTTCTCCGTTTCGGAGGCGATGCGGAGCGCTTCCTCGATGGAGACGCCGTCGGCCTCCAGCTGGGCGAGCGCCTGGTCACAGAGACGGCGAACGGAATCGGACAGGCCGTTCACTTCGACGTCGCGGACCGTCTTCGGCGGCAGCTGCGTGAGCACGTCGCGCTTCATGCGGCGGAGCATGATTTTCTTGAGCAGCGACGCGACCTCGGGCTGTGCATCGCCCCACACGGTGCCGTAACGGCCCTGCTGTGCGTTCCACAGGCGCTTGAACTTGTCGTAGCTGCCGTAGACTTCGCGACCGGCGTCCATCGCCTGCAGAAGCGCCCACAGCTCCGTCGGCCGATTCAGAATCGGCGTCGCCGTCAGCAGCCACACGCGACCGTTCGAAGCGAGCGCGGCCTGGCGCAGCGCGCGAAACTGGCTCGTGCGGTTGGCGTCGCTTTCCTTGAGCATGTGGGCCTCGTCGCCGATCAGCACCGTGCCCTCGGGCGCGTTCGCGAGATCGGCCGACAGCGTGGCGGCGTAGCCCTTCTCCGTGGCCGGCTCGCCCGGGAGAATGTCGTAGTTGACGATGATCATCTCGCCTGGCTGCGCCCAGCGGAACGAGTTGCGACCGGACAGCACGACCGGCGTGATATCAGGACGGAAGCGCGAGACCTCGCGGAGCCACACACCCTTGGCGACGGCAGGGCACACCACGACAATCGGTGCACCAACGGGCGACGCCGCGAGTGCCTGAACAGTCTTGCCGAGGCCCATGTCGTCGCCGAGTAGGGCCTTCTGGCGCGGCGCAAGCCACTCGATGCCGATGTTCTGGAACGCCATCAGTCCGAGGCCACGCTCGGCGAGGCGCGCGTTGACTTCGACAGCACGACCCTGTGCATCGGTGACCTCTTGACGGGCCTGTGCTTCACGTGCCTGGAGCTGCACCAACAGCTCGGGTGAGACGTCCGGCGTGAACCCTCCTGCACGGAGGTTGTTCACCAACGCGAGCGCCTGAGCCACCGTGCCGACCTGCGCGTTGTCCGCCTTGCTGTAGCCGAAGCCCGCCTCGCGGGTGATGGCGACGTACTTCTCGAAGGTGCCGTTCAGCCGGGCAACCGGCGCACAGAACACGCGGCCGGCAGCCAGCCACACCCGGATGACCAGTGCGACGACTGCCTGAGCAGCAGACACCGAGCCGTGCGCAGCGCACAGCACCATCCAGCCCTTGTTGCCCATGCGCAGCTCGCCCTGACCGGCAGGAACGGGAGTCTGGCAGGTCGCGCACTTTCCGGGGTGTTTGTTCGTTGCCATGTCTGTAGGACGGTTGATACGGCCGGTTTATTCGCAAAGCAAGAGCTATTTGCTAAATATGCGTAATTTCAAGGGGTTTTGGAGGCTCCAAAAACCAGCTTCTTCATCAGGTCTTTAAGCTCAGGGAAGCCTGTATCCTTTCTGCGCGCGAGAGACCTCGCGCGGGAGCTTGCGGACTCGCGTAACTATGTGAATTTACGTCAATAGCCCGTGAATCAGGGGCGGATCTGCAGCGATCCAAGCCTGGATCCGCCCTCAAACGACAGCACGTCGATCGCCGGATCTGTCGGCAGATCGCCGGGACTATCGACAGATCAGCCTGACTTTCACTCGTGGTTTTGCTTTCTTATCAACTAGCTCTTGCTTTGTCGAATAGCCGGCCCTATTCATACGTCTGTCAAGCGAACCAGCGAACGAACGGAAGGAAACACCCCGATGAAGTCTCCCAAGCTCGCAGCGCGAATCCACGCAGGTCAGGGCCGCAACTCCTGCCAGGTCTCGATCGACGGTCTCGGCCTCTTGCAGTACACGTCTGGCGGGCCGTTCACCATCGATGAGATCTCGTCGAATGAACCGAAGAGCATCACCTTCAAGCGCGTCGATCTCGTCAACTGTTCGCCGCACGAATGGTGCGAGCAGCTCAACATGGCGGCGAAGATCGGCGTCACCGATGCCATGATCGGCAACAAGCCGCGGTCACGGAACGAGCTGGTGGCGCTGCTCGCGACGCAGTACCGCAACGGCCACGCGCGAGCGCTCAAGGCAGCGTACAGTGCTGGCCGCTTCCACGTCGACGTGATGGGGAAGGACTAGCCCATGACCGAAGATGAACGTCGAGCGAAGGCCCTGCGGAAGCTCAAGGCTCTCCAGAAACGCTGCGAGCATCCGCCCGGACGTCACTGGCAGGACGCCAACGGGTACAAGTGCCACATGCGGCGCGATTTCAAAACCGCGCGGACGTTTCACTGCGATCATTGCTTCGCGCTGCTGCCGTTCGGCGAGTCGCTGAACCCGTACGTCGAGCAGCTCGCCTACGACTTCCTGATCGGGAAGTTCGAGCACATCACAGGCGGCTTTCCGTCGACCGCCTTCCATGACGGCTATCGCAACTACAACGAGCGGATGGAGTCTTGGCGTTCCGCCCACAACGGCGACGAGCGGCAGCGACAGTGGTTCGCCGATCAGCTCGAAGACTACGAGGCAGGCGCGTGGGCGCACCATCTCGAAACGGAGGGTTGGCCATGCTGAGACGAGTCGATATCCGGGCGATCTTGGCCGATCCGGTTCTTCGTCGAAGGTTGATGGTCCCGACCATCATCGCGACCCAAGCTCGCGAGGGCATCGTCACGACGTACGCACAGGCCGAGGCGGCGTACGACGTCGTTCAGAAGGAGCGCAGGTCCCGATGAGCTTCCACATCTACCGTGCTGTGGATCAGCCGGCGACGCGTTACGCGATCGCGTTGTTGGACCGCAACCACTGGGTCAAGAACCCGCCGAACCGACTGCTTCCGACGAGCTGTTGCAAGGTTCGACGCAAGCCTGCACGGCGACCGGCGAAGAACCTGATCGCGCATGTCTACTACGACGGCACGTACTTCTTCTGTCGCAAGGGGAAGGGCTGCAATAAGGGGGTCAAGTAACGTCCACGCAGCACCACTAACATGAAGCACGACGCAAGAGACCGCGAGCGCTACCTCGCTAGCATTCGGGCGGCAGAGCCGTAAGCACGCTCTCGCCGGCCGTGGCGGCGCCCATCACGCCCAGTCCGACAAGGATCGCGGTCTTCTTCGAAGACCCGCCCGCAAATACAAGGCCGCCGATCAAACCGCCTGCAAACAGACCGACGATCGCGCCGAGGGCTGCACCTTCGACTGCGCGTGCAGCACGCGAGCTTCCCTTACAGCTGCGCTTCACAAGGATGTCGCGTGCCATCAGCACTCCGGTTGGATGGCGCTCGCCGTCGCGCCGACAAGAATGCCGAGAGCGGTGACCCCGGCGGCAGCTCCAATCGAGGCCTTGAACGGTGCCGTCTGCGACGATGCATCGTTGATCTTTTTGAAACCGACGACAGCGCCGACAAGGAGGCCGATTACGCCGCCTGCGACGCCGCCCATGATGCCGCCGACGACGCCACGCGACAGGCGTGAGCTGGTGGCACATTCCGCGCCTAACTGACGGTGTCGGCGTCTCACGTGCACTCCGGCTTGGCGGCGGCGAAGATGCCGACGCCCGCGCCACCAACGAGGGCTCCGAAGATCGGGAGCATAGTTGCGGTCTTCAGCCGAATCGCCGACTGTAGCGGCTCGGTGATGCTGGCCGAGTTGACCATCACCATGGCGATGCCGCCGCCGATCATGCCGCCGAGGACGCCGCCCAACAAAAGTCCGATACCGCCACGGACCCATCGTGGGCTCGTCGAACAACTCGTCCCTCCGACGGCACCGAATCCACCACGACGTTTGAGAAGCAGCTGTTCGTGTCGAACACCTGCCGGGATGTAGTAGGGACGTCCCTTGTTTTCGCAGATGTGATCGAGGGCGATTTCACGAGCGATTTTTGGGTCGCTCGTGTGCTCCATCTCGACTTCCATTCCGATCTTGAGCTGCGCAGGATCGACATCCTTGGCCGTACAGCCGTGACGACGCGCATAGCCGTTGGGAATCCGAGATCGGCCGAGTCGGCGCATACCGCGACGATACCACACCGATCGCTGGAGCGATCGTCAGGCTGCGCGCGCAGCAGTGCGGAGCCCCAGGCCCTTCCGCATGGCGTCTCGCGCCGCCGCGGAGAGGTTCAGCCGGCGACCGACAACCTTTGCGCGAGGGTCAAGCTTGACGGCGTGCGCTTCGAGGCCTTCTTGCAGTTCCTCGTCGATCACGACGTGCAGATGGGAGATTCGATCGCCGCTGCGACTGGGTCGCGCACGGGACTTGGGGCGTTTGGGCTTGTTCACGAGTGTGATTATACTCGCGCTTTGCCCTACTTGCTAGCGATGGGAAGAACGCCGCGATCGCGAGCTGATGAAGATGCCGGCGCCGATCAGAACTGCCGTGATCCCTACACCGATTGCGACGCGACCTGCGCGGGCTGTACCTGATGACGGGGTCTGAACGGCGGCCTGTGTTACCGGCGGTGTCGACGCTGGTTCGGTCTGACCAAACCCCCGCGTCGGGAACGGGTTGGGATCGTAGTTGCCGGGCTGCAGGTACATGTTCTGATCGAACATGTAGTGGTAGCGGCCGGTCTGCGCGTCCGGGTAGTGCCGACCGATCACACCGTTGTAGATGCAGCTTTGGTCGTAGTACATCGGACGGACCGGGAACTGCGCTGCGTAGAAGTCGGGGAAGCCGTAGCGATAGCCGCTCCGCCCCCACGCCGCGATCAGTTCGTTGGCGCTCTCGCCGTTTCTATCCTCGACGCGTTGGGATTGCGTCACGGAGAGCATAGACGACCTCTCCAGTTTGTCGAGGAGGCGAGCACGGGCTAGTACCTCCGCGAGCGACGGCGACGACCGCGACCGAGCGCGGGCTTGTCGGCGTAGAGCGCCATCGGCTTCTTCACGCCGGCAGCGTACGCTGCGACCGAGGTCAGGCCGATCATTGCGGCCGTCGCAGCGATGATCGCCTTCTTGTTCGACGTGCCGGCGACAGCGGCCGGAAGCACGAATGGAAGCGCTTCGATCGTGGCGGGATCGATCACCGTCTGAATCGACGTACCGCCGCGTGCCTTGAATGCTTCAACAAGCGCTGGAAAATTGTCGGCGACATCGTTCAGGTAGGCCGCAATATCGCCAGACATTTCGGCCTGAATGCCGTTGTTGAGCGGTTCGATGATCGCGATCATCACGTTCCGCCCTCGGGCATCCAGAGGAACTTGTTTGAGGGCTCCGGCAAATGTCAGTGCTAGGCCGACGACACCTCGTGTGGTGTCGCCAACAATGCCGTCGATTCCGCCGCCACCGCCGCTCGCGATTGGATTGTCTTGAATCTGACCGATCGGAGCACAGTTCTCGAACGTACCGGAACCATCTGCGCGCGGGAACTGTGCACACAGTTGGTCGCCTGCGAGTTGGTTACGAAGGCCTTGATTGATGAGTGTGATGATCCGATCAGCTGCTAGCTGCATTGCACGAATGGGTGCACGCGCTCCATCACCGGTCTGATTCAAGATGCACTGCGGACGGTTGGTCCCTGCTTCCTTGTTGCAGAAGACCACATTGCCGAGACCGAACCCTGCAGGGTCACCGACAAAGGATGCAGGTGACGACTGGCCGTTGTTGAAGGCGATAAAGTCGTTCGCCGGTTGCCCTAGTCCTTGAAATCCTGCACCCAGTTGCCGTTTTTTGCTCATCTGGGCGAAGTACTGCACGAACGACGTTGGCGCCTGTCCGAAGCCGTACGCGTAACCGTTGACATAGGTTGCGAGCATGTGGGGTGCCTCTAGCAGAGCCTACCACAAACTTGATCGCGCAAGCGATCGCTCAACGAACGCGCTTATACCGACGGGCCGGACGTGCATCGTTCCCGAGTGCCACGGCTTCGGCGGCGCGACGTCGACGGGCGTGGAGGACGCCGATTCCGATGATGGCGCCTACGCCGAGGCCTCCTGCGAGCAGGAACACCCAGAGCGGTGTCGAAGTCGAGTCGCAGATTTCTTTGACTTCGGCGAGCGAAGCCTGGGGCGTCCCGCGGATGCTCTTGCACATCGTCTTGGCGCGGGTACACGCAGGACTCGAACGACTGGCACGACACGCGGCAACGGTCTGTTGGATCACACCGTCGATCTCAGGCGACGGCGTCGATGTGCCGACGATGGCGGTTGCAGCAGCCGGCGGTGGCTTGGTGAGGTCGGTATCGGTGGCCGCGATCTTGGCGCGTTCGGCATCGTTGATCGGCGCGATCACGCCTGCCGTGACAAGCATGTCGATGATACTCGACAGCTGCGACGTGAAGTCGTCGACGCTGGCTGCGACGGCTTCGTGCGTGAGACCTGGTGACGGTAGTGTTGCAACTTCAGCAGCCGCGTTTGCGGCAGCGACGGTTAGATCTCCGATGAATCCGTCGACATCGAGCGGCTTGAAACCCTTCCCGAGCGGTGCGAAGCGGTTCAGCGTTTGCTGAAACAGCTTGTACTTGTCGTGGACGGGACCGATTCCAAAGCAGATGTCCTTGTTGCAGTTGAAGTCGACGTTTTGTGTGAGCGCAGCACCCCACATGGATCAGTCCTCCTCGTCGGCGCCGAGGTCGTCAGCGTCGTCGTAGTCACCCCATCCCGCCTGTTTCAGGAGTCTGTTTCGATGATAGAAGAAACCGCCGACGCCGACCGCGGCGACAACAGCGAGACCGCCGAGGATCCACGGTAGCAACTTCGACTTTGGGACAACGGCAGCGATGCCTGCTGCGGTTGTCGGTGCTGTCGTCGCAGCGACGATTTCACTGCCGGTCGACGACGGAACCCCGGTCGACGCCACGCTCTGTGCTGGAGGGACGGGCTCGCCGATTGATGCGAGCGTGTGTCCTTGTTGTTCTAGCTGCCTTGCAGCGTTGTCGATCTGTATCAACAGGCCCGTTGCACGTTCCGTGACTTGCTCCTTGGTCCATGGCGGATCGATCGGGAGGATGGCTTGTACGGCGTTGACGGTGTTGGTACCAACAAAACCGTCGACGGTGAGCTGTGCGAAGCCCTTCAGAACCGAGAACTGGTTGATGGCCTGCTGTAGGAGTTGAAGGGTCGCGTGGTTGCCGGCGCCGATTCCGAAACAGAAGTTCAGCGGCGTCCCGGCACGATCGGCGCACTTGAAGTCTGTTCCAGGGACAAGACTGTCGGGAAGTGGGAACTGCTCGGGGAGAAGACTCACGGCTATAGCTCCTCGCTACCGCCGTCGAAGTCGTTGTCGCCGAGATCGTCGTCGCCGAGATCATCGTTTCCGAGATCATCGTCTCCGAAATCATCGTCGTCGCCCCATCCGAGTTGCTGACGCGCCTTGTGGCGGTGGTAGAAGTAGCCGCCGACGCCGACAGCGGCGACGACCGCCAAGCCACCCAAGATCCACGGCAGGAGCTTGAAGGTTTTTTGGTTACTCGGTGCCGGTCCGAGTGCGGCGGCGATGATGTCAGCTGCGCTTTCTTGAGGAATACCGGTCGACGTCGCCATCGTCTGGATGGTCGGCTCGACGGGCGTACCCTCGGGCGCTAGTACGTCGCCCCTGGTTTGAAGATCGGCGGCGATACTGTTCAACCCGTCGATGACTTCAGACGCGTTGTTGGAGATTGTCTCCTTGGTCCAAGGAAGGCTGCCTACGGGGCCGATGAAGAGCACCTTTCGAACGGCAGCCACCGTATCAGGTCCGATAAAACCGTCGACGGTCAACGCGGGGAATCCACCGAGGTTCGCGAGCCGGTTGACTGCTTGTTGCAACTTCTGAAGCAGCGTGTGGTTTGCTGCACCGATCCCGAAGCAGAAGTTCAGCGGGTTGCCCGCTTTGTCGACGCACTTGAAGTCCGTATCTTGGGTGAGACTCATGGATCTCCGTGTCGGATCGTGCGCCTACGTCCCTCAAACGTGTATCACGCACCTACCGGACCGGTCAAAGATCGCTCGCGCGATCGCCCTCCGAAGTGCGCTGAAACCTCGATCAAACGTCCGTTCCAGAGTAGGATGATGGCTGCAAGGCAAAAACGCATGCCGCATGGACCGAACGTCGTCGTGGCGCTGTTCACGATCCCAGGTTGCGAAGCCTGTAGGGGACATAGCCGTGGCGCGTTCTAAAATGGTTGAACTGCGTCAGGCGAGAGACTGCGGGTTGTCCTGGGCTGCGCTTGCGCGTAAGTTCAATGTCTCGGCGTGGACCTGTCGAAGTGCTGTGAATGGCCAAAGCTGGAGACACGTTCCGTGACAAATCTCGTCGAAGCGCGTGTCGTGATCTTGGTTTTTACGATTCCAGGCTGTGAAGCGTGTCTTGAGTACAAACCCCGCTTCATTCGCGCCGTGCAGCATTACCGTCAGCAAGTCCCTGCACTCCAACACGTCCCCATCTTCATGTACGACGCCAACGACCCCCGCTGTGCTGAGATCGCGACGCGACTGGGCGTGTACAACGTTCCGGTCACGTTTGTATTGCGACGCCCAACGGGTGTTGCTCGTCTCGAAGGCGGGGCTCCAGATTCTGAAATCGCGCGACTGCTCGGTATCGCTGCGCGCGAGGCCGCAACCAATCATTAAGGGAGAAACACGCACATGATGTACGCCAACCTGCGCAGCGCCAACGGACAAGTTCTCGGTTCGGTCGCCATCGATCCGTCGGCCCACAACAACCTGCAGAGTGCCTTCGCCGACGCAATGGTCAAGCTCCAGCAGCAAGGCGGCCTGCCCCAGAACGCACGGCCGCCGCAGCCGGCGTTCATGCCGCCGGGACCGCCGCAACCGGTCTCGCAGTCGCGGCCGTTCATCTGCCGCATGCGCTTCCTGACGCGCCTCTCGAACGGCCAGGTGACGTGGACCGAGCACGCGATCAACTGTCCAGTGGGGCTACCGCCGGGCATCTACACGCACCACCACACATCGCTCTAGGTTTCTACCCATGTCGTCACGAAGTGGCGACAGGAGGAAGCTAGCACGTCGTCTAGTAGCCGCCGAAGCCGAAGCCGAAGCCGAAGCCGTTGCCCGTCGCGACTGCTGAGGCATCGACGACCGGTGCAGTTGCAGGCGCTGCAGTAGGTGCTGTCGCCGCCGCGGTCGCCTGCGCAGTTGCTGTGTCCTTGGCGACCTTGGCAGCCAGCGCTGTTGCAATGAGGCCTGCTGCGACGGCGACACCGCCGAGGAAGAGGCTCGGCGTCCAGACGCGCTCGGTGCGTGCGAGTCCGAAAGCGCCCGCGGACACGAACGTTGCCACAACGCCAGTGCCGACGGCGGCCGGGATGCCAACCTTGACCATCTTCGCGCGAATTGCCGCGATGCGGTCTGCGATCGACTGGGTGACTTGTTGCGTGACGCTCGGGGCAGTCGCCTGACCGAACATCATTTGTGCATTTTCGTGTTGCAGGGCGAGCATCAGTATCTCCTTGGCGTCAGCCGCCGTGTTTTCGAGCGTCGTGGAACTTCCGGTCGGACAGGCGAAACGTCACGTAGAACGTGATGCACACCATGGTGTTGAGCGTGAGGATCGTCGCGAGCGGCCACAACTGGAAGTCGAACGACGCGATCGCGAAGACCGGCATGTACAGTGCGAAGAGCACCAGCATGCAGATTGCGAAGCTGATCGGGTTGTTCCGAATGCGCCACGACCGGAAGAACCGGAGCAGCACAGGCAGCCACGCGAGCGCGACAAGGACGGAGGCTGCAATGGGGACTTCGTGGTGATTCACTTGGGTACTACTCGGTGATTCACGTTGGGTGTGGGCGGCCCTCACGATGTTTTCACACCTTTCGGTGTGCACCGCCGTTAGCGGTGATTGTGAACGAGGCGTTGAGGTCGGTGCTGGCACGGCCGAAGCGCTTCTTGTGTCGTCGTTGGGCGACTTCAGCGACCTCGGCGATCTGTTCATCAAGGTGTGCGACCTCGATTTTGAATCGCTTCCGCGTCGCGTGTTTCCAAATGCCGAGCGCGATCCCGGCGACGATGAACACGATGATCGAAACGAGAAATGACTCCATGGGCTAGTCCTTTCTGCCCCCGTCCTTGCCCTCGTCCTCGGCGAGAAGCGCCGCCTTTTCTGCCTCCGGGATGTCCAGCGTTTTCAGAATCACCGTGTTGACGACGACCAACTTGGTGATCTGTGCTCGCTGCGCCCGCTGTTCACGCATGACGTCTCGCATGAGCCACACGACGAAGAAGGCTGGAAAGCCCCATCGTTCGATGACCATCTGCAAGAAGTCCACGGCGTGACCTACTTGCGGCGACGGCGACGGCGCTTGCCGCCACCACTGCGCATTGCGCTCGCGACGCAGCTCTCGAACTGGCGCTTCTTGAGGCCTTTGCAGGAGCGTGCGGCGCTTGCCATAGCGCGTTTGTACGGGGCGAGGTGGCCGGTACGCGGCTTCGGACGCGGACCGCAGCCGGCGCCGCTCTTGCCGCGGAACCGGACGACTTTGCCCCGACGCGTCTTGATCGTGATCGTCTTGACAGCACATCCACCGCGGCCCCTGCGGCTCTTGCGGCTGCGCTTGCGTCGACGAGCACCGAGGTTGCCGAACATGTCTCCGAGCATCTTGATCTCCTCTTATCGCTTCACGAGGGGGCGTTGGATCGGGCGCTGTGTCGGTTGTGGCACTGGACGCGGTGTGACTGCAGGACGAGTGGGGACCTGCCGAACACAACAGTTGTTGCCAGCTGCCTTGGGAGCACGACGACCGAGCATGCGGCCATCCTAGCACGATCCCAGGAGCGATCGCGCAAGCGATCGCCGCAGGAACATGAGGGATCCCAGCAGCGACCGTTTGACCCTCTCTTCGAGGCCTCGTACATTGGGACCGAGGCGCTATGGCCCAGATCAACCCGCGAACGTTCGCAGACGCGATCAAGCTCGGTGACAACATCTACGAGCTGATCCTGACGAACTGGGGAAACCGCGGACAAAAACAGGACGCCGACAACGGCTCGATTCAGTATCCGCCGGTCAAGACCAACGCCAACGGATCGATCCCCATCGAGGGACGGTTCATGGCGCCGTTGATCCCGAGCGTCTACGCCATCGCGATCTCGCCGCGTAGCGACATCGACCGTTGCATCTTGCACTTCAACTCGTTGCCGCAGACGCCGCCCAGTTTGCCGAACGTTCCGCCGTCGCCTTTGTTCGTTCCGCCGCCGTTGCCACAGGTGCCGCCCCCCGGCGGCAACGTGCCGTTCGAGTCGGGCTTCGTGAATCGCGGCGGCATCCTGGAGACGGAGTTCGTTCTCAACAAGGAATCGCCGTTGATTGGCGTCGTACCGGGGCCGTTCATCGTGCGCGCGGATCCCGCGCACTGGTACAGCGACACGTACCTGCAGCTGACAACAGGCGCGAGCTTGCCATACGGCACCGCGATGAATTCAGGAACGGTTGCACTGCCGGATACGTGGACGAACCCTGAGTTACGCTTGTTGCTTTACATGAGCAGTCTCGGGGCGCTTCCGACGGGACGACGTGCGCCGTTCCACCGTGCGTACACCTACCCGCTCAACGTGCCTCAAGGAACCATGGTCGTTCCGATTGCTGGCCGACGAAACATCTCGGTCAGCGTGCGCAACATCGGCGGTTCGGATTTCGACCTCGCGGTATCCGGGACCTTTCATCAGGTCGTGGAAGTTTCAGGTCCCGTATTCGCGTCGCACACGAACGAAGAGGTCGAGATGCTTGCAGCGACGACTGTTCCTGCAGGGGAGAGCGCCGTTTTTCAACTTTGTAACCCCGGCGTCAGTTTCATGCTCGTCAAGACGTCGGCGATCGTCATCGCAGGTGTCTCGATCAGCATCGACGCGTTCGACTAACCACTAACTACAGACGCCGTAGATGAACGGGTCTTGTGCTGGGAAACAATTGTTGTGGATCGGTGCGCACTCGGCGGCGACGGTGCAGAACTTGATGCACTTGCCGTTGAAGCACCCTGTGCCTGCTGAGCAGTCAGTATCAACAAAACAGTTTCCGCCGTAAGGCGCAGTACCCATCGTATCGCAGTACGTCCGTCCGGCATCGGGCCCGGTTGCGTGATGGTAACAAGCCTGTCCCGTCGCACAGCCGGTCTGGTTGATCGGATCGCAGCAGCCTTCACACGGCGCGTACGACTTGGGCCCGTCGGGGGGCGCGTCGATGACGACCGCAGGCGCGTCGATGTCGGCGTCATCATCGTCGCCGTGGTTGTCTCTGCAACCGCACCCGGCGAGCGTGAGCATCAGAACCATCATCATCATCTTCTTGATCTGCTTCATAACTTGTCAAGAGTATGTTGGCATGCTGTACGAAGCCCTGCAAACGGTAGGTTTCCGGGCCTGTAATACGCTGAAAATTCAATAAGTTACCCGACGCGCTGTCAACCCGACGGTAAGTTTCCGACGACGGAACGCTACAGATCGCTGAACGACAGGATCCACCAGTTGGTTGTGCCGTCGGACACGACCAACATAACGTCGTACTGATCGGGCAGCGATCCGCCGGCCCCGCCATCGATCAGGTCTCCGCCCGATGGTGCCACGGTGACTGCGCCAACGCCGATGTTTTTGATGTAGAACGCGCGGCCTTTGTTGTCGACGGCGAGCGGCAGCGTGATCGTGATGGCGCCGTTCGCGAGGATGACGGCCGCAGCGCTTTCTTCACCAGCCGTAATGGACACCGTCGTCGTGAAGGTGCCGTAGTGCAGGTACGGGTGGTTGATCAGATTGTAGCGATCGTCCCAGGTCTCTTGATCCTTCATGACTGTCCTTTCAGCCGACCGGCAACGCTTCGGAAGCGGTGACCGACATGAGACCGCCGGCAGCGACACCAACGGCGTGGAGGCCTTGTTTGGGTGCGAGCACGAGCGCGTGCTGTTGACCCGGGAACACGCGATAGGTCTGCATCGACGGCGTCGGCTGTAGATCTGTCGTGTTGAGGCTGACGAAGATCGTGACCGGACCGACGTTGTTGACAAGGACGCGCAACGGATGCGTCGCGGCCTTGGCCAGCGTTGTCGGCGTGTTGGAACCGACGGGTTGAACGTTGAAGGTCTCGAAGGTCGTATTCTGCATGGTTCACCGAACGCGTGAGCGTTAGCGGACCTCGCTGGGTGGACCGACGATGTCGAGATAGCCCTGAAGATTTACCTCGACGCGAACGAACTCGACGAGCACGCGCTCGGGTTCGATGTTCTCGTCGAGGATGACGACGGCGGGAAAGTCGAGCGTGTCGACGCCGACTTGGAAGCCCTCGCTGCGGACGATCGTGTAGGGCTCTTCGAGATCCCACGCACCCGTGTTGCGCGCAAGAAGAAGCCCGACGAGCGTCGACGACTTCGTCAGCTTCTCGTTCTTCGAGAAGTCGAGGATGTTGAGCCGCACGCGACGCTGCATCGTCGTCGGTTGGGGCTCCAATACAGTCGGCGTGCTGAAGCCTTCTGGGGTGCCCTTGGCCGTCAGCTCGATCTTGACGCGGTGGATCTCGAACGGTTTGTCGACGTTGTGGAGGAAGCAGGTGTGTTAGCGAGCCGCTGTTTATGCGGCTCCTACCGGTTTCCCGGTAGCTCAGACTATATCTTCAACCGGTGTGACCGGTTGCCACGCACTCGTGGGGCTCTACCATCTCACCGACCTGCGCCGCTGAGACTCCATGCCCTAGTCGTTGAACCTTCGACTCGTCGCCGAGTCGCTTGGCTGCTGATTGCCCATTGTACATCTCGACGCTTTTCAAGCCGTCGCGCTCGCCGTTGCCGGCCACGCTGTGGCGTTCGAGCTTTAGGGGGTTCCAGCAGTTCACGTGGTTTTTCGTCCCAAGTTACCTTGGGCGGCGTTCAGTAGTTGGACGCTTCGGGGAAGACAACACCGTTGAGATTTGGACCAACGTCCAATTCAGCAGCGATGTTGTACGGAATCCGAAAGGTGATGTCCTTTCCGGCAAATTGTAGTGGCAATCGGCCCACGTTGTCCTCCTCGCTAGTCACGGGCGCGATCGATGTTGATCGCTGTTGTGATCGAACTTAACGCAAGCGAAGACCGACGTGCGTCTGTCGAGCAAAGTTCCCTTGCGGATCGCAACATGTCGTTGCTAAGATCTCCTTATGACACGCGGTTTGCCTGCCCCGTCGTCTAGCTTCCGTGCATATCTTGCGGGCTACTTCGACGCCGAAGGTTGTATTCGTGTCGCGACGAATCACGAGCAGTTCTGGCAGGCGACTGTCGCCTTCCAGCAAGTAAAGCCGATCGTCCTCGAACGTATTCAACAGATCTACGGTGGAACATTACGTCGTAGTGGCAACAAGACGTGCTGGCAAATGCGTCGCTACGCTGTCGTTGCATGTTTCCTCAACGACGTTTTGCCTTTCCTCGGTGAGAAGCGTGATCAAGCACAGATGGTTTTGGATCGTTTCGCATCGCGGTTACCGCGCACAGTGGGCCGAGCGTTGATGCGAGATCTTGCGCGCGCGAAGAGACGTCGTCTCAAGAAAACTGATGTCCCGTTGACGAAGAAACGTCGCGGCTCGTGCAGTCACGAAGGCTGTCGTTTCGTGGCCGTTTGTCGCGGCTTGTGTGGTTGTCACTATCAACAAGCGAAGCGCGATGGTGCGTTCGTTGTCGGACCGCGAAACAAGTTGCGAACGTTCGAGTACGTACGTCAACCAAATGAAACGGACTTGAACTATTTCGCGGGGTACTTCGACGGCGACGGTAACATCGACGTCCAGAAAATCGGTCGTACGTGGCACGTACGTGTTGCGTTCGATCAAACCTTTGCAGACGGCGTCAAACGCATCTGGCAGGTCTATGGTGGATGCTTTCAGTACGTCGCCCGTACAGGGCGAGAACGTTCATCAATCATGTATCGTCTGATCGCGCGCGAGGCCGTTTTCAAATTTCTACAAGACGTTCGGCCATACGTGATCGAAAAGGCCGCAGAAGTCGATCTCATCCTGACGCGTTACCGAGCTGATCTTGAACCTCATGAAGCGGAGCAACTTCTGGATGAGCTTGAGCGTCTACGGTGGCCTTCTGGGCGAAGCCCGTACCGCAAACGGTCGCGGCACGTCTCAGCATCTCTATACGACGGTTGATCTCGCGCTTACGGTCGACCTCGGCGCGCCAGTGTGCAGCCGCAACTTGAGCCGGCGTTTCAAATTTGGACGAGACGATCTTGAGTGCCCAGTCGACCGCGCTAGCCCAGAGACCTCGCGGTCGATCGATCACCGGTCGGTACAGGATCGGTGTGGCCATCAGTGCGACGGCGATTGCGATCAACGCATCGACACCGTTCGGTGTGTCAACGTCGACGGGTGAAAGACCTTGTCGTGATGCCTTCAGCGCGACTTCCATGATCGAGATGTGCCGATCGGTCGCGTAGACAGCGGCGACAAGCGCCCTGCCGACCCGTTTGTCGACCATCGTGATCACGCGTTCATCTTCAGCGACTTACTGGGGTTGATTGGGCGCGCGTGGCCGGATACCCTACAGGCGTGTTTCTTGCTGGCCGTGGGATGGTACGACGGTTCGCACGCGGTCCTTCCGTGCGAGCGCCGACTACGGCTGTAATCGTCCATCGTGATGCCCCAGAACCGTCAGAACCATCATCGTCTACGCCAACTCTTACGGGCTCTTCACCGACGTCGACGGATCGCCTTTCTCCATGGGTACCGCTCGCGATCGGTCTGGGTGCGATCGCCTTCATCGGCTTGACTGGCGTGATCGTATACCTACTTCTCCGTAAGGACGATTCGACAAAAACGGCGCTTGGCGCGTCCGAGCCACGGTTCATGTCGGCGCCATCGCCGCAAGTGTACTTGATCAACACCGGTAACGGTCAAGCGCAAGTGGTTCGCGCGGAGCCTATATCGCCGGAGCCGCCGATCTTCGACGACAGCAACATGCTGGCGGCGATCGGCCGTCTCGAATCGGGGATCGGTGCACTCGTGAGCCACTCAGAGCGTCCTTTCGGACAATCAACGATGCGAACGTATCGGTTGCCGTGGCTCGCTGACGCAAACACACCTGCGATTCGCATCGCTACAGCAGGCGGCGTCTCTCACGAAGTCATCGTTCGCGTGGTCGCTCCGCCGGGAGCGCTCGCATCGTTTTCGTTTTCGGCGAACGAGCTGAATATCCCACAGAACGTGATTGCCGCCGGCTTGTCAACGGTGCCCGCCGGAGACACGCTGACCGTTCCAGCTGGTCAACATCAACTGATTCGGATGAATGCAAAGCAAGTCTTGTATGCCAAGGGCAACATGTCGCCTACGCTGAACCCGACGGGCCCCGTGGTCGTCTCGATCAGCGGCGTCGACAACTATGCTTCGCGCTGAGCGTTTGGGTGCGCGTGATAGGCTGAGGACATGGACCCGGCGCGGGCGCTAGTCACGTCACCGACGATTCGTCAGGACGCGCCTGCAGCGCCCGACGACTGGGCGATGGTTGTCCTGCTCAAGGGCGGCGGGATTCCGATCATCGTCACGATCACGCAGCCGTCTATCGGCGTGACGACGACGATCCCAGCGTCGGCTGTCCCGGCAGTCTATCTGGCAGCCAATCCCGCGCGGCTCGGCGCGACGATCAACAACGACTCGGCGAACCGCTTCATGTACATCAAGCTCGGCGGCGGTGTGAGCAGCGTTAGTTACTCGGTACGCCTGGGGCCGCACAGCTACTTCGAGCTGCCGTTTCCCGCGTACACGGGCGTCATCGAAGGCGTTTGGGGGCCCGGCGTTGGTGGCTTCGCGACGGTCACCGAGTTGACGTAGGATGAAGCCATGCCCGTTCAAGCTCTCATCCGCAAGCTCACCCGTGCGCAGGTTGACAAGGCCGTCACCGATTCGAAGGCCAAGCTCACGATCCAGGATGCCGGAGGTGGCGCATCGCTCGTCATCGTAACGGCATCGATGGACGGTGAAGGCAAGGATCCTGCCGCAAATCTCGCGCTGCAGAAGATCTGCGACATGGATGCTGCCATCGTGCAGAAGGAACACGAGGAAGCAACTGCGAAGCTCGCCGAGGAGCGTGCAGCGAAGCTCGCCGCGGACGCCGCCAAAGCGAACGGTTAAGCCGAACGACGCTGACGTCGCGCGGGCTTCTTCACCTTCTTCGTCTTCGCCTTCTCTCGGGCCTTCGCCGCAGCTGCGACGAGACTCGGCGGATTTTCGGGCAACGTCACGGGCGGTGCCGGCGGCACGGGCGACGCGGTGTTGTACTTCGCAAGCGCGATGATCTGTTGAACGATCACGCTGCGTGGTTCGGGCGGCTGTTCGGCGTCGAACCAACCGCAGCTCTCCCACATCGCATCGAGCGCCTGTGGATCGCCACCGACGTACTCGGTGGACATCACGAGCGTCAAGAAGTGCTGACCCGCCTTCTCGACGAACGTCGAGACGTAGGGCGCAAACTTCGAGACTGAGATGCGCCCAACGTCGAGCCCGGTCGTGACCTTCACGGCGCGCTGTACGGCGCTCTCGACCGACTCGCCGACTTCGAGCGTGCCTTCTGGGAGTACACAGAAGCCACTCTTCTTGAGCTTGCCCATGAGGACTTTGCCCTCGTGGATCATCAGCGCGGTGACGGCGACGCGAACGACGGGTTTGTCTGTTGCATCGATCTCGCCGATCTTGAATTCGTCGGACACTGGATGCGTTGGATCGACGGGCCACTTCGCGAGTGCCCACTTCTTGGCGTCCTCTCGATCGAAGAACGTTGCAAGCGGTTCTTGGCTTTCAGGTGGGGCAAAGACGGCGTGAACGCGCCGACCGCCGATGGTTAGCTCGGGCGGCTTCGAGCCGATTGTCAAGTAGACAGGCTTGCCGTCTTTACCTTGGTCGAGCACGAGAAGGGCGTCGTCTCCTAGCTCGGCACGACGCGTCGAGTACGCTTCGGCAAGCATTCGTACCGCCAGTGGGGGCAGCTTTTCCGCGACAATTCGCTCGGGTGTGTCGAGGGCGTGAGGGCTAATACGGATGATCGTCTTCACGGCGGCACGGTAACACGCACGAAGACGGGTCGATCGAGGTAGACTTGGGGGGCGATCGCTCCTGCGATCGACGAGGAGCATAGACGGATGTCGTTAACGAACGCCTACACGGTTTTGTACAACTCCGCGGACGTCGAGACCGGCACCGCTGCCAACCCGCTACGCATCGACCCGACAGGCACGACCACGCAGCCTGTGAGCGGCACGGTTACGGCGAATCAGGGCACTGCAGCTGCTGTCGCGAGTGCGTGGCCGATTCTGGTCACGGACGGCGTCGACACCGCCGAGGTCGTGAACGCCGCACCGGGCGCGGGCGCCTTCGGTCTCGTCGTTCGTGTCGCAGGTTCTATCACCACGACAATCGCGCAACCTGCCACATCGACAGTCACGAGCGTCGCGCTCTCGACCGTCGTCGCAACGGTCCTCGCATCGAACGCGAACCGCCTAGGTGCGATTCTGTGGAACAACGGCGCCCAGCAGGCATACGTCAAGCTCGGCGCCGCAGCGACGACAGCAAGCTTCACGGCGCGTCTTGCGAACCAGAGCGAGTGGGAAATCCCGTTCCCGGTCTATACCGGCATCATTACGGCGATCACGGCTGTGGGAACAGCAACGATGCTCGCCACCGAGCTGACGCCGTAGTCGCACCAGCGACTGCGATGGGATAGCGTCGGACCCGACCGATGCCGGTTACCGATCAGACACCCGACGTCATGCTCTACGACTCCAACGGGGTCGAGCTGGCTGTCGCCAACGGTGTCGCGATTCCGGTCGGTACACGCGGGCTTCTCGCAGCAGGTTCCGACGGCACGAACGCGCGGTTTATTCTCCTCGACGCGTCAGGGCGTCAGTTGGCGGTCGGTGCGGCAGCGAGCGGCGCGGCGGTCGCGGGCAACCCAGTACTTGTCGCGGGCTCCGACGGCGCAAACGCGCGTACGCTACTGACCGACGCCACCGGCAAGTTGATCATCGGTACGACGGGCGCCACGGATGTCACGTCGACCGGTAACCTGAACGCGCTCAACGTTGCGGTGCAAGTCGCGCTTGCGGGTCTCGCAGGCGCGGGCATGCAACTCTCGGCCGGTACGTTGATCGGCACGCTCGTCGCCGAGCTTTCGTTTGATGGCGGTACGACGTGGGTCTCGACGTTCTTTTTCGATCCGACGACAGATCTGACAGCATCGAGTTTGGTATTTAGTGCCGCGAACACGGCAACGGCACGATCGTTCTTCGCGTCGAGCGGCGCTTCGCACGTTCGCGTGCGTGTGTCGGCGTTCACATCAGGCACGGCGTCGTGTCAGCTTCGTGCGTCGGCGGTTGAAAACTCGACGCTCACAACACTCGATTCAACGAACATCAAAGGCACACAGTTCGGTACGGTCACAACCGCGGCGACGACCAACGTGCCGATCCGTGCATCGACGTACAACGAGCCTGCCGCGAACGCGCAACGTTCGATTTCGTCGGCGAATGCAAATGATACAGCCGCCGGTACCGGTGCACGCCAGGTTCGGATCACGTACTACACCGCGACGTTCACAGGTCCGTTCACGGAAGATGTCACGCTCAACGGCGTCGCGGCGGTCAACACCGTCGCAACGAACATCTGCTACATCGAGTCGATCAAGGTCATCTCCGTCGGCTCGGGCGGTCAGAACGCGGGTATCTTGACGCTGTTCAACGCGACGGCAGGCGGTGGCGGTACGCTCGCGACAGTCAACGCAGGTGACAACCAAACACTGTGGGCGCAGCACTATGTCGCGACGGGTAAACAATGTAGCGTCTCGATCATCTCGGGCCACAACAGCAACGCGTCCAACGGTACGATCGTGACATTGCGCAGTAAGTCGCTTGGTGGTACGGCCCCAGACATTCAGATCAGCGACTTCATCCGCGTCGGCGGTAGGGGCGGAATTCAAGCATCACGGCCTCGCACCGTTCCGCTGATCGTGACAGGTCCGGCACGTCTACTCCTCTACGGCGCGCCTGAAGGCACACCGAGCATCACCACCCGTGCGAGCTTCGACTACTACGATCAGTAATCTATGGCCCTCTTCGATACCGCTCTCACGATCCTCGACGGCTCCTGGTCCTTGGCCATGGGGCAGGTCGGTAACGGTGTTGCCGTCACAGGACGTGTGCAAGGCTACACCGCGACGAGCGCAACCACCGGCAAGGTGATCCGCGCGACGACGTACGCGCCACAGGGTGCGAACGCGCAGCGCAGCGTCAATTCGACGAACGCGAACGACACAGCGGCCGGTACGGGTGCCCGCACCGTCACGATCAATTATCTCGACACGAACTTCGTGCTCAAGAGTGAGGTCGTTGCACTCAACGGTTTGACGGCGGTCGCGACGGTCGCGACCGACATTGCATTCATCGAGTCGATCGTCGTCGACACAGTCGGCTCGGCGGGCGGTAACGTCGGCACGATCCAGCTGTGGACCGCGAACAACGGCACAGGCGCGATCTGGGGATCGATCGCTGCAAGCGACAACCAAACGTTTTGGGCGCACCACTACGTTCCTGCAGGCGTGACGTGCTATCTGCTCGGCATCGTCGCGGGGGCGACGGTTGTCGCAGGACAGACCAACCTGAACCGGTCGGGAAATCCGTTGGCGACGAACTTACCGCAGCTGCAGATCGGCCCGACGATCGTCCACGCGGCAGCAAACTCGTTCAAGAACGAACTTAAGATCCCTCTTGCTGTTCCGGGCCCTGACTTTGTATGGCTCGTCGAACGACCTGTCGCAGCAACGGCCTCGACAGCGGTCGCCGGTTTCGAGTACATGCAGTTCTAACTCAAGAGGAGAAACCACTATGGCTGTGACCCCGCTGACCAATCGTCCTGTCCCGCCCAACAGCAACATCAACCGCGCAATGTTCACGTGGGTGACATCGAACGCAGCACAAGATCCGCTCGACACCGATACCGATCAGCAGAACCTGCTCAACTTCTGCGGCACCGTCGGCTGCAACGTCATCTTCCTCGACATCTGGCTCTACCTCGGCGGTAGCAACTGGACGAACACAAAGCGTGACCGTATGCGCCAGTTCGTAGACCGCGCGAAGCGTTCAGGCATCAAGGTCTACGCGCTGTGCGGCTCGCCGGACTGGGGCACCAACCAGTCGTGGGTGACCAAAAACATCCTGAACGCGATCATGGCGTTCAACGCACAGTCGCAGGACATCTCAGGTTGCTTCGACGGCGTCATCTACGATGTCGAGTACTGGAGCGACGAAGTCACGTACCCGCCCGCGACGAACCTGCCGGGTCTGTGCGATCTGATCAAGGCGACGAAGCAGATGACGAACCTCGAAGTCGGCTGCTTCGCGGCGTTCTATTTGAAGGACAACACCGGCACGCGCCCGAGCATCTCGTACAACGGCAAGAGCGCGCAGGACGGCGAGCATCTGATGGACGTGTGTGACTTCGTTGCTGTCGGCTCCTACCGCAACCACGCCGCCGACAACGGCACCGACGGCCCCGGTCAAATCTCGCTGTTCCAGCCTTGGTACGACTACGCGAGCCAGCAGGGCAAGAACTTCGGGCTCTATGCAGGCTCGGAGACCATCAGTGTCACGCCCGCATACGTGACGTACTTCGGCATGAGCAAGGCCACAATGGAAGCACAGCACTCGCTGATCTCAAACCAGTTTCGCGTGACCGCGAACGCGAGCTTCCTGGGGCAGTCTGTGCACAGCTACGACGGCTGGAAGGCGATGTCCTAGATCCTGATCTCAATCTCGCGCATCTCGCAGACGCCGACGATCTCCTGCCCGTCGATCTTCACCGTCATGGTGTTTTCGTCGAGGCTCGACCATTCATTGAACCAGACCTGGCCCACGATGATCCCGAACTTGATCTGCGCCGTCTGGTAGATGAGGCCACGGGTCTTCGCGATCTGCGCCTGCGTCTGTCCCGTGAGCCACTTCTCGTGGAGGTTCTTCGGGTTCTTCTTGAGGAAGTCGTCGACCTCGTTGATCACCTTCGCCATGAGCGCAGTCGGGCCGTTCATCTTGCCGCCCATCTTCGCCTTGGCGTCCTTGAGCGACGGCAGCGTCGAGTAGCCCTTGAGCTTCACCTCCAGCTCCTTGCCGACGATGAAGTCCTTGCTCTCGGCCTGGACCATCTTCGGCGCGAAGCCGTTGTACGTGAAGCCGTTGTCCTTGAGCCACGTCGCGCCGTCTTCACCGTAGAGATCGGCAAAGCTCTTGGTCTTCGCGTCCGGGAACAGCTCGCCCTGGTAGGCCTTGTAGACCTTCTGCGCGGCGCGAGCCCGCGTCAGCTCATATTCCAGCTCGATGATGTCTTTCGCGGAGACCGCCTTGACCATCTTGCGGTTGATGATCGGCAGCGGCTTCACATCGATGACGACGGTTCCGTGTCCGTCATCGGACATCGCAACACCCGCCTTGTGAAGCGTGTCCCACACCGTCTTCGACATTCGAACCGGTAGCTTGTCGACGTTCACGAGGCCGTGGCTCACGATCGCGTAGTTGCGCCAGATGTGCGTCTGGAAGCTCGTCGGGATCTTGTACTTGGCGTGATCCGGACGCGACGACAGATCGACCTTGCCGGTCTTCCTGACGCGCACGCTGATGTTCGGGCTGTTCTCGTTGAACACGAGGCCTGAGATCGCATAGCCGTCCGGCGCTTCGTCGGCCACGAACTTGAGTGCGTCGCGCTTGGCTGCGAGAACGCCGTCCAGTTCAGACTGTAGCTCCTTGAGACGCTTGGCGGACTTCTCGCCGGCCATCTGTTGACGGATGACCTCGACGGCGAGCTGTTCGTCGGCGGTCAGGTTTTCGTCGGCGTCGACGCGTCCGCGGCTGATCCGCGAGTACTTGAAGTCGGGGTGATCGAGGAGCAACCGCGTGTTATCGTCTTCAGAAAGCACGCGGAGTAGATCGAGCACCGTGAACGCATCGTCGGTTGGGACTTTCTTGGGGTCGCGGCCCTTCGTGTAGCGCTTGGTCTCGTCGACGGCGGCGAGTTTCGCGGCGTCCATGAATTCGGAGTACTTCTGCTTGCCGAAGCACACGCTGAATTGATCGATGAATGCGACGTCGCCGAGTGCCTTCAGGATCGGGTAGACGATGTCCGGCTTCATGCGAACGGCGAAGAGTGACATCGCCGCGTGCGCGGGGCTGATCGCGCAACGCGCCTTGCCGGATGCCTCCCTCTCGGCGCGGTCTGCCAGGAGTCCTGTGTTGCCGACGGCGGTCGGCGACAAGTAGTAGATAGCTTCGGTGAATTCGGGGACGGACGTTTTGCCGGTCGACGCGTCATAGGTGACGAGATCGTCGTCGCACGTGATCGTCCACGCGAAGCCGCCGATCGGGTCGCCGCCGACAGCGACCTCGACGCGCTTGCCCGCCATCGGCCGCTTCTGCATCGAAGCCTCGAACGTGACCTCGTACTTGTCGAAGGCATCGGCGTGAATGTGCGTTCCGCCGGCCTTCTCGGCCATCGCGGCGAGCAGCGGTCGGTCGGCGTAGTAGCCGTACTCGACGAACGTTGACGAAGCCAGAACGCCGGCCGTCTTCTCGACGACCTTCAGGATGTCGGCGCGCGGCCACTGGTTGTCGCAGCCGTCGCTCATGAAGAAGAGCGAGAACGGGTTCTTGTTCTTCTTGGCGACGCGGCCGACGAGCTTCTCGACCTCGACGAGCGGCTCCTTGAAGCCGGTCAGGCCAATCGGGCGCAGCCAGCGGTCGACGGCCTTGTTGACGTCGTTGAGATCGGCGAGCGTCGCGACAGGTTCGGCCTCGAACAGAGCGCCAGTCTCGCCCTTGCCCGAGAACCAGATCATCGAGAGCGTGTCGCCGTCCTTGAGCAGTTTCGGCAGCTTCTTCTTGAGCTGTTCGCGGATGCGCGGCAGATCGCTGGTCATGCTGCCCGAGCAGTCGATGACGGCGATGTGATTGGTCGGCGTTTCGGCAGCCTTGGTTGATTGTCCCGGACTGATCGTCTGCTCGATCAGGTAGAGGCCCTTGTCGATCTCGAACGAAACGGCGTCGATCTTCTTCCCCATGCTCTCGTGCTCCTTCTGAAACGGTCGGTTGAACGCGATCAACGCTACAGGAGCTGTCTGACAACGGAGATTTTCCCAAATCAAATCGAGGCGTTACGTACGGTGCAGACCAACCCCTAACTCATCGATCGCGGTGTCAGCCGTAACACGACCGCCAAGTCGAGAGCAAGATGCCGTGCGCGACTGGATCGCTCCAGCGATCGACAACTCGGGTAACCTAGAGACATCTCGCCGCTCACGTGCCCAGGTCCGACGTGTCCGTTCTGTCGCGGCGACGCATGCAACACGTGCCCGATTGGAACGACGTTAGTTACACCGTGTGGCCATGATGTTGGTCAGCGCCATGCGGCGCGGTCGGCGATAGACGAGGTCGAGAAGACGATCGTTGACGACATCGAGCCACCGGAGAGTCGCGTACCTACCAAGCCTCTGCCGAGACAGCTTCTGGCAGCGCGCGTGATTTGTGAATTTTCGAGTGCGGACGGTGAAGACATCGCAGCGTTTTTCGAAATGCTGGCGAAGATCATCCGTACCAAGAAGAAGATCACGGTGATCTGTGAGTGATCTGTGTATATGGACGCTACGCTTACGCGTGCGCTGCGGCGCCGTCACGCAGTTGCTCGAACGTCAGGCCGTAGCGACGTGCGATCTTGCCGATCATGTCGTCGCTGATAGTCTCCTCGTTGAGGAGGGCGACATCGCCGCCGACCTGTGAGAGTGCGACGGTCAACGTCAGGCCGCGAGCGACGAGGAAGGCGTTGAGCGCCTTGGTGGAAGTTGGGCGCTGGGTGGTCATAGGCTCAACGTAACACAGGTGCGCGGTGTCAGCTGGCGATCTCCGGCCAACGCCAATGATGTACCTGCGTCGGATCTTCGGGGATCACGAGCGCATCGCGCGGTCCGCCAAGGTGTGCGACGATCTGGCCGAGCTTTTTTAGATCCTGCGCGACGTTCACGAACGTGCGCCGTGACGCAACGAGATGCCAGATGTAGCCGCTAGGGCGTCGCATCCGGCTCAGTGAGATCTTCCAGCCGTGTGCGGAGCACGTCGCGCCTACACCAAATCCGACGTCGAGACCTTGACGGGCTGCGGTTCGGATTTGGGCCATCTGGGCGTCGGCTGTGGGCGCGCGGAGAGCGTCTTCGATGACGGCGCGCGCTTCGGGCGTCGGTGTCGGATCTTCGATCGTGTTCGTGAAGGCGTCGCGCTTCAAAGCGTCGATGGTTTGGCGCCAGGACATGGTCACAAGGTACATCGAAAGACAAGGATCTTCTCCTCGCGGCGCGGACCACGACCGAAACTTCGTAGCGGCCATGTCAACATCCGCTCAATGCGACCGCCTAGCACCTCAGCAATCCGCACAGCGTCAGTTGGAAGATCATGTTCGCCTACGGCAGCCACGTTGAGCACAAGTCGCGGTGCAGCCGCGAGCGCGCGTGCAATCAGCGTCGTCAAAAAGCCGTCGCGCCAGCTCTCGTACGTTTCCGTACCAGGCTCGTTGCTGTAGTCCTCGATGTTGAAGTACGGCGGGCTCGTGAAAATCAAATCCGCCGAGGGCCAATCGTCGTCGAGGACGGACGCGAGCGTTTGCGTGACGCGTTCGTCGACCTTCAACTGTTGCGCTAGCTGTTGGTTGCCGCGGACGGAGTCGGGGTTGATGTCACGTCCGATGTAACACACGTTCTTCGTGCTTGCTATTGCACCAAGCAAGCGACCACCGTAACCAGAACACGGATCGAGAACAGTTCCATGTTCTGGTGCATATTCATCGACGATCCAACGCGCGAGTGCAGGCGGGAAGTTGCGCGGTGAACGCACCAACGCTTGAAGCGCGCGTACGACGCTAGCTGGTGTAGTGGGATCGCCGCGACGTTGTTGGTACTGAATGGCGCGCGTCAGCGTGGCATCATCGTTGAACGCTTCAATCAGAGATAGTTGCCCGCGGTGCCGCGCCGCGAATCGGTGTGGATGCGCCTGAAGACAGGTTGCCTGACCGCCGCTTCCAACGCTGGTAACGATGTCGTGCTCGACGACAAGCTTGGCATTGCGCACACGCGCGATAGGATCTTCTTCGACGTCGAGAACTGTTTGCCATGGGAAGCCTTGCCTACGCAGTGCCTGAAGAACACCCGCGGTTGAACCGTCGACGGCGACATCTTGATATGCACGGTTGGTGACGACCCGCCAGACCGTACGTGCATTGACGTTCAACGCGCGTGCGAGCTTGTCTATGGATTCACGTTTGGGTTCAGCAGCGTTTTTACGCATCGCCGTGAAGACTTCACAAATGGCTGCCGCTTGTGCATCGGTGAATTTCGCGAGTGGGATCCGTTCACCGCGTGCGTAGTTCATTCGTCCGGCTTCTATGGCGTCGTGGACGTTGTCGCGTTGCGTACCGAGTTTGAGATGATCGGGACGACAGCACGTCGGCTGATGGCAGGTATGCCGCACGACGGCACCTTCGGGGATTGCGCCGTAAGTAAGCTCGTAGGCCATACGATGTGCCGAGCCGTGACTCGTCGAGCCGTATCCGAAGGTGTGTTTGCCGCCTCTCCACGGCCAACAACCGTTCGCGTCACTACGATCGACGTTTCGCCAGAAGCGTGAGGCGATCGTTCGCACTTCAAGATGTGTTGGCTCGACGCAGAGCGTGTTGCCACACGTGCGATCGACGAAGCGCTCGGTGGTGTTGTGGGTCAGATACCATGCGACAAGTTGCGCAGAGATGTCGCGTCGACCTTCGAAGACAGCACGCTCGTCGGCGAGAAGATGAAACCGCGCATGGCCGTTTGACTGTCCGCCACGCCACACACAACATCCATCAACTTGCTCGGTAAGTGCCCAAAAACGCGTGGACAAACTTGTCATCGAGAAAGTTTTGTCACGTTTTCACGTTAGCTGTCAATCTTTCACGCTAACTTCTTCATGTACGCGACTGATCGACGTGAAAATTTGACTACATAACCAAAACGGCTACCAAGGTTTCCCTTGGTAGCCGTATTACGCGTTAAATAACGCGTAGTTGCTCACACCACGGTTCTTTTGATTAGACCGTATTTGTAGAGCTTGACGTCCGCGAAGTTCAGTGCCGTAGCACCATCCGATGCAGCTTGCGCGATGCGCACCGGTGCCTCGGGCTGAAAGATGCCTTTGTAGCCGAGGTTCTCGCGCTCGTGCACGGGGAGCACGAGCGCGACGCGGTCGCGCGGCGACGGCACGCCGTTCTGCGCCAGCTCGAACGCCGTGTTCGTCGAGAACACGTTGTAGCCGTGTCCCTGCGGGTAGTCCTGGAGGACGCCCTGCGTGTAGAACTTGGCGTTGTACTCGTACTGGAAGAACGTCACACGATCCATCTGGAACAGCGTCACGAGCATCGGCGGATCCGACAGCGCGAACGGCGCGATCGGGGCGCCCGCGCCCGGGATCACCGTCGAGAAGTCGTCCTTCAGCGTCGGGCGATCCGGTGCGGTGTCCGGCGCGCGCATCACGCGCACGACCTCGATGCCCCATCCATAGACGAGCATCTCCCAGTCCTTGGGCAGACCGGAGTCGCCGTTGCGCGGGATGTTGGTGTCGACGCGCGTCTGCACGCGCTGGCCGCCGGGGATCGGCTGGCTGCGGCCCGACGAGTAGGCCTCCAGCGGCGTGGTGAGCCCGTTCTGGAACTGGACCGAGCCGTACAGCTTGTCGTCGATCCAGTCCGCGAGGGCGATGGTGCTGCCGTCGGGCAGCGTGAGGGTGGTGGTTGATGGCGCTACGCCAACTGCTCCGGCCATGGTCTTGTATCCTTGTTGTCGAGGGAGGAGCGGCTCAACGCCGCCTGATGACCCCGAAGCAACATGCTTCGGGCGTCGTGATCGCCGACCAGCGATCGCCCAAACGACCCAGTCGTTGTTGCGACTGGATCGCTTGAACAGCGTTGGTCGCTAGTTGTTGCCGCCGAACAGGGTCGCGCCGAAGTGCGCGCCCATGGCTGACAGGCTCGGGCCGCCCAGGATCTTGGTCTGGTTCGCGCCCGCGTTGTCGCTCATACCGTAGTCGCCGGCACCGACGAGCGTCGGCGGACCGACCAGCTCGACCGGGCGACCGAAGCCCTGCCCCGGCTGGATCACCGCGGTCGGGTCGATCACGACACCGCCCATGCCGCCACCGTGGATCGAGCCCGGAACCGGGAAGGCCGGATCGATCGTCACAGCACCGAAGCCGTTGTTCGCCATCGCTGGGAGGTTGGCCGGGACGACGTAGCCTGGCTCGATCGTCGGGATGCCGAAGCCGCGACCGAACGCGGCCGGCGTCGGCGTCGGCGCCGTACCCGTCGGGCTCGCCGCCGCCTGCTGCGCCTGCTTGTCGAGCGAGTTCTCCAGCTGACGTAGGCCGTTCGTCACGAGCGCGGTCGCGGCTGCAGCCCAGCCCATGCGACGCGTGCTCGGGAACGCCATCATCACGCCGCCTGCGATACCGCCGGCCGCGAGGCCGAGCAGCTCGGAGAACTTGTGGATGGACTTCGTCGGATTATTCGTCATCTTGCGCGCGATCATCGCGACGCCGGTTCCGACACCACCACCGATGACGGCACCCCACATGGAGTCGCCGCCCGCAGGTTGTCCGAATTCATCGAGGCCGAACATGTCGACCTCGCCGACGTCGGAGAAGCCGTCGGTGTCACCCAGATTGCCGTTGTTCTTCATGATGCTTTCGACCTCTCTTGTCGGTTGTGCTCAGCGCCGCGTCGGGCAGCGCGAAGACCCTTCTTGGAATTCCCAGCCGGTTCGACTCTTCTTGCCGTTCTTGGTCCGTGAACCGACGCCGACGTAGCAGAGCTGCATCTCGCATCCGGTTCGCGGGTTCTTGACGGTCTTGCAGAAGCCGACGACGGGGGCGTCACCGAGCGCTTTGGACACTCGCTTGGACTTGGACTTCTTGGGCGGCGCCACAGGAGCGCCGTCGATGGTGAAGACGCTGGGCATCAGCGACCCCCTCGGCGGGTGTGGACCATGTGCGCCTGGTGCGGCCACACCGCTTCGGGGTGTGGCCATCGCCGCATCACCATCGGTGCGCGCGACGCGAGCGCCGGATCGACCTGGCGTTGAGCGTCGCGCACCGGAATCGATGCAACGGCGTTCGTCGCCGCGATCGCGTTTGGTGCAAAGCGACTCGCGATTGACGCCTGGAAGTTCCGACGACCCCAAACGTTGTCGTCGTAGTTGAGCTTCCGGTACGTGAATGCGTAGTCGAGGAACGGTTGTTGAGGGACATGCCCGGGTGGTGGGACCTTCGGTAGCACTTCCTGCATCTGGCCGAGGCCACTCGTCGGGCCGACTGTCATCGAGGTAGGCTGTGCGGGCGAAGCTGCACCGTTCGCTGGTGTGATGGCCGGTGCCGCGCCGTTCGTCGGTGTGATGGCCGGTTCACCATTGGGTCCGCTGTTGCAGACCATGACGGCGCGCGAGCCGATCTGGATCTTCACCGGGCCACCGCGCATGAGCTGCTGTGCGGCCTGGATGATGATGCCGACGATACCGCCGCTCGGCGGCGTGTTCGCGTCGACGCGAATCTTCTCCGTGCCGGCACATACGACACCGGTCTGGCCGCGGGCGAACAGCTGTGCGAGCTTGCCCGCGGCGTACGCGACGTCCTCGGACGATGGATACGGCGATACCGCCGGACCACGACCGCGAACGGACGTAACGAACGGATCGACGGTGTGCGTTGCCATGTCCACGGGCGAGAGCTGACGGATCCACATCGGCTGGATCACGCTCGTCGACGTAATGGCGTCGGGGCGCCAATGCATCGAGACGTGCTCACTGCGCGTCCACGGGACCATCATGCGAATACCGTAGTCGATCGCTCGCGCGACTGCAATATAAAGGACTGCGATTTCGCTGAGTTAGCCTGTTGATCCCTGATCATCACTGAGCATCCCTGATCACGTTGGTGACTTGATCGCGTCCGCGACTCCACGTACGTTGTGCTGAAGAGATGGCGAAGCGTCGACGTCAACGCGCGCTGGGGGACGTCGTGATCCCTCAGACGATCGAACGGCCGCTGACGCCGCGGGAACTAGCGAGCTTCTTGAAAGTGAGTTCGGCGACGATTCGTCGACGCCTTCATGAACTGCCGCATTTCCGAATCGGAAATCGTGTTCGCTTCATGCCAAGCGAAGTACTCGCACACGTCACCAAACGAAAGCCGTCGGGAGATACCTAATGCTCGCCGTCTCGTGTTTGGGTGCCTGCCCGTCGAGTGACCCGAACGCGCTCGTGCAGAAGCTGACGAGTATTTCAGTCGGTCCGATTCAACCCATCGACGAAGCGACGGCCAAAGGCATCGCCGACGAGCTAGTCTCGACAGTTCGCTGTAACGCCGAGGATGCAGCTCGCAAGGTTCTCGTTCCTGCTGTTGTCGTCGCAGGCATCGCGGCGATCGGGGCTGGCATCGCCGCACTGACAATCTTTCGACGTTCGTCAGAGGCGTTGGCGGGCGCGAAGCGTGGACCGTACAAACGGCCGACGCGGGAGCGGGAGCCCGTCTACTTTGTTGATCCAGCCACAGGCGACGTAATCGAACTTGATCAGTCGACCGTCGAGTACAAGAAACTGCGTGGTCGTGCGCTCGGTGCGCGTTACCGCGTGACGGTGCGCTACCCGAAGTTCCCGACGCCGACGAGCCTCTGTGTCGAAGCGGCCAACAAGACCGATGCAGCGGATCTGGTTCGCGGCGGTGTAAAGAAGGCGCGCGTCGTTCGTGTCGTTCGCGGTTGCTAACCCTCGGAGGAAGTTATGCTGGCTGCAACACACAGCGAACTGGGTCAGTTCAACCAAACCATCACCGTTCCACCCGAGGTCGCGACCGCCGTCGACAAGCTAACGACGGCAGCTGAGAAGCTTGCGACCATCGCGTCCGATTTCAAGATCAAGATCGAGCACGACGTAGTGCTCCCTCCGACGACGGACATCATCGGGCGAGTGCTGCCACCGCTGATCCTGACGGCGATGTTCATGACGGGGACCGTCTTCCTCACGAAGAAGTTCCTTGAAGGCTCTCCGCGCACGCCCGCACACGCCAGGAGGGGTGGCTTCGCGCGAGCGCGGACGCGTCGTCGATCGTTGGGTGGGCCGATTGCGCTCGACTGGCGTGAGAAGGGTCCGCCGGGTCGCAAGCGTATCGGCGCCGCGTGGCGTGGACCGCGTCTCGAAGCGAGGCTCGGTGCCTGTACGCTTCGCGTCACGTCGTTCACGCCGGAGGAGATGGAAGACTTTCGGCAACGTGGTGTGATCGATCCGGTCATCGGCGGCAAACACTTCTGGAGCGTCATCCACCGCGACGGCGTCCGTCGTGGCGGCCTCAACAACGGGCTCGTCAACAGCGTTGCGACGGGTCAGAACCGCGCTGTCGAGGCCGCGCTCGCATATAAGGATTCTGCTGGTCGTCCGATTTGCGGACGTGGTCAGCAGGTCAACGACTAGCGTTGATCTGCGATCGCGATGATGCGATCGATGATGCCTTCGAGATCTTCTACGGTCGTGAGCAAGTCGAGGTAGTCATCGCCGTCGATCTCAGCGCTAGTTGCGTCGGCGAGTTCGACGGCACGGTTCAGCTCACGCAGGACGCCGCGCAAATTTCGAAACGAGAAGTCGTTGTTGATCAGGCGATGACACGGGCTCCGCTGGTTCTCGTACCAGTCCTCGCAGATGTCGACGGCGTTCGCGAGATCGCCATCCCAGACGTGAACGAACGCACCCGTCTTGGTGTTCTTGTAGACGAGGTAGCCGTTGTCGTCTTGAAAGTAGTGAATCGGCACGATTCACCGTCGACGACGCACCCGATGCTTGCGACGTCCGGTGAAGGTACGCTTGCCTCGACGCGTGATCTTGCCGGTGTCGTCGCAGATTTCCACAGCGCGGATCGTCGCGCCTGGCCATTTCTTCTTGAAGTCGCGTGCAGCTTGCTTCTTCGTGAAGACCACGTTGCGCGTTGTCTTCAGCGAGCGAACTTCGAACGAGACCTCGTAGCCGATGGAGCAGCTCACGTGATGAACGTATCACGGTCGCGGGTACGATCACCATAGCGTCGAGGTTATTGCGACCAATCAGCGTGCATGTTACAACCAATCAGACGTGAGTGACATCTCCAAAATCTGCACGAAGTGCAACCTACCCGGCGAGTTCTATCCACGCGGCCGGAAACGCTGGTGCAAGGAATGCTGCAAGGCGTACTTCCGCGATTGGTACAGGAAGAACCCGAAGAAGGTGAAGGCGATCGCGAAGCGAAAGTGGGCAAAGCCTGGACATCGAGAAAAGGTTTCGAAATACCGAAAGCAATATCGAAAGCGTGGTGGACTTGTTCACGAACGCGAAAAGATCAACCAGCGTGCGTACAAGTACATGCGCAACTATGGCATCACGCAAACCGACTACGATCAGTTGTACGTCGCTCACGATGGACGTTGCGCGATCTGTCGACAGATCGAGACGCGAATTAAAAACAGTCGCGTGAAATGGATCGCAGTCGATCACGACCACAAGACCAATGAGGTCCGTGGACTTCTATGCCATCAATGCAACGTCGGCATCGGTAGCTTCAAGGATGACGTTGAACTTCTTGAAGCTGCCGTGCGCTACCTTCGCGGCACACAACGTTTCAAGTCGTGACTCTTGCTACTCAAGCAACAAAATCCATGTGCTTGGCCGAGGGTACTTCTCGTCCAAACATGTTTCCTGGAAGGGTTGTATCCAAGGGCACCCAACGCTTCGGATTGGTCTTCGGGAGGCCCGCGAGCCCGAAGATGTGTGCCCAGTCACTAGATTTCGTCGGCGCGGTGATGCGAAACTTTGCAGGGATGCCGTTGAGTGAGAGAAGCGTCGTCGTGACGACCGTGTGGCCATCGCAGTCTTCGCCACCGAATTCGACGGTGCGGTGCGGTGCCTGGAAGAGGTCGACGCCTTCAACGTCACCTCCTGGCATCTTCACGGGCGCGACGTCGCCGGTGTAGCGGATGTTGTTCTTGGTCCAGTTGTAGACCGCCTCGGACTCGCAAAGTCCGTCGCGCGCGGGACAACCCGCACCCTTCACACGGAATCGCCGCTTGCCGACGGTGACGTCACGTGTTCCGTAGCCCGTGATCGCGAGCGCAAGTTCGCGCATCTGTGGGTTGGTGACGCCCTTCCACACGAGATCCTGGAGAATGCCGACGCGTTGCTGGATCGGCATCTCTGGATCGTAGTGGTGGGTGAGCGTCATGCCGCCCTTGCTGACGCGTGTCTGGACGCGACCGAGCGTGTCTCGCAGTGTAGCCGTACGACGGCGCGCGGCAATTCCATACGCGATTGCACCACCAAGCACGGCGACACCGCCTGCGATGATGGCAGCGATGGCGATCTTTTCACTGGAAGTCGTAGTCAACCCGTCGGTTGCACCGAGGGAGCTGCGGACGCGATGTCGTCGCGCGAGCGCGCGGCCGGCCTGAGCACCGACGGTGAAAGCGCGCCCGAGTACCGCTTCGGTCATACGTTCAACCTAACATGACCTCAGGGTTTCTGGGTAGCTTCGCGGCGATCGCTGCTGCGATCGGGCATTTGACAACGTGCGTACCCGGCGAGTAGCTTGAAAGTGTCAAGATCGCGCGCGCGATCGACTTGGAGCCAACATGCTTTACGCGCAGCTGAACGGTCGTGATGCGCGCCCAGTCGAGGACTCGACTGTGGCCGATCTGCAGAATCTCGCTTGCGAGATCGGACCTGCTGTCGAGGGCGTTCATGCGCCACGCTCGACGCCGCAGGCGATGGGTGCCTTCGTGACGTCCGCCGCGCAAGGGATCTGTGGCGGTCGACCCGCAGAGCAGCACACGCCGACCACAACGGCGAACGCACATCTCGCGCAGGCGGCTTTCGGACCGTCGTTCCAGACGACATCGTCGTCTTCGACGGATCCACGGTTCGCGGCGTTCCAGACATCGAACACGTTCCAGCCGGCAGGCGCGGACCAGCAGTTCCCACCGAGCCAGCCATTCCCGACGACATCAACACAGCAGTTTCCGCCGTCGACGCAGTTTCCGACGACGCCATCGAGTACTGGCACACCGCAGACATACACCAACCTGCCGGTCGGATCAGTTCAAGCGTTCAGTGCCAAGACGGGGTTGTGGCGTGTTGGCATTCCCGTTGGTACGACGTTGCCGCCGCAAACCGGTTTGCGCGATTTTTTCGGTTTAGGTGCATCCCCAACCATTTCTGAAATTCCATCCGCGGCAACGCCTTCAGCAAGCGCCACAACGATCACGGAGGGTAACTTCGAAGAGAAGACGGGCACGCAGCCGATCTTCAAGAAGCCGCTCTTCTGGGTCGCGATCGCGGGCGGCGTGATCATCCTTGGTGGCGGCGCGGCGCTGCTCATGCGTCGTCGTGCACCTGTCGTGGCGAAGGCGGCGTACTACTAGGTACGTGCGTGCTCCACTACAACCAAGGTGACTTGCTCGGTGACGCCGCCGCGATTCCGACGGGTGTCACGGCGGGCGTAAAGGCGCTGCAGGAGCAGCTCCGCCGTTTTGCATTCGAGCGTGGGAAGCTCGAATGCGATCCTGCGCGCTACGACGGGACGATGACGTTGAGCACGATCATCGCGATCGCGCATACGGGAAAGTTCGTAGGGACGCAGATCCATCCTGTCGTCGGCGCTGCTGTCGACGTCGTTGGACTGATCAAAAAACCGATCAGCGTCATCCCGTACGGCGAGGAAGTGATCAACGTCGTCCTCTCGCCGTGGATCATCGATACGGTCTACAGCGCGCTGCTCGGCATCATTCGGTTGATTCCAGGCGGTGGCGGTGTTGCGAGCAGCATCGACAACGCGATGAAGGCCGTGAAGAGCGCGTTGAGCGTTGCAGCAGCTCCGATCGCAACACTGCTTGCCGTCATCCCGCCGCCTGCGCCGTCGTCAGGGTTGGGATCTGCTGAGGCGGTTCTCGCGTCGGATTGGCGTCCGCCCCGTTTCTACGACCCCAAGATCGACGGTCCGCTCTATGGGCTTGGTGGAAACGGTGAAATTGGCCTCGGCGGTTGTGCGACCAATGCAGCACCAGAAGTCGGAACGTGTAGCGCGGACGGAAACTTCATTTGGGCGGCGTCGCCCGGCGTGCCGGGCCACTGGGAGCGACTTCGTTCGGGGCAGTGGTGTAAGAAGGTCGATCGAACGATCAAGTATCCGTTGATGACGGCGCAGCTGACGACGTGTCCGTCGCCAGCCGGTTGCCAGCCCGTGCTGCCACCACCTTCGCCAGGGATCATGGCGCGTGAGGCAGTACGCGACCACCGTGAGTGGCCCAAGGGTAAGGAGATCGTGTCGGCGGACTGGGGCGCGTCACGGTCGTACTCCGGTAAGGCTCCGCGCGCGAATCTCGCGGCACGCGATCTCGCTGAGTGGGAGAAACACAAAAACGAAGGTGATTCGCTCGACCTGAGTGTTCGGCGTGGCGCGATTGCGTTCCTCGTTTTCAAGGGCAACGACGGCTCGCGTATGGGCGCGTTCTGGAACGATCAGACCGAGCTGCTCGTGATCAAGCGCGTCCCCGATCCAGACGAATCGCGGTACCCGTGGGACTACGTTGCCGATGCTGTTGCAGCTGCTGCGCGAACGGTCATCGACGCTGCGTCGGACGCGTGGAATTGGATCGAAGACAACATCGGGGAGATCTACTCCACCATCAAGGAGTTCGGCTGCGCACTGATCAACAACGATGTCGTCGTCGCGATCGCGGCTGCTGGAACCGGTCTCGTCGCAACACCGGCGACGTCAGCCGCCGTCGTATCGGCAGCGGCACAGGGTCGCGCGGCTTGCGCGGCGCTCGACGTCGCCGAGCTGGTGTATGCGATCTTGAAGTTCCTCGCGATGGACTTCCCCAAGCCGGCGCCGCTGTCGCCCGGCGCGGGTTCGTCGACACCAGTTACGGGAATTCCGAATCACCTCCTACAGCTGCGTGCGTCGATCCTCGCGAACATCTCCGCGAACATGATCACGATGGCGACTGCTGCCAACGACGTGACGGGTTGTCCGGGGAAGACGCCCGTTGGCGGCCAGGTGCTCCTGCCGTTGACGCCACCAGTTGTCCCGCTTGCTACGACGCCGATCTATCCGAGGGGGTCGATTGCCGCATTCGATCCGAAGATCCAGCGTTTTCGAATCGCGAAACGAGTTCATACAAGGCTCGGCGCTTTTGAGCAAAGCGCACCCTTTGAAGTCGTCCAGCAAACTGCGGCGACGTTACCATCGAGCACGTCGCTCGTGGCACTGACCGAATTCCAGAAGGCGACGGGCACGTTGCCGATCACCAAGCAACCGTTGTTCTGGGTCGTGGTGGGGACTAGCGTAATCGCAGCAGGAGCGGGCGGTTACGTGCTGTACCGACGGCGACGACGTTTGACAAGGTAGCTCCCCACCGCGTAGCTTGAAGGGGTTAGATCGCTCGCGCGATCGACCAAGGAGCACGCGGATGCTGACGACTCAACTTCTCGGTGCGAGCCCGGCCGGTTTCCTGAGCCCGATGAATGGTCTCGGGGCAGAGATGTCTTCGCCTGCGATCAAGTCGCTCCAGACTTATTTGATAAGCCGAAAAAAGATTCCACAGGATCAAGCAACCGGCGTGATCAACGACATCACGATGGCGGCGATCTTCAACGAGTTCATTGCAACGGCTGAATTCGTCAGCAAGTTGTCGTTGCTCGACAAGCAGCCGGACGTCAAGTCGGCCATCACCGAGATCGTTACGACGTTGAAGGACGCTAATGCTCAGATCGAGAGCTGGACGAAAGGCTTCTTCAATCTATATGATTTGTTCCGCCACTTCACAGATGTTACTGCGCTAATTCGTGGAGTCGGCAATGAAATCAGTGAAGGTAGAGGTGATCAAGCCGCAGATGCGGCCTTGAAGATGCGCGACACGATCTACAACGCTGTCGGCGGACAAGCAGCGATCATCGAAAAAGCGTTACGTGTCATCTTCCCCGCTGGCACAACGCCGCAAGCGGGAACGCCCGGTGCACCAGGGACAACGACAAGCGGTGGCCGCAAGATCACGGCGCACGTCTCGCCGGACGTTCTGAAAAGCTTGACGACAGGTACGGTGCTCAAGGCCAGCCCGGTCAAGGCCAGCCCGGTCAAGGCCGGCACGGTCTACGCATTCAGCAAGAAGCTCGGCAAGTATCGCGTCGCCGTCCCAAAGGTTCCGGTCACAACGCCGACACCGACGACTACGACACCTCCCAAGACGGCCGGTCTTGGCTTTGGCATCATGCGTGACACCACGTTCGGAGGCGGTCAGTGCATCTTCGGGGACTGTGGCCTCGGACAAGCTGCGAGCGCGACGTTCACCGAGACGGCACCGTCGACGACCGCACCCGCAGCGCCTGCTCGACAGGTTACTGAGGCCGAGCTGGAGAAGCTGACCGGCACGACGCCGTTCTACAAGAAGCCGTTGTTCTGGGTCGCTACGATCGGCGGTGTGGCCGCTGTGGGTGGCGGTTACTGGTATATCCGTCGTCGCAGAACTGTCCCCGCAGCGAAGGCGGCCTGAACATGTTCTCGGCATCGCCCACCGCACCCGGAATGACACCGACGACACCAACGGTGACGCCACAAGCGTGTCCGCCGGGTTCCGTGTTGACGTCGCGCGGCTGCCTGCGTTCGGGACAGTTCGCGCCTGCGTTGACGACCAACCCACAACCCACGCAACCGCCGCTCTGCCCGGCGCCGTGGATGATCGCGACGTCCGTCGGCTGTCTGTATCCGGCCGGGACGATCACAGCGTTCGACGCGCGTCGTGGGAAGTGGCGCATCGCGGTGACGTTCGACGTGCTACGGCCGCCACCGCTTCCAGTACCACCGCGTACGTTGACGCCGATGACGCCGACAGCGGCCGGTTTCATCACTGCACTCACGCCGGCAGCTGCGATGGCGACGCCGCGATCGGGCTTCGGTGGGTACTTCGGCCAAGCTGTGACCCACCAGTCGGTCGCCGAGACCGATGCCCCGCCACAAGGCGTGCAGCAAGTCGACATCGCGACGTTCGCGGTTGCCGTCGGCGAGCCTGCGCCGGGGGGAGCAACGTCGGTGACGCCGCCGGCCTCGACATCGACGGAGCCCGTACCAACGACCGTCGAACCGCCGCGTGTTGACGTGGGACCGACGACGGTTCCGCCATCCAGCTCGCCGCCGTTCGTACCGCCGAAGGTTCCAGGATCGCAGTTTCCAGGATCGCAATTTCCAGCAACAACGTCCGCACGTCCGGGCGAGGAGCGTGACAACTTCTTCCGTGTAAACAATCCAGTGATGTGGTTCGCGATCGTCGGAGCGGTGGCGGCTGTCGGCGGTGGCGGTTACTGGTTGATGCGTCGTCGTCGGAGGGCTGCGTGATCGCTGCACAGTGGACGTCGCCTTCGCGGTATATGATGTTGGCACAGGCGGCGCCGCCGACGTCGGCCCCGTCGACGCCGCCGTCACGTGGACCTGCAGTCATGCTCGGTGTTGCAGGCCTGGTTCTGTCGGCCGGGATCATGATCGCGATGGGCTTCCACAAGCCCGTCGGCCACCGTCGTCGTCGACGCTGAACTGCGATCGCGCACGCGATCGTGTTACAGTACGGGGCGATGCTCGCTTCGGAAATGCCTACGTTCGCCCGCTGGGTTGGGGTTGCACCAGCGACTACGACCATGCAGCTTGGTGCGCACGACGCGATCGTCGCAGCGGCGCTGCAAAGGCTGCCGTCGGTTGCTCTACAGCGAACGCCTCCTCCGTCTCCGCCACCGCGACCTGCTCGGGCACCTGTCCGTGCGGTGACGTCCTCTCCAACGCCGAGGTACTACATGCCCTACGCGTCTCTCGAAGAACTGAAGTCGGGCCTCGGTGTCGTGAACGAGTCCGATGCTTGGATGACGGGTCGTCCGTACGGCCTTCCCGGCACTGCAACCGTTCGGTTGATGCAACGGCAGGGTGGCTATCACGATCCAAACGGCTACCACTACAACGCTGCGATGGTCGGCGGCGGTTTCGGTGACGCTGACACGCAGGCGTTGACATTGCAGGTGCAGCAGCTCGTCGCGACACAGCAGGCTCAGGAAGCATCACTGAAGCGGATCGCGTTCTGGCAAGCACTCACGGGCGGCATCGCCGTTGGTGCTGTTGCACTCGGTGTTGCTGTCGGCATCTATGGTGCCGCACGCCGGAGCCGTCGCTAATGCTTGGCATCTACGTCAACGAGATGCAGCGTTCGATCAACGGCGCCGGTCTCGGTTGCCAGACCTGCACGCCGGCTGGTGGCTACTACGACACGCACATCACGCCGTATGGGCACTTCGCGCTGTTCCATCCCGGCACAGTGGCACGCGTGCCCGTGCATCCTGACATCGGTCTTGGCGATGTTCCGAACGATTTCGAAGCGTCGGTCGACCTACAGTACATTCCCGTTCGACAGGGCTGGTACTACGGTTACCCGGTCGACGGTTCGGGTTACCCGGACGGCGGCCTTGGGCGTACAACGACGTCGGTCGAGCGTCGCCTGCGTCGGCGGCAATTCGGGCAGGCGGCAGCAACAGCCGCAGCCGCCGATCCTGTCGCGCTCGCGTCACTGGCGAAGATGGAGAAGATCCAGACCGTGCTCCAGGTTGTCTCGACGCTGTCAATCGCGACGGTCGCGACGCTCGCACTGGTCAAAGCCGTACGCTCACGCGGGCGGCAGTTCTCGGGTGACGAGGACTGACCGTGTTGAGCCAAGCGCAAACCGAAGCCGCGAAGCAACAAGAGACCAAGGGTGCGCTCGGTGTCGCGATCGCGTTCGGACTGGTTGCAGCGATCTACATTCCGTTCTATCTGCGCGCCAAGAAGCGGGGTGATCTCGGTGGTGCGATGGAAGGCACATTCTGTGAGAAACAGGCAGCGCCGAAGAGCCGTTTCGCCAAGGGCAGCTTCCGCTACAAGAAGTCGGGCGACGCGTGGGTGCTGATCGGCTGTCCCAAGCGTCAGTGGAACGCGAGCGCGGCGCGATGTCGGGTCGGGACGCAGGCCTACAAGGTGCTGGCTCCGGCACGCGGCGGTCGTTGCTCGATCGGTACCAAGCGCATCACGAAGTAGTATCTTCGGCGGATGCGCCGAACGCTGCGCAGTCCGCCCGTCGACGTTTCTCAAGTGGCGCCGAACCTGTTCATCGGTTCGCGACCACCGCCCGGCTATTACCGGTGGCTCGGGGTGATCGTGCTGTGCGCGCGCGAGTACCAGCCACCCGTTTGGGCCTTCCCAAACGTCACCATCGTTCGTGCGCCGCTCGACGATGATCCGCGCCGACCGATGACGGATCTTGAAATCACCACCGCCGTCACGAACGCCGGTACAGTCGCGCGATATCTGATCGCTGGACACCGCGTGCTCACGAGCTGCCACATGGGCCTCAACCGTTCATCGCTCATTGCCGGTCTTGCGATGCAGCGGGTGTTTGGGATGACCGCCGACGAAGTCGTCGAGCGCGTCCGCGAATATCGACATCCGCACGCGCTCGGCAACCCGCGCTTCGTAGAACTACTTCAGCGCGCCGACAGACGCGCCTGATGACGTCGTCGGAAGCGCCGACGAGCGTGTCCTGTGCCCAGGCCGCGCCTACGACGCCGGCCACGTCGTTGACGCTCGAAGGCCGTGTAGCCGATCAGGAATAGCGACACGAACGTCGAGCTGAGCAATGCGCCTGTCACGAGGCGCGAGTCGCGAATGCCGACGGCGGCGAGGCCAGGCATGATGAGCGCGGAGCGCAACATCCAGTGGCCGATGACCTTGGGGGATGGCGCCGGCTTCGCCGTTGAACATGCCGCAGACTGAAGCCGATGAAGGTGCAGTTGGGCAGCTCGACGACACACAGGAAACGTACCACGATCGCTCGCGCGATCGCGAAATGGTGCCGACGAGTGGATTTGAACCACCAACGCGCGCGTCTTGAATGCGCCGCCTCTACCAGGTTGGGCTACGTCGGCTTGGTGCCATCGACAGGATTCGAACCTGCACTTGTCGGTTTCTAAAACCGGTGACTCCTTCCAGTTGGTCTACGATGGCGTTCGTGCCGACGGCCGGATTCGAACCGGCACTGGATGCATCCTGAGTGCATTGCCGCTACCAGGGTTGGGCTACGTCGGCTCTCGTGTCACGGCCGGGATTCGAACCCGGACTGTCAACCACCTCAAGGTTGTGCCGCTACCAGGTTGGGCTACCGTGACGCGTGCTGGTGGCCGGACTCGAACCGGCACCGCGCGTGGCTTAAACACGCTGCCGCTACCGTTGGGCTACACCAGCTCCTGCTCGATCAACGCAACGACGTCGAGCCGGCTAACTGGTGTAGCCGACGAAGTCGAACGGAGAGCAGGAAGCGGTGCATGGGGAGACTTGTGTGGCCCCGCCGGGCTAGGGGACCCGGACGGGGCGGCTTTCGAGCAGAGAGCCACGAACGCTGGAGCTGCAGCGTCCGTCAGCTCTACGGTTACCAAGTTCGATCGGACTTGTCAACGATCGCTCGAAGGCGTGTGTGCTTGGAACGGCGCAGGACCCGGTTCGACGCCGGCCGCAGCGCGGCGTTTGTCGTATTCGACGTGCGCTGCTTCTGCATCCGGCGTTTTTGGGCCGAAGTCGGCTGCGGTCGCCATCGTCACAACCTGCGTCTTGCGTCGTTCGGCACGCTGCGCCTCGAAGGCGGCGGCGAGCTTGGCAAACTCACGCCAGTCGTTCGGAACTTCCTTGATGTGTGCATCCATCGCCGGAAGCTTCTCGATCGCGTCGGCGATGTTGATGAGCGCTTGGTGTGGCCACCCTGCAACCGTTTCCGGTGCGAGATTGCCGACGGCGTATTGCACGATCTTGAGCGCTTCGTGAAGCGCTTCGTGGAGCTGCTTCGTCGTGCCTGACACGTCGTCGAGCTGCGCAGCGCTGACCTGCTTCTCCAGCTCGTAGATGCGCGTCTGTTGTGTCTTCACCTCTTCGCGGAGCTTCTGGTACTCCGAGAACTTAACTTGAACGACCGGGTCTTCCATGCCCCGACCGTATCGAGTCAAGAGCTTCGTCGCAACTAGCGATCGAACGTGTGGTGGAAGCGGATCTCGACGTTGGCCTGCATGGCGACGCCGTCCTTGCCGATGCACCGGAGGACGCGACCGTCCGGGACGACGACTTCAAGGTCCGCCGAGATGCTCGAACCCGCGACGGTCTGGCTCGTCATGTTCGTCGCCAGCGACAGCTGGGCACCGCGATCGAGGAGACCCCAGGCGCCGTCCGATGGAACGCCTTCGAGCAGCGCCTTGAGCGGGCTCGGACCTTTGGCTCCACCCGCCAGGAAGTCGGCGATGAGCTGCGCCTGCGTGCGGACGACGGTGCCCGAGTTTGCGCCTCCGACGCCATCGTAGACGTAGAGGTACTTGAGCGCATAGGGGGTGGCGCTGGTGAGCGTGAGGCTTACGGCCATGGTCGTTGATCTCCTTGGCCTCAACCGTACCACAACACAGATCGCTCGCGCGATCGACGCGTTACCGAATGCCGTTGAACGGTCCCGTCGACGGGTTCGACGAGTACACAGGCTTCTCGTCGACGGCGGCTTGTGCAGCTGCGTACGCGGCCATCTCGACCTTCAGCATTTCTGCGCAGGCGGCGTGACAGACGACCTCGCGAGCGATCTCGTTGCCTATCCCCCCACGATCCTGCGTTCCGTCGAGCCGTTTGAACGCGAGGTACTCCCTTTGGCGCGTGGACAACGTGACCTTCACTGAGGTCTCACCGGGCTGCGAGACCTGACGACACTTTTCGCACTTGAACATGGAGAGTCGACTCTACTTGAAGTTGCGGAACATCTGTGACGGTTGCGGTCGAGCGCAGCGTTCGGTGTACTTCGCGTTCGGCTTCTTGTTGTACGGCAGATCGACCGGACCGGTCTCGAAGTAGATCAGCTGGCCGATCGGCATCCCGACGTAGACCTTCACCGGCTTGGTGACGACCAGTTCCATCGTCCAGTGGTTACAGAATCCAACGTCGCCGCGTCCAGCCGTGCAGTGAATGAAAGCACTGAGTCGACCGGTCGACGACTTGCCGTCGAGGAACGGTACGTGCTTGTGCGTCTCCGTGTACTCCTGCGTGACGCCCAAGTAGAACTGCTCTGGGAGCAACCAGAAGCCGTTCGGTCCGATCTTGTGCTCACGCGTCGGTTGTTCACGTTTGGCGTCGAGGGCGATGTCGTAGTGACGGATCATGCCCTTGTCGTCGATGATCGTATCGAAGCCGTCGGGGTGGTCGGTTTTGTACGTGAGGAGCGTGTCGCCGAGGTGCACGTCGTAGCTGTTCGTCCCCAGCTCGTTCTCGTCGAACGGATCGATGAGGATGTCGCCTGATTTGACCGCGGCGAGGATCTGGCTACGACTGAGGATCACACTTCACCTCGCGTTGAACGACGCTGCGTAGCTCGATGAGTGTCGAAACGAGATGCGGACCGCCTCCAGAGCGCATCGAGTCGAGGAGGGGCAGGTCGGCACAGAGCGCGATTAGTTGTCGTGCTCCAGCAAGAAGCTTCGGCACGTCGTCGAGCTTGATCGAGTCGATGCCCTCCTTGAGGGGACAGATCGAACAGCACAGCTCGCCTCGGGCGTTGATGTAACGCGCGATGTTGTCGCACAGTACACGTTCTGGCTTGGGCTCGTGCTTGTCACGGAAGCCCGGAACCGCGAACGGCGTTCCGCGTTTCATCCAGCCGCTACAGAGGACGGCGCCGCCTTGGATGATCACGATCGACCCTCGGTGCTAGAAGTCGTCGCGCCATTCGCGCGCTTCGATTCGCTCACGTGCATGTACATGAGCTTTACGATCGAGCGGCTTGCCGCGTCCAGTGTGTTTCGTGCGGAGCTTGCGAACGGCGATCTCGGCACGGCGGATCTGTTCGAGCTTGGCGAGATACTGCTGACGCTGTGTGCGCCAACCGAATGAAGTGCGGGAGGCGAGTCGGAGCGTTCGATGACGCCAGACACGACGCATCGAGATGTCGTCGAAGCGGCGTGACGTCGATCGTTGTGGATGCTCCGGTGGCGGGTAGCGTAACACTTCAGGGAGCTTCTCGTACGGCACGCCGTACTTCGCAACCTGCTGCGCTTCGAGAGCCTCTAGCTCGCGGTAAACCCGCTCGCGATGCTCATGTTCTTCGTGTGGAGGGCGCGCCATGACGATCTCTGTCTTGGAGTTGCGGGAGCGGGATTTGAACCACGCGACCTTCGGGTTATGAGCCCGACGAGCTACCAGACTGCTCCACCCCGCAAAAACATCAGCTTCGTACGTGAGTCGCGGGTCGAAACCGGGTGGTAGTCTCGATCTGCGCGGCTTGTACCGGTGATGGTGCTGATACCGCTCCATCCAGCTTCTCACGGGAAGATTCCAGTTGGAGAACCGGAGTCGTGTCGGCGCTGGCGACCGCAAAAAGGTGTCCCTCCGCGTGGGCTAGATCGCCGAAGCGATGTCGCTTGGACTTTGGGACAAAAAGAAGCCGTCGAGGAGGGATGCTGGTGTTGAATGCAGGGGTTTTGAGGCCCCAACCTTCGCCTTGTCAGGGCGACGCTCTACGATGAGCTATGCGTGTGAGCATCTCAGGATGACGACTTCGGTGTGGATCTCGGATTCGAACCGAAATGGGATCCGACTATCCCCGATCCACAGGTCTTCGATTAAAGGTTCGAAGATGATGATAGTTTGCCCTCCAAATCGTATTTGGTGCCGAGGGCCGCTGTTGGGTTTCTTGCTTGATCCGTATTGTTTCTATCAACGTTGACGTTGCTGTGACGTCAACAAGGCGCGCTCTTCAGTTGTCAGACGGAGGCAGGTGTTGGAATCGAACCAACCTAGCTTGTAAACAGTCGCGGGTGTCACGCGCGCGTGACGAGATGAAACTGTTGGTGTGTTCTTTCTTATGAGGAAAGCGGGAGCCCAGCTCCCTTACCTGCCGTAGACCTAGTTACCGAGTGCGTCGTGCTGGTGCTGTCGTTCTGGAGTGACGATGCCTTGCGGCGCTTGTAAGCACGATGCGGTTGGTAACCAGTCGAGAAGCACCCTAGCGGCTCGCGGTGAGGTTGTCAAGCACGACAATGCGAGAGCATGTTCACAACGCCGATCTCCGTCGAGAACTTCTTCACCGAGCGTCCTGATCTTCATCGCCTGGATCGTGATCGACCGGGCAGTCGGTGAAGTCGTCACACGGTCGCCAACCGCCGCGATGCTTGCACAGGTTCATGAGTCGCTTCCAACGATGCTGACCTTCATGGTTGGGCGGGAGTCGACAACCCTCGTGGCCGAGCGGGTTCGTCGGATGTGCACGGAAACACCGGCGGTGTGTTGGATCTACAGAAAGCACGACTTGGTTATACCCCTCGACACGGTTCGTGGTTTTCTCATGCGTCGATCCGTGGAGCTTTGGCATCGCAAGCGAAGGAGGTCACCATGGGCAAGAACCGCGACTGGTTGGCAACGTGGGTCGATTCACAGACGAAGAACCGTCCGTTGACGCCGCAGGCGCGCGAGACGGCGCTCGATATCGCCGAAGAGGCGTTCCACGGCAACGTCGGGGTCGGTGATGCCGCTGCGACAGGCGTTCGTGCAGCGGAGAAAATCCACGGCAGTTCCCGATGATGGAGCTGCGGAAGCTCAGGCTTGGCGTGGAGACGGTCCAAGTGCTCGTGCTCTCGGCCGGCTCCAGCGCTGCGAGCAACTCCTCGCAGTGCGGCGGTTGTTCGTGTGAGCAGCACTGTGAGCAGATTCGACGAACGCAACCGTGTCATCCGACGGGATCCGATGCGTGCGGTTCGATCGATTCGTGCGCATGCAAGCCCTAGGGCTTCTTCTCTTCGAGGGTCTTGATGACTTGATCGGCGTGATATTGGATTTCGAATTGGACGATCGCGTCTTCCAACTTGTTGCGGATGTCGTCGGGAAGATTTTGGAGCTTGCTTTCGTCGGGAAGAGCTTCGACCGCGGCTAGAATTTGGTCTCCGAGCGAGCCGCTTTCTGTCGTTCGTTCGGCGTGAGCAGCGCGCACCAGGTCTCTTAACTTAGCCTCGGCGTGCCGACGGCCTTCTAGGGCAAGACGTTCCACAACGTGATAACCGCTCAAGTTCATCGGACGCATGCGTTAGCGCTTCTTGGGCTTCTTGTCGGCGGGTTTCTTCTCGCCGGGCACGGCGTACGTCGTCGAGCGCTTCTGGCCGTCGGCTTTGAGACGGCCTTCGGCGATGAGCTTTCTGATCGGCAACATCAGTTCCTTCGTCGTCGTGCCGAGCTGCTTGTTGATCTGCTCGATGCGGAGATGCGGGTTCGTCTTCACGAAGTCGACGAACCGATCGGCGAGTCGGTCGAGATCTGCGGGGGCACGTTTCACGCCGCGACCGTAACCGACACCGTTGCCGTTCTTGAGCGAGCCGACCTTCCCGCCAAGGGCGTCGACGATTTCCTGCTTCCAGAGATCGTGGAGCTGATCGACGAAGTTGTTGACGAGTTTCTGAAGCGATCCCTGATTCACGTTTCGATCCTTTGGTTGGTACTGCGACTGGTTGAGACGATTACACCATTTCGATACGAGTAGGCGCGATCGACCAACCGTATCGTTTCCCGCGCAGGAGGAATTCCTGAGCGGAACGAGCAATGAGGGCGGAGACGACCGCAATGAACGGCAAATGTGCGCCGTCCTCGCACGTTGCTGCGCCGGCCGTGTTGTCGTCGATGACGAAGTTCTCGTCCCAGATCACGCGGCCGAAGCCGCCGTCGGCGGCGAGCGCGCCGTGAAGGCACGGCATCTTCTGTGCGCGTGCGAACGCCTGGACGAGTCGACGAGCATCTCCGTTGTCGAGGCAGTCGATGACGAGGTCCGCCTTGCGGACGATACCTTCCGGCCAGCGGAAGTCGCGGTTGAGCAGGACGTCGACGTTGATGTCGACGAGCTTGGCGTTGGCGCCGTCGACTTTGACGCCCCACAGGAAGTTCATGGTCTGGCCGATCGACGCGACCTTGCCCTTGCCGACGTTGGGCTTGCCGTGGAACTGGCTGAGGACGTTCTTGGATTCGACGCGATCGAAGTCGATCACGAAGAGGTTTGCTTCGTTGCGTATAAGCTGAACCACGTGAGAACCAAGGGCTCCGACTCCGACAACAATCACGGTCTGTCGATACATGACGTCGTGAGAGTGACGTCGATACATAAACTAGTCAAGACTAAGTTGCTACGTAGTCGTACTACGCAGCTTTCTGCGTAGGAGGAGTTCGCGGGCTTCTTTCATGATTTCCTCGACATCGGTGCGCGGCACGGGCCGTCGCACGCGGGGATCTGGCATCGGGATTTCGAGAATCCCAACACGCGATCGGAAGGCATGTTCGGCCCCGCCGTTCCGTGCGTAGACCATATCCAGAAGCTCGCGGTAGGCTCCTGCGACCTTTTCGGCGACCTCGCGCGTGGCAAGCTCGCCCTCGGTGCCCAATTCGAAAACGATGTCTGTAACGCCCTCAGTCCAGATCACGATGTGAAAGACACTGCCCATACGACAGCGTCTCGCACGAACGACCTCAGCGGGTCAACTTCACGCGCGTGGCTTGTTCAGGATCGGCATAGACGACCGGTCCCGCCACGATGTGGGTGACGAACTGGACGGGGACGTCGACGTTGTCGAGGGTGAAGACAGCGTTCGTCGTGATGTCGTACGTGCCGGCGGGCGCGTCTTGAATTTCGTAGTCGACGTAGCTCGTCATCGTATCGACGCGTGTTTCCGACACCAACCCCGAGTCGACGAGCTTTTCGCCGCAGAGGCCGTTCGCGAAACCGCCTGCCTTGTGTGGTTGGATGGTGATGTTCAGGTCCGGTTTGATGACTAGCCGGACGTTGGCGACGGGATGATCGTCGGCGATGCTCTTGATCGCGAGCGACGACAAGTTGAGCGGCACGTCAGTCGTGTTGACGATCATCATGCACAACGAGAATGGGTCGATCAGAAAATCAGATCGCCGCCATACGTTCGGGTACGCGATGTCGAATGCGGCAATTTCAGGAGGCGCATCGACAGGTGGCGGCTCTGGCGGCATGCACGTACCGTTCACGCACAACAAGGTCTCGCAATCGTCGGCGCTGTCACAGGCGTTCGTGTTCTCGACGCACTTGAAGTTCACGCACGCGCCGACCTCACAGAGGATCGCGTCGGGTGTTCCGAGCCGCATGCACTCCTCGATGGTCTCGCAGCACGCTTCCGGGTTGCGCGTCGACCCGTAGCACGCGACGAGACAGGCACACAGAATCGATCCCCAAATCCATTTCTGCATGTTGATTCTCCTAGCTCCTTGATGAGTAGCGTACCCCAACGAGACGATAGTCTGCGTTGAGAATCACCTGGACGAGGTCCCCCGGCGTTGAGACAAAGGTCCCTCCACCGCCTTCGACTGCGGTGGAATGAAACGGAAGCTCGGCGATGACGCCACGGTTGTCGCGGCGTAGCCTTTTGGCGACGCGAGAAGCTTGGGCGATTGTGGCCGCCGAGATGGCGTCGATGATTGCGCGGCCGTCATCGTCGGGCGCGAACAACAGCGTCCCCCAGAGCGTTCGGCAGTCACAGTGGACGACGACGCCGTGGTAGATCACGGTTCACAGCCCGTTGAGCAGTGCGCCGAAGCGCTCACGCAGCGTAGCCTTCAACTCTTCTCGGGCGGCATAGGCACCATCGCGAAACAGATCGCGCAGCGTGCTCGTGAGCCCGTAGACGACGCGCTTGAAGACTGCAGCGTCGGCTTCGGTCGACATCTTGATGGTCTCGACGAAGATCTTGTGGACCTCGGCGAGGAACTTCTGTGCACGCTCTTCGTGAGGTGACGTATCGTGTTCCTTCACGAAGAGACCGCGTCGAAGCAGCTCGTCTTCGACGTTCTTCACGATCGTCTGGGCCATGTGATGACCGTTTCCGATCGTGTGGCCGGCGTGTTCGCGGCCTTCGCACTCCTGAACGGCGCCGTGGTAGACGGCGTTCAGGACGTCCTGGAGAGCACGACCGTCGCCCAAAAGTTGTTCGCTTGGAGTCATACTAGCGGCTCCCCGAGTTTGGCAAGTTTTTTGATGAGCGCGCGTACCTGTTCGGCTGTGAGTTGTTTGGATGCGCCACACGAACAGAGTGTGCCTTGTGGGTTGAGTGTCAGTTGAAATGCCTCGATCAGTTCAGCCACGGCTGCACCACGTCCCCAACTCTTGCGCCCGATTTGGAAAATCCAGTCCAACATTTGAGACGAAGTCAAAACCTCGTCGAGCTGGATCCAGTATCCGGCGTGTCGCCGATCGTGTTTGCTCTGGGAGTTCCCCTGGAAGACCAGTGCGCAATCATCTGGAAGGAGTTGCCACCTACCTTTACCTTCGATGAGGGCGCGCACCTCGGCACGGTGCTCGGCGTCCAACTCATCGGCCATCTCAGCAACGCTGCGTACCTGCCAACCATGGGCGTTATCGGGGGCATCGTCGGACACGGATTGCTACCGACCGAACGCCGTCTTGGGACGGACCTGGATCCGGTTGTACGTGTACTGCTCGTTCGGCGGGAATCGATCGACCACGAAGTCGTCGAACCTCGCCGCTTCGTCACGACGGATGCCGGGGACGCCGCCGTTACGGACGGCTTCGGTCACCCAGGCCTTGACGTCACCGTCGGCCGATTCGAAAAACACAGGTTGCGGCAGATCGCCGTTCTGTCCAGCGTACGTGATGTTCACGCGCGCCTCGTCGGGTCGGATCACTTGTACCAGCTCGTTCGCCATGCGTCACCTCATCCTACGGAGAGGAGCGTTCGTTGCTCCCCAGTTGACAGTTCTCGATGAGGTTAGCTGGTAGCTCTTGACAAGTCAAGAGCTACTTCACAAGGCAGGATCATCAGGAGGGTGAAGTCTGAGTAACCCGCGATTTTTTACGATCTCTGCTGAGACAAATTTTCCGACCAGATCGGAAGGTCGAAAACCGCCGTCAACATCTCCATCGCTTACGAGTCCGGTAGCGAAGGCTAACATTACTAACCAAACCCTCGCGATCTGATCCTTCGACAACGTTTCCGGGGTGTCGTCTGAAGTTGGCTCGGGCGTGTTGTCGGGGGGAATTCTGAAACGTTCACGAAATTTTCTCCCGTGCGCACCCGGACCCGCAATGATGGCGAAATCAACGATCAAGAATCTGTTTTTTAGAACGGCTGCTTCGACTCGACTCGCATAGCATCCGCTCCTTAGCTGGCTTGACTTGATCACGGCACCCTTTCTACAAACGGTCGGGAACGACGATGCCTGACCGCCGCCGCAGTTCGACGACCCATGCAGGCTCGCGTTCGACATCGATCTCTCGAATGGCGTACACGATGTGGCCGAAGGTGCTGTCCTTCGAGCGGTTGATCAGGATGAGTCGGTCAGCGCTGGTGATCCACCACGAGAGGGCGCGCCCGAGTGCCTTCTCGATCGCGATGAAGGTGGTCGTGTCTTCGTGCGATGGGTGCGGAACACCTGAACCTGGATGCGAGTGCGCGACGCCTGCAAGCCAGCCGTCTTGGTGAGCGCGCCAAAGGACGTTCCACAGGTCGCGGCTGTCGGGTAGCGATCCTGACGAACGGCCGTTGGGCTCGTGCCAGTAGACAGGCTCGCCGTTGGTGTTGATAACGACGCCGGTTTCCATCATAGGCCGAGTCCTTTCATCAGGTCGTCGTCGATGATCTCGCGAGCGTGAACGCTCACGTTACGGAGCACTGTACGATCGAATCAAGTCGACGAGGTCAGCCGTTGGAACATAACCCTGCTCCTCTTCGGTCTTGCGAAGGATCTCAAGTGCCCGCGTGACTACGTCGGTCACGCGCCGAAATTCGTCCTGCGGAACTGGTTCATCCCAACGTCCCCGAACTTGCCGAAGGATGTTTGCGATCGTGCTGCCAACTGCGGGATCGATCTCCGACCAAACGTCGAACGCATCGATCGCCGTGTCGAGGTTGTCGGGTGCGAGGCCACGGCGAAGTGTGTCGGCGAGGTCGCGTGGACTCACGAGCGTTCCCGACGACGTCGGGTGAACTCTTCAAGCGTGAACGCGGGGTGGAAAAGCGCCGCGTACGAGTCGAACTCTTCCGAGTGACCTTCTTGACGATCGACGAGACAGTAGATGCCGATGATTTGAGCGCCGATCTCCTTCACCGCGCGGATCGCCTTCATAGTCGATTCGCCGGTCGTGATCACGTCATCGACAACCACCACTCGATCGGCTGGGCTCAGGTCACCCTCGACCAGATTCCCGGTGCCGTGCTGCTTCGCCTGCTTGCGCACGACAAATGCCTTCAGCGGGAAGGTCGCGCGATCCATGGTCGTGCACGCGATAGGTATCGCGCCGATCTCAAGGCCCCCGATCGCGGTGGGAAGGGCGTCGAGCTTCCACAACTGTTCCAGAAGCCAACTCGCGAACAGACGGGAGCCTTGCTGGTCGAACAGAACCTTTTTGCCGTCGAAGTAGTGGCTGCTACGGCGGCCGGAAGCCAGGGTGAAGTCACCTTCGCGGTATGCCTTCGCGTTGATGATCGAGAAGAGATCATCAAGCGGCTTGCTCCCTGCGACGGCGACGTTCATGTCCTGGCTCGTCATTCCTGTAGCCTGCTTGGCGGTGATCATCGGGGCAGATACTTGCGCACGGGTCTGACCTCTGACGCAAGACCGCCTTCGGTGCAAAGTAAACACGCGTTCTTACTCGCGAAACTCGCGGAGGCGTCCTCGGACGATAGCATCGACCATCCACGATGGCGACTGGCTGCATGGCGCGGAGATGATGACGGTGCGGAGCCGCGGTGACACGACGGACGTCCCTGGATGGGCTCGGGTGGCGGAGGGCACTTGCAGTGCGGCAAGTGCGGGAAGACGTTCGCACGAAGCCAGTCGTCTGCCATGACGGCGTCAGGTGTGCCGTCGGCACAGAGCCACTCACTGTCGCAGAGGTACAGCTCGCGGCCGTCGTCGCAGACAAGCGCGATCGAGATCAGGTGGAGGTCGTTGGGGCCCTTGTCGAAAAACTCGGTGTCGATGAAGTAGCGCGTCACGGTTTCTCCTCGGATTTGGCGTCGTCCATCAAGCGCAGCACGCTGATCTTGTAGTTGTACTTGCGCGCAGCGTTGTGCATCGCCTGGTTGTAAGCGTGACGACCGTCGGTGTAGCCCTGGTTGTAGGCGTCGCGGATCAGGAAGCTCTCATGCTCGGCAGCTTTGAGATCCATCGCGCGGAACGCCGCACCCGCGCGCCAACCTTGTTGGTAGGCACCGTACTGGTTTCCTGCATCAATCTCAGCTTGCGTCTTCATGGTTGGTGTCATTTCCCAGCGAGCGCGTTCTTGATCTTGGTCAGGACGCCTTCGTAAAGATCGATTTGTCGACGAAGCTCGCCATCGGCGACGCCTTGGTAGCCGCGGGCGTGGTGCAGCTCTCCGAGATGTGCCTTGGTGATCACGCGTAGGCCCTCCAGTTCGACGGGCGTCAGGTTCATAGGGGCAGCTTCCAGACGCGGTCGTCCCACTCCCAACCCATCGCTTCGAGCTTCGCACGGTCATCGCCACCAAGCGCCGCGCAGTGAACACCAACGACGTGCAACTCGTTGGCGCACGGCAGTACGCCGCCGTCGTTGACACCAGGCTCCAGGTACCGATCGAAGATCTCCATGCTCAACTTGAGCTTCTGGATTTGTGTGAGTCCCATCAGGAACGTCCTTTGTCGTTCGGGCCACGCGGCGGCACGCTTGTCGTCCCAGTAGTCGACGAGCAGAACATCGATGACGGTGTACGATTCACCGTCGATGATCTTGCCGCCGACGCTCGGGGTTCCCCATCCGACAGAAGTGCGACCGAACATGTCAACGAAGTCGGCGTAGATCGCGAAGCCGTTGGGCAAGACAACCTGGACGGAGTTGTATTCGTAGTTGATCGTCGATGAACTGTAGATGTCCCAGAAGAAGCTGTCGCGGACGGCCATGCCTGCAGCGAAGTTCGGGTTGCGCATGCGATCTTCCCAGTCGGGTGCCTTGGCCAGACGATCGAGATCTGCGGTCTCGCGAGCGCGCCATCGAGCGTTCTCTTCTTCGAAACGCTGACGGACTTCGAGCTTGAACTGCTCGGCGACGCGCTCGTCAGTCCACTGGTTGGAGTCGTCGTTCACGCGAAGTCCTTCGGGTCGATTGGACGCGAGACCATGGCGATGAGCGCCTGCCGAGCGAAGTCTTGCAGTTCTTCCCCGGAGAAGTTTTTGTGCGCTTCGCGCCAGGCGGCGAACGCGTCGTGGTCGGTAGTTTGGACGAGGATCAGTACCTGCTTGCCGCGAACGTCGTGAAACAAGATCGGGCCTTCCCATTCGCCGTTCCAGATCTCGTCGACGAAAGCGCCGATTGACTCAAGAGCGTCGAAAAGGCTGATCGTCTCGCCACTCGCAAGCTTCGCAAGGAGCTTCTCGCGCCCGCGTTGCAGAAACTCGGCGGCCTGTTGTGCAAGCTGTTGTGGGTCGTCGTTCACGGTTGTCCCGAAAAACGCTTGCGCATCATCTCGACCTCTTCGGCGGCACGGACAAGCAACGCGGCGGCGTTGCGCGCCTCCGTCGGTTCGAGTGTGATTTTTGGATCACAGTGCAACTCGACGCCGGCACGGCTGGCTTGGACGTGCATGGCAGCAGTTGGGGTGTGGTCGAGACGCGGTTTCACTTCTCCGATGCGAACGCTCATCAGCCGTGTCCTTCCTCGTCGGGGTTCCATCCGGCGTGATCTTGTGGACGATGTCCGGGCTTGCCACACGTCGCACAGGCCTTCGTCAGGGCTTTCGATTCTGAAAGCGACATGACACCCGTCGTCCACAACACGCCGCGGATCGTGCCGATGTGTTCGACGGCTTCGCCGTATAGGTCGAGACGGATCAGTCGATCGACTTCATCACAGAGCCACAGGACGTGGTTGAGGACCACGACCTCGCCGGGGATGATGCTATCCGAGCTTGCAGGTTCGGGGATCAATCCCGGCACGAGACGTTTTTGTGCGTGTCGAGCGACGACGTTTCGAAACGCGTCTGCGAGCTGCTTGAAGTAGAGGCGACGCTCGGCGTGCGGATCGTAGTTGGGCATCATGTCTGACTCCCTTTCGTGACGATGATGATGCGACACGGTTCGCCGTAGTTGCTCATCGTCGATACTTGAACGACCTCGTCGCCATTTTGCAACCAGAACCACAGGAACGATCCATCGATGCCGGACGTGACCGCACGAACAAGACCGCGAGCGTGTGTTCTCCAAGAGGGCTCCCTCTCGGATGTGTGCACGGGCGCTTGCAGCTCAATGAAGTCGCCAACGAAGTCGGTCGCGAGGCCGTTCATCTTGGTTCTCATACGTGTCTGAATCGTACGAGCTTGCCGGTATCGATCGCTTCGCGAACGACGGCCGGCAGCGACTCCAAAGTGAACCACGTATCACCCTTGATGCCCGTACGATGATCGATCAAGCAAATTCCCGCATCAAGCACGTGCAGGTTCTCGTCGCAAACACACTCGAAGCGTTGACCGTCGAATCGAAAGCGGACGGTAAACTCGCGAGCCTGTCGTGAGACCTTCCAGTCGAGCAACTCCGCGCCGCCCACCGCCAGAGCTGCGCGGGCGGCTTCGCCGAAGTCGACTTTGGCGAGTTGCCGTCGGCTTGCGCCGTCGCCGAGCTTCTCGACTAGTTGTCGTCGGCGTTCTTCGGCGGCGCGTTTGGCTTCTTCTTCGGCGCGACGTTTCTCCAGCTCGGCTCGGCGTCGTTCGGCTTCGGCTCGCTGGCGTGTTTCCATGTAGAAGGCTGTGTTGAGAGCTGGTGTGACGCCCTTGATGTCGTCGACGGTCGTCTTGCGGTCCTCGTAGGCGCGAAGGACAGCATCTTCGGGACCGAGGGGCATCTGTTGCACCCCAAAGATCATCGGGCCGCCGGGATAGATCATGCCAACGCTGATACGTGCGAACCGGTCGATACCGTTGTCGATCAGGTGGACGCGCGGCAACCAGCTGAAGATGGGAAGACCGTCAGGACCGAAGCGTGGCGAGAAGTCGTCAGCGGCGAACCGATCGCCGATGAGGTAGCCGTTCGAGAAGTGCGCACACGTCGCGTGTGTGAGGCCGTCGGGGCCGATGCCGACTTGGACCGTCGCTGTGCGGCCTTTGAGAATCTTGAAACGATACCAACCGTGCTCGCGAGGCAGATCACCGGCGATCGTCCACGTGCGTGAGAGCGAACGCAGCTCACGACCACCGATCCACGGCAGGATGATGGTCTCGTTCTCGGCTTGAAGTAGATCGCGCCAGCTCATGAAGTTACTCGTCGTCTTCGATTTCTGCCGTCGTTTGGTAATCGAACGCGTCGTTCCACTTGAACTGTCGTTCGTCGTTCTGATGAAGGGCGCCCATTCTCACGAGCGCTTCGAGGATGTCGTACAGTCGATTCCCGAACAGGTTGCTCGCCCAGAACAGTGCTTTGTGTCCAACTGGATCCCACGGCACGTTGGGCATGAGGCCGAGGCATTTCGCCAGTTCGAACTGTGCGCCGTCGAAGTCGAGGGGCTTCGCGAATGCTTCTGCAAGCGTCTTCCGTGGCGGTGGCGGTGGCGCGTGGTCGCGTCGGTACAGATCCGCTGCGAAGTTGCTGAAGCAGCCGCCATCATGGAAGCGCGGTAAGTCGCACGGGTACTCGCTGTTCCGCACCTGACCGCCGCAGAGATTCTTCTTGTCTGCAGTCACAGCGACCTCGAAGACCAGAGCGTCTGGCACATGAGAAGACGAAATCCGAGGATCTTCGGACGCGCGTCCCAAGCGTGCCTCCTTGGGAAGTCGGTGAACAGCTTTGCGCGCGCCTTGATGAGCCTCAGCTCGTCGTCGGTCGGTTCGCGTTGTAAGAAGACGCCGACGCTTTGGAACGCCGGGTGACGTCCGTCAGGAGGGAAGCGTTCGCAGTTGAACGAATTCTCTTCGTAGTGGACTCCGTCGACGTTGAAGAACCCTGGCGTCGTGCAGATGGTCACGTACGCGAAGTGATATCCGTCGTCGCCGGGATCGTTGATGCGTTCTTCGAGGAGGCCGTCCATGTCCACGACGCCCGCTTCGATCGCGACGTCGCGATAGTACGAGAGATCTCGCGTTCCGCCGTCGGATGTGTCGTCCCGTCCGAAGATGAATGCGAACATCTGCCGCTCGAAGTTGCCCGAGTACTCGTCGGTGTCGATGACGAGCGTCAGCTCGCGGCGATCATTGGCGTAGAGACCCATCGCTCACCGCTCCCGAACGTGAAGCATCGTCGGGATCTTCGTCAGCTTGTCGACGAGCATCTCGTTCTGATACCGCACCTCTGGTGTCAGGTTGCGATAGACATCGAGGTAGTACTTGTGCTGTAGCCACTCGACATACGGCGTCTGGCCTCGGATCTTGTTGCACTTCTTGCAGCTCGTGACGAGGTTGTCCTCGATCGACGGGCCGCCCTTCTGCCAGAGGATGGCGTGGTCGACGGTGAGCGGAACCTTGTCGTTGCCGCAGTAACGACAGCGGTAGCCGTCGCGACGAAAGACGTTCCACGAGACCTGCTGTGAGATCTGGCGTTCGCACTTGCGCAAGATCGCCGTGAACAACTCGCCGTTCTTCGCCTTCGCCAAGACCTCCGTCTCGACGAGGTCGGTCTGCCGAAGGAGTGCCTTCCAGGCGTCGTGGTCCATCGCGACATCGACGAATTCGAAAGCGTCGCGTACGTACTCCGGGAAGTAGAGAACGTAGGCGTTGCCGTCGTCAGCCCAAACACCACCCACGAGTTGCACCGTGTCGCCGAACTGTCGCAGATCCAGCTCCGAGAACTTCAACATCACCCTTTACCTTTCGTGGATTCGACGAGAATCGAACTCGTTGAAGACGCGCCAGCTTCGAATCCAAAAATAACGTTGCCCAATCACCTCCGTTTCAGTTGTCGGTCGCCTCTTTATCTCGTCCGGTTGCTGGGCAAGCTGTCCTTCCGCCCTCGCGGCACTGCTCCTTCCGATCCGAGGCGAAATCGTTCAGTCGTCGTCGTGGCCGGGGTTGCCTTCGCGATAGCCTTGAGAGCGTCCCTCCTCGTACACAACTTGGAGAAGCTCCTCCAGTGTGGCGATTTGGTTCGTGCTCAGGTAATCGAGAAGCAACTGCAAGCGCTTCCCGATCCGTGCGTGATGTTGTGCAGCGACCTTCATCAAGCCCACGTCGGCTTCTTGAGCAGCTCCGTCTTCAGAATCTGATCGACGAGCGTCATGCGCTGCTGCGCCGCCGTGACGACCTTGACCTGACCGACCGGTGTCGCTGCGATCAGGTTTCGAACCGTCCGTGGGATCGCGTACGCGTCCTCGAAGGTCTTCTCGTCGATCATGAAGCACGGGATGCCGAGGTTTGCGGCCGTACGCTGTACCGAGTCACCGTTCTCGCCGGGGACGCGGAGCATGCCGAACGCGGTTGGACGCAATCCCGAGTTGCGAACGGCGCCCTCGAACGTCTTGTGGTTGCTCTCGGCTTCGTCGCCGACGAAGATGAACAGCGTGTCCTCGTCGTCCTTCGGCTTGAAGCCTTCGAGGGCGCGAATGCCGGATGCGTGCTCAGTACCACCTCCTGCGGTGATGCCCTTGAACGCGTTCTCGACGCCCTTGGTGGACGCGTGCTTGATTTCGATCACACGCCCGGACGTATCGAACACCGCGACGTGGATGCGATCCAGCGGGAAGCCTTGTAGGAGCTTCGCGATGTGGCTCTTTGCCATTTCGATCGACTGCTGCATCGATCCCGACTTGTCGATGAAGGCGTAGATACGGAGGTGCTTCACCACCTCTTCGACGGCCTTCTTGACCGCCGCGTCCGCGCCCTCGACGAGCTTCTCTTTGATGTCCTTGCTCTTGACGTTGCGCGCGATGTTGGCGGCGCGCGTGTCCTCGGCGTTCTTGACCGCCTTCTCCCAGCGTGCGCGGATCGACGCGACGTCGAGGAGGCCCAGCTCTTCGAGCGTCGACGACGCGATGATGAGGTCGCGGTCGGAGAGCGCCTTCGCCTCGATCGCGGCAGCGACCACGGCGCGCGTGACACCGACACTCGACGGCAGCATGCCGACGATGCGCTTCCAGTCCGGCTTGTCCTTGGTGATCTTCTCGCAGATGTCCTTCTCGGAAAGGCCGGCCCACGACTCCGCCTTCGCGACGTCGACGCCGATCATCATTTGACGGCGACCGTCGTCGGCCTGCTTCTGCTTCCAGCGCAGCGCCTCGAAGAACTTTGGCGTCTCGGGCTTGTAGCCAACACGCTTCGCCAGCTCGATGACGGTAGAGCGGAAGCCTGCCTTGACCAAGCCGTCGAGGAGCCTTGGGTTCTCCTCGCGGTGACGTAGCCACTTCTGGACGACGGCCTCCCAGCGCCCAAGGCACGGCTTGCGCGTCGAGATGCCGAACCCCAGCTCGCGATTGATCGCCGCGACTGCCGGCAGCGCGAGTACGTCGCGGATACGTAGTAGGAGCTTCGGGTTGAGATCCTTGTCGTCCTTGCGACGGATCAACATCATGGCCTCGCCGACGTCGCGGAAGTCCTCGTCGTAGAAGACGACCTTGCCGGCATCGCGCACGGGCTCTCCCTTGCGGGACTGCACGAGCATGAACGCAGCCAGCACGACCTTGAGGTCGCGGTGCTCCTGGCCGAAGGCGAAGCTCGCCCAGCGCGCGGCAAACTCGTTGTCGAGCTTCCATACGTCGGCGACCTGACGGTAGAACCACGCCGCGACCTCGGGGAAAAGACCTGCGTCGCGGTACTCCGCGATTGGCGTCGGCGCGCCGTTCATGATCTTGCCGTCGGCGCGAAGCGTGCCGAGCTTGATCTTCGACTGCTTCTTGCCGACCTTGGTCAGCTTGTAGACGACCTTGGTCGGCGTGCCGTTGACGTCTTCGACCTTGTGCGTGACCGGTTCCCAGCGGACGCCGACATTCGTCCGACCGTCGGGCGTCACGGCGCCGGGGCGGTTGTGCATCATGTGATCGCTGTAAGTTAGGATCGACTGAATGATCTTTTCTGCAGGTCCGAGATTTTCCTTGTTCACGGCTTAACCTTCTTTCCAAACGTTCGCTCGCGGTGACAGTTGGCGCAGACGACGTCGCACTTCTCGATCTCTTCGAGAAGTAGCCGAACAGAATTGGCGTACACGAGTGCAGAAACCTTGGCGACCTTGACGCCACGTCGATGATCGAAATCCATGACGTACGGCGGATACGTCTTGCCACAATCGATACACGGGACGTCCTTGGCCTTCTTGACGATCTCCCTCAACTCGCGTTGCGAGGTCTTCTTGGCGTCGCGATAGCTTGCGCGGTTTCGTTGCCGGTCACGCGCATTGGAGTGTTTGGCGCAATCACGACACTGAGGATGCCGACGTCCTTTCGACCGATTCTGCCAACGAAATAACGACGCCGATCGTACACGGCGGCAACGGGAGCACTGCAGACGCTCGCTTCCGCGGTTGGATTTATAGCGACGATGTCCAAGCGCAAAAACTCGCGCAGAATGAACTGTCGATCGCTCATTGTGAAATTTGAGACCGACGACGGTGCGACACGGCTTCCAGGGCGCAACGTGACAGGCCGGACAAACGACGCGAAGAGATTGTGTACGTGCCGACTTGGCGCGTTCCGCGCGAGCGAAGCGTTCGGCTGGTCTGAGGTTATCGTTCTTGTTTGTCGCCATGACATGACACGAAGGCCTCGCGCCTTCGATGAAAGGGTCTGGCAGCAACACCACCGACAGATCCCAGGCAACCGTCGTTCTATCGTTCTGTTCGCGACAAGTCAAGAGCAACTTGCTAGACTGTCGACTCTATGGCCGATCCCGACGAGAAAAACAAGCTAGAGGTCGTCGACCTGACCGATCCAGACTGTGAAGACTGCGACGGGACGGGTCACGTGGATGGTTGCGAAGCGCGGCAGCCTGCGTGGGACCTCGACGACCTGATGTTTCGTCAAGCCTGCGATGCTTGCTGTCCGCGAGGTCATCAACCTGACGGGCTCCAAGCCATGCAGGACCGCGCGACGCGCAAACTACATCGAATGACGGGCCGCTGATGACCTTCGGACGAATCTGTACGTACGATCGTGGCGTCGTTCTCATGGACGACGGTGAGTACCTACAAACGGTGAGACGCTTCGTGCGTACTCTCATCGTCATCGCTGAGAACAACGGCCTCACCGTGTACAACGACGAGAACACGACCAAAGCTGAGAGCACGGACCTGTTGACCCTTCAGCGTTCGCTGTGTGCGCTCATTCAGCTCGCCAAGGCGAACGGTCTCAACGACAACGAAGACGTCAACGAAGCGAAGGAACTGATCCGTTGCAGTGTGCTCGGCTGCGGTAGCGCAGGTGCGTGCGACGGCGTTGGAACCGGTCGATACCCGTGTCCGCTTCGAGAAGATCACTCCGGCGCGGGATTCGACCAGCCGAGCGGCGCGAACGTGTCCGGTCCGACGTAGGCGTCGGGCGTCAGACCGTACTGCGCCTGCAGCGTCTTGACGGCGGCGGTAGTCTTGGGCCCGAAGTCGCCGTCGATGACGAGACCACCACAACGCTGCTGCACCCACTTTACGTGGTCGCCCTTGGCGCCAGGGCCGAAGACGCGAAACCGGTTCGCGTCGACGGTGCTGGTGAAGCCGGGCCAGCCGGTCGCGTCACCTTGGTACTGGTAGAAAAACCACTGGTTGCCCCACGGCTTGATGAGGATCGGTGGGTACGCCGGCATGCCGTCGAGGTGTACGGGTTGGTTGATCGCGACGGGCCACGGCTTGGCGATCCACAGTGGGCAGTTGATCAACGCGCCGACGGGAACGCCTGTGTTGAGGCAGTCGTGCCACGCGGTGTAGATGCCGGGCCAGACGCCGTAGCGTTTGCGAAGGCGCTTAGCTGCACGTAGCGTCCACGCGACCATCTCTTCGTCGTTGAGGATGTCGGACTTCTCCTCGACATCGAGCATCGGAACGTAGTCCTTGTACGCCACGAGTTGGACGTAGTCTGCGAAGGCGTCGGCTTGGACTTCTGGTTCGGGCGTGATGAGGCCTTTGCGCGGAAAGCAAAGGAACAGGTACGCCGTCTTCTTGAGGCCGTTGACGGCGATTCGATCCTTGTCACGCTTCCAAACGGGATCGACGTAGACGGGCGCCTGTCCGTCCGCCGGACGTCCGTAGATTGCACGCGGGATCATGAAGCGTGCACCAGCACGCTTGCCGGCAGCGATGTCCGGTGTGGCGTTGCCGTCGATGGATGCGTAGTCGGGACCGATGGATGCAGCCATGATTAACCTCCGGGATCGAACTTGGAGTCGACGGTGCGTGGGAAGCGTTCGCGAATCGCACGCAACTCTTCGCGAACGACGTCAGGGGTGGTCTTTCCGGTGAAGCCGTCGTGCAGGCTGTTGACCGTCGCGGCGACCGCACGCATGGCGTCGCCAAGATGTTCAGGCTGAACCTGCGTGAGGTCTCGGATCACTTCGAGTCCGTCGACAGAGACCTCGATCATCTTGAGCGCGTCACGGAAGCGGCTCCAGGTCATGCTGAAGCCTTCGACGGCTCGACAGGTGTTGACGGGATCGGCGTGGTCGACGCTGCGATCGGTTCGAGCTTCTTTGCCCCGACCACGACCTCAGCGACACCGGTTGCTGTCTTGGCGCCCGCGTAGATTCCAAAAATCCACATCGTGTAGTCGCGCCATTCCGCCACGGTCATGTGTCCGAGGGCGGTCAGGACGGTTGCGCCGACGACAAGGAGCACGGCGAGTAAACCGCGCTCGCTCTTCCAAAGATCTGTGATCGCTCCCATCACAGAAACGTACCACGATCGCTGCTGCGATCACCGTTTGAGCAAGTACGCGAACCGATCGAGGATGCCACTGTTCTTGACGGCCTGACTGAGATCAGCAACGACGCGGCGCCACGGTACGAGCGCGAGCTTCACAAGCGCGCGCGGAACGATCGTCATCATGTACGCGACCACGCGATCGGTCGTGTTCACGAGCACAACCTGCGTGAGCGTCACGTCACGCATGAGGAGGTCACCTGCGTTCGGCGTGACCGCGAGCGGCTGTTCGTTCTCTCGGAGCGGCGGGTCGATCGGGAGGACGATCGTCTGGCGCGGTTCGAGAAGACCGGCAGTCGGACGACGGCTTGTCTTTCGACGCCGACGTCGGTAGACCGTTCGCTTAGTTGTTGTTCGCGACATCATCTTCGTCGTTGTCGTTGTCTTCGACCCCGTCTTCATCTTCGTCTTCTTCGTCGTCTTCTTCGACGTCTTCTTCGACGTCGTCCCAGTCTTCTTCATCCTCCGATACAGTCTCCTCTTCGAGGACCGTGTCGGTCGCCTCCTCCTCCTCGTTGGCGACCTCGTTCTTCTTGTCGTCGTCATCAGAAACGACGCGCAGATTGGGGCGCGGCGGTCGCTTCGTGCCTGGTTTGGGCCCAGGTTTGACCTCGGGGATCGGAATTCCGAGTTCGCGCATTTCCTCGCTGAGGTAGTTCGACGAGATCCCCAGGAGCGCTGCGGTACCGCGAACGGTCTTTCCGTGTTCGAGCGCGTACTCGATGATGTTGCGCTCTGCTAGCCGCATTTGCTGCCAGAAGGGGGCGTTGTTGTCACGGCGCTTCGGCATACGGATCTTCCTCTTCAGGGGCGACAACTTTAGGGTCCGCAACACCGAGCCGTAGGAGGGCGTTGACGTGCAAGTCCGCAAGGATAGGTGTCCAGATCATCGACCCGAGGCTAACGAGAATAGGGGTGTACCAGGTTCGACCGACAACCCCCAAGAACTGCAGGTCGAATGGTACCCCAATCGCAAGAGCGACCACCAACCCGTAGAGGAACCCTGAACACGCTGCGCACATCGTGTAGTAGTCGAGCCAGCTAGGGTAGCGAGACCACAACGGTTTGGTGATCATTGCCCGCGCGAACAAATAGTAGAGCGCGGTTGTGATCAGCCCGTACAGTAGGATCGTTTCCATGGGCAGCCGATCCTAGCCCTTTTTCACCGCGCGATCGTCGGCGATCTCGTGAAGCTCCTCTCCGAGCTTGTCGTCATGGCCTTCGGTGATGGTTGAGACGCCATCGATACCTGTCCAGCGATCGCACAGGAAGTCGGCGTGGATGAAGTCGGTAGACGGACCGCCGTCAGCTTTGTCCCGCTTGCCCTTGCGACAAACACCCGCACCACCGTGTGCGATTAGCTGATCCATCTGGTGGAGCTGTTGCAGCCGTGCGTCCTGCATCTCGGCCGGACTCCACCTGGGGTTCTCCATGTCGGCGAGACGCGCGACAGGCGCCGTACGCATGTAGTCGTCGATCCGAGCCTTCCGATGGATGTTCCACAGCTTGTGAGAAGGCTCGCCGGTCTCGAAGTGCGTGCAGTTGGCGCACCGACGAGCACGGGTGAACGTTCGCTCCGGCGCGGTGATGATCATCCCCATCTCGTGGTCGTACACACTGCTTGTTGGAAGGTCAATCGCGGATGCGATCGAACCCGCGTTGACAACGCGGTATTGCACCCTTAGAGTGGCCCGGAGCAGTCGCATCAGCGATCGATTGGCGATCGCAGCAGCGATCACCACCGTCGAGGGAGACTCCATGGCCGCGCAGAAGGAAAAGAAGGACCAGCGCTTCGACCCCGTCAAGCTCCAGGGCATGCACGAGCCGCTCTCGATTCGCGTCGAGAAGATTCGCGGCAACGTGCGCCAGCCGATCGAGCTGCCGCCGAAGGGCAACGAGCAGCAGGGCTACAGCCCACCGGGCGCGGGGTGGACGCGCGATGAGGTTCTTCAGCTGGAGAACTTCGTGCTCACGAAGTGGGCAGGCGGTGGCTACTACGAGTTCACGGTGACGGATGCCAAGAACGATCAGATGACTTGGCAGGGCGTGTGGGACCCGCGGATGTACCCCGAGAAGATCCCGCCCAACACTGCCGAGGCCGCGTTGATCGGTGCGACCCAAGGAATGCCGACGGCGGGTCCGCAACCGGTGCCGACCGTGGTACAGCCGCTCGGACTTCAGCCGCAATCAGGCTGGCCGCCTTCGAGTGCACAGCTTGGCTACGGTAACCCGCCGTTTTCTGGGCCGGTGATGCCGCAGCCACAACAGAACGGTTCGGTCGGAACACCGCCCGCACAACAGCTGACGCCTTCGCAGGCACCGCCGATGTGGGCTCAACCCGCATGGCCGATGGGAGCAGGTCCGATGGCGCAGTTTCCGAATGGTCCGTGGGGTTACCCACAGATGGGCTACCCACAGATGGGCTACGGCAACCCGTTCGGGATGCCTAGCTTCGGACCGAGCGGTTTTTCGCGCGGTCCTCGGGGCGGCTACGGTGGGTATGGGGGTTACGACGACGAAGAAGGACGCGCACGCCGCGCACGCCTGTTCGATCAGGACGACGAGAAGGCCGAACGGGCCGCTGCCGAAAAGCGCGACCTGGAGCAGCGCCTGCGTCAGGCCGAGTTGACGCAGAAGGAGATGGAGTACAAGGCGCAGCTCGACCGGATCCAGCAGCAGCAGCAGCAGCAGCTGCAGCAGCAGCAGGCGGCACAGGCACAGCAGGTCGCCGCGATGCAGGAGGAGATCCGACGCCTCGCGGATGCTCGCGGCAAGGGCGAAGACGAAGAGACGCGCCGGCTGCGCGAAGAGGCACAGCGTCAGCGCGAGGCGCAGCAGGCCGAGATCCAACGCGAACGCGAGCGCGCTGCCGCGGAAAAGGCCGCGCTCGAACGACAGATCGCCGATCAGCAGCTCGCACAGATGCGCGCACACGCCGATCAGCAGATCGCTCAAATGCGCGCACAGTCGGAGGCGCAGATCCAACTACTTCGCGACCAGCTCGCGCGTATGAGCGAGCAGCCCCGCGGAGAGACAGAGGAGTTCCGTCGCCTGCGTGAGGAGCAGGAGCGACAGGCTCGCGAGCACGATCGGCAGCGCCAGGAAGATCAGCGTCGCCTGGAGCAGGAGCGCTACGAGCGCGAGCGCGAGCGCGAGCGCGCCGATCGTGAGCGCCGTGAGGAGAACATCCAGCGCGAGATGCGTGAGGCGCGTGCGGAGACCGAGCGTCGCTTCGAACAGATGATGAACGCGCGCAACGCCAGCGATCCGATGATCGACGCGCTCAAGGAGACGTCGCGGATGAACGCTGAGCAGATGCGCGAGATGGCGCGGATGCAGCAAGCGCAGTCCGACAAGATGGCTGCGTTCATGGTCGCACCGGCACAGCTCGCAGCGATCATGAAGGACAACTCGACAGGCGCCGACGGCGTGATGCGCGGCATGATCCAGTCGATCGGCGAGATCGGCAACCTGTACAAGAACGCCGCGCAGTCGGTGATGGAGATGAGTGGCGGTGGCGGCGAGCCACCGGCCGTGCGCCTGATCCAGGAAGGCATGGCGCGCGCTGGTGAGGTCGCCGAACGGTTCCTCGCCGTCAAGCGCGACTCGGTGATCAGTGAGGCCAAGGTCAAGCAAGCTGAGGCGGCGCGCGATCAGACGAAGATCCAAGCGGAGGCGCAGCTCCGTGCGCAGCAGATGTACACGCAGGCGCAGGCACAGCAGCAGCGCTGGGCGACGCCGCCACCAGTCGCGAGTGCGAACGGAGCAAGTGCGAATGCTCGACCAGCACAGCCACAGCAGGCTCAGCAGGCCCCGCAGGCTCAGCCACAGCAGCCGCCGCAACAGGCGCAAGCGCAGCCCGTCCAGAACGCTGGTGGCGGTCTTGGCGGCGCGGCTTCGCAGCCACAACCACAGCCCAAGCGTCAACCCGGCCAGATGATCGAGTACGTCGAGCCGGCCGCGCAGGCCAAGCCGTCGGGGATGATCGAGTACGTCGAGCCCGCCGCGCCGCCAACCCGTACCGGCCCCACCGAAGAGGAAGTCTTCGGCATGGCGCTGGAGAGCGTCCATCGGCTGCGTCGCGGTGTCGCCGAGGGCAGCCTCACCCCCGACAAGACCATCGACGCGATTCTAAAGGGCGTCGAGCACGTCATCTCGAACCAGCTCGTCATCCCGGCGTTCGTGCTCTTCCAACAGGAGCGTTGGGCGGACTTCATCGATCTCATGCTGCCCGCTGCGCCGCAGGAGTTCCGTGACGAGTGTGTGAGCATCCTGATCAATGAGGTCGAGCCGGCCGATCCGGACGATCCTGCCGACCCACAAACGTCGAGCGCACTCGTGCCGAGCGGCGTTTCGTGACGACGGCGCTCGGCCCTTCCGGGTTCAAGATCGTCTACACGACCCCGCCGACAGCTTCACCGGACATGGTGAACGCGACGGTGTTGGGAATGCTCGGCGTTGTTCCGGATCTCGCGAAGCGTCTCAGCGTCGACCTCGACACCGTCGACGTGACGCTTCGAACCAAGAACGGTCACACGGTGTCGATCCGTCTCGAACGAAACGAGGAACTGAAATGATGGGTTCTCCTCAGGGGCACACGAAGGTTCGACTCCTTCCACCTTCACCCGGCGTGCAGGCCGATATCTGCAACCACCTCTACGGATGAACTTGGAGTTACGCATGAAGCTCAAACGCTCGACGGCACGCATCCTCGCGCCGTCGTAGCTCAACTGGTAGCAGCATTCGGCTTTTACCCGATAGGTTGAGGGTTCGAGTCCCTCCGACGGCACAACACTCGGGGTTCGTACAACGGCTCACGAGAGAAGACTCAAACGTCGCGTTCAACAGGGCGCGGCAGTTTCTGAATCGAGCTTATCCTGTTACCATGCCCCTGTAGCTCAGCAGATTAGAGCATCCGACTACGGATCGGAGGGCCGGAGGTGCAAGTCCTTCCAGGGGCGCTACGTGGTCTTGGCTTCGCGGACGGCGAACGCGAAGAAGCAGCCAAAGAGAATCGGGTGCAAGTCCCGAAGACCACGCTTCGGGGTGTAGCGAAGTGGTATCGCGCTCGCTTCGGGAGCGAGAGATCGAGGGTTCGAATCCCTCCACCCCGACGGAAGACGTTCGATGATTCAACGCGTACGCGAAGACATCGAGGGACGAAACGCACGAATCGCGCAGGCTACATACCAGCCCAGGGAACCTGCGCCGAGCAAGCTCGTGACGTCTTTCCTAACGCTGGACAGTTCACCTGGCGGTGATGGCAGTTTTACACACTGCTCGTGGTCGGTTCGATCCCGACGTCCAGTACCAGCGCGTAGATTAGTCAGACGACGTAACGATCGATCAACTCATCCACTGCGTGCCAGTCGATCAGTTGCCGCGTCTGATGAACCAGATCCTACGCGTTGCTTATGGTGTACGTGGCCGTCTGGTGAAAGCGCCTGGTTGTGGACCAGGTTTAGGCGGGTTCGATCCCCGTCGTACACCCTCAACAGCCTGTAGCGCAGGAGCAGTGCGCTTGCATCTGGTGCGACGACGTCTGGTATTGTCACCAGCATGTTCGACACAATGAACCCCATTGAGATCAAGATCAGCCTGGGTATGCTCCAACACGAAGAAGTGCGTCAGGCGATCAACACGCTGGTGACGGCAATGAGCAAGGCACAGGAAGCAATCAGTGCGAAGTTGGAGCAGGAGATGCGCGAGGAGATGCGCGATCATCCGCTCCGTGGTCTGGGGAATCCGTTCGCCCCACGAAGAGGGTAGGTTAATGTTGGCGGCGTCGCCGCTCGCACCTCGGCCAACAGATCAGGCGTCGAGGCGTGCACTAATCGAAGGAGGACATATGCAAACGCGGACGCTTGTCCTCAGCCAGAGTTACGAGCCCGTCGAGATCGTCAGCTGGCAGCGCGCGATCACGTTGCTCTTCCTCGGCAAAGTCGAGGTCGTTGAAGAATACGACCGCAACATCAAGACGACGTCGCTCGTCATCAAGATCCCCGCCGTCGTTCGACTACTTCGCGCGTTCCGCCGACACAGGAAGCCGATCAAGTTCTCGCGCGTGAACATCTACGGCCGCGACAACTACCGCTGCCAGTACTGCGGTGACGAGCGAACGATCAACGAGCTGACGTACGATCACATCGTTCCGAGGTCACGTGGCGGCAAGACGAATTGGCTCAACATCGTGACGAGCTGCCAGGACTGCAACTGGCGGAAGGCGAACCGGACACCGGCCGAGGCGGGTATGAAGCTACTCAAACAGCCCACGCAGCCGACGGCGATTCCAACGCTCGTCGTGACCGTCAGTCGCGATTCGGTCCCAGACGCATGGCGCGACTACCTGTACTGGACCGGCGAGTTGGACCACGACTAGGCGTAGTGCTTCAGCATCCCTCGTGTTAAGTTGGTCTACGATGTTTGCTTACGAGCTGATGTGCGAGGTCGAACGTCGGCGCGCTGCCGGTGAGACGATCTTGGTCGTGTACCTCAGCGGTCGCGATTTCGTCCGTTGTATCGGCATCTTTGACGGACCTGTTCGTCAGACCGATGGACGCTGGTTCCTCGACGCGACGGCTGGTCATCTCTTAGCTGCGAACGTCCCGAAGGATCCTCCACCGCCATTCGAGATTGTACGCGACAAGTCCGTCGCTGATGGCGATCCGCCCAGGTTTGTGTGATGGATCGCGTCCACGTGGCACGTTCCTCGTGCTGTATGTCGCGGCGGTTGTCGCGGTCGTCGGCGCGTCCCTAGCGCACCGACCGCGGCTTGTCATTTACCATCCAACCGGGCCCAACCATCCGCTCGTCACTGGCAAGCGATGGTCGCCGAACACATGTTCGACCACCTTCGATTGCGGTGGTTGGTCCGATGAACACGGTCCGCTCACGATCACGCGATGCAACGGCGACCTCAGCGAGATCGCAACTGATCTACTCGCGAAGTTCGCGCATGCGTTCGACGGTTGCGTAGTCGGCGTCGCGCGATGTGAGATCTCGAACGCATTCTTGGATCAACGCGAGCGTTCCAAGGCGCAGCGCGAACGTTCCCCATGCGCTGAGTTGTTCGAGCATTGCGAGCACGACCGGCCATGACGGTTTCAAATCGCCAGGTTCGAGGCGGACGGTCGGCCGCGTAGACATCAACGGTCGCTTGTTTTGGTCGTCTGCCATCAGGAAAGTCTACGCGGATCGCTGACGCGATCACTTTTCGCAACGCGTCGATCACCGACGCGCAACTACATCGTCGTCGACATCACAGCGTGAGCGCTCCGTGAGCCGACACAACTCGGTTCACAATTGGTGCGCTCGCGAACAGAAGCTGAGCGCGGACGCTCGCTCGCTCACATGTTGATGTAGCGCCACCGCTGGACGTCGTCTTGATAGATGAACGACGCCGAGTCGCCGGTGTTGAGGACGATGTTCGCGCGGTTTGGTGTGATGAAACGGTTGACGTCCGTCGAGTTGAGATCCTCAAACGAAATCGTCAGCTGAGCCGTACCTTCATCACCGACGGCCGTGTTGATGATCGTGAGCACACGGCCGTCGGTACCAAGATCGGCGTCGACTGCTGCGATCGCGGCTGTGTCGAACCCAGTAAGCGTCGTCCCTGCGGCATCTGGAACGATCGCGATGATGCGCATCGTGTTGCCGGGCGAGGGGCTGTAGTTGTTGAGGTTGCCCGCCGCTTGCGGGTTACCTGCACCGTTCGTGACGCCGTAGAACGTGCCCGTGCCGAACAAACGAAACGCCGTTCCTGCGATTTCGGTTCGCTGCTGACCCGGACCACCACCGCCGCCGATCAACGTTTGTCCACTGAGCACCGTCGAGCCTTGCACCAGGCCGAGGCCGATGCCCAACACGTTGCCGATGAGCGTGTCCGTAAGAATCGAGTTGGGACCGTCGGCGGCGTTGTCGAGTGGATCTGAAACACCGATCGGCGAACCGCCTGTACCGTCGCCGGTGAGGCTTTGGTTGTGTGTGATTGCACCGCCGCCCCCAGGGCCTGTGGGACCGGTGGGACCGGTGATACTGGCACCCGTCGGCCCTGTGGGACCCGTCGGACCTGTCGCGCCTGTAGGCCCTGTTGCGCCTGTTGGGCCCGTTGCACCGGTTGGCCCTGTGGGGCCTGTGGGGCCGAGACCGCCTCCGCCGCCTCCGCCGCTGCCGATGAACGGTACGAGCGATCCCAAGCCGCCGGGCGGTTCGAGATCCTCGATCGTATGCCAGTGCTCGCAGTAGACGTTGATGCTGTCCGTTGGAGCGTCGACTGTTCGCGTGACGGTAACGTTGATCGTGTTGGCGGTGATCGTGAAGCCTGGTTGGGAGGGCAACACGACCTGTGGGATCACCGCGTAGCCGTTTACGTTCATGCGGTGTGGTAAGGCCGTCGGAACGCCTACGGCGAGGCCTGTAAACGAGACGACGTTCTTGAGGATGGTACCCACCCACAGAAGCTATCACGGATGATCGCTCCCGCGATCGGTCTACGCAGCTACGGCGTGATCGCGTTGACGAACATGCTACGGCTGTTCGCGCTCCAAGTACCGTCGCTCGTCGAGTCGGTCGTGATGGCGAGCGAATAGACGTGTGCGGCGCCGTCAGCGACGAACGCCCACGCAAAGGGGATCGCCGTAAAGCCGTCGAACGTCGGACCGTCAACGGCAACAATAGGAAGCGCGACCTTCCACTGCGCGATGTCAGTACCGTCCTCTTGCAATACGGCGATCGCGGTTGGTGTCGTGTCGGTCGTGTTGCCGATGATCTGAACGGCAACGCTACCCGTGGCCTGTACGAACGAGCCTGCTGCCGGCGTGAACGACGGACACGTAAGCACCGTCGTCGTGCCGTTGTTGAGTAGCTCTTGTTGCGTGACCGGCGTACGTTGCGTGTGTTGAATCGTCGAACCGCCACCGCCCGAAGCCGCGATGAACGGCACCAAGGAACCGAGCCCGCCCGGGGGCTTCAAATCTTCGATCGTGTGCCAGTGCTCGCAGTAGACGTTGACGTTCCCACTCGCTGCAGCGACGGTTCGCGTAACCGTTACGTTGGTGCTGTTCGCCGTCGTCGTGAACCCGGACTGTGAGTCGAGGACGAGCTGTGGGATGACGGCGAAGCCGTTCACGTTCAGCCTGTGCGGCAGCGACATCGGTACACCTACGACCAGCCCCGTGAACGAAACGATGTTTTTTAGAATCGTACCCACGTGCGTAGGCTAACACGGACGATCGCTCCAGCGATCGACCTATGTCAGGACGTAGAACCACATCTGGTAGATAACCAACAACACGAACGAAGCGATCAACAGCGCGAGACCGATGTTGACGACGGTCCATACAAGCTGTGTGGACCAGTGTGGCGGTGCTTCTGAGGGCGCGTCTTCGTCGAGATCGTCGTCTTCGTCGAGATCGTCGTCGTCTTCTACATCGGACGTCACGCGCTCACCGGCGTTTTCCAAATGTTTGCCGTAAAGCCGAGCTTAGGGTTCGGGCGTGTTCGAACGATCGCGACCGGTGGACGCTTGTGCTTGGCGTCGTCCGCCGTCTCCCAGATCGTGAGGACAACGTCGCCCACTTCGGGCCCGTCCTTTTGTGTGTACGGAAGACATGCAGCGACCGGCCATCGTTTGAAGACAACGCGGGCGAGCTGTCGCTCTTTTTCGGCGCAGTCGATCAACTCGGCTTGCGTGACGTCGTTCGGGTTCAGGCAGAAGAGGCGGTACGTCGACATGACCTACGGACCGTATCGCTTGACGCCTTCATCGTCGACGGCTAGAGTACCCTCGTGAAGTTCTCGCGCTCGTCACGCTCTTCTAGTTGCAGTCGCTAAAGCGGCTCCTAGGTGTGTTGGAGCGTGAGGAGGACGGGTGTCCTCGCCTGTCTCGAAAACAGGTCCACGGTCGAGAGGCCGTGCGGGTTCGAGTCCTGGACGCTCCGCTTGGAAGGTACTTCCGTGGTGGCACGGACACCGGTTGCTAACTGGATGGACCCCGCAAGGGGTCGCAGTTCGACTCTGCTACCTTCCGCTACGTCCCGTTGTCAGGTCTGGTATCACGTGATACCGGACCTGAGCTAAGTCTGCGTTGATCCTTGCTTCTCACTGCATCAGGACGTCCGTCGGAACTCCGCTGGGCGTCTCCGAACGATATCCGCCAAACGAAAGCACCCCCAGCGGAGGCAACGCAGCGATGGAGGTCCCCCCTACGATGTCGATGTCGCGCGTGAAGCGGTCGGATCCGTACAACTGGAGCGCAACGCCACCGGCGAGGGCGACGGAACCTCCGGTGATTGTCGCCAACTCGTGCAGGCCTCGCTCAATCTCCGCCGGATCGAGGAACCGGCTCTTTGAAGTGCTCGTCATCGCCGCACCCGACCGCGACGTCGGAGGGGCTTGGGGCCCCGCTCGCCGGGCGCGTTCGCGCGGATCAACCTGCCGCCGAGGCGCAACCACACTTCGTGCTGACCGAGGCGCTCAGCCAACTGCTCGGCAAGCGCGATCATGTTCTTCTTGAACTGCCGCGTGCGCGCCTCCTTCGGCGACGGGATGTGCTCGACCTCGCAGACCATCGTCGGCTCGGCTGGACTATCAGCCCAACGTCCTTCGCAGCGCGTGATGGTTGCGGACGCGCCCTTCGGGCCGACCTGCGCGATACGGAGCCTTGCGAATTCGTTCTGCGCGACCTCGGTCTTGATCACCGTTCCCTTCTTCTGCGTGATCGACTTCGGACGTGGCTTGTCGGCGCGCAGACCGACTGTGAAGCTGGCGCGCTCGCTTGCGCCTTCGTCGGTATAGCCCGAGAGCGTAGATGCGTCGTTTGCGGCACGCCTCGCGACACCGCGAACCCAACCTGACAAGGTCGAACCTTGTCGCTTAGCCGCGCGGCGGAAGAGTCTATCCTCAGCATCAGGTACCTTGACGAGGATCGCTTTACGAGTCACCAGACCAAGGATAGCCAACGGATATCCTTGCGTCCATTGCGATCTGCACCCATGTACTCGAACCTGGCGACGCGATTCATGCGACGCGTGGGTCGATCCTTGCTCACGTCCTCTACGTGCCCCTATCACCACCTTCGTCGTCATCGGAAGGCCGTTATGAAAGATCTCACCGTGGGATCTTTCGTGGCTTCTCCTTGCCGCCGCGCACGTTGTAAAGCTTCAACGACGGCTGCGTCGAGTCACTGCACACGACGCAAGTGAGCGAATCAGCGCGCTATCTTGTTGGGTCGCTGGACGTTGGCGGAACTTTCGCGAAAGCGATGCTGGCGGATCGTAGAGTCCGTCTCTCACACCGTCCAGCTTGTGTTCGGCGTGGTTCGCGACCGCTCCCGTTGCCTGCAGGAAGTCCTGGCCGAGGAGCGGCGGTTCGTCGCGATCGACCTCGCGTCTAATGGTCTTCGTGATCACGCGTCCGGTCCGGCGGTTCTTCCTCTGGAGCACTACCTCCTCGACGATCGGGATGAAGATGTCATTGAGCGTAGCCTTGTAGCGTCCGGTTGCAATCGAGGTGGGTGGAAGCTGCAACCCGACGAGTGTTGCGCCGCCTACGGTCTCACGCCGTACTTCCTTGGCTTTCGAGACGAGATCTGGGCTCAAGCGACACGCCGTGTTCAGGCCGATGACGCTCGTCGCCGATCCGCCGTCAACTTCGAACTGAACGGTGCGCGCAGAGGCCCGTCCGGTCTTGACCTTCGCGCGAACATAGATGCTACCCATCGTTTGAGCCCTTCTCTGTCATGGATAAGACTAACCCGCAGCTCGTAGATGAGCCGCCTTTGGCTTTGTTGTTCTGCGTCGACGCTGGCTGCTCCGCGCGATGTCGCTCAGCAGCGACTCGTACGGGATTGAGTACTCTTGATGAAGCCTCACGATCATGATCTTGGACAGCGCCCGCTTCCTACCGAGCACCTCAGCGACCTTCGCGCTGCCGCCGAGCACACGTACGAGGTCAGCGCGCGTAAACTGTCCCTGATCCATGCGAAACTTGATCGCCTCGATCGGTGAAGGCGGGTCGATGGGGTGATGGACCCGCTCGTAGGCATCGACGAGTGTCGCGAGAACGTCGAGTTCGTCAAACGCCGAAGTTCCTGGCTTTGCTGCAAAGAGGTCATCGATACGCGCGAGCGCGGTTTCATGATCGCGAGCAGTACGAATCGGTTTGATGTTCATGGTCCTACCTCCGCTACGTCTACTTTGTCGTACTCGGCGTGGGTCCCGAAGAACTTGATGAAAACGATCCCCGCCTTGTAGTTGATCGCCACGACCAGCCGGTACGCGTTGCCCTTGATGTTGAACACGATGCGCTCGTCGCCCACGACGCTGGCGGTCGGGTATCGAACGCGAACATCCTCAGGGTTGGCCCACGTCGAGGCTTCGGCTTCCCTGTACCAGGCACGCAGCGGTTGTTCGGCATCGCGGTACTTCCCCCAGGCCTCCTTGAGCGTCTTGCGCGAGATGATCCGCACCTGTACTCGTGACTAACGGTAGCACGCTCCCAAAATGGGAGCAAGGCCGAGAACCCGAACCGCGCGATCACCCCCGAGCGCTTTCTCTTGTCATCGGCAAGCCGTTCGATGGAGACGTTGCCGTTTGCGCTGGAAGCTGGGCGCGCTATGCACGCATACCATGAAGCACCGCGAGACCGACGATCTCCGACCCGGAGTCGTGACGCACGCGCTGAATCGCGCCTTCCATCGTGCCGCCGAGCGTCACGACGTTGTCGAGGATACAAACCCGCTGCACCCGCGGCGCTCGTGGGGGACAGAACCGCATCGTGCGGAAGTGTTCTGCGGCGTCGTTGCGTACGCGGTACGCGACCACGTTTCCACCCTTGGGCTCTTCGAGACGTACCAAGTGTTGAGGCAGGTACCGGACCCCAAGCCGGGCAGCGAGTTCACCGGCGAGCTGCTCCAGTTGATCCGTCGCGCCGGGCCGCCTACGTGGCATCGCAACGATCGCGTCGAAGCTCGGCATGTCTCGCTGTGCGTACCGTGCGAGGTCCATGGCCAGTGACCGAACTTCCAGCTCGCCGGCCGCGCCCGCTTTCATCCGACGGATGAGGTCGCTTGTCGGGTCGCCGTGGCGCTCGCCGAAGTAGCGCATGTACGAATAGACCGGCGCCGAGAAGCCGGTCTCGAATCCCGCGAGGCCGGTCGTGAAGCGGTCGGTTTCCACGGCGACTTCTTCAAGGCTCACGACCGGGACGACGACGACATCAAGACCACGTTCCGTGGCTTCCTGAATCGTGTAGTACGTGCCGCCGGTCTCACGACCATCCGTGAAGGCGAGCAGGCGATCGGCTCCATCAAGGAGCAGGTCGTTGCGTCGAAGCGGCGCTGTACGCGATCGCGGCAGCCGCATCTCGATGATGTGGTCCGCGCAGTCTTTTGCGACCTGCGTCGCATTGTGGGGCTGATCTCGGAGGCGATATGGAACGATGACCGTCTTGTAGATCGGCGCGTCGCAGATGGCTGCCAACGCCGCGGTGTCGACACCCGCTGCGCCACCGAACCGCATCTCGTCGACTTCGGTGGCTTCTTCGATCGCGGCTAACTCAACGTCCGCGATCGACGCCTCGGACAGATCACGGATGCCGCTCACGGCGACGATCATGACAGGTTCATCTTAGCGGTCTTCGTCGTTGTCGTCGACAGGACGCTCGATCGCCGGAGCGGTACCCCGGCGAAGCTGCCGACGAGCTGGAGCCGCTGGAGCCTGCGTGCTCTCGCGTGACGTCACGAGCACGGTCTGTGCGGGGTCTTCTGTTGTCGACGACTCGCGCTTCCACGCAGCCATCTCGACGTCACTGAGCCGCTCGCCGCGTGCGAGCCGTGCGAAGTAGGGCGCGTTGATCGCAGCTGCAGAGCGACCCTTCTCGGCGATCTCGTTGACAGCGCCGCGCGGGCCGACCTGCGCGACCATCGCTTGATCGTAGGCGCGTGCAGCGTCTTCTGGCGTATCGCACACGGCGACGCGTCTCTGCTGACCCTCGAAGGAGACCACCGCCGCCCACTTCTTGCCGTAGGGGTACACGCCTTTGTAGCCGCTACGCGATTTCGCGCCCTTATGCTTATTCATGGATGGTCGAGATCCACCTTGGATCCCCGTCCATGAATGAGTTTGAACGTTGAGCTGGAGCGTGTAGTGATCGATGATAAGTCTGCGAATGAATTCGTCCGCGCTGACGAACTTTTCGCGGGCCTCATCTTGAAGCGCGGTCAGGACGGGCTTCGGCAACGAGACCGAGATCTTCACGTCCCTAACCACGTGACACCATTGGTGTGAGATCACGTCGCGATCGCATTTCATAGACGTACGTGAAAACTCGCGAACGGTCAATCTACAGGCCTCGCGGGCGGGCATAAATAGCTACGTAACTAGTTGATGCGTGGTCGACGATCTCGACCGAATGCTCTTCATGTTCAGAGTCACCACGTTTTTTCGCTAACTACTTGTTTTTTATTGGTGACAGTGGTTGCTGTGAGATCATCTTCTCTTTGTTCCTAGTTCAGCAAAAATATATGAAAATAAAGAGGTTAATAAATGGTGGGTATAGGAGAGGTAGAAAGCGGTGATCCCGCCCAGATCAACCACCAAAATGTAGGGGGCATCACGTTTGATGTCCCAAATGACTAGGTTCCCGATAGTGCGTCCTCCGTAGCGCATCCCCGGAAAAGAGCGCGCCGCGAGGGACCGGTCTGCGTCTACTCAGCGGCTGTCTCCAACGCCTCGATCGGGATACGGACCGTGCGTCCCCAGCGTCGCGAGGCAATCACGCCCGTCGCCGCCCACTCATCACCAATCACCTAAAGGCGCAAAACGTCGACGATCGTCTGCGTGGAGGAGAGTAACTCCAGGTGCAGTCCAGACCCAGGTCTGTCCGCCATTTCGACGGAAGAAGTCGAGGTCGATGCTGGCAAAGATCGGCGACTGTGCCGTTCGACGCCGTGCTGTTACGCCGTGGTTGTAGGCTACGGGCGGCGGTCGCCGACCCTTTAAAGACTGTCGAGCGCGCTCCTTGGCAGCTCTCCAGTAGTCATCGACAGGATCCGTACCGCGTCGCTGTGGATGCTGATACCAAGTTTTGAAGACAGCGTCGAGGTAACGGATTGCTGTGCGAGTAGCAACCGCGCAGATAGCTAACAGTCTTTGGTAATCTTCTGAAGTGTAAAGTTGAACGCTCAAACGAGGCCCTAGTCCAATACAGCCCTGTTGCTCGGCCAACAAGTAGTTAGAATGGAGTTTGTCCAACTCAACGACGTGTGTACTAATCTCACGATACCATCGATAGGTAATCGATTCATAGGCAAATCCGCCATTCTGAACGCGGACCCCTAATGGGATGATCGACAAATCGTCGAGTTCAAATGTCCAATCCCAACCAGCACCAATATCCAGTACTCGTTGAAGAATTTCGTCGGTTAGGAGATCGTCAGTTGGAATACGGATCGCTTCGAGAGCAAAAAACCGTCCAGGCCCAAACCACGACTGAAGTTGTGGAGCGCCGAATTGTCGAAACGCCTCGTTTGCGTGTTTCAACGACTCGGCAACCGTCTCATCCATTTGCTGCCTTCATCAGACCTAGGACGCTGCCCTTGAGTTCACACCCGCGCCCTCGCGCGATCTTGATCATCTTGTCGTCGATTTCGCAGCCAATCGCGTTGCGGCCGAGCTTCGCGGCTGCAAGCAGGAACGTTCCTGTTCCAGCAAACGGATCGATCACTACGTCGCCCGGCTTGCTTGCGTGCCGAATGATCTGCTCGGCCAGCGCGTCCGGCTTCTGCCACGCGTGAAAGCGATCGCCGAGACGCCCGTCGGGTGCGGTGATCTTCTGTGCCGCAAACTGCTCGGTCTTGATCGGGCAGTCAAGCGGCGGCACCTTGGGGCCGCGCAAGTGATAATAGGCCTGCCAGTTGAGCTTGTAATCGGTCTTCGGCGCCGGGCCGATCGTGTTGTCGTAGGACCAGACGTTCACGTTCGCACACGTGAAGTCTTGCTGCTTCAGAAAGGCATCGAGATAGGCGTGTAGCTCTTCAGGATATGCACCCGAGAATATGTACAGCCGCCCTGTCGGCCTTACGCACTTGAACGCGAGCGGCACCCAACGCTTCGCGAACGCGGCGATGTCATCGAGGTCGGTCATGTACGGCGGATCGGTGACTAGTAGATCGACCGACTCCGGTTCTTGCGATCGCAGGAAATCGAGTGCGTCGCCTTTGGAGATTTGGGCTCGGACCGGCGCCGCCTTTGCGGCGTCAGCGGCTTTCTTGCGAGCCTCGGCATGTTTGATACCGCGCAGCTCGTTGTGAGCCTTCGCTTCGCCTTTCTTGACTCTGTCGAAAGCCTTAGGGTCCTTCTTTCGAAGCGCGATCACACGCGCTGCGGTTGCCGAACTGATGCCAGCACGTCGGGCAACTTCCTCACGCGTGCGCTCAGGTCTGGTATCACGTGATACCGGACCTGAGCTAAGTCTACGTTGATCCTTGCTTCTTGGTTGAGATTTGGTTGCGTCACTGCGGTTCTTGTTGGCACGATCCCTCTTTGCCGTTTGCGCCTCCTGCCATTCCTCGTCGGCTTCAAGGACTTCAAGCGTGATCGCCCCCCGTTGATCTGGTTCCAGGTCTCGACGGCGCGCGTTCCTGTCGAGCACATACTGGTACGGCGAGCCCTTACCGTCCCACGGTTTGGTCTTCGGCTCGATGCCCTTGAGCTTGCATGCCTCGTATCGGTTGCGACCGTCGAGGATCGTGTGCTCATCGAACAACGTAATTGCGTCGCGTTGACCGTTCGCTTCGATCGCGTCGGCAAGCTCGTTGAGACGCGCTTCGTCGAGCGGCGGAAACATTGTGCAGGCAGGATGCAGCTTGAACTTCATGGGGCCTTTTTTGGCGGTGTCCGCGCCGTAGCTAAATATGGAATTTCACGATCTAATACCGTACTGAGAACATCCTGTACGGTTCGACCTTGCAAGGCGGCGTGCGCCCGAAGTCTTCGGATTAGGTTGTCTGGTAAGCGGACGCTCAACATTCGTAAGGAATCGGACACAGTCATAAGTTATGGAAAGCTTACTTGAAAGTCAAGCTTATTTGGCTCAAACCTTGACGCCGTAGCCGTGCTTCGCGAGGCTCGTCGCAAACTCGTTCTCGCCGGCCATCAGCGCAGCCTCAAACGCCTCCAGAAGAAGATCATCCTCGGGATGTTTGGGCATGCGTCCAGCAGCCACCACGAAGCACCAGAGTCGCTCGACGTTCATCGCGACCTCGCGTTCGACGCCGCTATCCTCGATCTCTCCGAACGCTCCTAGCGCAGCGTGGTGTCCGTAGGTGTACGACGCCAGCTCGGCCGTCTCGCTGTCGGCGCAAGCCTTCTCGGTGAGCGCAGCAGCGTACCAAGCGAGCCGTGCGGCGCGTGTGGAGAAGCTGACGTCGGGTTCGGGGTCGTAGGTCCCGTGTTGGAGTGCGTACAGTCGATTTTCGCCGCGGTACTCGTGCGTATCCAGAAACCGATCACCGACCAGCGGTCTCAACTTCGTACGTGCATCCTTCGCCTGCCAGTACGCGTCCGAGATCACACGACCCTCGACTTCACCGGTACGCGTCAGTCGTGGAATGCCGGCATACGAGCCTGCAGCTTCCGTCGCAAGCACGATCGCGGCGTCTTGCCCTTCGGGCGGCTTTCGTCGAGGACGCTTCTCGTTGAGGAACGTCGCAAATCCAGCCAACGTCCCGACGGCCGATCGCGCATCGGTCCAGACATCGCCGGTCCACGGCGACGAAAACACGCGCTTCGCCATGACCACATGGTGCCGGCGTCCGGTCGATCTGTCGAGCCGCGATCGCACACGCGATTACGTAGTACAAGGGCATGTGCCCGCGCTGCATCGCCTTCGAGACGTCGACCACCCCTTCTACGGTGCTGTGAAAGTCTTCGACGAGGCCGACACGATCTCGCGAACGATCATCCACCATCAAGAATGGGAACGTGAGATCGCAAGGCTCCTCGCATACGAGACCAAAGCCAACACGGACGTCCTTGACATCGGCGCGAACATGGGCTTCTCCGCACTCGGGCTTTTGCTCCACGGCGGCAGACCGCGGCGAGTGCACTGCTTCGAACCGCAACCGGACGTTCACGCGGTTCTTCAGTACAACACCCGCAACCGATCCGAGATCTTCACCTACAGCTTCGGGCTCAGTGGTTCGCGCTTTGCGATCTTCAGCTACGACCAGGTGCACAACAACATCGGCGGTACGCAGCTTCACATCGGCGAGGAACGCCATCGGGTAGCAACAACGTCGCTCGATGAGCTGGACCGACGAACCTTCCCGGTTCCGATCTCCGTCGTGAAGATCGACGTCGAAGCCCACGAGGAGTTGCTGCTCATGGGCGCGCAGCACTTTTTCAAAAACCATCGACCTGTGATCGTCATCGAGATCATGGACCACTGCGTCACGGCAGTGACCGCAGCGCTCGAAGCTCTTCGCTACCGTCGCCGTGAACACCTCGGCGGTTGGGACTACGTGTTTGTTCCTCAGGAGGGATCGTGACCGCACCACTACTCGGCCTCGTGATGATCATCCGCAACGAAGCTCACGGAATTCTCGCCACGCTCGATTCGATCCTGCCGTTCGTCGACTGCGCGACGATCCTCGACACCGGCTCGACCGATGGAACCCAGACGATCGTTCGCGAACGGCTCGCACGGTGCGGTGAAGGTTTCATGTTGCACGAAGCGCCGTTCGTGAATTTCGGTGCAACGCGAAACCGCGCACTAGAGCTACACGGCCAGGCGAGCGTCTTCACGTTCATGCCGGACGCCGACGACACGATCATCAACGGCGCACAGCTTCGATCGTTCTTGAACGATCAGATCGACCGCGATGATCCAGCCTACATGATCACGATCCGCCGACCAGGCAGTCGTGGCGACCTCCAGTATCTACTGCCGCTCGTGTTGCGCGCCTCCGCGCGCTGGCGTTATCACGGGCGGGTACACGAGTACGTTGGCGGACCGGCCGGCTCGAACATGTACGCGCGACAGCTCATTCCCGAAGCCGTCGTACAGCAGGACATGTCCGAACAGAGCCTCGCCAACTCGCGGGCGCGCTGGGAGCGCGATCGCGACCTCCTCGAACAAGACACGATGGAACAACCATCCGAGCCGCGTTGGTGGTTCTACTTGGGCCAGACCTACGAGTGTCTCGGTGAGCACGAGAAAGCCATCCGCGCCTACCTTACGCGCATCGCACTCGGAGGCATGCGCGAAGAGGTCTACGAGGCAAAATTCCGAATCGCCAAGATGCTTCAAGCGCTCGGCAAGCCGTGGGCGGATGTCCAACAGGCATATCTCGACGCACACGCGTACGATCCTCGTCACGCCGAACCGCTCGACGCGATCGCACGATACTGGGAGGGCAAGGACAACCTGCCGCTCATGCATCTCTTCGCCGCGCATGCAGCTGCGATCCTACAACCCAAAGACGCAATCCTGTTCCTCGATCGAAACGTCTACGACTGGCGCGCGGCAACGATGGCTTCGACCTCGGCCTACTACGTCAGCAAGACGACCGGCGATCTCACCATGCGCGCCCGAGGTCGTACGTGGGCCGAGAAGGCTCTACGCGCACGTCCAGACGATCGACAGCTCCGCTTCAACCTCAGCACGTACGCGCAGGTCGCGTCCGAGTTGTTCCCGAGCACCAAAACAAAAACGATCAACTACACGCCGTCGCAGCCGTTCGTACCGCTCAACCCGTCGATCCACTTCAGCGATCGATGGCGCTGCGTCATCCGAACTACGAACTACCGTGAACAGAACGGCCAATACCTGACGCCCGACGGCTCTTCGATCCAGACCAAGAACTACATGGCCGAGCTGACCGATGATTTCGAGATCGAGCAGCTCTATGAGATGCGCGATCTCTCCGGCGTGCCGCGCACGGAGTTTCCGGTGCATGGCTTCGAAGACTGCCGACTGTTCTCCGGCAACGATCAGCTCTTCTGTACGGCGACGGTCTGCGACTTCACCGACGGTCAACGTCAGATCGCGCTTCTTGGACTGAGCGAAGGCTACGACATCGTCCAGGCCGCCGTGCTTACAGGTCCGTGGGATCGGTTCCCACAGAAGAACTGGATGCCCATCGTCGGAAAGCCCGTACTGGCGACCGACTTTCTTTACCGCATCGATCCAACGCCGATCGTCATCCCTCGCGCGCTCGCGATGACGGACGTCGACTACAGCCCCGGCCGCCTCCGCGGCGGCAGCCAGGCGGTCTGGGTCGACAACGGCTGGCTAGTGATCGTTCACGCCGTGGCATTCCAAGGCGCGATCCGCAACTACAGCCATCGGTTCGTGTACCTCGATCCCGACTTCCGGATCGTCTCGATGACGCCGCAGTTCGTTTTCGAAAGGCACGGCATCGAGTTCTGTGCGGGCCTCGGACGGCGGCCGGGTTCGGACCAGCTCGTCGCGAGCTTTGGCGTCGGCGACCTGACCGCGCACCTGGGATTCTTCTCGCTCTACGAAGTCTTCGAGAAGCTGGAGACCGACTACGTTATCTAGACGACGTTGCGCTTGATGAGGCCGTGCATCATCACCTTCACGTCGCTGAAGGCGATGCCGACCGGCCGGTGTTTTTCTTCACAGTCATCGCACACGCGCCAGCGCGACGCGCTTTTGCTATCCGAGATGAACGTCGTCGCGAGCGCACGCACGCAAGCGACACAGATGCCGTGTAGACCGTAGTGGTTGACGAGGTCGGTCGCGGTCTGCCACTCGTCGGCTAGCACGGCTGCTTCTGCAGCGGCACGAATGTCCGTACGCGTGACGCCACCCGGATAGATCTCGTCGCCGTTGGCGTCGTACAGGAGTGGCACCGAACCGTAGCGTAGCGCAGCCTACTCGGACTCGTCGACGGGTCTTCCCAGTACTGGACGGTCAACCGGCGTGATTTCATCGTCGACTTCTGGCAGCGGTTCAGGTTCGGGCTTCAAAACATCACGCGTCGTGGTCCGCACCGATGGAATCTCGTCGAGCGGAAGTCGAACCGACAGCGGGGGCATCTCCTCCGTCGGGATGCGCACGGGCGTCACGTCTTCGTCGTTGATGTACGGCGGAATCAGAAGCTGCAGACGCCGCTCAGGATGGTTCGGCACGTCGACCAAGATGAACAAGTCCCGGCCCGCGTTCGGCCGCAAGCCCGGCAACTGGCCCATGCGACGCAGCTCGCGGACCTCCTCCCAGATCGCAGGAAGGCCTTCCTCCGCGATTTCACATTCGACGAACGCCAAAAAATCGCCTTGCCTCTTCCCGAGCGGACGGAAGTAGACCAGCTGCACTCGGTATGGCATGGCAGGAGGATAGCGGCGAGCGTCGCGGCGTGCTCACCGCGCCTTCTTACTCTTGCGCGAACGAGATTTTTTGACCGGCGTGGCCGACGTCTCAGTGGTGGCGGCCTCGACACGTTCGGCAGATTCTGATACCGACGACGCCGACATCTCTGGTTCGTTCGGCGTCAGGTCGTCTTCGTCGAACGAGATCACGATCTCTGGTGCTGAATCCCTCTCGGGCGGTTCAGGCGTTGCACTTCGAGACGCCGCGCGCAGCTCGTCGAGCTGCGCGCGAGGAATGACCTGCGTCGGTTCTGGCGTCGGCGGCACGGCTGCAGGAGGCGGTAACGTCACTGTCACGGGCTGCGCCTCGATCTTGATGGTCGTAACTTCGAGCGTAGCCGGTGGCGTCGACGGCACAGGTTCGGGTAGTGGCATCTTGCGGACAGCCGCCATCAGATCGGGCAACGTCATCCTCAGATACTTCGCGACGCGCGTCAGAACTTCGGCACCAAGGAAAGGTTGTCCTGCTTCGATTGGCAGCTGCCACATCTGTGCGAGCTTGACGAGGGTAACGGGCGCACCGGCGAAGGTCACTCTGCGGCTCACGATGTAGGCCGCGACGAGATGAGTCTCCAGGGTCTGCGCCATGCGTCGACGATACACCTGATCGCGCACGCGATCGAGGTGCTTCATGGTAGGTTGACTTCGTGCTCGCCGCTCACATCGACGCGTCAAGCCAGCTCGCCTATGACGAAAACGTCGACTTCGTCGTGTCGCTCGATAGTGAAGGGTTTCGCGTTCTGCGCCCACTCAACGACGACGCGCGCAACGCGTTCCTCACGCTTCAACACGCGATCAACCGTGTCGCACTGTTCGTCGGCGCACCGACCATCCCCGAAGACGGCCTCATCGGCAGGCGTACGTTCCTTGCGGCGCGCGTGATCTCCAGCTCGACGAAAGTCGTCACGACAGCGCGTTCCAGCATCTTGGGGCTCGATCCCAACATGACCTTCGCCAAGTTCCTGGGCCTCGACACGTTCCGATCGGACATCATCGACCCTGCCAACCTCAAAATCTTCACCAACATCGTGATCTTCGAAATGGGCAACCATGCCCGTCTTTGGGCAGCGAAGTTCGCCGGGATCGCCGACGCTATCTGGTCCTCGTCAACATCAAACCTGACTGCGCCGATCGTTCCCGATCAGCTCACCACAACCTCCAAGGTCGGCATCGTCATCGGCGTTGCCCTCGGTTGGGCTATCGGTGTCGCAACGACGGTGTTTTTCGTACGCCGTCGTCTACGTAGCTAACGCCGTCGACGCCGTGCGGCGATCGCGTGTGCGCGCGGGCTCGGCACGCGCGTCGTGCGCCAAAGTAGAAACGCGCTTCCGCCAACCGCCGCGACAGCGCCCGTCACCCACAACGCCGTCTTCGCGCGCGTCGACAGCTGAAACTTTGTTGTAGGTGCCGCGGGCGTCGGTGTTGTAGACGTCGGCGTAGTCGGTTTGGGAAGCGCCGCGAGGGCCTTTGCGGCCGACGCTGCCATTTCACGCTGCGACGCGAGATCGGACAGGTCTTTCAGTTTCAGAATTCCGCGCGCCGCAGAGGCTGATGTCGCTTTGGGGATGTTGGTCGCGAGAACCTTCGTCGCCTCGTCGACGGCCGTCTTGTCGTCGTCGGCGGCGCCGTTCAGGTTGACGTGTTCCAAGATCGCGTCGATAGCTTTGACGGCCGTAACGACGGCTGTATCGGGATTCGCTGATGCGTGCGCAGCGAGTGCCTTCAAGACGGCCGGGCTGCCGGTGAGCGCACGATACGAGAGGTTGCCGCGACCCTGTTGGATCATCTTGTCGAGGTTCAGGATCACCGTCGCACTTGGCGGACAACACGCCAACGCGGCGAAGTCGACTACCGGGTTCGACGCTCGTGGATCACCGGTCGTGTCGATACAATTACCGGCGTCGACGCAGCTCTGAAGCTCCGCAGCTGGTGACGGCAAGAAGCCGTTGTCCGCACAAGCGTCAGGTGCACATCCCGATGCTTGTCGAAGCTCAGCGCCGAACCACTGCGCGCGTTGAACGACGAACACGCGTTCTAGTCCTCGAAGTCACTGTCGCGACGCATCCGAGACGCTCGTGGCTGATGACCGTCTCTCTGTGAGTTGCGGTAGATCAGGTAGCCACCTCCTGCGATGACGGCGACGCCGATCATGATCCCGGCGGCAGTGAGAAACCCGATCGATTTTGGTCCTGTGCTTGGTTGGATTTTGGCGATGCTGAGGATTTCTTGTAACGCTTTAGAATCAGCTGCAGCTGTACAGGCACTCAAACGTGCTTGATCCGTCGTGCCGCGGATACACTCGATTAGTGTATCAGCACGCTTACTGATGATCTTCACAGCCGCGTCCGAATTAGCGATTTGTCGATCGGCGTCAGCGCGTGCAATGATCGCCGCGTTACTCTCCTTCAAAATCGCGGAGACAGCCACGATGACCCCGCCGACGATCGCAAGACCAATGAGCACGAGTACAATGGGCGAAACGCCGAGGCCCGCGCTTGTGGAGGCCCCTGAGTACGCGTACGCGAAGTACGGATCGTAGAACGATGCAGCAAGACCCGAGACCTTCTCAGCGCCGATCGGTCCGTACTTCACGACGATCTGTGACGGCAGAATACCGTCCGCCAGTCCATGCCGTCCGAGTCCCGCTGTCAGGACACTAATGTCCGGCGGCAGGATCGGCGCAGCCGTCGGATCGTCCGGGTTGCGTTGATCCTGCGGCGTCTGGTTGTAACCGTCGATCCAAACCTGCACGGACGCCGCAAACGCCGCGCGTTGTGTCTGGTATGTCGTGATGATCTCGGTCCCGATTTTTTGATTCGGTGCCGCAACGCTCGCGATCTGGAGCGCGTTGAACATCTGCTTCAGGTTCGATTCGACCTGCGCTAACGTGTTGCCGATCGACAGCACCGTAGGATCGAGCTGCGGTACGGGAACATCCGTCTGACCGAACGCGCGAGCGAGCTGCACGGTGAACATGCCACTAACTTATCATAGATCGCGCGAGCGATCGCCCTTGCGTCGAAGGCCTGCCTGAGCCTTCCGACGCAGTCGACCACCGTGTGTACGCGCCCGTGCCAACGCTGGCGAAGGTCCCGAGTTCACGCCGATCAGGATCGCGATCCCGACGACGGCGATTACACCGAAGCCTACCGCCAGCGCGATCTTGAACGACGACGTCGTCGGTGACGGCGCGGTCGATGTCGCTGCCGCTTCAGCTGCACTCGCCGCAGCCCGCTGATCGGCCGATTCTTGTGTCGGCGCTGGCGCCGTCACCGACTCTCCCATCGCCTGTAGAACCCCGGCGGCTTCCGGCGCCACCTGAAGCCCTGACGCGGCAAGCTGACGAAGAACCGCCACAGCACGGGTGCCCAACTCCACAGGGACCGGCGTCGTCGAGCGGATGACGAGACGCTGCTGCAACCCCCCGATCGCGCTTTTCAGAAAACCGCCCTCACCATCACTCGCGCGCGTCGTCACGGCATCTCGAAGAACCACTTCGAGTGCGTTGACGATCGTCGTCGCCGCGAAGTCAGGATCTGCGTCCGCGTGGAAACGCACCACGCTCAACGCAATCGGCGCCGCGTAGAACTGGTTCGTTCCGCCCTCCGGGCCACGCTGCATGGCCTGACCGACCAGCTCGATGACGCGACGATCCGAGCCGATCTGCGTCAGCGTCGCAAGAATGCTCGTGAACGCTGTGCAGGTTGCCGGTGTTGCCGCGCAGGCGGCCAGCGCCTCGACTGGATCGGCTTGTCCAAACTGCGAAAAGATCACGGACCGATGCTACTACGGGACGATCGCGCGAGCGATCCGCTTTGGGACCTGTGGTATACTCGCGACATGCCGCGCGCGCATCCGAACGACTGGTACGATTGGGGCTCGTTTGCAGAGGGCGCCGCGCGGGCGTTCTGGGCGAGCCCGTACATCTCACAGGTCGAGAACCTCGCCGAGGATGCTCGTCAAGAAGAACGCGACGGCAAGCCACGACGTGCGGAGGCGATGATGGCCGCCTACCGAGCGCTCTATCCTGGATCCGGCGGTGAATGGATGGATGTTCTGCCGCCTGTCCCGGCCGCTGCCGATCGCGTCGGCAAGGCATACGCGCGCAAGGTCCGCGACGTCCTCACGACCGAAGACCTGCACCATCTCGACGACAAGATGGAAGACGCCGATCAGGCTGGCTGGTACGCCGCCATGCAGGCGCAAGGTGAAGGCGTCGGTTGGTTCGACTACAGCGTCGGGTTCGATGCGCCCGATTGGCCGGCGTACGATGTGAAGATTCAGGACGCCGTCTTTCGTGCGATTTCCAAAGGCATCCGCGAGGCCGGCATCCAAATCCCGCGTAGAGGCTGATCGATCGCTCACGCGATCGTGCTGTGATACGCTCGGGGCATGTTGCGCCCGCTCCTTGTTGTGTTCTTCGCGCTCGGGCTCCTGTCCACGAACGCGAGCTGTCCGGGCACCGGACCGGATCCGCTCGGACCGATCACCGCGGCCATCATCGAGTGCGGTTCCGAGAACCAGACCTCGATCAGCTCGCTCATCGGCGAATTCAAGACGCTGCTCAAAGGCAAACTGCCCGACTGGGGCGCGATCTATCAGAAGGCCAAGGGTGCTGGCAAAGCCATTGGTGGTTGCGCGCTCGCGACCCTCGTCCAGGAGTACCTCGGCAACCGCGCGGCGCCGCCGGACACCGCTGACAGCTGGACGGCGGCAACGACGTTGGACAAGTTCCGCTACGAAGTGGCAGGTGGTGCTACGTTCCGCATGAAAGTAGGAGACCTCTAGTCAGATGCGACGTGTTATCGGTCAACGCTATGGACGGCTTGTAATCGTCGCTCGCGCGCCGAACGTGATGCGCGGCGGCCGGGCACGTCTTGCTTGGGTCTGCATCTGTGATTGCAATCCGAAGACGACTTGTATACGAGTCGGTCAAGATCTTGGCGCTCGCACCAACTCGTGTGGTTGTTTGCAGCCTGAAACGAACACGGATCGTCTGACCACGCATGGTCGATCTGGATCGCCAACGCACAAAACGTGGTGTTCGATCATTCAACGTTGCACCAACTCCAAAAATCCAAACTGGAAGGACTACGGCGGACGTGGGATCGGCATCTGTGATCGTTGGCGTAACAGTTTTGAATCGTTCCTAACCGACATGGGCGAGCGTCCATACGGGATGACGATCGAACGCAGAAACAACAACGGCAACTACGAACCGGGTAACTGCGTATGGGCGTCGCGTGATGCACAAGGCCGCAATCGACGAACGTGTAAACTGACCGAAGATCTTGCCAATGAAGCCCTCGGTCGAATGGAACACGGCGAAACGGCGGCTTCGGTCGCGAAACGTTTGAATGTCAGCGCAGTCATGGTGAGCCGCATCCGTCTTCGAAAATCGTGGACGAATCTAAGACCGTTTGCAGGAGGGGCGCTCTCATGATCAGATTCCAATTTCGTCGTCGTGAGGTGGCCGGCAACGCGACGTTCCGTACAGCACAAGGCGACTACTGATGTTTGGCGCGATCACGCAGGAGCAGCTGACGAACATCAGCAACAGCGTGATGGCGTCGTGTCAGCGCGTCACGCCTGAGAAGAGCAAGCTGATCGACAACCAGATCAGCGACATCCTGAAGTCGTTTCCCGATCTTGCCGATCAGGCGATGATCCAACAGCAGCTTGTAACCGCCGCGACGGCGTCGGGTGACGTCTCGTGCCTTCAGGACGTCCAGCGGCCGTTCCTGTCGGCACAGGCGCAGCCGTCGAAGCTGAAGAAACTCCTCACGTCGCCGGTGTTCTGGGGCATCAGCATGGGCCTCGGCGGCATCGCGGCCGGCGTCTTCATCGGCCGCAGCATCAAGCTCCCCAAGAGGCGGTAGGTCTATGCTCGCGTTCGGGATGGCAACGGCACCACAGATCCGTGCCCTCACCGAACAGGTCTGGATGGGCGACGACGACGCACGGCACATCCTCGCCGACGCGTACGACGAGATCGGCCGTCGGGACATCGCGATGCTCTGGCGCGACGAACTGCCCGGCTACCGTCGACGCAAGCGCGTCGAGAAGCTGTCGCACACCGAAATCGATACGATCAGAGCGAACGCGGACCAGCTGGAGACCGGTGTTCTCTTTCGAACTGGTCCAAGCGATGAAGCGCTTGCGCTCGCGGCGATCGGTTGCATGTACCGCGCAGCCGTAAGTCATCGTGGTGAAGACGAGCGCTACCTCGCGTATCCACGAGTGACGTGGCTGCCGTCGCCCGCGATCGTCTACCGTAACCTCTTCAACGATGAAGGTTACCGCCGACAGAACCTCGGCGAGATCATCTGGCGCTTTCGTCGTACGTGGGATCGTCAGATGTCGGTCAGCGTACTGCACGAAATCATCGACGCGGCGCACTTTGGGGAAGGCCTGTCTCTCGCCGTTCGTCGTGCCGGCGAAGACGAAGATCTGCCGCTACGCACGGGGCTCGCATCTGGTCAGTTCGACCACACGTTGTTGCGTCACGCCGCCGTCATCGATGTTCTTCGGTTGGTTCAAGGTCTCAATGAAGACCTGTACCCAGAGATCTGCGAGCTGAGCCTCCGCGCGAGTCTCGCACTCATGCAGTGCACGCCGATGTACTACCCGTTCGAGAAGGCGTGCGTGCTCTCGACGCACCCGACCGTCATCGACGGCGATCAGCCTCGATGGGCGTGGCTCGACGGCGAAAATCACCCTCACCAATGGCCAACCACACGATGAGCTACGGCAAAGCAGGTCGTTCACAAGTCTCACCCCACGATCGTCGAACGTTGTGGTTCTCGCGCTACGCTGAAGGCCCTACCTATACAGCGCCACCGCCGTTCGATGACTGGACCGGCGACGTCAACACGTACAGCTGGCTCGGCAACCGCGACGTCGGATGTTGCACGCGAACCTGTTACGGCCACATCATCCAACAGCGTTGCGCGCTCCTCGGCGTGAAGTGCGAGCTGACTGATGGCGACATCTTGTTGGCGTACGCCGATGGCATCGGTTGGGACGGCACGGCCGCGACCGATCGCGGTGACACGATCATCAACGCGCTCGTGCAGATGAAGTACTACGGCCTTCGCAACGGCAAGTACAAGATCTCGTCGTTCGGACGCGTGAACCACAAGGACCCAGTCGAAATGCGTGCAGCGCTGCACATCTTCGGTTCGGTGATCGTCGGTGCTGATCTTCCGAACGCGATCCGTGCTCAACGCGACTTGTGGGACGTCGGGCCGCCCGGAAGTCGTACGCCCGACGACAAGATCGGTTCGTACGGTGGCCACGCGTTCATCCTGACGGGCCACCAACGCGGTCAATGGTTCGCGATGCCGTGGGTAAGCCCGCGCAAGATCTCGTACGCATGGGAAGACCTCTACATCGACGAAGCGTGGTTCGTCGTCGATGATCTCTGGGTCACACAGACACGCCACGCACCCAACGGTTTCGACCTGGCGCGCATCACCGCCGACGCCGCCGCGATCGCAGCTTAACTCTCGCCGAGCTTCTTCATCTCGGCAACGAGCCAGTCACCGCAGGCCTTCTCGTCCGGCATCGGGAAGAGCGCCTTGCTGTTGGCCGCGCACCATAGCTCGTCGGGAGCCAAGCCGCCGCGCTCGGCGAGTCGCTCCAGCGTCTGGTCGTGGTTCAGCTCGGCTTGAGCACGAAACCGTTCGACGAACGACCACGGGACTGTTCGCGGCCAGGTGTCACAGATGGCCCGCCCCAAACGACTTTGGCCTCGAATGATCGGGAAGCGTCGCGTGTCGGTCACAGCTCGACCAATGAGAAACGCGGAGACAAGACCTCGCCGCGCAACACCTGCCCGCAGAAGACGTCGAGATGTCGGCTCCACGACATCGCGTAGGGATCGTCGAACTGTTGATACTGCACGTACGGTTCAAGATCCGCTTCGTTCACGCTGACTACCAGCACCCTGTAGATCACACGAGTCTCGTTGTGACGGTAGTACTGCCCCGGGAACACGCCGCTCTTCGCGATCCGCTGGAGCGTTTCCTTCAACCCCGTATCGTCGTCGCGCATCTACGCAGTATACGACGTCAGCGGCGACGTGGGCGACGACGGCGACCTGCAACCGTGGTCGGCTTGGGTGATCTGAACGCGTAGATACCGAGGCCGACGACGGCCGCACCACCCGCGAACGTCGCCCACATGATCGGGTTCTTCACGTCGAAGAACTTCCTCGATGAGGGTACGACATCCGGCTGGCACTGCATCACCGGAGGCAGCAGCCCGATCGACGGTAACGTGAAAAGGTGCTGACCCGCCGGACACTGTGGTGTCTGATCGGGCGACGTTGCGTTGACGTTGATGGCTGGTGCGTCGTCCGACACGCACGTGCTCACGCCCCACGGGAACGTGAAAAGGTGCTGACCCGCCGGACACGTTGGCGTCGAATCCGCAGAGATCGCGCTCGTATCGGGCGGTGCGGCGTCGTCGGCAACACACGTGTTCACGCCCCACGGGAACGTGAACGAGTGCTGACCGGCAGGGCAGCCGGCTTGACCAAATCCAGAACCCGAGTAGGTGACGGCGAGCATGTGGTTGCTTCGAGGCTACCACAACGTCGATCGCTCGCGCGATCTACGTTGCCAACTGGCCGACGCTTAACAATTCGCGCCCTGTTGCCTTCCGTGTGTACAGAAACCACGCCGTCCCGTCGAAGATTCGGATCGCCGTCAAGCGGTCGCTTTCACGCAGGGCCCTGAGGCACCTGAGAAACGTCCGCTCACCGACATAGCCAAAGTCATCCGCGACGCGTTCACGCAGAACGCTGCTCGTTACAGGAACACGACCGAGGTGCTTGAGGATGTACTCGTCGAGCCCAACGTATGGCTGTTCTCTGGGGCGCTTTCGTGGGTAGATCGGTCGTGGACAGTTTCGACGGTCGTGTCCGCGTCGATGACATGCACGACACCGTCGCATCTTATCGCTCTGCGAACTGCTCGATGTCGGTCAGGAGCGAGTACGCGAAATCGAAATTTCCCGACATCCACGCCGCCTCGAACGCGGGCCGCAAGTTCGCTTCCATCGTCGGGTTGAGCTGTCTACCGCGCAGTGCATCGCGAACACGCCAGTGGAAGATACGCCCCGTGATCTCTTCAGATGGCTTGCCCGTAAACGCGAGGTGCCAGCTCAGACGATGTAGGACCGCACCGCCGGCACCGTCGATCATGCCAACCGTCTGGCTCGCCGAGGCGTGCTTACGCAGAAACTCGCACGCTTCTTCGGCAGCATGACCGGTGTGATACCAGGGCGTCGATCCACCGAGCCACGTCTTGCTCGGCGGTGCGAGTCCGAGCCGTGCCACAGTCTCACCGGCGATCTGGCCGTGTTTCGCCGCGCGCTTGCCGATCTCTGTCGCGTACCAGTAGAGCTTCTTCATCGGCGGATCGTCAGGCTCGCCGAAGTCCTTGGGGATGACGATCGGTTCGCCGGCAACGTAGCGCGACAGGTACGCGAGGATGTTCGCGACTTCGAAGCGTGCTTCGGTGACCTCGGGCGGATCGATGTTGATCTTCTGGTCGCCGGGCGTCCGGTACGGACCGTTTTCGGATACCTCCGCACGGAGGTGTTGGTTGACGACGTCGACGCGCGGATCATCAGCAGGAACCCACATCGGCGCAGGCATCACCCATCGAATCAACTCACATGAGAGCGCGGCGGCGTTACGTGCGTCGACCCATGGCCACCCGAGGGAGAGCTTCTCCAGGGAGATCTCCTCCTCGCGCTTCATGACCGGCGTCCGATTATCCACCGGAGGTCGCGATCGGAGCGACATCTACCGACCGGCCTTCTCGATCTGCGCCAGGCCCGCCAGCGCGAGGCCGACGTCGCCACCCGGCGGGACCATACAAACGAAGTCGTCGAAGGCCTCGACGTCTTCGATTTGTCCTGTTTCGTCGACGATCATCGGGCGCGGCACACGAAGCGGCGGCATGTCGGGGGGTAGGTTCTGTCCCAGGACTTCGATGAGCGCGAAACACGCCACGCCGAGGATACGAGACGGCTGGCCAGAAGTGTCCTCGAATACAGCTCGCCAGCCCTCGGCCGGGATGAGCTGCATGATGACGTAGCCCGGATGCTCCATCTCGTCGCCGTCGTCATCGTTCGCGCCAGGCTTGTCACCGATTCCAAAAAGATCTTTGCCCATGTTGGTCTCGCTTTTCTACCGCGTCGGCTGACGAAGCTCAAGTGCGCCTGTACTGCTCCCAGTTGAGCGGCAGGATGCAGTTGGCCGGTGCCTCGGCGAACATGGGCCCGATCTGGTGGTCCTTATAGCCGGCGAGGCCGCAGCCCACGCGCGTGACCTCGTAGGTGGTTTCGGGCGTATCACGCGCGAACGCCAGGAACGTCTCGACAGAAGCACGAATCTCGTCGAGCGTCCGCGACTTAAGGTCCCGATCCTTCGTTGGAATCCCGTACGAGTAACCAGAAAGTCCTTCGCCGCAGCCATACACCGCCCCGTGTTTTTGTCGCGCTTCGAGCGCGGCACCAGTCCCATGGCGACCGGCGAGGTTGCTGCCAAACACGAAGATCGGCCTGCTACCTGACATCCAACAAGGCTAGAGCCGTTTCAATCCCCAGGGTAGTCCCTACACTGTTCATCGATCGCGGGCGCGATCGCGTACAATGCCGGCATGCTCGCGGTGCAATTTCAATCTACGACCGATCGTCCGAACATCTTCGGTCTGGGACAGGACGCGACGACGCCGGCCGCGACGCCCAACGTCATCACCGACCCAAAGATCGTGATGCCTGTGATCCCAGACAACGTTACCGTCCGCTGCAAGTTCGATCCGGCACTCAAGAACTTCCAGTGCTCGCCGGTCGGTCTCTTCGAGCCGCCGACGGTCTTACTGCTCGCCGCGGGTGCGCTCGCGCTGCTTGGTCTTGGCTACGCGTTTGGTCGTGTTCGCTTCGTCCCCCGCGCCGTCGAGAGTTTCGTCGAAGACCCGCGCCTCATTCGTCGTTGATAATTGCAACCGATAGATCTTGATACGACTCCCGCATCACGAAGGCAGCTGGTGAGGTTTCTATCCACGTCGCGATCTCGATCGATCGCGATCGTCGTGACCGGCCTCGGGATGACTGCCGCGTTTCTATCCACGCCGCGACGTATCTCGACGAAGTACGGTTCAACTTCTGGTTTCTATCCACGATCGCGTCGCGATTGATCAAGATCGCGATCGCGCTCAGCGCAACCGGTTGGAACTGCGCGACGTTTCTATCCGCGTCGCGATTCAGATCGATCGCGACGTCACCGCCCATTCGGTCGCGGCAAGACGCACTTTTTTCGTTTATCCGCGCCACGATCCAGATCGCCTGCCTGATCGATCTCGTGTTTCTATCCACGCGACGCGTTTCTATCCACACCGCGATCCACGACAACTCCTCGACGACGACACTGCCACCGATGATATCCACGTTGCGGACAGGATCTCGCCGTACAGGATGTTCTTGTTTTTATCCGCGTCGCGATCCAACACGACGACGACGATCACGACCTTCGCCGTAGAAGTCGACTCCGTTCGCGACGGCGCCGTTTTTATCCGCGCCGTGATCTGCGTCGATCACGACGTGTGGGCGGTTGAAAATCGACGGCGCTCGGTCCAGCGGTTTCTATCCTCGCCGTGATCGCGATCGATCACGACCACGTCGATCCTGATCTTGTAGAGCTTGCCGTCGCTGTTTCTATCCTCGCCGTGATCGCGATCGATCACGACGTGCTTACGCACCTGGAACGCGAGGCCCTTCGCGACGTTTCTACCCACGCCGCGATCCTGATCAATCACGTGATCGCGATCGATCACGACACGCTCGGTGCCGGGGCTCCGCTATATCCTCGCATCGTTTCTATCCGCGTCGTGATCGTTGTCGATCGCGACCGCGCGGAGCTTCGCGCTGACGAGTACGTACAGATGTTTCTATCCACGCTGTGATCGATCGTGACAAGTACACGCCGCCACCGGCGATGCAGAGCCACGAGTTTCGCAATGATCGTCCCGATCACGCCGATGTTTCTGCCCACGTCACGATTCCTAAGTCGATCACGACATCCCGAGGTTTCATCGCTCGCGACGATTTCCTTGTTTCTACCCACGCCGTGATCTGAGTCGATCACGATGAGCAGTGCTCCGTGATTCGCCAAACGGTGATCGCGTTTTTTATCCACGCCGCGAGATAAGCGTAGATCGACTACTCAAGTAGCCATGCTGTTTCTATCCTCGCCGCGATCTAGATCGATCGCGCCGTATTCTATAATGAGGTGACGCCAGTTCAGGATTTGTTTCTATCCGCGCCGCGATCCAGATCGATCACGACCAACGGCCCGGCGTGCGGTGGACCTAGTTTGACCGGGTTTCTATCCACGTCGCGATCGATCGCGACTACAGCAATGTATTCCGCCCGGGTGGGCGTACAACCTGTTTCTATCCGCGCTGCAATCCAGATCGATCGCGACCTCGCCTGTGATGTCTTGGTACGGCGACCGTTTCTATCCACATCGCGATCCTGATCGATCACGACCTGATGAGCCCGCGCGTCGATCGCGACTGATCTTGCCCTCCCATTCAAAGTGCTCTCCCGTGCCGTTTCTATCCGCGTCGTGATCGTTGTCGATCGCGATTCGTGCAGGACATGACCGCGCTCGTACGTGTGTTTCTATCCGCGTCGTGATCGTTGTCGATCGCGACGGTTAGGATGCTTTCCTGACTCTTCTCCCCTTCTTTCGTTTCTACCCACGCCGTGATCGTTGTCGATCGCGACCACCGTGGCGTCCCGACGAAGGCCACGAGATCATCCAGTTTCTATCCGCGTCGTGATCGTTGTCGATCGCGACGGAGCTTCTTCAGCGTCGGCATCTTCACGTCGCCGGTGTTTCTATCCGCGTCGTGATCGTTGTCGATCGCGACAGGTGGCGTACCAGTCGTCGCTGGGGAGCGAGGCCGAGTTTCTATCCGTGCCGTGACCGCCGCCGATCACGACCTCCATCCACACGTGCAGCGCGAGCCGGACCCGCTTGTTTCTATCCACGCCGCGCCGCGCCGCGATCGATCGCGACTGAGCGGCGCCGTCGGTTCGATCAACTACCCGTCGCTGTTTCTATCCTCGTCTGCGATCGCGATCGATCACGACGACGTGGGAGTGGATCGGCGAGACGCCGTACACGGCGTTTTTATCCACGTCGCGATCCTGATCGATTCACGACGGTCGTTGGCAACGAGATCTGGGTCGCGTACTGGTTTAACCTCGGCGCGAGCGGAGTCATGATCGCGATCGATCACGACGGCGCTGCGCACCAGCTTGCGGGTCTCTGCGTCGACGTAATTTCTACCCACGTCGCGATCCTGATCGAATCACGACTTACACGTACCTGCGCAACCTTGGGGCTCGCGTAGGGCGAGCGCGACCGCACAGGTTTCTATCCACGGCGTGATCTCGATCGATCACGACGACACCCAGCACGCTACACCACCAACGACACCACTCGAACTGTTTTTATCCGCGGCGCGACCCACGACGCCTTCCTTCAGTAGCGGCTTTTCGCCGCTCACGTTTCTATCCACACCGTGATCGCGGTTGATTACGGGGCTGGTGATCGACCCCACGTCGCAATCTTGGTCGATCGCGACGTCGACGGGGATCACGCGCCGGGCCACGTCGTCGACGTTTCTACCCACGTCGCGATCCTGATCGATCACGACTACCACCCGAGGCCGTCGCACATGCGGTCGCCGAACAGTTTCTACCCACGTCGCGATCCTGATCGATCACGACCGCGCGGAAATCGAGCGCTGGCTGGCGGCGCGCGTGGTGTTTCTACCCACATCGCGATCCTGATCGACCAAATTGCCCGACGGCAACTCCCTGCAGTTGTTTCTATCCACGTCGCGATCCTGATCGATCACGACTGCCGACGCAGGTTGTCGCACGCAAGGTGGTTGAAATCTGGTTTCTACCCATGATTGCCCTTGTCGTCGTAGGCCCGTCGTCCAGCGTGTTTCTATCCGCGCCGCGATCTGAATCGATCGCGACCGGTGCTGGACCGTCGCCGTCGCTACCACCCGCGGTGTTTCTATCCACGTCGCGATTTAGATTGATTGATCGCGACCGCGCACGACGCGTATGTGTACTCGGCGTCTGCGAGGTTTCTATCCACGGTCGTGATCGTTGTCGATCGCGACCCGCGTCATCCGTACGGTGAAGGTCGTCCAGGGCGCCGCGTTTCTATCCGCGTCGTGATCGTTGTCGATCGCGACCCAGGGAGCCGGACGGCATCACGCGGAGGTTGCGCGTGTTTCTATCCGCGTCGTGATCGTTGTCGATCGCGACGCGATCACGTATCAAGCGCGAGGAAACACGCCGACGGTTCGGCCATCGAAGTAGCGATCGTTGTTTCTACCCACGCCGTGATCGATCTCGATCACGACCCCCGACCGCGGTGCCTGTGGATGAGGCCCAACCTCAAGTTTCTACCCACGCCGTGATCGATCTCGATCACGACAACACTTTCTGAAAAGACAACTGGCGCTGTTCGTTAGGTGATGCCTAGCGAGCGACGCCCATAAACGCTTCTTTTGTGCTGCTATTCGGTTATCAGAGAACCGTGTTACGTCAGGACTTGCGCGGTGTTAGATCATGCGAGCGGTTCTGGTAACTCGCCTCGCACCAAGGCGCTCGTTGCTAGGCGTCGTCGCTCGACGCCTCCGCATCCAAGTCGCTCTCGTCCATATCGACGTCCTCGCTCGGATCAGGCTCCTCCGGCGCCAGCCCGAGCCTCGCGGCGGACCGTTCGACCTGAGCCTCCAGAACGGCCTCCTCGGCGACGAAGATGTCACAACCCAGCGCCTTGGTGAACCAGTTGCGAACCTTGCGCTTGAGGCAGACGTCCATGACGATGCACTGCCCCGTGACACTGTTCATGCGCGGCGCGTTGGCGTTGTCGGGGTCGCCATTGGGGTTCGACTTGACGGCCTCCCAGATCAGCCACGCAGTGTACTTGTGGTCGATCTGAGCATCGTCCGGGATCGGCGCCTGTCTCGTCGAATTCAGAATCCCTGCCATCGTGAGATTGCTGTTGACGAACGTCATCGGCTCGACCTCGAACAGCTCGATCGTCGGGGCAGGCGGCGTCGTGTTGATCACGACGTTGAAATCCGCGTACGACCGGGGATGCGGGACCAGCTGCTGGATGTTGATTACGTGCTCGCGGAGTTCCGGCCTGGGATAACTCCCGAGCGGCGATGCGTGTCGCGCGATGATCAACTTCCTCACATTCATCTCGGGACGAGCCGACGACGCGTCGAGAGCGAAGATGTTGATGCAGCTCTCGAAGAACCGTACGACATCGCCATGAGTAAGCCCGGTGATCCGGCCGGGATACGCATCCACCTCGATACGCGTACAGAAGAGTGCGTACTGGACCCAGTGCTTGACGCCCATAGCGAGGTTCGCGTCCTTGCTCTGCGACATCGTGTGGTTGGCGATGGCATTGCGCGTGATCGTCGACTGGTAGAGATGGACCACGTTGATCGAGTCGGAGATCTCGAAGTGGATCGGCCCGAGGATCTTGCCGGCTCCGCTACCGCCCTCGCCGCCAGGTACGGCGCCAAACATGCGGATGTCGACGTAGTCGGCACACAACTGCGCGCGCAGTCGCGCCTTCTCGGCCGGCGTACGCTTCTTGCCCTTGCCGTTGCCGCCGTTCCTACCGTGGCGGCCGTTCTTACCGCCACCACTCCTGCCGTTGCCGTTGCCGTTGCCGTTGCCGTTGCCGTTGCCGTTGGACTCGGCGCCCGTGGCGCCCGAAAGAACCTGCTTGGTGAGGCTATTGGCGGTAGGGCTATTCTTCTTGTTCTTGGTCATTGGTCTCTTTCCCTTCTCTCTACTGCTCTGTGTTGCGTGCGTATTTGTATCTACGACGACGACATCGTCGTCGACGTTTGTGAGTTACTGGGACATGTCGTCGGTGTCTACGTCTACGTCTTCATCGGTGTCCGTGTCCTCGTCGGCCTGAGCGGCCTGAGCAGCCTGAGCGGCCTGAGCGGCCTGAGCGGCCTGAGCAGCTGCCTTCGCCGCCGCCTTCGCCGCCAAGTGCTCCTTCATCCACCTCTCGTAGGTGTAGTAGCCAATCCAGAATCGAGTCTGCTCTTCGGCACCGAGTCGTACCGGTAGCATCTCGTCGCCGAGTCGCGTCATCAGACGTCCCATTCGTTCCTTGGACGGACCGGATTGTTTCCTGATCTTGGCACTGGAGGTGTGCTTCTCGTACTTCGTCAGAATCGCCGCGAGTACGTTGTGTGGCGCCTGGACGATGTCCGTGCGTGACAGGCTGGAACGCTGCACTGGGCCAAGGGCCCAGCGTTGGACGCGATTACACTCGGCCATGACGTAACCGAGTACGTTCGCGATGTGTGTCTCTTCGAGGTTGTCGAACGGATTTTTCTGCACGTGTGGTTCAAGTCCTTTCCTGACGAGATCGAGTTTCAGGATGCTGATCCGAATCGGAAGCAGGCGCTTCCACCGTTTCCTCGCATCCTTATTGGAAGGATAGGTGTTGCATCGCTTGAGCGCGGCGGCTGCGAGTTCAGCTGGCACGGGGGCGCCTTCGAGTACGCAGCGCAGCATGTTGTCGGTGGTCCTTGCTGTGAACTGCTCTCGATCACGTGCGCGAAGCGCTTCAAAGATCTTGGTTAGGGGCGGAACACGGTTGACCGTCGGCAGCCGCATGTCGTCGACGTACTTTTGAATCTTGGCGCGCAGCTCACCGATCGTACCGATCAGCGTGCTGCGCGGCACGACGCGTTGATTATCCGAGAGCAACAACGCGTGAAAAGCGCCCTCGTTGAACTGTGGCATCGCACGACCTGTGCGATGCACTGCGAGCAGATCGTGGATGATCTGCGGATCGTTCGTCTCGGTCCGAAGTAGCTTTTCGACGGCCGACTCACTCGCGTGTTCGATATCGAGTAACGTCTCGACCTCGCCGCCGCCAGAGAACAGAGCTGTGAGACCGCCACGAACCGTCAGCTCGACGTCCTTCTCCGCCGTCCAACAAACGAATACTGTGGCTCCTTTTTGCGGCGCACCGAAGCTAAAGGGGTAGACGCCGCCGTACGGTTTGATCCGCACACGCGTCTCGATCTCCTCGGTCTTCGAGTTCCGCCGCGTGTAAGGGACTTCCACCGGTCGAAGAAGATAGTTGAGCCCTTCGACAATGGCCTCTGCAGTGTCCCGTCCCGTATG